CGGTGGTCGCCGTATCATTAGTCTTTTATAGATATGCATTACTTCTTAAAACAGAAAGGTATTAAGAACAATGCTTTCTTTCTTGTTTTATACGATAGAGATTTGGCTGGTGTAGATCCAAGAGATCCAACTCTTACAATGCAGATGAAAACTAAGATACTGCGAGAATGCTGCTGTAACTACTGGTATTTCATTCGTGAAGTAGTGCGTATACCAGTACAAGGTGGTACTGTAGGATCTGGTGTACGTTATAAGATTCATCGTGGAAACTTAGCTATGAACTTTTTGTTTGTGTTAAACTACAATATGTTTGTAGAGCTTCCCCGACAGCATTTTAAGACAGTAAGTTCATTGTGTAGATATCTATGGGTTTATCTATTTGGATCATCTAACTCAGAGATCATGTTTATTCATAAAGACCATAATGGTTCTAAGGGTAACTTAGCATCACTAAAGACTATTAGAGATGCTTTACCTTCTTATTTACAGATGAGTGCAGCTATTACTTCAGAGGGAAAAACTCTTAAGGTTAAGAATACTGTAGAGACAATGCAACATCCTTTGAATCATAATAAGATAGTTACATTTGCAAGTGCTAGAAGTAAAGCTTATGCTAATAACCTTGGTCGTGGTTGTACTATGCCTTTACAATACTATGATGAGTTTGCTTTTATGCTTTATAATAATATTGTATATGGAGCAGCTATGCCTGCATATTCTACAGCAGCAAAGAATGCGAAGGCTAATAATGCTCCTTATGGTATATTGATTACTACTACACCTGGTGATCTATTAACTGATCAAGGAGCATTTGCTTATCAAGTTAGAAATGCTTCTACTCCTTGGAGTGAACAATACTATGATCTGAGTTATCAGCAACTTGAAGAACTAAGATTAAGTAACACTAATTCTCCGTTCTTCTTAATATCTTACACTTATCAACAACTTGGTTCTGGTGAAGATTACTTTAGACAAATGGTTATTGATCTTCTTAGAGACTGGCCTGCTATTAGACGTGAAGTTATGCTTGAGTGGTCTAAGGTTGCAGGAAACTGTCCGTTTAAACAAGAAGATCTTGACGTTATAAAGCAATTCTGCAAAGAACCTATAAAGACTATACTACTTGGTAGATGTAGGCAGTATCAGCTTAATATATATGAGGATATTGATATGAGATATAATTGTCCTCCTATAATGGGTGTCGACGTAGCTGGTGCATTATACCAAGATAGTTCCGCTATTACAATAGTGGATTCAAGAACTACTAGAACATCTGCAACTCTAAATTGTAACTATATGCCTAGTGACGATTTAGCAGATTGTATCTATACCATCGTTACTAATTATCTACCTACAGCAATCATCAACGTTGAGCGCAATGGAGTAATAGCACCTAAACAGGTGCAATTAGAAGTCTCAGCATATCCGGTGACGGGTGTGTTTTCCTGTGTTAAAACTGTGACATATTGGTCAAGAGTCTTACTAGCTACAGCATAATCCAAAAGATAAGTGCGAATGCGGCGAAAGCAGAAAAAATAGTAAGAATGAGAGCATGGTGAAATACAAGCCTATAATGGTCCTAAACTCTCACTAACAAGCCAACGTACAGTTACGAAATTATTTCATTAGAGATAATACGTCTAACGACTAGCCCTTAACGAGGGCGGCAATATGCCTTAATGTAAAGCCTCAAGCTAATGGAGGAAGAAAAATCCAGCTCTATCTTATATAAGATAGATGTACATATAGTCTGAACTACGTTCCCCGCAAGGAAGTGACATGGAATTGACCATGGGATATAAGTTGCGATTATATCTAAACTAATTTGGTTTTGGTGTCTCAGTGTTGCAACGATTGTGTAAGACTTCTGTTAAGAAGAATCTATACTATGAGATAAAAGATAAGGTTATAGAAGAAGCCTTCGATGGATTCAGATCTGTAAAGAAGACAGCTAAGGTTAAAGTTTATGGTACAGATTCCAATAAGGAAGTAAGAGCACGGTTAATAGAGATTCTATATGATCGTGTTACATACCATAAGGATAAGTTTATTGCTCCTATACTTCATCATGAGATGGAGTCAATGGAAGTAAAGAAGAATGGTAAAGTTGAGCATTCTCAGAATAGTCATGACGACCAGGTATTCTCTTATCTTATGGCAATGAGAGTATGGTATGATGGAATAGATATAGCAGAGAGATATGGCATTAGAAAGAATACTATTAAGACAGATGAAGATATTGATATCGAACAATTGTCTGTAGAAGCTAATCAATTTGGAGGTATGTCTCCTGTTGATGTAGATCAGATGGTTTCTGAGATGAATGGTGAGGATACTAGTGAAGTAGAAGATCAGTTAGAGTATATTAAGAAAGCTAGCTCTTATACTTTAAATAAAGACTTCTATGAAGCTAAGAGTAAGAGAGATGAAGAATGCTTACAACAATTACTATCCACTAATCCAGAGGCTAGAAGAATATATGCAGAAAGATATCATCTTGATCTTAATGATGCTACTGCTGGTGGTCTAGTCAATAATGGCTTTGTAGATCTTCCAAGTGAACTCTTTGGAGATACAGAAGTTATGGATGATTATGATAATATAAACGACGACAATGTAGTTGGTAATCTAGCAGGGCATTGGAGAACATTACTGTAAGTAATGTCGAGCCAGGAATAGCATTACATTAAAACATTAAAGGAGGGTACTTCACATGATGGACAAATCAGTAGTCAGAGTCTACGACTTTAGCCCGTCCATGTACATCAAAGATGGAGATCAGTTAGATGATTACATCCCACGTTGCAATACGTTAGTGTTGCGGAAGATCGGTTATGATAAGGATGAGAGACCTTTGTATAACTTGTTAGTAGGTGATGGAGTCAGAACTATTGATGCTATGGGTTATGTGGTTCCGGTTGGAACAAAAGCGGCTAAAGGTGTTGATGAAGTCGAAGATCCGATGTGTGTTTACTGCGATAAGAATCGTAGTGACGAAGATGGTGAAGTCATCGGTGGTGGTTGTTGCGGCGATTGTTGTTGGTAAGAGAACTGCGGCTCTAGGGGCAAGACTAGTAAAGTCTTGCTCCTATATTTTGGTTTCGTATTAGATCTGTAACTTTTTTGTAATTATACGAAAGGAGGAATAGATTTCTTATGTTTGGAAATAGTCCGATACAGATTATCAACAGTGAAAGAGCTGTTGGTACAATCATATCAAAGTTTTCAACAGATTTCATCATAGATGTCATTCAGGATAATATTAAGATGAGATTCAGACCATTCAATGTAGGTCCGGCTAATTATCCTATAGTAATAGAGAATGAGTTGAAGATGGCTGTACAGGAGCATCCGGCTTATAAGGATAACTTTGATGATCTTAGACTTAAGACCTATAAGGAAATAGTTACTATGATCTGTAGCTTCTATGGACTTAAGGTAAGTCCTGATATTGAAGAGTATACTCCGGATCAGATGTTTACTCTTGCTACTATTCTTTTTGATATCTTCGTTACAAACTTTACACCTAAGATGGTAGGGTTCTTTACACAGTATATCATTAATAACAAGGATGATATCTATAACTCTATCCCTGATGCAGAAGAGATTAAGAAGAATAAAGACGCAATCGCTTATGGCAAGAAGATGTATACCGATCCTAAGCTTATTGTTATCCATGCTTCATTAAACTCTGTTCTTACTAGCATTGCTGCACATGATATACCTTTCAGAACTCTTATATTCTATCTTACTGATATGAATACTGCTAACTATCTACTTAGTATCCTTCAGGATACTAATGATATATACAAGTATCATTATGCTTCATTCATTAATGATCCTTGCACAAGAGCTGATTTGTTTACAGCAATTAAGTTTGACTTACAGAGTAGAGCTACAGATAAAGCAATCAGTGTATCACAGTACACCTCACCACAGAGTGGTGTATAAAATATATTCTAAGGAGGATAAAAATATGTACGACAAAACAATTGAACATGAGGCATTCACACAGGAGAACACAAAGGTGGTAGCAGAAGACCGGATCAACTTCAATGCACGGCACAACTATGCCGTAGTAGGCAAAGATGGTAAGATTCTGGCTGAAATTCATTTCCAGGAAGGTCCGATCAAAGAAGCAGGGCTTAACGGTATCTTTATGGAAGATTTGTTGTTGATGTGCGTTGACCGGCTTGAGTGCTTCCAGCATTCAGAGTACATGTGCAAGGAAAATGAAGATGCTATCTCCGGGATCATGGCTGGTGTTGCCGCGTTAAGATCAAGAACAAACAAGAGAAAAGATAGAGGTGTGGAGGGTACAAGCACCATCTAAAGGAGGACAGACATGGGTGAAGTTGTAAAGTTTCCTGAGCAGGAAGATACTAAGCTTACTGATTCTCAGATTGATGCTATTGCTGATGTAATGAATGAAGCGGTAAATGAATCTGAGGCTCTTAAAGCAGTTTCTGATATGCCGAGTAACAACGGCGTAGAAACTTCTTCCGGTGAGGAAAAAGGTTATGAAGCAAAGGTTAATGTATCTATCAATTCTGAGAATGGAGTTATTGCTCCTACATTAGAAGAGAATGATACAGAAGACGAGTTAAATGCGTTAGACTTTGATAAGCTTGTAGAACAGGCAGAGAAAGGTCTTACTGAATCTGATCTTAATGTAGACATCACTGCTGAGGATCTTGCAGAGCAGGTAAAGAAAGAAACAGTATACTTCAAAGATCTTGATCTTACCAATGATGAAATCATTGAACTGCTTCAGGTAGTAAAGCGGTATCAGAACAAAGAGAACTTCAATATCTTCAAGGCATTCCCGGCTAAGATCCAGGAAGAGCTTAACAAGTATCTTGGTATCAATGGAGTAGCTGGGTTCTCTGTAGAGGCTAACACTACAAGAAATACTATCTCTGAAATTATTCTGGATGAGTTTATCCACAATATCTCTCTGAATAAGTATACTATGGATTTCCAGAAAGAGATGGATGCCTTAGAGAACAAGATCAACGAAGAGTTCTCCAAGATGTACATGGATTACTCTAAGGAAAGAGAGAACTACATCAAGAGTATCATGGAAGGTGAGAATATCGATGAGACAAAGAAAGAGGCTATCGGTAATATTCTTGACTCTATCAATGATGGTTATGCTCTTGAAAGAGTAAAGAAGGCTGCTGGCAAGATTCGGATCAAGCATATTGAGTTGGAGAAGCCGAAGAAAGCTTTTGATAATATTATCAACAAGTACAGCACTTCAACACAGAATATCTACTCTCCGTATACTGCTTACAATGTTCTTGTAAGACATCTTAAGGATAAGGCAACGGATGAAGATGTTCTTAAGTTCTTCATTGTGCTTTGTAAGTTCTGTATGAACTACAGTCCTATGAATCCGGTAGAACATGCGTTTATGTATTACGCTATGTATAACCCTATCCTGCTTGATGTTTATAAAGGAGAGGAGTACGATAACTTCTCTGAAGGTTACTTAGGTAACGTTTTAGAGGTAATCAATATCATTAACGGGGGTAAGAATAATGAAAGTACAGGTAAAGAAACTGTCTGATGAAGCAAAACTTCCTACAAAAGGAAGTAAAGATGCAGCGGCTCTTGATTTATACGCAAGAAAGAACCGGGAAGATACATACTGGCACATCAAACCTCATGAAACAGTAAAGGTTGGAACCGGTTTGTCTTTTGCACCGGAGCATGGTTATTTCGGAGCGTTGTTCTCTCGGTCTGGTATGGCTATCAATGAAGGATTAAGATTAGCTAACTGCGTAGGAGTATGCGATGAAGATTACAGAGGTGAATACTGCGCGGCTATTCATAACGATTCGAATGAGGAGCGTACAATTGCACCTGGAGACAGAATCTGTCAGCTTATCTTCCTTCCGTATCCGGATGTAGAACTTCTTGAAGTAGACGAGTTACCTGAGACTGCAAGAGGTGCAGGAGGATTCGGTAGTACCGGCAAGTAACTAAAAAATAAATGGGGAGCATTTAATATATTGGGCTGTAGGTATAAAAACCTACAGCCCCATTTATATCTTATAATGCTAAGCGCTGCATATGCCTAATGCGATGATTAATCTCAATGTTGAAGAGCCACACTGTTAACTTACGAAGAACCTTGTTTACGTTGTTTTCTTCATGAACCTTCTTAATATTCTCCACCTCCAGGTCGTGGAATTCCTTTAATGCTTCAATGCAGTATTCCTTGCCTAAGCAAGTACAAGCATAAGCATCCGCTAATGTTTCGTATCTCAACGAGTGCTTGTAATATTCCTTCATACCGCCTTCAGCTTTTGTAGGAATTCCACCCGGCTGACAATGACCACACTCATGATAGATCATGTAGTTCTTGATGTTCTCCGGAAGATTATTGTTGAACTCAGTATCCGGAACGATAACCAATCCATAGTAAATTCCATCCGGATTAAACATCGGATTGATTTCCTTATTTGATAAGTATCCTCCTACCTTATATACATAAGGATCTGATGCTTCAAGTTCACTAACACGATCTAATAAATAGATCTTACCATTGACAGTTAATGTCGACAAACTTTCCTTCATTTCTACTACCTCTACTTTCCTTTAGATTCCTGATGAATAAGTTATAAAAACAAAAGGGCTGTAGAGTATTACACTCTACAACCCTGTATTACCTACTACAAGTTAGTACTACCGTCAAGTCTTTCTTCAAGCCGTTCAAGCTTAGCATTCAAAGCTCTATCCAGCTCTTCATCAGAGATATTGAATATATCTCTTAAGTAGCCAAAGACAAGACGTACATCTGCCATCTCTTCGATCAATGCAATCCTATCTCCCTTACCACGCAACTCCTTTGAAATACGCTGCTGCAACTCAGCCAGCTCTTCCATTGCAATGATAAGATTCATGTGTCCTCTAGGATTCCCATCTTCCAAGAAGCAGTCAATTGACCTCTTGTTCAATTCATCCCATCTCTTACGATCTACTGTGCTGTCTGCTCTTTCCATTCTTTCTAAGAATTCTGTTCTATCCATTTCCTTTACCTCTACCTTTCCTTTAGATTCCAGATGAATAGTTACTGTGAATACTAAATATTCACTAAATCCAAGTTTACAGTTACAGTTCCGATTACTGTACCGTTCTGTGATACTTCTAACGGAAGATTCATTCCGAATAACTTGTATCCTCTAGCCCAGCTCTGGATATGATAGATATATCCTGTATTCATATCCATGTAATCAGAATTACCATTGTACTGGTTGATGACCTCTTCAATCTTCATTATTTATCACCTCGCTTTCCTTTCCACTTATATAATTTATAACTCTATTCCGTAACTTTCACAATCTCTCCTATATAGTGGTATCAAATGAACTTTATAATAAATACTTAATGAAAGGAAGGTAAATTGATATGCTGATGAATATTGACGTTTCAATTGTTCAGTCTATTAAGGTATCTCTTACTTTCGACGATAATAAGACTAAAACAAGAGAGATTGCAGTAGGTGATCTTTGTGTGTTTGAGTTTAATAAGAATGGTGTTCGTAAACATGTCGAAGGTAAAGTTCTCAAGATCAGTGCTAGTGATACAACTAATACATCTGCTTGGAGTATTGTTGTAGACAGTAGCCTTGACTTCTCTGGATCTATTGAACGGTTTAGTCCTACACAGATTCTTGATGTAGATGTAATTCAGAAACATGATTCATCTCTTTATATCTCTACTCCTAACGACTATACACGTATTACAGATATGAGACTTGTAGATGGGTACTTACAGGTATCTATTGATGGTGGATATTCATGGTCTGTACCGAAGAACTATGTAGACGATGGTGGAGAGGTAGAAGATGAGAGTGGTACTACTGTAAAGCATTGTCATAAGCATCACAAGAAACCAGTGGTAATTGAAGACGATGATACTTCTTCTAGTACTACAACAACTACAGGTACTACCAGTACTGATACATCATCCTCTTCTACTGACTCTGAGACAGAAGTCACAGAAGAGACATACTAAGAAAGGAGGTAATCTATCATGGCAGAAGTAGCTTACAGAGCAAGACTTTTTCAGGGTTATACATCTTCTTGGTATATGGAGAAAGCTGAGGAAGAGACAACCACCGTAACAGATGAGCCACAGGGAACATCTGTAGATGATGAAGCAACTAAATAATGGGATGAGGTGATTATATGTCAACTACTAATAGTTCACCTCAGCATAAAGCACCATTACAGTTCAAACGAGGTACTGCTAAGGCACTAAAGCAAAACAATCCTTTGTTATCTGCTGGACAACCTGCATATGAGACAGATACTCACTTATTAAAAGTAGGAGATGGTTTTACTTATTATAACTCTCTTCCGTATATTGGAGCTGGAGAGAAAGGTGCTGATGGTAAATCAGCATACCAATTATGGTTAGAGTTTGGTGGTGGAACTGGAACAGTAAAGGACTTCATAGATGCTATCTGTGGAGTTCCTGGAAAGTCTGCTTATGATATCTGGCTTGAACATGGTAATACTGGTACAGAAGATGACTTCTTAGCTAGTATACAGGGTGAGAGTACTTATAAGAATTGGTTAGACCAAGGAAATACAGGTACTGTTAATGAGTTTATGGCTACAATCAATGGTAAGTCTGCTTATCAGGTTTGGTTGGACGCCGGACATGAAGGAACAGAGGAAGACTTCTATGAATATATCAGAGGTCCTGTTGGAAAATCTTCTTACGAGATATGGTTAGAAGCAGGTAATACTGGTACAGAAGAGGACTTCCTTAAATCATTACAAGGTGATTTGAGCTGGGGAACTTTTTAGATACTAATAAGATCCTTGTGTAAGATTATTAGGCACGAGGTTAGTTATGCCTCGTGCCTTTATTCTAAGCAAAGAAAGGAGAGGATACTATGAGTGATAGAGGACCTGATCATAAGTTATTAAGAGGTCTTAAAGCTAATCTTGATAAACAGCCTATTACCAATGGCAATATCTACTTCTGTAAAGATACAGGAGAGATGTATATAGATATTGATGATCAGAGATCGTTAGTAACCAATGATTTTGACTTTGGAGATGAAGATGAGTAAGTAACATAATGAAAGGTGGAAGTGTATATGGCAGAGCTTAAGACCCTTAGGATTTGCAAATTTGAGGAACTTCCTAGCATATTAGACAGAGATAAGAACTATATCTATTTTGCTTGTGATAGATTGTTCTTATTCTTTGGGCAAGATCAGTACTATGATCCATTCGTAATATGTGAGAAGATTCCAGATGATCCAATAGATGGTTATCTGTATATTCAGTTCGATGGAACAGTGAAGTCAGCTATCAAGGATGAAGTATTAGATATAGCTACTATTGAAGATAGTAGTCAGTTAGATCTATTAAAGAAACTTGGTACTACTTACTTCATGAAAGCAGATAAGCGTTATATTGACCCTCAATCGAGAACGTTACAACTACCATACTATAATGGTACTTATAGTATGACTGCTGATGTAGCAAAAGATCTTAGGATAGACAATGATACAGTAGTAAGGTATGATGAAGTCTTAGGAAGATTCTATATAGAAGGTGATTTTGCTACAGAACATGCAATGGATGGATATAAGCCAGTAGATACTCCTACAGTTCATCTTGATATAGCAGGACATGCTATGAGAGCTGAAGTAAAGATATCTGAGAATCCTAATAATATATTAGAGAGAACAGGTACTGGATTATTTGCTGAAGTGAAAGATAAAGTAGATCTAACTCAGTTCAAAGAGACTATAGCTACCTTTGAGAGGTATCGTAATTCTTCTGAAGTTATATTGAATCAGGCTAAAAGACTTATAAACAATAACAATCCTGATATACCTAATGATAGTATATACAGTATGGTAGTAAAGGCAGTAAACAACTATAACTCTAAGATGAGTCAGATGATAAGCTACTATAACAATATAGCCAAAGAGTTAGAGGATATAAGATCAGAGAGCCAGTCTTATACTGACAAAAAGTATCTGGAAGTATATAACCAGATACAGAGTTTAGTCAACCAGAAGTTAAAATAGTACTGGTAAATGAGTAATGAAAACATTCATATAAAGATTTAAAGTAAAGGAGAGGTGAACTTTATGAGTCAGAAAATAAGTGATCTTGCGGAAATAACAAGACTTGATGCATCATCTAGTTCTATCGCTAATCTCATGGTAGACAGCAATGATGGAAGCAAAAAAGTTAGCTTTGAAACTATCAAGAAGTCTATGGTGAGTGATTATCCTTATAATGATGCAGTTGAGCTGGATTATACATGGGATGATCTTTATGCAATGACAGGAAATGGAGATTACCCGTCTGATCTTAAGCCGGGTGATTATAAGACAGTATTACTTCTTAACGGTGAGACTGTTATTATGGAAGTGGCTGGTATTGATACACACTATAACATGACAACTGGTCATCATATTGACTTCATTTCCCGGTATATTCTTAAAGATACTGTAGCATGGAATACGGAAGGTAATAACAACGGTACAGAAAAGCAGAATTGCCCGTATTTAGCTTCTTCCTTGTACGAGTATCTTAATGGTGAGGTATATAGCTGGTTACCTAATGAGATCAAAAATGTAATTGCTCAAAAGAAAGAATACTTAGAAACTAGATACACCGCAGGTAGCACTAGTGTTGCTGTCTCCAATGGAAAGGAATTGCAATCATTGGGATATGTATGGCTTCCTAGTGAGGTAGAAGTATTCGGACATGTTTCATATGGAACAAAGAAATGGACTGAGGGAAGTTCTGTACAGTATCCTATCTTTGCTGATGGTGTATCAAGACGAGTTAAAACATCTGATACCAATGGATGGTGGACTTGTTGTGCTTACACCACAAGTACCCAGGCTGTTTCAGTTAGTTTTCAGGGCGAGATATCGTTTGATACTGTAACTAAAGAAGCTACCGGAGTTCCGCTTTGCTTCAGAGTTGCTAAAGGTAATCAGGCGTAGGTACTATAACTTAAAATCTTGAAAAGGAGAAGATAGTATATGAGCTTAAAAGTAAGTCAGTTAAGAGAATTAGAATCACTTAAGCCGTCGTCTAAAGATACTAACAATTTTATCGTTGTTACAGATGATGGTACAAAAAGAGTAGGATATGACTATCTTAGAAAACAGGTAGTGAATCAATATCCTTATGATGACCCAAGAGAATTGAGTTATTCTTGGAGTGACATCAAGACTATGTGTAAAAATAACAAGATCGAGAAGGATATCCGGATTGGTGATTATATCACCTTATCTCTCTCTGGTGGAGAAAAGACAGAGATGGTAGTAAGCGGTATAGACAGCCATTACAGATGTGGAGATACACAGACTAATCATCACATTGATTTCATCTCTAAGGATTGTCTTAAAGATCCGGTAGCATGGAATACCAATGGACACAACAACGGAACAGAGAGTGATACCAATCCATTCCTGGCGTCAACTTTGTTCACTTATCTTAACGATACTGTGTACAACAAGATTCCAGAAGATATCAGGACTTTGATCTCCGGTAAGATTGATATAAATGAAACCAGGTATACTGCTGGTTCTACATCTGTTACAACTTCCTCTGGCTGGGGTTGGAAGACATTGAGCTACCTGTGGCTTCCAAATGAGGTTGAAGTATTCGGACATGTAGTAAATGGTACACCTAAATATACTGAAGGGTGCTGCACTCATTATCCGATCTTCCGTTTTACCGGAAACAGGGTTAAATGCATTGGTTATAAGGGTAATATACCTTGTAAGTATTGGACACGTACTGCTGCTACCGGTACTTCGGAAGAAGCTTGTATTGTGACCGCTACTGGATTACCGGATACGTTAAATGTAACTACTGCGTCTGGTATATATGTTCCTCTCTGCTTTAGAATTGCAGGATAATATTTACTTGTCGTACAGAGTTGCCTACTTTTTAGTAGGCAACTTTTACTAAATATTACTGTTATAAAACATTCCTATAAAGATTCTAAGTAAGTTGGAAAGGAGAGGAAAGTATATGGCATACGCTAGAATAAGAATACGTAGAGGAACTCTTGCCGAGTGGTCTGCGACAAATCCTGTTCTTGCTTCTGGTGAATTAGTTATTGAAGTTCCTGATACCGGTGTCGGTACTGGTTATAGTAAATTCAAGATCGGTGATGGATATAAGCAATATATGGATCTTCCTTATGCATTTGATGGTGGGGCAGCCTCTGCAATATATGGAGGTACTGTATATGCTTGGAATAATATCTACATGAGAAGTGGAACAACAGTTGAATGGCTTGATTCTGATCCGGTTATTGGGTTGGGAGAAGTAGTGTTTGATTCAACTAAGATGATGATCAAAGTCGGAGATGGAAAACACAAGTGGAGTGAACTTAAATACTTCGGTGGATTTGATATCGAAGATGAATTTGATTTTGGTGATGAGGATGAGTAAAGTATTGTATTAACAGTAAAGCACATATGATTTAGTTACACTTTATGGTAGTACCACTTACTTGATTCTTCTTGCCAATATCCAATACCATATAAGGTGTTTTACTTAGGCACTGTAGGTGCATATAATCTTTCAGCTACTATATACACTTCTAGTAGCAAATCACGCCACTCAAGTGGAAATCTACAATGTAAAGAAAGGAGGAAAATTTTATGTCTAAAATTTTCAAACCAAGACGAGGCTTAAAAGCCACAGCAATTAAGAAGAGCATAGTTCTTGAAAAGGGTGAGCTGTTCTTCGAAGTTCCTGAAGGTGGTGTTGGTACTGGTTTAGCAAGAGTTAAGTTAGGTGATGGAGTTCATAAGTATGATGAATTACCTTACTCTATTAATCTCGATGAGATCAATGATATTGGATTGGTCTTTAATGCTTCTAGTACCGCAGATAATACTGCCTTACTTAATGAGATTGTCACTGGTAAGTCTTTAGGCAATCTTATTGGTTCTATTAAGACGTTGCTTAGTAACTTAGTAAAGTCAGATACTACTAATACCAAGAAATTGGAAGATGTTACTGACAAAGCAGCGCCTAAGAAGCATTCGTCGTCAACAACAGATTATGGAGTTGGTAGTTTCTCTCAGTATGGTCACTTAAAGATCTCTTCTAGTGTTGATGATGTGAGTGAAATCGATAAGGACGTTGCTGCCTCAATGTTCAGTGTTCGTGAACTTTATAACGCTCTTATCACAAGACACATTGAAACAGACATCTTGTTGGAATCTGGAGAAGTACTGATTACTGAAACTGATACTTCTACTGGATCAGAAACTAGTATTTTAGGAGAGGTGAACTTATGAGTTTAAAGATTAGTGATCTTGAAGAAGCTACTGACCTTAGAGCAGCTTCGTCTGTAAAAGCAGACTTTATGGTTGCTGGAGATGGAGTTAGTAATAAGATTTCTTTAGTAAATCTTAAGAAATCTATTGTTAACAACTATCCTTATAACGATGCTGTTGAGTTAAACTATTCTTGGGATGATATTAAGGATATGTGTACCACCGGTAAGTTCGAGAGAGATATTCGTATTGGGGATTACAAGACGATAACTCTCTCTAATGGAGAAAAAGCTGCTATGGAAGTAGCTGGAGTAAATACTTACTCTGCTATCTCTGGTAATCATATTGACTTTATCTCTAAGGATTGCTTAAAAGATACGGTTAAATGGAATGAAGCAGGACATAATAACGGTACTGAGGATTCTCCTGTACCGATGATTGCATCTAGTTTATATACCTATCTGAATGAAACTATCTATGGATATTTACCGGATGATGTAAAAGCGGTTATCGTTGATCGGTATGATATGTGTGAAATGCGATATACCTCTGGATCTAAATCAATGTCTACATCTAACGGTACAATCTGGGCTAATTTAGGTAAGATATGGCTGCCCAGCGAAGTAGAGGTATATGGTCATGTCGTGTGGGGTACAGAGAAATACACTGAGGGCTATTCAGTGCAGTACCCCATTTTCAGAGATGGCTGGTCCAGACGCGTCAAGGGCAGTGGATATAACGGAGGACGTTGTAGTTGGTGGCTCCGTTGTGCTTCCTCCGGTGGTGGTGGCAGCGCCTGCAGTGTGAGCAACAGCGGCGATCCGGCCACCGCCTATGTGGCGAACCTGGCCATTCGTGTGCCGCTCTGCTTTAGAGTTGCTGCGTAGCAGCGAATGATACCCCAGCCCCCGGCTGGGGTATCAATTCGCCCAACAACGCGTAAAGCATCTTTTTTCGGGTTATCACGAAACAAAAAACAAAGGACGTGAGGCTGTATTTTAGCCTCACGTCCTTTCTGAATTCTATGAAAAATTTTTAAAAACCTTAGTACGAATTATACGTAAAAAGATGGTATTAAGAAAGAATCTTATATGCGACTAAACTAACACCAAACAAACCCATACCCCTTAACAAACAGTGGACCAGAAAAATTTTACCCACACCTCTTACACTTCTAACCAACTCTAACAAAACTTCCCTGACAATATTCAATCTTTACACAAACCCTAACCAATAAGTAGAGGAGAAAAGTTTAAGTTATAAATCCAAGTACAATTTTTATAGCTAGAAAGAATCGGACGTGAAAGAAACAAAATTGTAGTCGATATTAAACCGAATATATTAAGGCAGGATCTCACCTCCTTTTGAGATTCTAGCATATGTCCTAATTATAGTAGTCTGCTGATAATTGACAAAACCCGAGTGCCAGGTCATATACATTGCCTTATGTGATATAAGCAACCTCCTAAAATTTGCGGATCACAAGTATATTCACCCCTTTCTCATTCCTTTTCATTCAATCTCATATTGTAAACTTTTACACCGGTTTTTCTAGCTAACATATCTATACGATGAAAATTCACTACCATGAATACGACATGATTGAAAAAGTGCCTTAGTATTGTAGACAGGATTTTTACGTTACGGTAAATCTCAAAGAGAATACCTAGATAAAACGAGTACGCGGATTATGCTTGCTCTTCTCCTCTATTTTGACTAATCTTAATACATAATGAATCAAGGAGGAGAACACCAAAGAAATGAGTAACGTGCTAGCTAGAGATAGAGGTTTAAGTGGTCTATCTTTCTATAGTAACCTTATAAAGACTAAAGAGATGATAGAGAAATACCTCATAGAAAACCCTGATAAGTTTTCGGACAAAGAATATTTCGCTCATTGTGTACCGATCATCGCTACGATGACAGATGCTTTACAAAGTGTAATAGTTGCAAACAGTATATTCCCTACTAATCAACACGAAGTGATGATTAGAAGAGATTATCAAAACAAAGCTATCGGTTTGATTAAGTTTGCTGTAGAAGAATTAGGAGCATTAGCTGTAAGACATAAGCTATCAGTAGAACCTAATTCTACAATAAGACGTATTCTGAAAATGTTAGACAATGAAGAAGGTTATCTCAAATGGTGGAGAAAGCAAAACAATGCGCTTATGAGAAAATTTAGAGAACTCGACTCTAAGGAGAGCAAGATTGCTCCAAATCCTTATGGTATCGAGGCAGCCCTTGCTCAACAAGGTGCTGAACCAATTCCATTCGTTTATCCAAACCAGCAACAACCACAGCCTATACAAGTATATATGTATACTGTACCACCTATGATGTGGTATAATGGGTTCTGTGAAGTACCTACTCCGACAATAGATTTTGGAGAACCTGGAAGGGATAGAGGTAATGCAATAGTACCTGTATATTGTCTATTGGATCAGCCTCAGTTTACATTTCAACAGCAGTTTAATCAGATGCCTCAACCAGTTCCGATGGTTGTTTATCCATTACCGCAACAACAAGTTGCTCCTCCTGTTGAAAAGAAATCAGAAGATGACTTGATTGAACAGAATCAAGATACTTTAAATAACTTATTGACTCCTACTACAAATGTAAAAGTCAATTCAACGAATGAGAATAATAACATTACAGTAGAAGAGGAGAAGAAATTATATACTCCTGAAGATATCATGGATATCATACAAAGTAATGACAAAGCCGGTACTCCTGCGACTAAAGAGTCTTCTAAGAAGAACTCAAAGAAGTCCAATAGGGGTCCGAGAATAAAAGTTGATAACTTCTTTGATAGACTATAGCAATATAGTCTACCAAAGTTCTTATTGATCCTGAATTTTCTCTGGTTAAAATCTGGACATTTTTGTAATTGGTGGCTCCGTTGTGCTAACTCCGGTAATAGTAACAACGCCTGCAATGTGAACAACAACGGCAATCCGAACAACAACAATGTGACGAACACGAACAATCGTGTGCCGCTCTGATTTAGATGAGGTCGGTAAAGCTTCACCAGGAAGCCGACTGGATTTAAACACTCCTAGAGTGTATCTAAAGGAGATCTTGACCATCGTTATATTTGTTCTTTGAGTGTAGCGTAAATAGATAATACGTAACATCTGGGCGAACGCTTCTTGCATGGCTATGGGTTTATCACGGGAGCCTATAGTTTCATGCCCAGATGCAACGTGGCTGATGTAACCTGTGAGTGCCATGCGTGTTATTGAAATTCCTGGAAGTTCCGCTCTGCAATATTACGGTTTCTTTCGAAATCTATGTTTTATCTTGGTATGTGTAGTAGTGTCTTCACTACTACCGTTTTTTCTCGAATACTGACTAATTGAGGTTACTTGATATGACGAGTTCTGAACGTAAAAGAGCTAGGTACGAAAGACGTAAGCAGAAAAGAGAAGAAAAACGTATAGCATACAAAGAAAAGTATGATGATTTCGAAAGAGTAAGTAATACTGGTTTCATACTAATAGCAGAGCCTCAAGCTGAGAAAGGAATAGCTTGGAAGACTAGCCCTCAAAGATATGACATGGACTTAGTTCCTAATGTAATCAAAGCCTCTGATGATCTTAGGAATGATGTAGATATACGTAAAGGATTCATTACCTTTACTCTTATTGAGAGAGGTAAAGCTAGAAGTATTACTAGTGTTCATTTCAGTGAACGTGTAATACAGAAAGCATTGACACAGAATGTTCTGATTCCTATATTAGGTAGGAATCTTATATATGATAATGGAGCCTGTTTAAAGAATAAAGGATACACATTCTCTGTAAACAGGCTTAAACAACACTTAACGGATTACTATAACAAACACGGTAGCAATGAAGGCTACGTTCTTCTTTTGGATTTACATAACTACTTTGGTAGTATTCCGCATCAACAACTTAAAGAACGTATCATGAATGAAATAGATGATCCTAAAGTATTAAGACTTGCCTGTGATTTCATAGACTCATTCGAAGGTGAGACTGGTTTAGGGTTAGGAAGTGAAACATGTCAGATAGAAGCGGTATTTTATCCTAATCCTATAGATCATCTTGTTAAGGATAGATATGGATACAGAGGATACTCTAGATATAATGATGATTCTTATGTTATAGGAGAGACGAAAGAAGAACTTGAGGAGATAAGAGATGTTCTTATAGATGAGTATAATAAACTAGGTCTAGAACTCAATAAGGATAAGACTAAGATAGTCAAGTTAGATAGTAAGGAGTTTAAGTTTCTTAAGAATAAGGTTAAATTAGACGAGAATGGTAAGGTAGTATTAAGACCTGTAAGGAAGTCTATAGTCAATATGAGACGTAAGCTTAAGAAGTTTAAACACTTGTATGATACAGGAGAGATGACTTTTGAACAAGTAAACACTTCATATCAATCCTGGAGAGGATCTATGGCTAGGAAACAAGCTTATTTCGCTATCAAAGATCTTGATGACTACTTCTATCAGAACTTTACAGTTCCTGATAGAAAACGTAAGATGAACGAAAACAAGGAGAAGTTAAGGAAAGCTAATCGTAACAGTAAGAGACGTAAGAAGAAGCAAAAAGAGTTAGAGAATACACTTCGTAAAGATAATAGCCCTATTATACAAGTTCCTACAATAGAGTCAGAGACTAATGACTACGATAAGGAGATTGACGCTCAGATTAGGCAGTGTAGTATTATGACCAATATGATTGGTAGAGAAGAGACTCATAACTATAAGTCTACTCAAAAGAAAAAGTACAAGAGACATAACCATAATAGAGCTAGAAAGACAGAAGATCAACCTGGAAGAAAGAGAATGGCTAATAAGCTAAAAGAGAAGAAGGTTGATAGTAGAATGACTTATCAAGAAGTACAACAGTTGAAAGAAGATGTAGATAATAAGAAACTAAAGAAGCAACAAGAAATAAAGGCTTCTTATACTGATAAGAATAGTAATACTAAACCTAAGACAGTTAAGCAATATTCTAAGAAGAAGACACAACAGAAGAAGGCTGTGTAGGTACCAGTTTTGGTAAAATTTACAACCCCTGTAACAAGATATTAAATCCTTGATATAGGAGGTAGTGTGTTATGGGGTTTATAGAAGTTCTAAAGGAAAACAATGAAGATAAGCTGAAAGATTGGCTTAGTTCTTATGGTAAGAAACCTAAACCGGTGAGTCCTATCTATTTCTTTTTTGACTTACCGGAGGAAGATAAAATAAAAGAAGAAAGCTTGTATGGAATACAAGTGAAAGAAAGGAGCAACTATAATTATGAATATAGTTGAATTCATGGCAGATAATGTCATATTACACGATGAAGAAGGCTGGGAAGAGGATGACACTGTCTATGATAAAGGTGATATATTAGGGCAGATCTTTGATCCTGGATACGAAGGATATGAGCAGTATCTCGATCCTAATTGCCCTATCTTTGATCCTACCATCATTAAGTACAAAGAGGCTGATGGTAAGCATACCTTTAAAGAACTTAAGTTCCATAAGGAGCAGTTTGGAGAGGAACATCACAGGGTAGTATTAAAGCATGGAACCAAAGAACAACTTGCGAAAGAGGTTGCTGTTCCGTATTTAGGACAACTTATATGTGAAGAGCAACCTGATGGAACAAGAAAGTTTAAGATCGGTAATGGTATGATAAAGTACCGACAGCTTGCTTATCTTTATGATCTTGAAGACTTCCCGTCTATCTTTATCGAGTAGGAGATTGAGATGGATAAGAGTAGATACGTACTTACCATAGACAAAAGTAAGTACTATAGCACAATCACTAAAGAGGTCTTCAAAGAACATCTGAAGAAGTATATTGAAGATCAGAACAATGAAGAGCTTCAAAGAATAGTAGACTTAGATCTACAGTAAACGGAGGATACAGAATATGGGTAAAGTTGGTATTGAAGCGTGTAAGTACTTTACACCGCATCTTAATACTGTTAAGACTCTCATATCTACAATATACGATATTGATGGCTGTTCATGTGGAGGTATGGCTCATACCTTAGTTGATGATAACAACTTCGATGACAATACCATCAATCGTGTCCTTGAGTTATGTGATGAAGAAGAATATCAATATCGTGAAGAGAAAGAGTTGGTAAGACTTGTCTGTAATGAGTTGCTTAAATTAACTATGCAACAGAGAGCTCTTATCTTCAAAAGCTATTATCACATGATCCCATGCTTTAACAACTGTGATAAATGCAGTGTTGAACATGGTGAAATGTGTAAAATTGATTAAACGGAGGAAATGGAAATGAATAACAAAGCAGTAAAATTCAGTAGAAAGAACATTGAAGGCTATCCGGAGAAGACGGATACAGCTACAGACAAGTTGATTGATGATATTGTCAATAAGACGACTCAGACATCTACAAACAGAGCAGATGAGGTTGCTGTAATGCAGTCTATGCTCAATGACAAAGAGTTTGCTATCGGTATCTTTGATCGTAAAGACGGCTATGTAGGAAGCCGCAGTCCGCGAAAAGAAGCCATCCAACTTACGGTAGATACATTATCTTCGATCACCGGCATGACCTCATCTGAGGCATTAGCTATGTCTCAGAACCATGAGTTCACAAAGAAAGACGCAACACATTTCATCAACATCAGTAAGGACTTCGTCGGTACATATCTGCAGACCGGAAGAAAGCTGAATGTTGTATCTGATCCGCGTGTCGAGGCTACCATTAACCTTAAGACAGTAGAGGCTCACAACAAGAGTGTTCCGGATAGAGATAACCCTGGTACATCAAAGGTGGTTGTTACTCCGGAGAAGCTTAAAGTGGCAGTCACAAACAAAAAATAAAATCGGTTGCTTGTTTTAATTCTTTTCTTCATAATTGGGGTAGTCTAGTAATAGGCTACCCCTCCTTTCTTACTCATCAGCCTCAGTAATTCTTATATACTCATTCCCATACATTGATACATATACACTATCATCTTTAAAGATCATTTTAGTATTACGTGGTACAAATGCAGGTGATAAGTGTGATAAATATAAAGCTTGATACAGTATGTTTTTTGTATCATTCTCATCATAAGTAAGACAGAAATCATCTGTAATCAAATTCTCTTTACTTACATCATGCAATAAACAGTTCAGATAGTACTTAAAGAATTCTATACGTACTAGTCTAATACATTTCTTTCCAGTAGGCTCTTCTGCTATCTCTGGGTATGAATAATCATAGTAGAATCTAGGTGCTTTATCAGTTATTCTGTTAAGCCACCATACCATAGCTATCATAATCTGTTCTTCTGTTAATTTCATTCTTTTATCCTCCTTTCCTATATGTATAATATATCACTACTCATATTTAAACATCATAAGTTCAACTTCTATGTAATGATTATATGGAGGTGTATGTATGAAGTTATTCAAATCAACAGATGATAAGCTTGCTGAGTTGGGCTTTAAGAAAGTAGCTGACAATGTAGAAGGAGTCAGATATAAGAGAAGAGTGATTAAGCGTACCAGTTATACTCAGAGATTGAAAATCTTTTATCAAATTCAAAACCACACTTTTCTCATTCAGACATGTGATGAAAATCTACTGAATAAAGATTGTACTGATAATGCAGAAGTAGGATTAACCATTGAAGAAGCAGAACTTGCTGTTAAGAAAGCTAAAGAGCTCAAAAAGAAGCGTGAAAAATTTGAAAAGAGAAGGAACAAGGCTAATAGTAAACCATGAAGAGTCTAATTAAGAAAGTAGTACACTTCTTCAAATGTAAATGCCCTAGATGTGGTGAAGATATGAGATCTGTATTCTTTGATATGGAGATAGATCACATGGTTTATGAATGTAAGCATTGTGGTGAAAGGTGGTTCTAATATGGAAGACTGGGATGTAATCGGAGGTGAATAGAGATGGAAGTACCTAATTTCTTAAAGAGAGTTGGGGATTCTCTCGTATTTGATTTAGACGGAGAGATGGTATACTATGTACCGGAAGACTTCTTTAAGACTAACATGATTGAAATAGCTGGTTCTTATGTATCTCTTATTGGTATATGCGACTATGCTATTATATCTCCTACTGGTAAGGTAGGTGAAGTAAAACCATTTAGATTTCCTACTGTATTCTTATGCAAGCCTAGATACATTGATAAGGCTAAGAAATTAAAGTTAGGTAAGTCTAAAGAAGAGAAAGACTATAGAGTATTACACTTCTCTAAAGGAGACGAAGTAGTATCTCAGGTAAGAGTACCGGAGATTGTAGACAATGTAGAGGATGTATTCAGACTACTTGTTATTACAGGACGTATTCCTACTACTATAAGATATGATGTAGGTCATGAATACTTTGAAGAGTCTCTTAACCTAAATGGTGATAGTTTTGCATTATCTATGCAGTTGTTTGGTATACTGTGGGCTGAACTGTGTAGAGATCCTGATGATGTAAGTAAACCATTCTATACTACAGATATGAAGGATATGAATGGATATAAACCAGTATCTATCAAGACTACACCTAACTATGTATCACCATATGTGGCTCTTGCTTCAGAGCAGTTAGATGAAAGCTTAAGAGCAGCTATCCTTATTGATGATAAGGATATTAAGTATAGTCCACTTGAAAAGGTTGTAACCGGTTGATGTATTGAGGTATAGGAGTATAATCTCCTATACCTCTTTTTGTCCCTCCTTCCATTGTAAAAAAGAACATATACATAAAGATCGAGACAGACGCCACACTGTCTTTGAATCCAATAAAATATTCTTAAAAGGAGGTAAAAACATGTATCCTGGTACAGTGATCAATCCTTGGATTGATAATACTATAGAGACAGAAGACACTACAACTACTGTCGATAACAGTACATTGTTTCTCACGGCTTCAAGCTTTGATAAGGGACCTGAGGAAATGACTAGAGTTACTGGGTCTAATTTCTATAATCTTTTCGGAACTGAAAACCTGTATAAGAATCATGGTCAGGCTGCTATTCAGGCGGCTAGGATTATTGATGCAGGTGGAGAATTGCTTGTTAAGCGTATTGTTGCTGATGATGCTACATTAGCAAATATCGTATTTCTCGCTCAGCTTACTACAGATACTACGGCATCTGCAGCTTCTGATTCGGAAGTTACTGCGGCTACTAAGACTACTCTTAAGATTACAGCTTCTTATATCGAGAACTGTTATTCATTTGAGGATGTAAAAACGGCTGCTCTTAAGCTTTACGATGCAGAGAATAAGGTATTCCCGCTGATCATTGTTGCTGACAATGGTCGTGGAAAGTCCAGCAAGGCAGTATGCTTCTCACGTAGTTCCGAGATCTCTCAGGCTATGGGTAAGCAGTTCTTTACTGTTGCTGTATACGAAGGAACTACCAGAACTGATAGTGTTACGGCTACAATTGATAGTACTGTTTATGGAAATACTCAGTACGGTCTTGAAGAAGATACCGCTACACAGGTTAAGTTCTATGTAGATTCTGATATCTTTGATGAGTACAGATCTGAGATTGCTGAGGCTCTGGGTCTTGATGAAGACACAGTATCTAAGTATGACCTGATCAATATGCTTACCATTAAGGGAGCTTCTCTTGATGGAGTAACTGTAGATGCAGAAAGCATTGATATGGGTGTAACTTATGGTATTGCACTTCAGGGCGGCTCCAACGGAGAATTTGGTGATGCTCCGAAAGATACTACTGCTTGGGAAGAAGCTCTTAATGACTTCTTCGGTGGTGAGTATGACAATGCTATCTATGATCTTGACGAGTATCATATCGGTGCAGTTGTGGATGCTTGCTATCCTTATTCAGTTAAGGAAACAATCGCACAGCTTGTATCCTTCCGTAAAGACTGCGTATACTTCCGTGACTTCTGCTTAGATGCAGATTCTTATGGAACAACAGTTGAGGTACTCAACAAGTTCACAACAAACAACAACTTCATTGCGAATTACATGACCTGGTATCAGATCTATGATCCGGATACAAAGAAACGTATTCCGGTAACAATGATGTATGACTTTGCTGCTTGTCTTGTAGCTGCTTTTGATAACGGTATCTACAATCCGGAGGCAGGAATTGCTAATGGATTCATTCTGGAGAGTGCGATCGATGGAACAATCTGCTACACACCGCGTATTACTCCTACTATGAATCAGAAACAGATGATGGATGATCTTAAGGTTAACTACGCTGTATTCCAGTCTGGAGATTGCGTAGTGCAGAGTCTGTATACTGCTCAGGAGGCATATAGCCAGTTGTCTTATGTAAATAATACTCTGGCAGTCCAGGAGGTTGTTCGTTCCGTACGTACAGCTTGCCCGAAGAAGAGATATACCTTCATCGACAATGCGGACTTCTCTACCTATGCAGATGCAGTTGAGGAAGTACTTAAAGGATTCAAGAGTAACTTCGATATTCTTACCTTCGAGTATACTCAGGACAGTATCATGTCACATCACAAGATCTTCTATGCATCGCTTAAGTTCGCGTTTAAGGATTGGGCTCAGACAGAGCTGTTCGATATCTATATCATCGATAATACAGATACCTCGTCTACAGAGTCCAGTGAAGAATAAGGAAAGGAGAGTGTGCTTTTATGGCAAGTGTAGTTAATAAGGGTTTAATCAACAATTATACTATCCGTCCGAGAAATCTTACTCAGTACACCGCCTTTCGTGGTGTAACGGACTTTACACAGATTGGACAGTTTAACCAGTTTGAAACTGGTTACAGCTTCCTTAGTGTTATTCAGATGCCTAAGTTCTTGACTGTACTGGGACAGAACTCTGCTCCGGTAGCATCTCTGGTGAACAGCTTCAAGCATATGCTTGAGTATGAGTTCCGTGGTCTTACAGGACTTCCGGATATCACTGGTGAGACATTCGAGCTTACGGATGGTGTGAATACACAAAATATCATCAATAAGGTTACATCTGATACATCTATCACTGTATCCTCAAACTACTTTGAGAAGAGTGGTGGTCTGATTACGAAGTTTACTGAGTACTATCTGACCGGTATCAAGGATCGTATTACTCAGGCTAAGCATTATCATGGTCTTATCAAGAACAATAAGCTTCAGCCGGGTTATGAGAACGAAGTGTTCACGATGATGTATTATGTAACCGATAACACTATGCTTCGTCTTGAGAAAGCTTATCTGCTTTGCAACTGCCAGTTGACTAAGGCAGAGACCTCTATCTATGACAGCACGAAGGGTGATATCAGTAATAAGGAAATGACCATTGAATGGAACTGCTTCCCGGTATGGGGTTACGAAGTAGATAAGGCAGCAAAGGTACTGTTAGAGGATATTACTGGTGTATCTGCAGATGTTACAGACAGCGCTGGTAATGTTAAGTACTCCGTTGATACTACGAAGAACGTTGCAGCTCTTGATTCCAATGATTATCTCTTTGGTGTGCTTGATTCAAGTTCACCGGATAAGATCACGAATCTTGTCAATGCTGTTAAGAGAGCATAATATATACGATGGACTTAGAGGTAGAGTAGAAATACTCTACCTCTTTTCGTTTCATAGTGTTTTAATAGCTCAACATTGTAATAATTTACGTTAAAGGAGGAGATATCTATGGCTGATAAGAACAGTAATAAGCCAGGAGCTTGGTTTAGACGTGTCAACAATAAGCTTGATGACTTAGATAACAGCATGAATGGTTTATATCAGACTACTTATGCTTCCAGATCAGACAATAAGAAAGATATGGATAGTATTGTCACTTCTATAGATGATACTATTGATAAGATTATTACAAGTGGAGATAATCCTAAGATATCGGACATCTCTAATCTATATACTAGAATACAGAAGAAGAAAGGTGTATCTAATCAGCAGATTATAGATAGTGCTATGGAACTGTTTGCTGACAATAATATAGTCAATACACTATCTGTAAATCAGGATGTCAATAAGTATATACAAGCAGAAGACTATCAGTACGATATGATCTGTAAGTATATGCCTTCTATAGAGACAGCATTAGAGATTAAGAGAGATAATGTACTATCTTCTGATAACTTTACTAAGGACTTCTTAAACATTGAAGCTACTACAATCTCTGATGAGAGAGTGAAGATATTCAACGACAATGCTAAAGCGGTGCAGGAGAAATATAAGTTTCAGGATATATGTGAAGAGATGTATGAGAGAGCATCTAAGTATGGTGAATGCTTCTTGTATATTGTTCCATATAATATAGCATTACAGAGATTAGTAAGAAGAAGAGCTATGTTTGGCAGTACTGGTTTACTTAGATCATTTGGAGAATCCTTTAAAGGTAAAAAGACTAAGCCAGATAGTGTAGTTATCTTTGAGAGTGCTAAACCGGATGATGAACTTAAAGCAGCTATAAAGAACGTTAACTTTAAAGAACAGAACTGTTCTGTTAATCTTATCTTTGATGACTCTGCTATATTTGCAGAAGCTGTAGAGACTAAAGAGACTGCTATTAAAGCAGCTAAGATATCTAAGTCTCAGAGTATTAATGAGTCTTATAATGCTTTACATGAATCTAAAGGAGAAGAAGATTCTTCTGTTACCTTTAACTCTGTATATGATAAAAAGAAGAGTAGCGGTAATAACCTTAACAGTGGTATCAATGATGGTCTTACTGTTACAGGAGGTCCTGGTAGATTTGCTACTGATACTAAGATAGATGAAATGAATGGTTGTGTAGTAGCCTTTATTGAGAGAGGTGATATACTTCCTATCTATATGGATAATCTCTGTATTGGATACTATCACTTTACCTTTAGCCAGTGTGATAACCTTAACTATTGCCAGCATGATTATCAGAATGGTACATTACCTGCGGCTGGTAATCAGAGAGGAAGTATTAATGATTCTGAGATGGCTAATGATATGTTGCTTAGTTTCATTGCTCAGAGAATCTCTGATAATATAGATAGTCACTTTATCAATGCTAATAAAGATCTCAAGGAAGAGATTTATGCTATACTTAAGTACAATGATAAGTTTAGTGCTATGAATGGTACTAATGATATCACTGTATCTTTCTTACCAGCAGAAGATGTATATCACTTCTTCTTAAAACAGGATAAGAAGACTCATAGAGGAATCTCTACTTTAAGAAAAGCATTGATCCCTGCTATGTTATACTGCTTACTGTATCTTACCAATACTATTGGTCAGGTTACTAGAGCTCAAGATAAGAGAATCTACTATGTAAGACAGAACGTAGAGACCAATGTTGCTCGCACTCTTATGAACGTAATCAATCAGATTAAACGTGGTAATATGGGTATGAGACAAATAGAGAGTATGAATAGTATCTTAGGAGTAGTAGGTAAGTATAATGACCATGTAATACCGTTAGGACAGTCAGGAGATGCTCCTATTCAGTTTGAGGTAATGCAGGGTCAGAATATAGAGACTCCTACAGAACTTATGGAGAGATTCAATAACGATGCTGTTGCTAGTACAGATGTTCCATATGAGTTTGTACAGAGTGTAAATCAGGTAGATTATGCTACTAGATTTACTATGTCTAACAGTAAGTTCTTGAGGAAGGTATATAAAGAACAGAGAATATGTCAGAATGCATTCTCTGAGGTATTCACTAAGATATATAACTTTGAATACAATGAGACTGAGAAGAAGATAAAGATACTATTACCAGCTCCTGCATTCTTATCTATGACTAATACAGAGCAGTTGATCAATAACACTAAGAACTATATCAACGCTATTACTGAAGTAGAACTTGGTAATGAAAGTGATGAAGTTAAGACTGAGTTTACCAAGATCATGATGAGATCTATGCTTGGTAACTACATTGATTACGATTCTGTAGATGAGGCAGTAGTACAGGCTAAGATGAGAGTGGCTACAAATCCGAAGACCGACGAAAGTTAACACTTAAATAAAATGTAGTTTAGTGTTATTTTGTGTTACTATAAGGAGGTTTACTTATGATAAGTATTCTGTACAAATTCTTCTGTGATTTCGGTCTCACAGACTGGGCTGTATTCATTGTGGTTGTTTCTCTTTTTGTTGATATAACTCCAGGGATTAAGTTCAATCCAGTTTCTTTTGTTGTAAAGAAGCTTGGAGAAGCTTTTAACCATTCAGTAGATAAGAAACTGAATGAATTAGAAGATAAGGTTGATGATAGATTGAGCTCTTTAGAAACTCAGATTATAGAACTTAGTAATCAATCAGCCAAACAACAAAGAGCAATAGACGTAGCTGAAGTTAATCGACTAAAGAAGGAAATACTTGACTTCTCTAATCGATTATCTAGAGGTCAGACATTTACTGCAGAGGAATATAGAACTGTTATGGATTGTCATAAGAGATACCATGATATAATCAAGAAGTATGATGACTTGACTAATGGCAGAATAGATCCCGAGTATAACGTTATTATCAAACATTATGAGAATAACAAAGAATGCGGCAAATACATGTTTTAAGTAAACGGACTTGGAATGATGCTTGTTCCAAGTCCATTTCTGCTGTGATAAAATAATACATATACTACATCTCTATAAAGTATTACAAATAATTGAAAGGGCAGGTTTTGCTAATGGATTACAATGTTTTACGCAAGACTGTCGCTGGATGTGTTGAAGGAAAAAGCGACAGCAGGTATTTCAGAATTAATGCCTTCAAATTAACTAAGAAAGTTAAGGAGTTGGGATTGATTCCAATGCTATACTCCACTGAACTGAACTCAAAAGATGTTACACCTAGTGACGTGCCTTTACTTGCAGAGTACTATAAAGGTGAGTATCTTAATTGGTTTAATGGAGAGAAGACATTCATCTGTCTTACGTTTTTGAGGCAGGAAGATATGACGGAAGAGTTAGAAGAGTTGTTAGAGAAGTTACAACAAGCTAGGAAAGAGATGGCTGATAAGATTAATCCTTCTCGTCATAAGAACGTAAAAGAAATCAATAATAATGGGGAAATTTCGCAGACTGAGATTACATCTACAGTTATTACTATTCTCAGTAAATATCCTTGCTACCATGCTGTTATTGGTAAATGGGTTAAGGAAGAAGAGATAAGACTCAATATTAGATTTAGAGCTAATTCAGTCTTACTCACAGATGAGAATAGCGACAAAAAAGAAAGCGAATAACAAGGGTGGGGAAAGAGTAGATAAATCTACTCTTCCCAAATTTTTAATCGTCTTCATCTAATTCATCGTCTCTAAACATATCTTCAATATCGTCATAGTTATCATACAATGTATATACAGCATTGCTATAACCATTATAGTTATAACGATATGGTTTATCATATATTACGTTTCCATATCCCAATTCATATACTGCATTACTATATAAACAACGAGCTTTTGGATCTCTACATGTATCCCAGCAGAATATATAATGAGCATAAGCATCCCAACTTCCGATTGGATCATATCCACCGTATATTCTACCATCCTTATATAACATATATCCTGTATTACCACTAGATGTAAACTCTTCAGCCCACCAATGCTGTATTACCGCATGAGGATATAACTGAGCTAACTTAGCTACTATTGGTTCAGGCATAGCCCAAGCAGTATTAAAGCTTACTGCATCTTTACTTATTCTCTGAGTGTCATAAGCATTCCACTTAGTACCCCAGTTATCCCAGCTCCATTCGTACCAGTCTACCGAACCATACTTCAATTTGTTTGTTATACACTTCAAACCAAAGTCTATTAACTCTTCATCAGAAGTTTCTTTATATGTTTCTCTTAATCTAGTATACTCCTCCTTATCCATAGAGTAATATCTATCACTCTTATTTATTCTAATCTGTGGTAAGAGTTTATCTAAAGGTTGACCATCTAGTAATACCTTTCTTATTACTGTTTCTACTGATAAACGTTGTAGTGCGCCATTACTTATCATATTCAGATCATCATTCATTGGAATAATCTTATTGAAGTCAAAAGTGACTTGATTGTCACCCGTTAAAGCAAACAATGGTTGATGCCATATATTACTCATTCTTATTACATTTGCTACATGATTAGGCATATACTCTAATCCTCCTTTGTGTTATTCTGCCTATATAATATATCACTAAAATGGGGTAAAGGATTTAACCTTTACCCCGCCATAATATGTCAGATATTATATTTTTCGAATGGATCAATACGGGTAATAGAAGTGATGTTAGGAAACTGAATAGTCTGAGTATATCCTATTGATGCTACACCAAATTTATAATCAAGCCATCCGTCGTCAATCTGTTGGTTTACATCTAAACATACTACCTTCATATAGTTTCCAGCTATCGTTAGTACGTTGGAGTATACTTCTGTACCACTCAACTTAGGATTGTCGGGCATTGTACTAGCAAACCAGCCGATACGATCATCATTAGAAGGATTCTCTACATTAAGATTAACTGAGCCATAATGAGAACAAAGATCAATAAAGATCTTATCAAAAAATCCTCTACACTCTACAAACTGCAGAACTTCTGATGGCTTAATCCAATAGTAGTTAATTACTTCGTTATCGGAATACTGACACGATATTAACCGGGTTACATATGCTTCATAATCCGATGCTGTGGGCATTTCTTCAATTTCGGTGAGATCGTATTTCTTTTTGTACCAATACTGATAAACCCATCCTAGAATCAATTCAGGCATATAGTTTCTTAAGCAGCGCTTTATATCTGGCTCGACATAATTTACGCGGTTATCTCTACTGGTATCACCATTTTTGTGATAATCATCGAGAATTGTTTTCTTTAAATTATCAAACAAATTATTCATGAAATCATCGTTATCACTAACGAAAGCAATATCACGAGTACGTTGTTTAAAGTTCTTGCTTACAGCCTCTTTAAAATCTACAAAAGTTGTAAATATATTACACTTTGTTTCTCCCTCTACTGTGAATGAATTGCATACATCCTCGTATATACTAGATTTATCATTAGCAGCATATACTTCAGTGAGGATTCCTTTCTTATTTAATGCAACCACTTTATTGATTACACTATGAGCCACAGAATCAATATTATTGATGATTCCTACATATAGAATCTGTGGATCATTCATCTTAGATTCATCTAGCTCATCGAATGTGTAAAAAGCTACTGAGTCACAAAATTTGATGTCTGATAATGTCTCATTAAATGCACCATATACTTCATACAATTCATCAGTGTAGACTACCAGACCTGATCTTGACACTTTCTTCATGTCTTCTTCTTCTCCTTTTTCTTTCTTCGTTTATGGAATGAATATTATTATCATTTACCTCTACTATCTTAGGCTTATCCTCTGTTAGTTTCTTAAACTTCTCTTTAGTAGGGTCTAAAATGAACCTAATATTTATATACATGTCATTTACCATATCAGCTTTTACAAAGTAGAATTTACTAGGATCTATTCTGTTCTTCCCATATGGTTCTAAGTATTCCCAGAAGTTCTTGTACTTACCAGAGACAAAATTGATATTGTGTATAAAGAACCAATACTCTATTTCTCCTCCAGCATAACTATTAGCAGAGTTGATAATCTCCTGACTTCTTACATCAAACTTATCCTTCTCCAGTCTAAAGTCATAGATAGTAAGGTCAGTACATATATAGGAAGATGTTCCATCATCATATCTTGTTATGACATGATCAAGTATAGGAATAGCAGAGCCTTTAAAGTCATACAGTACCTCTTCAGCTTTGAACCATCTGTTCTCCCAAGCTATCCAGTAATAGCAATTTGTTCTGTATCTAGCATTGGGATGAAGTCTGTAAGGGATAAGATAATCACTCTTAACAAACTTGTCCAATGCTTCAGTGTATGTAACTCTGCCTATCATAAAAACTTATCCCTCCTAACAACTTTATCGTTCTTTACTACTTCTATATCTATTCCTAATAGATCTCCTGAGTGAGTACTAATCCAATTAGACAGAGATAAGAATCTTCTATAGAGTATTCCTCTAGCAGATTCTTCGTCCATGAATATAGTAGACTTATCTAATGAATCAGTAAACTCAACAGGAGTAAGATTAGTCAAATACATTTCGTTTCCATTTTTAAAGTTTGCTGAACAGATTACAAAATCACTCATAATAGCATCCCTCCAAAATCAAAAACTACTTACTTTAAGTTATATTTTGCCTTCTAAGAATACCTAAATAGATAACTTAATTTAAGACAAAATGTCAATTTTGCCGAAATCAGTCAATTCACTTATAGCTATAGGTATTTTGTGATATGATTGATAATATGCTGATCCGCCGTAGTCATCAGTCAACTTCCTTGACTTGAAATGACATAATGTAAGCCTATTCATTACAAGATATGAGATAGACTTATTAGTCAATACTTCGTTATCAAGTTCTGTCTTATCAAAGGTAGTATCATCTACTAAGAATCTTCTTGTTAATGTTTTATGATATCTATCAGCATTATCTCTAGTATAGATATCAACGAAGCCGTGCTTTACATCAGAAGTAGTATGTATACATGGTCTATAGTCTTCTCCGATTAATTCAAGAAGCTGTTCGATATACTCAACCATAGTATGGTTGATATGCAACTCTACCTCCCAAGGACCATAGTGTTTTATATCGTTCTTCAAAGTCTCTACAATATTACTATTCTCAATATAGACATCCTTTGTTATATTAAGAACTGTTACTGTCTTCTTCATCTCTAATACCTCCTTAAAACGTATTACATTGATGTTTCCATTAGTAAATTTTACTATTGTAATAAAATACTACAAAGTAACATAAAGATAAAGGTTGGATATTGCTTCATTAATAACTTGCCTTATGATTCAAACACCTTCTATAAAAATGTGATATAAAGAACCCTAGGCTTTTAACCTAGGGTTCTTTATCGTATCTCTTATACTTCTTCTACCATCTTTATAAATTCCTTATACATATCCACTGTATAGATAAGTACGACAGATTCACTAATAGCATCACTATCAGTACTTCTCTTAGCAATAAACATATACAAGTCAGTGTTACTCGGTGTCATATCAAGACCCATGACAGCAGATCCTACATAAGAATCTTTATACTTCATTTCAAGGAGTTCCATATTGGTAGTCTTTTTACGGCTACGAAGTTTAGTAGATCTACAGTACGGCATAGATACTACGATATTTCTTGTACATCCATCTGAGCCGGTGGTCTCTAACTTCATGATAGCCAATCCAATATGGTGAGTCTTATCCTTCTTTACTGTTCTGGAAAGCTCTAAGATCTCCATATTCTGAACCATATCACTCCTGAAGTTATTTCTAACTTCATTTGAACTACTCATCCACAGATTAGCTTCTCTTACAGCTAACTGAGTGATGTTGAAGTCAAAGATAGACTTATTGAGGATACGCAATCCCATTACAACCTGCTTAGTAACACTGTAAAGATCCCACTCCATTGTATCTGCTCTTAATCCAGCAAACTCAAATCTATGAGTATCATGGTTATACTCCATGAAGAAGTCTGACGTGATACCGTAGCTCAGATCATCTAACACAAAGTCAGATACTCTAAACAAATTTTCATTACGATTAGGGATCTGAACTAAGAAACCACTGTTGCCGAATCCATTTACAATATTCTGTACACTCTCCTGATAAGCATGAATAAACTCAACGATCTCACCTGACTCTGTATGAGCCATGAAGATAGCATTAAGATACTGAGATGATGAACAATCATCTGAACCGGACACAGTAAGATAACAGAAATACATATTGGTGATATTGATAGGTTGCTTGCCTAATGTTCCCTGCTTCTCCTCATTATCAAAACCGATTATTTTCATCATTGTTTTCCTTTCTTTATGTCATCGATACTCATATAGATATGCTTACCCCAGTCAAGCCAGTGATATGTCTTGATTGTTTCTTCATCCAGAGCAAGTATTACGTATCTACCCTTATAATTTACTCCAGAGATGAAGTAAGACATTCTTTCTGGATTTGATACATTGAAGATCATACTAGGGGCAATAGTTATATCTTTTTTAAATCTCTTTACATAATCTTCCGGAAGAATAGCCTGCTTTTCGATTTTACCTTTAACCGGTTCACATGGTACATTGAAGTTAACAAAGTCTAAATCTTCACCATTATCAAAGAATGCAGTAAAGTTAGCCATGATTTTAACCCCACCAGCATATAATACTTCAGCAGAACCATTGAACTTAAGAGAAGTAACCTTATAGATATCAGCATCCTCAAAAGCATCATCAATCAAGACATTTGGATTGATTGGATAGTTACAGCAGAGCCAGAATACAAGCTCTGATATTTGGAGATACATAGCTTTACTACATACGATAGTCTGAATAACAGTACTGTTGTCATCAAACTTACTGTAATAACAATCAAACTTATACTGGTCCTGTACAGTAGACAGTAAGTTGACATGCTTAGAAAACCGCAAGTCAGAAGTATAAGAGTTCTCTCCTACCTTAGCATTTTCCTCCATTACCTTAAGTAAGCCGTTTCTTGTTCCCTCTTCCAAATTCATGATATTCAAGTTGTTGTGCACTACATAATGAAGGTCATTATTATCCTCTATATCAAACAGAGCCTGAACAAAGACCATATCATCTTTACTATTAGAGAATACAAGCATAATAGCTACACAACCAAGGAAGTCTTTCTTCTGGTGTTTTGTAGGGTAATATCTAAGAGCGATAAAGCCCACCTTTTCTGCCACAAAGAGTTCTTTCTTTGTAGCATTGTCTTCAAATACGATATTAAGAGAACGCTTCAAGAATAACTCCCTCCAATCCATCTTCCCAGAGATCTACAAACTCTGCCTCTGTTCTTTCCTTTACGTCTGTAATCTGGATAACAGACTTTGTTTCCTCTAAAGTAACAAGTCTACCACCACTTGTGAAGTTCTCAGATAAAACTACCTGTACCTTATCTCCACCTGCATCTGCTCTTACAATCATACCAGCATTCTGCTTGTTGTCTTTTGTATAGTTATCCTTTACATATGCTCCGAGAAGATCATATCTCTGTAATGGATAATGATGAATATGCTTGGTATCAAGTACCTGCTCCGGAGTAGATACAAGAATAATGTGTAACTTATTACTCATAAGGATTACACGGTTAGGATCTCCAGTATCCCATCTGATTACTTTAAACACTCCGGTTCTTGTCTCATGATGTCTCTCGTCATAATACTTGAGAGTAAGATCTGTCTTAAGACGAGTGTTATCCTGATTAGGTAAGCTAGTAGCAGTTACGTTCTCAAGATTCGGAAGTGTAAAGTCCTGACATCTCATATAGAGATTCAAGGATATTTCTTTTGATGTTTCATCCATTATACTGCTCCTCCAACTAATGATTTTTGACCTACATAACTCTCATCCCTGTTGTATACTTTCATGGTATACTTTACACCGTTATGACTGCCACAAACAAGAGTAGTGGTATCAAGTAACCACTTTTCATCAGGAGTATTTATATCAGGGAAGTATGTATCTGCAGTAATATCATTAGCCTGTACTTCTGTCAAGTATAACTTCTTGGTGTAAGGTAATAACTGCTTATAGATACTAGCTCCTCCTATAACAAATATCTCTTCATCAGAGTTCTCATACTTACTGATAACTTCATCTATGTTTGTGAGTTCAAATCCTAACGGTAAGAAAGTATGGTTATGACTAATAACCATATTACGTCTTCCTTTTAAAGGACTTCTGTTAGGTAAGCTTACTGCTGTGTTGTAACCCATAACGATGGTTTTACCCATCGTTATGGTTCTGAAACGTCTCATGTCTTCTGGTATATGAAAGAGTAACTGGTTATTCTTACCAATACCTCTCATACTGTCAATACAAGCTATAATGCTAATCATGATGTCTCTCCTTATTCTGCCACTTCAAAATGCACCTGTTCTCCTGCCTTGTATCCCTCAACAGTGATATCATTGGTTGTAAAATCATAGAAGTTCTTTACTTCCGGATTCAGAGTTACAACAGGAGCTTCATACTGCTCTCTTGAAATAAGCTCCTTAATGGTATCCACATGACGGTCATAGATATGCATGTCAGCCAGCATATGAACGAGTTCTCCCGGAATCATATCTACAGCCTGAGCAACCATCATCAGAAGGATAGAGTACTGTACCACATTCCAGTTGTTTGCTGCCAATGTATCCTGACTACGCTGGTTAAGGATCATATTCAACACCAGCTTGTCCTTATGCTCGTCCGTTACGTTAAACGTAATATTCCAGCAGCACGGCTGTAATCCCATTGCATGAAGATCTTCAAAGTTCCAAAGAGAGATCATGATTCTCCGGCCGAACGGAGTATGCTTCAGATCATAGAGTACTGCATCCATCTGATCCAGCTCAACGTAACCATCTTTCATTACAGCGGAAGGATATTCCTTAAGCTGTTCCAAGCCTTCACCTTCTTTGTACTTATGATGCTTATATCTCTTACCGACCTGATAACCATAAGCCTTACCGATTGTACCACTCTCATCTGCCATGCATCCCAGATATGGGTTGCAAGATCATGTACGTTGTTTGACTTCTTCTGATAGATCCAGAGTATCTCATCCATAGCGGACTTAATAGCAGTCTTTCTCAGAGTCAAAGCCGGAAACTCTAAGCCCGGCTCATAGTGGTTAACAACACCGAAACGTTTGATAGTGTAAGCGCTTTCACCATCTTTCCAATGCGGTCTTACCGCCTGTCCTTTTGTGTCTGTTCCATAGCTAAGAATGTCCTTACAATTCTTAACAAATACTTCGTCTGCGTAACTCATTTTAAAATCCTCCTTTTTCTTTTGGTTAGTTCCTTACCTTAAATTGCTCGTCTAATAATTTTCTATTCATATCAGACGTTCTAAAGTATAGAACTATGTTTTTGTTGATCTTCTTTTTATAAATATGATACTCCATTAGTAAAGTACCATAATCTATACGTTTTACCACTATACCTATTCTATCCTGTTTATTAAGAATAGGCATACCTGTAAAGACGAACAATAAGAAACTCTGATTGAGTTCATTACCGGGTATTAAGTATCTACCCGCACCGTCGTCTGCTTTCCTAGAGAGTAAAGACTCATACTTAGTATCCTCTCTAAGATCAGAGATCTCTCCTTCTACAGGAGAGACTCTTGATAAGTTATCATATAATTCCCACTTACTCATTACATAACGAAATATGTCAGGATTATTAACTGTATAATCTCCGGGATACATAAACCCAGAATACAAACCAGTTTCAAATCCTATAGGAATAATAGATAACGTAGTGTCAGCCGCATCAACAATAATAGTATCATTAGCTATTACTACATATATGAACTCTGCTGTTCTGCATACAGAGCTGACACTATTCTTTATAATATCAGTAAGATCTATCATGATTAGTAAACCTTTCTTATACACTTAACGAAATTCTCATAGAATGATTCTTTATCAAATGGATACTCTATTCCATCTGAGTTCACCAAGTAAACCAAGTCAAAAGGATTCTTAGTATCTTTTATACCATCTCTCAAGAAAGAAAATGTTACCCTATAATGGTATATATTACGTTCATCAAATGACTCAGTGCTCCCAGTAGAGAATTCCATTTCAAATGTTTCTTTAGGGGCACAGCACTTTCTGTACCCCTTGACGTCCATCCTTTTAGGATATATTGCTATAACTTCCACTTTTGATTGTTTCATAATCACTACTCAACCCATTCTGTTCCAATGTTCCGAAGAATAGTATAGCTCTAGCTTCAGTATCTCCTACTACAATAGCTTTCTCTACTGATCCATTAAGATCATATATAGGATTCTCTATTAAACCAGATTCTATATTCTTAAACTGATGGTATGGTGCTCCATATTGATACTGAGAAGTTTCAAACTCTTTCATATCTTCTATGAATTCCATAATACCAGCAAGATTAAACCATCTCTTACAGAACTCTATTGTGTTATCAGTTACCATATTCTCTATGAACTCGCCACCACGAGAATACTTATCAAGTCCATAAGCATTTTCATGCTCATAAACTTTATGATCTATATCAATACGACCAATCTGTGTATTAGGTGCAATATTAAACTCTCCCATAACAGAAGGATACAATGACTTATACATTCCTTCACATAGTTCGTTAATCTATGCAGTTCTCTTATGAACTTCTCTAGGTATTACCTAGACGATGAGACTATATCATAACCCATTATCTTATTATAAGACATTGGGGTTCACTTCACTCTGAACTCACTTGAGTTCTACTCCCATTTCAGGGATAGTCGTTGAGCTGATGAATATCATCAGCGCTGATTAGACATTGTCAATAGACCTTAGCACCTTATATTTATATAAGGCTTTTATCTCAGCATAGTCCATCTCTCTACTTGTTTCTGACTTTCGTCTCCTATTATTAAGGCAAGAGAGCATTAGCCTTTCCCAGCTCTATTTCAAAGTGTGTTTCACTATCTATTCCTAGATAATGCGACTATAAGTTAATCGAAGTCCATCATATTATCTGCTACCATTATAGGTCGACCATTGACTTTGATCTTTGAGTAATCATTGGTCTTCATAGGATCACCTACTAATGCACCTAAAAATTTCTCTGGTTCTTCATTCCATTTGTTGTTATTATTACCAATAATAAAGCCAAGCTTCTCAAACTCCTTAGCCATTCTATTGATAAGGTATACTGTCTGTCTATGACCTTTTCTGTATATTGTGTTATTTACAATACACTTAGAAAAGATATACTCTAAGTCCTGAGTCTTTACTTCTATACACTTCTGAGCTACCACGTCCATGATATTGTACAGAGTAAATGTTTCAAAGTCAAGATAAGGAAGTTGAGATAAGTCTGTAGTTATATGAGAATAATCAAGCTTCCTAACCTTTGCTGTATCATATGCTATATCATTCAGCTTGAAAGAAGTAAACGAACCAATCTTGCTCTTTCTTCTAGAACAGAACTGAATCATCTGATCTATCCATACTGGATTACCAGATATTACTGTATAATCACTTCTCTCTGCAAAGTCATTGATGTTTTTCTGATCAATGAAGTTCTTTACTATTCTAACTTCCCAAGATTGATCACACATAATATCTGCAGGTTCATATCCTAAAGCATAGATTCTATCTATAAAGTATTGTAAGTCGAAGTTAGAACTGTTCCAACCCTCAATGAAATCAGGATTGAACTTATGAACTGTTCTAAAGAATGCAGTTATCAAGTCAATCTCATTATCAAAGAATAAGAGATTATATCTTGTTTTATCTAACTTTAATCTTACAGATTGCTTATATCCTCCTACATTCTTCTCTACAAAGTCATGTATAGTCTTCTCATTGAACTCTCCAGACAATACCTTATTCTCAAACTGTTGAATCAAAGGATTTCTCTTGTCTCTCAATATAAAGGTTACAGTTCTATCAAGAGTTTCATCATGTAATGAAACCATATTGATAGGGCATTCCCCAGACTCTACAAAATCACCAGCCATATACTTAGTATCACACTCTATATCATAGAATGCTTTATGAAGTTTAGTGATATTATTAGTATACTCTTTGGAGAAGAAGTATCTATATTGATCCTCAATGTTCACATCGGAGTAGAACAATCTAGGATCAGTATGGAGTTTCCTATTTTCTCTCCTATTACGGTTCTCTATATTGTACTGATAGAAATCCATATTATCAGTTAACTCAGCTATCTTTCTGTCTAACTGATTATATGGAACCGTAATAGGTCTAACCTTATCTTTCTCTATAAAGAATAGAGGATGATCTGGTACAGGAACTCCTTCTTTAGTAAAGTAGAAAGTATAATCCGGTTTCCATATTACCTGATGATTCTTCTTACCTGTCTTATTGTCTTTATAGACAATGACTAAGAAATCATCAATACGTTTGCCAGTATCTGGATCTCTCTGTGGAAATGTATACATAGTATTCATTATCGTTATATCAGATCCAGATTCGTATCCATTAATAATCATACATTCTCTCCTTTCTCTTTTAATTGGAAGTTTTGGTATGGTTATTTTTCTAACCGTGTCACATAAGTATAAAAAATAAGGAGGTACAAGTCTATGTACTATAATAGCCCATATTATAACAGTGACCTCACTATGCAACCATTACAACCAAACCAGATGAATCCTCAGACTATGAGTCAAATGCAATCTGCTCAACAGCAGGTTAGATCAACTTATTCCACTCCACCTAGTGAAGCAAATATTAGATCTGGAGGATTCAAGTTTACAGTAGTTAAGGATAACGAAACTCCTAGATCTACTGACATTGTAGTGGACAATGCAGGTGAAGTTCTTGATTCGTCTACAAAAAAGAAAAGAGGTAGACCAAAGAAGAGTGAGCAGAGCACTATCATTGGAGCTGCCGGTGTAAACGATGATAAGAACCAGGATGTTCCTACTATGTATACATATCAGGAAACTACTGATATGCTTAGAGGTACATTGGTTCAGATTGATCAGCTTGCTGGTCAGGTGAAACATGAGTTAGATGCAGTAGCAGCTAACCGTACTCTTAAGAGTAAATACAACGTTATGGTAGGTCTTTCTGGTAACCTTGGAGATATTATCAACACTAAGATCTCTGCTATCAAAGAAATCAATAATGCTATCTCTAAATCCAATGAAATGGATTACAAGAAAGAGAAAGATCGTAAGGCTGCATTAGAGAACGTCAATGATGATAAGTACATAATGGATATGTACAATGCATTTGTTCAGAATCCGGCTAATGCAAACAACAGAGCTGCTCTTGGTCCTACTAATGCAGATGCAACATTGATGGGTGTTCCTAATATCATTAGGGCATCTACAGATACACCTCAGTCAGGATTTGCTCCTGATACAGGATATCTCTCTTATGTAACCAACATGACTCCTGAACAACGTCTTATGTCATTAGAGGATAACCCTAATATCAAATTATGTGTTATCTTTGATGCAGCCACTGGCAACAAGTCATTCCAGAATATGGATATGTCTACAGGTCAGGTAGTTCCTGGGTTACCAGTAAGAGATCAGATGTTTATGGAAGATACTACTATTGATCTTAAGAACAATATCGCTAAGAATATCAATCTTAACGAGACTTATCCATTGGTAGTAATCAACCAGCAGATTGCTAACGAGTATTAATACAGATAATAGCCAGTAGGACTATAATAATGTCCTACTGGCATCTGTCTCTTACAGAATAACTCTTCCTCTTGAGTAAGTAGAGCTAAGAACCTTCCCGGCAAGCCTAGCTTCCATCTTATCTCCTACTGTAGAAGCATCCTTTACCTGAACTACGTTCGGTTCTTTCCGGTTGATACTTCTGATCTGCTCCCGGAGTTTCTCGATCTCCTCTTCAAGTAACTGAACCTGCTCCTGCGAATCTGTTAATCTAATCTGTCGTTTTAAGTCAGCAATCTTCAAATGAAGATCCTCTACTTTTGAATTGATAACCATAATACAGTATACCTCCTTTATAAGTTTATTCTAATGTTGATGACTGGAAATCATACAGAACATTACCTTCTGGTGATTCATAGCTGTCATACATTTTAAGTCTTATCATATCTACATTAGATAATTCAAGCTCTAATGAATGAGAGATGATAAACAACTGATCTATATTGAGGATATCAATTACCTCATATAAAGCATTGACAAACTCTAATCTATTTCTAGTATCAAGTCCGCCATCTATCTCATCAAGTCTAGTGATATTGTATCTAGTAGAAGCTTGATACAGTAAGACAAGATTCATTGCTAAACCCATCATACATACCTGAGAAGTAGAGCCAGAAGATATATCATCTACTACCATTCCTCCACCTACAAAAGGTATTCTAAACTCATTAGCATTTATAACGTAATCAAGTATCCTGTACTGATCTCCGAATACCATAGACAATACCTGATTAGCTAACTCAAGAGTCTTGTTCATATAGATACTCATAAACAATGTCTGTATACCACCAGTAGGAGAACTATACTTCTTTAAAGTATCTACCATCTCATATTTACTAGAGTACATACTATACTCCTGCTTATATGATTCAAGTAACAACAGTTGGCCATTGACTCTAGATATCTGATCTTCTAATGGTTGTACTTGAGTCTGGAGCTGTTGTAACTGAGCAGTCATAGAACTAATCTTCTCCAAGATAGTTATAGAAGCTTGACTCTTCTTTACTATCTCATTAAATGCATTTGTAGCCTCTTGTAATCTCATAGATTCATCTATCCAGATATCACCTTTCTCTTTTGCTTTAGAAGCTACTTGATAATCAGTTCTCAATGTAGCAAGTATCTGTGTATACTTATAGATCTCGTTAGTGATAGCAGATATATCTTTATTGACTTGAGCTAATGTAGTCTGTAACTGTTCCACTTCAATAGTCAATTCCTGTATCATAGATTCAGAGTTACTCTGAGCTATCCAAGATGTCTCTAATGCTTTCAGTGATGATACATCTTTCTTATAGATACTTATAGTATTTATCTTACTGATGATCTCATCAAGATCTTTGAACTCATTGAAAGAATTTAAGGAAGCTATTCTAGTTTCGAATGTATCTACTAGATTCTTTCCTATAAGAGACTTCTGTAAGATACTTTTATTCATATCAATAAGAGATCTAATATGATCAAGAACATCTCTCTTTTGAGCTATTATAGATAAATACTCAAGAGTATTACTCATATCAGTTTGCTTAGTTACTGCTTCGGATAGTTCTAAAGCAGATTGTTCTATAGCATTCTCTATAGATACTCCTTTATACTTATCATTCTTAAGATTATAAGCTGCCCCAATGAAGTAACAGTTATCTATCTTACATCCCTTAGGTCTATTAGACAATAGAGATATAATCTCAGAATCTCTTTGTACATCTTTAGCTTGCTCATGTAACTGAACTACTAACTCACTTTGCTTCTTTATCTCTACTTCTAACTTGATGTAGTCTGACTTAGAGAAACTAAGTATATCATTCATCATACCATCTGTCAAATCTATGTAGAGGTTATCTACTATGAGTCTAATGATACTCTGAATACATTCAAAGGTAAGTTGTAACTCTTCCTTAGAAGTATTGTCTGGATCTATAACTCCTATATCTTTCAGTACAGATTCTTCTACTTCTATCTTACTTCTAAGATTCTTTATAGCAGGAAGTAATGTAGGATCTACTCCTTTACTAAGGTTATCTATCTTAAGTTGCTTAGAGTTAATCTCTGATACTAGAGATTCTCTCTTATCAATAAAGCTAACCTTCTTTCTATTAGAGTCTTCCATATTCTGCTCATGTGTTTCAATAAGAGAACTTCTATCTTGTACGAAAGATAATACTGACTCTAAGGTGTTCTCTACACTTATACTACTACATAATTTAGAGAACTCTTTATAACTACTATCTACTCTACTCTGTAGATCCTTTACTGTCTTCTCTGCTTCTTCATATTGAGTTTGCATGGTGCCGTTAGGATCATTCATAGACAGTACTGTTTGTGATTCTACTATAGCATTCTTTAAAGATTCCATGGTAGAACTAATCTGTGTCTTTCTAGTCTCTAATGCTGATAGAGTACTTCTTAAGTTGTCTTCATCTCCTATATTCTGAATCTTAGTATGTAGATTACTTACATAAGACTTAAAGATAGAAGACTTCTTATTAAGATTCTTATAGATAGCATTATAAGTCTCAAGACTCTCTACTATATAAGCCATAAACTTCTTTCTTTCTGCTGGAGACTTATCTGCTAAACCTCTATCGTCACTAGATAACCTAGACAAAGTAACGAAGTTTGAATCTAAGTCAAACTCCTGAAAGATAATCTCTTTATAAGAACTAATGTTTCCATTAGGATTCAATTCAATGCCATTCTTTATGATAGTAGCTTTTGATATTCCTCTAGCTGTTCCTTTAGTAGGAGCAGAAGTTAGAACAATATCGTAGATATTGTTATCATCAACTAGTTGTAATACCTTCTCTGCTTTAACTCCAGGTATGAAGTTTTCAGAACTATCTGGAAGTATAGACATTGCTTTAAGTAAAGTACTCTTACCACAACCATTGATTCCAGATATCACTGTAATTCTATGTCTAGATTTAGACAAGTCGATTTCAAGTTCATTTAAGCCTAACCCATTATATATACCGATGTAGCCCTTAATTTTGATATATGTAAATCTCATCGTTCTAATCGCTCCTATTTTCATTATATTAATGTCAGTACTATGGTAAGAATTAACTATTAGTTCAACTTATTTAACTCTTCTTCAATGAAGTCTATAAATTCATCTATACAGTTCTTAGATACAGCAATTGGTACACTAAGATCAATAGCTCCATTATCTGTAGAGGAAGTCCAATTGATGAAGTACTCTCTACCGCATCTTCTACATCTCATCTTGTATATAGGATAGAACGGTTTAGGATTAGTATTTATATTATCCATCTTATCTATAGGCACTAAAGTATTACTTCCACACGCTACGCATGTCTTATTACCGAAGTAAACCGGATAGTTATAATCTCTCATAAAAAATAAACCTCCAAGACTAAAAAGTGAACTAGGGATTATACCCTAGTTCACCATTGAGTTAAGTTTATTTTACGTTCTCCCCATGTTCTTCCATGAATATCTCACTAAGATAATACCACAATTCATAGTCACCGTTCTCAAGTTTATCAATGATCTCATCAATATATCCCATTATATCATTTACATGGGGTACGCCAGTTACATCATCGATATACTTCTCACATACTCGAAGTAATATACCAGGAACAAAATACTCCTGCAGATGAAGATCATTGATTGTGGACTTTACAAACATTGAAGCAATGAGAATACGGAAATCAGCTAATCCATTTCTATACTCATTACTAGTCATTTTTATATCTCCTTTTAAGAGATTATGAGTTACATCCATTGCTAATTCATACAAAGCTCTCACTGTTCTAGTAAGATCTTTTACTTCAAGAACTTCTTTCTCAATGAAGATAATGATATTGTTCTTATCTTCAAAGTAAATACATGGATCTGCAACACTTTCTCCCTTATCGTTCTTTTCACTCTCTACCACGATAACAACAAGCTTCTTAGCCTTGACAGTGCTGAAAGAATCTCTAACGTAAGAGAAAGACTCTTCAACACTAAGTGATGTTTCGTATACAGAATCTAACTCCTTGTATTTCTGATATGAGTTATAAATGTGCCATGCCTTACCATTGTTGATACGATCCACTCTACATCTGTTAAGGATAAGCTTAAGATTCTTATCAATATTATCCTCACCATAAGTGTATAAGCAGACTAATCTATAGATCCAGTCTAACACTTTAGTTTCAATATGCTTAATCAATTTTAATTCCCCCTCTTTGCTTCTGCGTATGGTGCAGTATAATTCATCTTGGTGTTATATCCCTCTGCTACTATCTTCGCATCGGGATATTCGTTCATAAAGTGCTTTGAGGTAGACATGAAAGCATAATTTTTCTTAACTCCATTGACTACCACTGTTCCTAATACAAATCTACGTCCAATACTGGACTCGATCTTGTTCTTCTTGGAAATGTATTCCTCTGAATACATGAAATAAACATATCTTGAAGTATCCATTTGATTTTACTCCTCATCTTTTCTTATAGTAAAGAGAGACTTTATAGCACGAGTCTCTTGCGGCTTATTTTGCTCTGCAAGTGATGTGTAATCCATATGCGGATCTTTTAGATTATAGATTGGACATTGAGGTTTATCTAACTCAAGACACTCCTCAATGATCTTATTTCTATTAAGATCTGGATCAACCTCTGGAAACTGTTGTCCATCAACAAATGGACTCTGAGCGTTTCCTCTGTGCTTATATTGCTCCTGCAGGTAACCATACTGTTCCTCCCAATTGTCTGGCTCCTGATATTGACTAAAGAACCCACCATCGTAGAGTTTAGTCATTGGACAAATCATACCAGACATTCCCGGATCAGATGTAGAAGAAACATCAAGATCAAGGATACCAATATGACTTGGATCTACATAACGATATACTGGCTGAATGGCTGAACCATCTTCACCAAGTCCTGCTATACCCTTATAAGTAAACTTAAGGGCTGTTGTAGCATCGTTATCGTTAACCATATCTACATAATCAACTAAGTTGTTCATACACATTATAGACTTGATTACATACATAGGATTTGTGTATATAGCTCTTTCAACACCTTTCAACGTAACCTTCTTACCATTGTCAGATATTCTATGAATACCAGTAGAAAGTTTAGTTGCATAAGTACGAGCTATATACTCAGCTATACATCTCTTCTTCGTTGTTACATCTACATTGTCTTTAGCTCTAAGAGATGGAAATTCTCTCATAAGCCATCTCAGAAGCTTATATACATTATTCTTCTTATCTTCTGGAAGATGTAATTGCTCCTGAGTAATCTGATCGTAGATAGACTCTATAGAGTCAAGTATAAATAACCCTTTCTCTACAGTAGCATTCTTGAAAGTCATTCCAAGATTCTTTAACCAGAATCGCTGATTGAATAGATCATTGATTGTGGTTTCCTTACCAATAGCATCATAGATAGTCACTAAGAATGACTGTGTTATTGGATCAGGATCATCTGTTGGCATTGCTACATACAAGTCATGTCTCTTATAACAACTCCATCCTTCCTGAGTAATAGGTACTTGAGACACAAGTACGTTATGGATATTCAGGAATTCTGTGGTGTACTGTAACCCATATGCCGCCAGAATGTAATACATACAGTTGAGATGGTTATTGAAGATAATGGAAGTATAGATAATATTCCTATCTTTTCTTCCAGTATTGATATCTGTCATATCTCTAAACATTCTGAACACTTTTGGGTTGTGGAACATAGTCTTTTGCGTAACAGAATCTGTCTTACTGTTATTAGCCGTACTGTTGTTATAGGTAGAACCATCAACAATCTGGCTAGTAGCATTATAATAGTTTCCGTTGAGATAGAAGTAATACTTCTTAACAAATCTTGGTAACGCAATGAGTACTTGGAGAATCTTCTCTGGATTCACTACGTCTACCATCTTACCATCTATCTTTTGTTTCTCAGTACCATTATGTCTAATGAAGTATCTTACCTCAAGAAGCATAATATCTGAGTCTTTGATATTGATGAGGTCATATAAGTTATCACCTCTATCACCTTCTTTACGACGGTTCTCTTCGTGATCTCTTAATGTATTATAGACCTCTTCATAGTTCTCTATTGATCTAATAGATAACACTTTGAGAGTGAAGTACTTATCTCTTTCACAAGAGTAAATAACCTTAGATACAGCATCTATGATATCCTGATTGTTGCGTTCAAACAACTCAGGATTGAACTGCTCTCTGTGTTGATCATTATAGCCTCTCATAAATTCAGCCTGTGTTAAATTCATTAGAGGTTCCCTCCTTCCTTAGTTGTAATATATTATTACTAATAGTAAAGAAAGTTTTAATTATCTTCTTCTGAACCACCTCCAACTAAGTCTATTACTATCTTACGACCGATTGGATTTGGTACATTACACTCACTATCCTCAATAATGAGTTGGGCTTTGATATCGAGATTCTGACACATTCTGTTAAACATAAACAATGTCATATCATCTCTCTTGAACTGTCGCTTATCATTAGGGAAGTTATCCCCAAAACGATCAGCATACTTATCCAAATCAATGTTCTTTGCTATCACAGCTTCTTTTAATCCTCTCATAATAGGAGAATCCTTATCTGTGATAATAGGAGTAAAGATGCTATCCGGAGATGTGAGAATTTCTCTCTCCATATCCTTAAGAAGATCCATCTTCTTTGTTAACTCTCCTATATTGTCTACATCAGAAAGATCAATTACCTGACCAGTATAATCTTCTTCGTTCTCTTCTGTTGGCAGAACGAACCTATTGATTACTCCGCAATCATACACTCCAGGTCTATCAGGAGTATATGAAGAATTTCGATGTGGAAGAACATAGTTCTTTCCATCGTGCTCGAATTCTACGCCAGTACTTGTATTGGCGTATAACTCAGGATGCTTTGTATACTCATCATAAGAAGCTACTGCAAGCATCCTATTTTCTACCTTAGCCTTCTTCATTTCCATATTGGTTTCTCACTTCCTTCTAAAAATAAATGGAAGGATGACATTACATCATCCTTCCATTAAGGTTTTAAGTAGCATTGTTAGAGATATGGACTATACCTCTACATCGGCATCACTCTTGATAATAGCCTTTGTCTCGCCGATCACTTCGATAGCCATGTCTACCTCACCGTTACTGTTGACCTCAGCTCTCGCCTGGAATACTCCATCGAGTTCAACACCAACTTCTTCGCCCGGCTTTGCATTGTCTGCCAGCCACTGCTTGATCTGCTTCATCAGGAAGTTACCACAATCCACCATAGCTGACGGGCTCTTGAATCCCATTACGAACTTCTGACCTGCAATTGTCCGGAAATAAACCTGGAAATCTGTATCTTTCAATCTGATAATACGAGCATTCTCCGGAATATCTTCCTTGTAGAATGTCCATACATAGTTCCAATGTCCAGGAGCATTGGAATCTTCCTCTGCCGGAATGAAGCGTACGATTGCCGCTACACTCATCTCCATATTCGGCTCCTCGAATACGAAAGCCGTCGGAATCTCTTTGCTTTTCACATCTCTTAATGCTGTTGAAACACCGGTAAAGAAGACGTCTGCCATCTTGTCTGTAACCGCTGCTCCGAGATCAAATCCTTTCACATCATACAGTCCTCTTGAATAGAGTTCCGGAATCGATGTTTCCATAAGTTTTAACATTGCCATTTCTAATGACCCTCCTTAAATTAATTGATAAACTTTTTATGCTTATCGTCAATATAATATATTACCTACTGACGATTTAGCCCAAGATAGTATTGAGGATTGTTCATGAAATCTTGTATTGATACAATGATTCCTGCATCAGGCATCCTCTTTGTTTTGGTACTTGTATATCCCTCATATGGGACAAGCAAGATATCAGTTTGTTTAGTAACAGATGCATTTGAGTTTGCATCGTGTCCTTCATTACATAGTTGTTTCTCTAGCTGTAAGTTTCTACAGCCAGTGAATCGTATCTGTTTACCAGTTACTGGGTACATTGAATCCTTTACATTAGGCATATTGTCTATGATGTATCGAATATCGTCGATAAAACCATCCATCTCTAAGGTCACACATTCAGAGGTGATTGGTCCAATGCCTTTAAACTTGTTAGACAATACGGCATAGAAGTTGTCTACATCGTAGTCATACAGTTCAATCAAATTCTTTAGAGTGATTTGACTAAAGATAATTTGCCACTTCTTAGCTCCTACGTTAGTGAATCCTAAAGAACCTATGATTTGATAATCATAAATTGGTTCGGTTTTCAATCTATCCATTATCTCTAAGAAGTTACTAGCGTTTCCTTCTCCTATTCTAGGTGCAAGATATTCTCTATCAAGATTCATAAGATCTCTAAGATTATAAACACCTATTGCTTCAATCATTGACTTACCAAATCCCTTAAGATTGAGCTTAGAGAGCATATTTACTGTTCTCCCCACTAATCTAGCGGGACATTCAAGATTTTCGCATTTTAGAGTTTTTCCGGATTCTGAGACTACCAGTTTAGACCCGCATACAGGGCATATTTCTGGTGGAAGTATAACAGGATTCGGATTATTTCTGTTATATTCACAGTCTGGCTTTGTTACATATGGCATCACATCATTTACATAAGTGACGTCTATATGATCTCCGTACTTTAAAGACAACTCTTGGAATCTAGCTAAACTAGCTCCAGAGCATTTGGTATGAATAGTTCCATAGAACTCCACTGGATCATAATGGATTATAGGAATTATTGTACCTGTCTGTCCTACTTCATAGGTATAACCTCTGAATGTAGTAGTCTTACATAACGGATCGAACTTGACAGCCATGCTATACTTGTTGATATAGTTTACTCTGCCAAGTCTTTCACATATATCCGGATCTAAATATGACACTACAATTCCATCATACATAAAATCCAGATATTCTCTTGCAGCTTTTGCTTCTTCCTGAAACTTCTTAATCTGGTACAAGCATTCTACATAGTTACCACGTATAACGCAATATCTCAAGGGCTCTCCATTAGACCTATAAAACTCATTGGTGAAATTGATCTCATCAATTCTATTCTGAATCTCTGGTACATCATTTCTATCAACAGCAAGTGGTACTAATGTGATATAGTCTCTATAGAGATATGCATCTCCAGCACCAAACAAACCAATTATAGCCGTTCTACAATTAGCATAGGTAGTATTCCTAGCTATATTGAATTGAGCTAGTGCTGTTCTTGTCATAATTGCTTCAAACTTAACACCTATCGGATTAGCATTCTCTCTACTCTTAGCATGTTTAAAGAGATAACCATACAAGATAGGTGATATATCTGCTGCTACTCCAATACCAGTATCTCCTCTAGTACGAGCTGACTCTACAATATTGGTACAATCTGCTTCTACAGATAGTCCATCGTATTTCAACTCTAATACCATTTCAAGTCTCTGATTTGGTGTAATGATCCCAGCCTTAATATGCTCCTGAAAGAAATCTCTCTCAAGAATCTTAACGTTAGGATCTTCTGCTACTCCCATATTTACAGCATCTACCATCAATACAAACTTGGACTTATCTAAAGTTCCAACTAAGCTTGGATGGTTATGCTCTGTAGTATGAGTTCTTTTACTGATAGTCTGGTTACCAAATACTACTGGACATTGATTTGTATCTTCAAAGTTCAGTATTGGTAAACCATCTCTCATTATATTAGCCCTGATGTGTTGCACTATTGGATCATCAGATTCTTTTCTCTTCTCCAGAAACACAATAGGGCATACTGGTTCTTTCCTATCAAAGTCTTTTGGTATGGTAGATCTAAAATCTACTACTGCAGACCCAACTTGAAAGTGTGGATCAAATACCTTATACTTCTCTAAGAGTAAATCATATACTCCGTCTTCAATCGGAAGCACCTCCATATCTGTTCTATTATACAATAGATTACAGATCATGATGATATACTTCAGACATTCAACACAGTCATCATTCATCTCTTCTTTCTCTAGCCAATACAATCTCATAGCTATTTGATTCAAAGCACAGATGTTTGCATCGGTCAATACACTAGGATCTCCTCTTAAGAGATACTCATAAAAAGTATCCCTTATAAAGGACAGATCTAACTTGATTTGTTCCATTATCTTCCTCCCATGAACTCTTCCATAGTAATCATGTTGTTCGAAATCTCAAGTTCACCTTTATTAAAGTTTACTCCAAGATTTCCGTTACTAGCATAATAGTTTCTGTTTGAACGATCTATTAAGATAGTCGGACTCAATACAGAACCATAGAAGTTCACAAGAACATCTGTCTGCATTGAGGTAGGCTCATCATTGTCGTCATACATCAACTCGTATCTGTTCAATGCCGGATATTCATCTCTGTCTATCCTATCAATACAGAACAGACATCTCTTTCCGTAAACCCAGCACTCCTGAAACTTATGAGTATTGTTCCAAGGCTTAAACTGCTTAACTTTCTTAAGCAATGTCTCTGGATGACCATCAAAGCATATAGCTCTATCATCTATATAGGCTACTGCTGGTGGCTTATCACTTGTGATATCATCTACAGTGATATTATACTTATCAAGATAATCCTTGACAGCTCTTACTCCTTCCGGTGTAGAACAACGTGTAGACTGAACTATCACGTTATATCCTTCTCTTCTAATGGACTCTATTGCTAATCCAATTCCATTAACAGGTGGATCAGGAATAATGGTAACTCCTAACCACCCACTGGTGTAACTGTGGATCACTCCATCAAAATCAAATACTACATTCTTGCTCATTTCATTGTCCTCCTTTGATATATAAAAAGAGAAGACCTATTAAAGGTCTTCTCCTTCTTTTAGTTTGTTCATAGTATCATAGCTTCTTGGTTCATAATAGATAGCCGGTTCGACTTTCTTCTTATTTCTAAGTCTCTTCTCTGCTATTCTCTGTCTTTCCTGGAAGTCTTTCTCGAAGTCAAAACCAGGTTCTGCATTAAAGAAGATCGGTTCTTCTACTGGCGGCTTATACATAGTAACTGGACATTCTACTATAGCCGGTTGTATCTTCTTCTTTACCTTAAGGAACTTTAACCTCTTTCCTATAGTCTTGAGATATGTGATAGCTATCTCAGCCATACGATTCTTAGAATCAGAATCTAACTTAATATCTACCTTAAATGGTTCGCCAGTATACATCTGTTCTGTCAGTCGTCTTCCATGTGGTGAAAGAGAATGGACAAGCATATTAGCTACTACGTGTTCTGAACCAATATGGTTAAGGTCGTTGGATTCCATATTGCCAAATCTAATAGGAGTATTAGAATGTAGCTCTTTATACTCTCTATTAGCTTTAGACTTAGTGTTCTCATTTCTGATATTTGTAGCGGACAAGTTTGTTGCGCTAAATTTCTCTTCTGCAAACTGCTTAAGTCTAAACATATACTGCTTTCCTACAACGATTCTTCTTCTAGTAGGAACGTATCTGACTTTACCATCAGAGCCAACCATCGGAACTTTGATCTCCGTCTGTTCAATGAATGGGAACTGTTTATAGATATCAGCTAATCTATCAATATCCATAGATTCTGTTGCCGGTTTGATAGACAGATGAATGCATCCATCTCTCATTAAGTTTTCTAAGTATAGGATTCTATTCTCCTCACTTAAATTCATGAGGTAATCCCTCATAGCATTACCTAATTCAGCAGATACTAAAGTTGCATACTTCAATATCAACTCTATTGCTTCATTAGGGTTTACATTGCTCTTCTTTATATACTTGATTATCTCACAACCAATGTGTGTAAGAGATAACTCAAATAGCTGACCAGGATTCTCTCTATTATACATAGTAGAAGAATTCATAATAACGTCAACATATTCTCCATCTCCAAACGTTGGCATAAACTTCTGAGGAATGATTCTTGATATAACACCTTTGCCACCGAAACGGTTAGATGTCTTATCTCCAATCTCAAGTTCTTTCTCTTCAAGTACTACAACCTCTACAATAAGGAAAGAGAATAATCTCTTCTCCATATACTGATCTTTGTTGCATACTCTCTTTGCATTAGCAAACAACTTCTGTAACTCATAAGTCATTTCATAACCCTGAGCTGCATAAGGTGTTATTGTTGTAACTATTTCAGCGGACATACGCTGAAGTTCGTTATAATACATCTTAAACTGAGCATAATATAACCCATCAAGATTCTCTGGATTATTACAATAGATATTGATATCTATTACTCTTCCATGAAGTGTATACTTCTCGTCAGAAAGCATAAGTTCTTTCAGTCTCTGAGTAGACTGCATGAACAATGCTTCATCCTTCTTTTCCTTTCTCAATCCGATTAGGATAGCATCATTGATTTCCTCACCTATATCTGGAATAGACTTATACATCTTATCATTTCCATATAGGTTAAGAGGAATGTCATTCTCATTGATTGTTATTGTTACAGGTTTGATAAGAGGAGCTGTTAACTTACTAGCTGCTACATCACTAAAGAGGACACTATCCTCCATATTGTCGTCTAAAGCCATGTAAGCCACATTGAAGTTTACTCCATCTTTTCTATTGTTATATTCATCAAACGCCAGAGACTTCTGCACAACTGCTCCGTTTGGTATCATAGACCCTGGCTGTAAAGAATCAAGATACTCATTATTATACAAGTATCCATAACCTTCTGTTATATGATGATATGAAATTCTCTCTACTACATCAAGCTTATTATTCACCATATCCTGAATGATGAGATAATAATGATGATTAGGGGAGAATGAAAACTTCGAAATCTTTGCTATGACTCTATAATCAGAGTCAGCGGCTGTGATAGACGAAGAGTAATCTCCGAATCTATTTTCATAGCCAGTTTCTACTATAGCTTTTTCTCCATGCATTAATGGAAATACATGGTCTCTATGAGTACCATGCATAATCTTTCGTGCTCCAGCATTTGTGTTAGTAAACGGCTGGAGTAGGTTTTTGCCGAACATTTGCTCCATTGAAGACAACTTCTCTGAAGCTTCATTAACCTTATCTGTAAACTTAAGATTAGCCATTGCTTTTACCTCCTTATACTTACAAAATTGGAAGAGAAACATAATGTTCTCTTCCAACCTTATAATATATTCTTCTCCTGCAATTTAAGCGGCTGAGTATCCAAGTATCAAATCATTGATATTGAACTTAGGTTGCTCACCTTCCTCATATCTCTCTACCTTCATATCTGATAAGAATGTTTTAAGGACATCATAACACTCTTTAGCAAATACCTGTTGTACTTCTGGATTAGTAGCAAGTACTTCCTTGAAGTTCTTCTGCGCAAACTTTACATTAGGCAATGCGTTCAGATACATATAAGAACCGGCTCCTCCTGTTCTACCCTCTTCCTTAAGAAGATAGTACAGAGACAGTTCATTATCGAATCTACCCTCTGTCTTATTGAAGATAAGAGGAACAGCTTTCTTGGTCTTGTTTGATCTTGACTTAACGATTGAAGCCATAACAACGGAACCATCAATACCGAATCCTTCTGTCTCTTTAAGAGTCTTTGTATCATCAAGGCGGAACATGTTGTTTGCAAGATATACTGCTGCTCTACCTCCCGGCAATCTCTCACCCTCTTTTAATCCTGCTACAGGAGCCTGTTTTCTCTGATAAGGATTAAGCTGGATATCATCAAGGATATGATTGATACTGAACAACATGATGTTAGCCTCTTTAAGAAGCTGACAAATCTTCTTTACAAGTTGGGTATTCATCTTAGCAATAGCCGCTGCTCCCATACCAGCATTGATCTCATCCTCTGTTGCAATATCTTCCGGCATAAGCATTGGAAGAGAATCAATAACGTATGTAGTAGGCTGTAACTTGAAGATTCTTTTGCCATCTGTATCATATAACCCAGTGTCGTACTCAAACTCATCTTTATTCTCAATCTTAAGATCATGAATAAGCTTAATACGCTTATAGACGTTCTCTGTAGTGATACCGGTGTTACGCATATCTACACGATCTGCAAACTCTTCCTTAGGAAATCCAATAAGAACTTCTTTCCTGTACTGAGGTAAAGAGCCTTCAATATCATCAATGAACAACTTCCCTCTAGGATATGGTCTGATGATATTAGCGGCAGTCTGCATAATTAATGTAGACTTACCACAACCAGATCTTCCAATGAAAGTATTAGCAGAACCATCAATGATTCCGATACTGTTATAACTTGTATGGATCTCTTCTGTCTCTACATGAATGACACAACCATTCAGAAAGTCAAGAGAAAGAAAACCTGTAGGATATCCTACATCAAACTCTGCTGTAGTATTGATACCAGCAACTTTCATTTTCTTAATTTGAGATCTGAATGAATCCATTAACTTAAATCCGCTAGACACTCTTCATGCCACCTCCTAAGTCGATTCCACGATAAACCTTTCCACCTTTGATGTTTCCGACTGCGTGCTGAAAATTAGTACACTCAACATTGACGTTTACAATAGGAGTGCTACCTTCTGCAACACTCTCAATAGCTTTTAATAAGCTCTGAACCTTTGAATCATACTTACAAACGTTCTTGTGAGAGCATGTCTCACAATTGTCATTCATACTAACACTAGCCATATTAGTGATCTCCTTTCTCATAGTTATTAAATACCTGTTCTAGACATAGTAAACAAGAAATAAAGCCTATTTAGGTGCTTAGAGGTGTACCGTAAAGTACACCCCCTTAAACTTCTAACTAACCTATTCCTTTTAAAATATCTGTTCTCACAATCAAGTTTGACTTGAGATTGATCATCTTTGTACCCTTCATGACAGATGATCCTAAAGGAACTTCTGATACATGAATTTCCTGAACACCATCTGTTGTTACTACTCTAATTATGTCGTTATCATTAACTCCATAGATAGAGAAGATAGAATCAGATGAGTCTAACTTGATTACGGATGTCCCGGACTTAGCTCTTTCTGATGATACTAATCCTTCAGATCTAAACCGATTGATCTTACCATTACGTGTAATGACTATGATATTGTTTGCATCAGGATATATCACAGATAAACCTTCAATATCATCCTTTACATTCATAGCCTTACTACCAGCAGCATTTCTTTTAAACAATGGTAAGCTCTTAGTAGGACATCTTAACGCCTTATGACCTGAATAGATGATTACATCTAAGTCTACTGGAACTAATGCTACATCAGCAATCTCATCGTCGTCAAGAACCTTAGAGTACATAAGTCCTGAAACATTTACATTCAAGAAGTCTTCAATATCAAGCTTCTTGATAGAGTTCTTCTTAGACACTACCGTAAGATAATGCTTTCTGTTTCCCTCTGCAATCTTCTTTAACACTGGCTCATAGATTACTGATATGATATCAGAAGTAAGATTCTTCTGCAATACTCTTATATCAGTACCAGATCCAGCCTTATCAGTTACGGGAATCTTATATACAGGCAACTTGAATACCTTACCTTTGTTATCAAAGATAAGAAGACTCTCCGCGTTATCTACTCTAAGTATAAACTTAGGATTGTCTTTCTTTACAACTCCTACTTTATCCGTATCCGGAATCTTTCTTACATAATTACCTTCTGTGATAACCACCTTGAATGTTCCTCTAGGGATATTGTTATCGTCTGTTGCCTTTATTACTCTACATAATCTAGGAGAACCATACTTGTTAGCAATAGCCTCAAGTTCTTTATCTATTTCATTCATGATAATAGTAGAACTCTGATCAGTTACTGCTTCCTCATAATACTTCTGGTTCTTAACAAGTTCTGCAAGTTCTTCTTTGTACTTATTCAGATAAGCTTTAGACAACTTTCTGATATCTGTACCAAGTATGAACTTAGCCTGCAAGTCAGTCAGATCTACTTTCTTAATCAGATACTCAACCACATAATCGTCTTCTATATGAGTCTGCTTTCTAACCATATTGATTACGTTATCAATCTCGCCAGATTCCAGTAACTTAATATAAGCGATAAGCTGGTGATATCTAGTTAGAGAGACCTGTAACTTATTGCAGTACAAACGAAACTTAGTAGTAGCTCTTAACTTTAAGAACTCCTTTACATATTCTGTATAGGACATTCTTTTAGGATTCACTCCATGAACTACCATGAAGTTTACAGATACTGTATCCTGCACCTGAGTTTTAGCATACAATACCTCTTTTACATATCCCGGATCAGAACCTTTCCTAAGCTGGATAATGATCTCTACATTACCATTTGCTGAAGCATCGGAGATATCTTTAATCATTGGCAACTGTTTCTTCTCAATCATCTCAAGAAGTTTCTTTACAATGACATCAGTTGTTACTCTATCCGGTAATGAACGTACTATAAGTGCAGGATCACCTTTGAACTCAGTAACTTCTACAATACCTCTTACCTTATAACTACCACTACCAGTTCTAGAGATTTCTCTAAAGTCTGTTTCAATGATATTACAAGGTAAGCAGTGGTCTGGAACAAGAACCACCTCGTGGTCAGGGTCTTTTATAACTGCTCTAACCTCATTAACTACTTCTATCAGATTATGAGGTGGGATATTAACAGCCATTCCAACACCAATACCAAAACTTCCATTAATAAGAAGTAAAGGTACTTTAACTGGTAAGAACTCTGGTTCTACTGTCTTTCTATCATAGTTTGGAATCCAATCTACAATATTCTCATGCTCCTTAAGATCTCCAATAACACACTCCATACCAAACTCAGATAATCCGGCTTCAGTGTATCGCATAGCCGCAGGACCATCACCCATTATAGTACCCCAGTTACCTTTAGGAGCTATCAACGGCATCTTGCATTTGAACCAGTTAGCCAAAGGTTCCATAGTTCCATAGATAGAACTATTATGAATACAAGCCATCGGAAACATGGAACTATCTGTATTTCCAATTGGTATCAGCATATTCTCTGGACCAACTACTGTGAAGTCATACATTGGCTCATTATCAGTTGGCTCAATCCAGACTTTAGCAATAATGGGTTTGAGTTTATAGAAGCAATTCATATAATACCCAAACAGAGCCATTTCAACAGGCTCTTCGTCTTCGTTTGATATATAATTTTCCCGATTGATCTTCTGCCCTTTCAACACAATCCGATCAAATACTTCAAACATATGATTCATCTGAGGGCTGCAATTATCTGATTCAACCAATCCAATCATATTTGAGTTCATAGCTATCAGCTTTCTCATTGCAACCATTCCAGGCTTAATATCCTTAGCCTGAAGATAACTTTTATCGTGCATCATAATCGGATGATTAGATGTACAAACTATCTCACCTCCATTAGAGAATACGATATGATATTTCTCATTCGTATACTGTCCTATACGGAAATCGGAAGCTACAGCTTTGATCACATTTCCGCTAGATGGATCAACAGATAATATCTCAAGAGATTCTACATGATTTTCATATAACTCTCCAATAGTATACGTCTTTCCATCAAGTCCAAGCAATAACGTATTCGCCTGATTGCACTCACCATGTCCATGGAATAGTTTCATAGTGTCTCCTACTATTGCAGAAGACTTAATTCTTTTACCAAATGATGTCGCATGTTGCTTATACATGTCATATATCACTCGTCTTTGTACAGGTTTTAATGCATCCCTGTCCTCCGGTAAAGATCTTCTTCTATCTACGATAATAGAATACTTTACCATGTCCTGTTCATAACTGTCTAATACATCGTGCTCTAAAATTCTACTAGTCTCTTCTTTGTTTGATGTATCTTCTGCTTTAGGCTGTTTCTTACCTACCATAATACATACCCCTTCCTGACAGATCATATACTGGACATATAATCTCTGTCTTAGATTCTTTTATCACACTGAAATGTGGTATGATGTTTGCTTCTTCATTATATCTAGGCTGTTCCTTCTTCTTAATGAATGCATGTATATTACGTGGAGCCATATCACATTGATATGTCTTTCTAGGATAACCAGGATATTGATAATTGTTGGACTTAGCTAACTCCATTAATTCAAATGGAGTTACTCTAACTCTTTCATTATTATCATTAGAAAGCTCAAACGTTTGTAACCCATCAGATTGCCTAGTTGATATAGGCTTGATGAGAATACCTGTAGGATACTTCTTCCAATGCTTCATACTTCTGATGTAATAATCATTGGATATCTCGTATCCATTAAACCCAGGTATATAATACCAGACGCGCTCGTTATCTATTCCAAGCGCGTCCTTAACTTCGATGAATTTACTCATTACTCTTAAATTCACCTCCTAGTCTAATAGATCTTGTCTATTGACTTCTCCGACGAGATTTAGTAACTTAGACAAATCTGTTTCATAGTCTCTTATTGCCTCAATCTCCTCTTTAGCATCTTCAAGAGTATACCGTACTAAAGTACGATTAGTGAACGGACTCATAGTAGATTCAATGATCTCCTCTACGTCCATTTCACCTAAGCCCTTATAACGCTGTAAACTGTTCGGTGTACACTTCTCATACTCTTTCATTACTTCATATAATGAAGCCTCCTTACCATCCATATTATAGCAAGTAGACTCATTCTTACTAATGATATTAAGTATAAGAGAACAATCATTGATCAGCTTATCAGTGATGAATAACTCATAAGACTGATCTATAGTACCTTCTACAACATATACTCCATTTCTCTTAGAGACATCCATAAATCTATAGTTAGACTTAATCTCTTTCTTAAGAGAAGATATAGATTGCTTGTTGTAGTAGTTCAATAACACCATCTCAAGCAATGCCGGATTCATAGCATATGTCTTAGAGATTCTCTCCAACTCATATACATAATCCACATTCGTTAAGAATAGAACAGTAAGTTCTTTCCCAGTAAGTTTACTTCCTCCTTTACCAGCTCTTGTGATAGCATGATTCTGAGTAAAGTACTTCTGGATGTATCTCGTGATGTCTACCTGATCTGTAAAGTAGGTAGTTTTCTTTCCAGTGGCTACTGAATATAATGGTGGAACTGCTTTATATACCTTACCTGCTTCTATAAGCTGAGGCATATACAACAGAAAGAACCTAAGCAATAACGCATTAATATGCGCACCCGTATTAGTCCATTGTTTCCAATGGTACTGACTATATTTTACTATCTATAATAGATAGAATGCTCTTTCCAGCTACGTACTAATAGTAGCCGTACTCCTCCTCACGAGGATAGTCGATACAGGGTTTATAAGTATTACTACTTATATTTCCCACGGTAGTACCAAGCTAACCATATCTTAGATATGGTCCTTAGGCTTTCTTAGAGAGCTACTTCGTCTATGGTCTATTGGATGTATATCTCCTCTCGGCTTCATACATCAGTCTTATTCAACTCTTACCGTTAGCCATTATAATATAATGACCCGCCTAGTTAAGCGAAAAGCATTTTCGGACAGTATTGTCTATCCACATCCGCATCAGCCATGAATATGACTTTCTCATATTTCACGTCTTTATACGGATCAAACTTTCTTGTATATTCTTTTCCACCAAGCAAGATGTTTATGATAGCTTGTACCTCTGCATTAGCCATGAACTCTTTATAAGATTTCTGGAATGCATTAGGCATTTTACCTCTGATTGGGAATACACCTTGCCTATATTTGTCTCTTCCGTTCTTAGCCATACCACCAGCGGAATCTCCTTCTACTATAAGTAGTTCAAGATGTTCCTTTCCTAATGGCTTAGCATACTTATCTGGTAAACCAGATAATACACTTGCTTTATATTTAGTAGCAATCTTCTGCTTACTAGCTTCAGTCTTCTGTCTAACTTCAGCTACTTCCTTAAAGAACTTAGCTAACTTAGCTAAATCTTGAGGATTAGATTTACTCCATTCATCAAGACCTTTCATTACGGTCTCTTTACAGAATGGAATCATATCTGGATTACTAAGCAACTCTTTAGACTGACCTACCATAATAGGCTCTAAGTGAGCTGCTCCAATCATAAGGTTTAAACCAGTCTTAATATCATTAGCATTAACTTTAAGCTTATCTTTAGACTTCTGATTTATGAGATAGATGTTGTTCATATATAGAGTGAACCATCTAGTGATTCCTTCGATAGTTCCATCTACATGAGTTCCACCTCTGGTAGGACAGAAGTTAGAGAAAGCGGTAACGCTTTCCATATCCATCAAACCAGTATTCTCATCTCCTATATCATAGCAGATAGCACACTCCAATCTATGTGTTCCATCGTCTGCCGTTATTACGATAGGCTTAGCAACAGGATGCTTAACCTTCATAATTATATTGGTCAGAATCCCATCAGTATTAGTGATAGACTCTGTAATCTTCTTACCATTGGAATCTACGGCAAAGAAATCCATATGACAACCAATAGGCGTCAATGACATGATATTCTTTACCAGTCTATATAAGGTTCTCCAATCTAAGTTAGTCTGATCCAGTATCTCTGTATCAGGACTAAATGTAATCCTAGAACCTTGCTTCTTTTCTTTATTAGGAATAACCTTAGGCTTATCATATAACGGATAACCCTTACGGAATTCCATCATTACTGCCTTACCGTCGTATCTATACGACTCTACCTTAAAGTACTCAGATAAAGCATTAACTACCTTAGCACCTATACCATGAAGTCCTGATGAATACTGAAACAGTTTCTTCTCAAAGTTCTTCGAGGTATGTTGAGTTGTAAGGATTCTTATAATCTGATCAAATGGAAAACCTAATCCATTATCCTCTACTACGAACTCTAAGGTTTGCTCATTATAATATAATGAGAACCAATCGCAGGGACTACCAGGATCTACCATCTGATCAATAGAGTTTTGAAATATCTCTCTGATGCAATTCAATATAGCATCTTCAGCAGCTCCGATATACATACCGGGTCGTTTACGTACAGCCGTTACAAAGTCTTTCAATGTAATAATATCATTGGCATAGTTATCAACGGCTGCTTTCATGCTTTCATTTAATGAAGCCATATATCACTGTACTTCCTTTCTATAGTTTTAATCATTGGATATGATCATTATTACCTTGTTTACACCTTTCGTTAAAGTTTATTTCATATCTCGATCAACTATATAGTTTATCATTTTATGAATGATTACTCAAGAGAAGAAAAAATCTTAGACAAGAGATAAAACGGGGTAGGAGATATTAACCTCCTACCCCATTATTATTTTGCCTGTTTTTGGATATGACTGTTACGCTTTAAGCTGTGTATTAACGGTTACTTCTTTACCGTCTGTTGTTGCAGTCGTTGGTGTCTGTACCGGTACACCTGCCTGCTGTGCTGCCATGTTCGGGTCCATTGGATACTGCATCTGCGGCTGTGGCTGACCATACTGGAAACCTACTGTCTGCGGATTGTAACCACCCATCATAGCAGGATTACCCATTGGAGCCTGCGCGCCTACCGGAGCGTTCATCGGCGGAACCTGTGTTCCGAATGCACCATAGTAACCGTTGTTCATAGGCTGCTGCTGAAATGGCTGCTGATACTGCGGCTGACCATACATCGGCGTACCACCGTTGAGAGCGCCGGAAAGCATGTTGAACAGATTCATCGTTCCCATATTCTGACCACGGTAGCCCCAAGCATTCACGTTCTCGTGCTTGCTGAAGTTACTTACAGCCAGCTTGAACAGATCCGGAACCTTCTCCAAAAGCGGAATAATCTGGAAGAACTCTCTTGATGCACTCACCGGCATATCGATGAAGAGCAGCTTGATCGTCTGCAGGATATCTGTGATCAACTTAACCGATTCCTTAACGTCTTCTTCTGTCATAGACGGATCTACCGGCTCAAATCTGTAGCCGCATACCTCGCAACGAACTGTTCCATCCGGGTCCTGCGTAAGCATATCTTTCATACCGTCAAGTGATCTGTGATTGCACAGACCTCTCAGTACTTCTGTTTCGGTCAAAGCCAGACTGAAGCGGTTCTCCTGCTTCATGAGGCGATTGTACTCCTCCTGAGTCAATGTACTTGTCTGCTTCTGCTGATACTGACCGTTCTGTGGGTTATACACTACCCCTCCATAAGTGTTGTTACCATTTGTGTCAAACATGATTCATTTTCCTCCTTATTTGATATTTTTAAAAATGTGATGATGTTTGATTACACCTCTATAATATATACCTAAGCTATATATTGCTCTGGCATATTATTACCGTACTGACGGGATTGGATTCGTAGGATTGATATTATCCTTCTCTTCCACATGTCTGCTATCCTGAATAGGATACAGACCAGACTGTGAAGCCGCTTTTGACAACCATTCTTTTACATCGTCCGGAATAGTCAATCCTGCTGCTTCAGCGATCTTTGTTGCTGTAACGTAGTCTGTCGGAACACATACACGTTCGATAACAGAATACTCCATGCACTCGATTGCAATAGGTCTGAAATCTTTAGGCTGTACCATATTGGGTACTCTAAAGAAATACAGCATCTCATTTGCGTCATCAAAGACGCATCTAGTGGAGTCGCTATTTACCTCGATCAAGTAACTATTGTTACAATACAAAGTAAATCTCTTAGCCCCACTTTTTTCGATGTCCGAAAGAACTTTCTTTAACTTTGCTGTTTCCATTTCAAGTCATAACTCCTTTCTTATATTTGATTTCTGTAGCTATACAAGACTGTTGACAGATCTGACAGATAACCAATATTATAGTTATCCATCTTAACCATCATCAGCTTGTTGCAGATAACACTATAAACGTACTCAAGGTTTGTATGTTTGCCCTTGAGCAACACTACTGAATTGTTACCAGGATGATTAAAGTCAAACTCAGTAAGAGCATACTTTAGTATGCTATTATTATTGAGTTCGTCCTGAGCAGCAATAAGTAAATTTTCAAAAAGCTTAGGGTCGGTAAAGTAATTACCATACTCAGTATAGTTGATCTTACCCTGTACCATTTCCCTAAAGATTCTTTGCTTTGCCGATCTCTGAATCTTCTCTGGTGTAAGCATTACAATAAAGTTTTCACCATACTGTCTGATCATCTGATCGAAAAAGTTTAGTTGATTTTTCTGTGCCATCTTTCCATTCTTCCTTTCCTTTTATTTAATCAAACGCCTCTTCCTCGAATTCCTCTATATAGAATCCATCATCTTCTACAATATCTCCATTCTTTAAGAAGTGGACAAACTGAGATACTGTCAATGCATCCTTAAGAGCTACATTCTCGGTTAATACGATAGACTTAGTTACATCCATCGTATAAGCATGTGATTTAATGTACTCATACGCCTGAGTACGACCTTCTAGAGCAACCCATTCATTGAATTCCTCATCAGATAAGTCGTATATCAATATGACGTATTGTCTTTGTTCAGGATCTTCAGGAGCTATTTCCCGAAGAGCCCTTCCATATTCTCTAATAAACACTGTCTTATTGATCTTATCAACAAAGATAGCATTATCAGAGTCAGTGATTAAATCCCAATCGTTTATTCTGTAGTGAATCATATTATCAATACAGAACTTACCATTGGCTGTTGTCTTTAATATGACAAACCTGTTAGGTGTATTAGGTGTCTCGTCTAAATTATAGATAGGGTTGACATGATAGTCCTGACCCTCACCTATAAAATAGACAGCCTGTTCTACCTTAGGCTTATCATTACCAAAGAAATCATTATTATTCTTCATAATCTTCATCCTTTCTTGCTTTATAATATATGCTCAATCCTCACTTTAACCAAATAGAGAATAGAACTGTTTAGACTTCTTAACGTAGATAAGATTTTGCTTAGCTCTAGTAATACCACTATAGTTTAACTGGTTCTGTACATTAGGTCTAATGAATTCTTCTATATACATTGGTGTATGATACTCGGCACCTTGGCATAAGTAAGTAGTAAGAGCATAAGCAAACTCAAATCTTTCTCCTACTTTATACTCAAGATTCTTCATAACCTTTCTTTCTTCATAAGAAGCAGTAAAGTACTTATAATCTACCTCTAATCCATCGAAGACAGAACCAGTTAGATCTGGTACAAAGTCCATATCAAACGTTTGTCCATTAAACCCTCCTACACCCGGTTGGTTAATTACTGTTCCAACGAGACCATTAGCGAGAGAGATATTATCTCTCTCTATTTGCCAGTTGTTATCTCTGCAAATAACTCTTTCACCATATGCAGGTAAACTTCTATAGATATGTTTTAAATTTGTTCTTATATATTGATTGAGTGTGTCTCTTGTGTAGTTAGTTCCACATATTATAGCCTGCGGTAGTGATAAGAGTCTATCATTAAGATCCTTATCTTCTATGACTAATACTCTATTGCCATACATACCACAATGAATTGGTAGACCTTGTCTAGCTCTATGAGCTATATACACTATAGGATTATCCTCTTCTTGTCTCATAAGAGTAGTAAGTCTATGTATGTCTTCTCCAGTAAGATAAGCAGGTTCTCCAACAACAGGTGGTAGTTGCTTATCATCTCCAGCTACTAACACCTTTCTATCAAATGAGTCTATTACTCTCCTCATTTCTTTAGGTGTCATATAAGCTTCATCTATGATAAACATTTTCACAGTGTCATTTATAGCATATCTTGGTTTAGGTCTAAAGATCTTATATACCTTAGGTCTATTAAATCTAGTATCAATAGATTCAAAACCAATTGGGTCACAAAGTTCTTCTATATACTCGTATAACGATGAGTGAATGCTTTTAGCATACTGGAATCCTTTCAGTCTCATTATTATAGCAGCTTGACCAGTGAACGCCATAGGCATATATTCGTTAGGAGACAAGTTAAGTCTCCTAACGATTTCATTCAAAACAACAGATTTACCAGTACCAGCTTCTCCGGCTATTTCAAAGGTTTGTTTGGAAGAGTATTTATACCAATCTACTGCTTCTTGAATAGTCTTCTCCTGATCTGGAGTAAAAATAAAGCTACTCATAGTTATCCCTCAGTATCAAAGTTTCTTAAGTCTACTTTCTCATCATATACAAGAAACATAGCATGGACAAACTTAAGACACTTGTTCTTGTAATACAATGTAGTTCTAGTAGACTGGTCTGCCATCTTGATAGTCATAGCAGTAAGTCTACTCTCCGGTATCTCTTCTGGATAGTGTGATACAGAGTTAAAACCATTCATAACACTTTCTTTATCTATACAATATCCAAGCATAGTAGTTACAAGTCTTATATTATTCATTATATCGAACACTACTTCACCCTGTCCTGCATAACAAGGTTTTCTTGGATCTACACTTGCTTTTAGCTTACATCCATGAATCTGAATCTCAATAGATGTATCTTGATCATAGATATATCCACCAGCATTAATGGATAATCCAATAGCATTCAAAAGATTGTATACAAGATCGTATACATCTTCAAACTGCATTGTTCCATTATTATCAATGAAATGCATTATCATTTCCTCCAATTCCATTAAAAGTTATTAGGCTGAACATAGTATTAAAAATGAGTTAGGTGGTGTGTAAAATGGGTTTCTATAACGATTCAGAGGCAACTTTACCATATCTTGAAGTAGCTATACTACTTGAAGATATTAATCTTCCATCATTGCCTCCTTTTCCTTCTAAGTCTGAGATCAAGTCCGGTAGTGTATACTACCCACGTACTTTAGAGCTATACGGTAATATAAAAGGTAAGTTTAGCATACCTATTCTTAATCCTTTATCAGATACCGATAGTGTCAGTGAAAGTAATGCAGGTACAGAGTCTAAGAGAAACATTGTAAACAGTAGCTGTAATATAGAGGTCTCAGCATATAAAGAATCTAATTACCTTACATTGACAATACCGAGATATATCGCACTAAACTTCTTAGATAAAATTCCTAAAGGTACTAAGTTCTTAGTAGGCTTTATAGGAGGATCATCTGAAGCAGACGACATCAAAATAGTAGGAGTGTGTTAACTATGGCTAAAGAATTAATAAGTAAGCAAAAAAGAAACGAGATAGAAGCTCTCATATATAAAGTATTCGACACTGTTGATAAGACAGGTATGAACTCTGAATACTACAAACGTTTGTTTGCCGATATGAGTGATAACGACTTCTATAAGTTTCTTCAAAGAAGATTACCGTTTAGATTCCATACAGAGCTTTTTACAGTAGAGCCTAAGATGTATGAGATCTTTGATGCTTTTAAAGTACTTGATAAGCCTCTTCTTGAGAAAGTAAACGTACCTCATGTATACCAAAATGAAGCTGGCGTACCAGTACAAACTAAAGAATGTGTAGTAGTATACATTCACTTGAAGAGACTTAAACAGACAGTTGCTAAGAAGACTCATATCGCTATTGATATTGAGCATAGAGATATGAGAACAGGTCTGTTAAACAATGTAGATAAAGGTGGTAAAGAGACAGACCGCGAGTTTGAGTCCTTAGCAGTAATGGGTCTTGAGTATAACATGGATGAGTTCTCTAGACCTAGGGCTGATGCATTAAAAGCAGTAAGCCAGATGAATAACGTTATATCTTCCAAAGGTTATGTATCTGAGAAAGATATTGATGTAGAGAAGGATGATTCATTGGCTAAGAATATGCTTAATGTATATCTACTCGGTGCTCATATCATGAGTAACTTAGTAACCGAAGACTATATGACTCCATATACATTAAAGCAGAAACAACAGGCTATCGAGAGAAAGTAAAAAATAAAACTTGTTTGAGAAGTTAAAGGGTCTGGATTGTATCCAGACCCTTTTATGTTTACATTAACCTCTGTGAGAAATCTCAAACGGCTGCATTGCCACGCTGGTCATATAAGTGATAGGTTTAATCTCTTTCTTCATCCGGCGTCCGTCAGCATAAGTACACTCGATCACGTATGCTTTTGCACTACCCTTGATCTTCGACGTACTAGTTGACAGATAATGCCGATAAAGTTCCTCAGCGGTGATGTTCTTCATACACTCTTTACCATTCGGCAGCTCGACAATAACATCGACCCAATAGTTGCTGATATGCTCTGAATTGTGTTCATCGTATCCCATGATACACTCCAGCCCCGACCAGTACTGGTTAATCACACCACCGTTAAACTTCTTTGACAGACCCATTCTGGCAACATCCCATAACTTAGAACTGCCTGCCTTGTAAGCCGGTTCCACAACGCTCTCAGCACAAAGAATAATATTCTTCATGCCTTTCTGAATCTTTTCCTTGAAGAAGCCTACTGCTACTCCAATATCCTCAGACGATAGCATCGGATGTCTCGGATCGTAGATCGTTTTGGTTTGTGTTTCATGTCCTGTCTCGATAACTGTTTTGATACTCTCTGCTTTCAATACATAATACATCATAATTTGGTTCCTCCATCTTTCTTTAGATTATTTTAATTTACTGGTGAGCAAAGTAGATATTTTCTATCTCTTTACACATCTATAATCTATAATCAAAAGATGTAACTTTTACATTTTCCGTATTACACTGTATCGAAGAAGTTCTTAGTTCTTGTAGGCTTCGTTCCTTTCTCATAGTTAATTCTATTTGTGGTTCCAGCACTCTTAAACTGTCTACCCTCTTCAAGCATACTATATGTATTGACACCATAAGGTCCTGTCTTTACATAGTTAGCCATAGAACTTGCTATAGCATACATATCTGACTGTGCGATAATGGTATAGAACCCCAAGAACCTATTAAGATCCATGTCAGCATACGTATTTGGTCCATTCACAATCATTCTAACTCCATAATTGGTCTTTCCGTCCTCGTATAGTAAAACTATAGGGTAAAACTCTAAATATCGATAATCGGACAAAGTGAACTGCTGAGGTGACCATTTTCCGGTTATCACAAGCTTACCATCATCAGGATTTGTACTAAATATATTCTTGGGTCCTATAAACCAAGGAATGATATTTGCTTCTATCAATGTCCTTAAGAGATATACATCCTGAATAGTTATCATTACATTATTCATATAGTCTTTAGTATCCTCTATAGAATAAAAGAAGTTCATATCTCTCTTAATACTAACCACCGGACCCACATTACTATACTTTGATTCATATATAACCTCTCTATGAAAGAATCTTCTATGATTCTCCTGATCCCTTTTCCCAAGTTGTACTGTAAACTTGAGCATTACATCAGAACTGAAGTACATAAGTACATCGCTTATCTTATCATAATCTAAAAACTCAATAGGGCAATTATCCATTGTTATTTACCTCGTCATTCTTATATTGTATTTACAAGAGAGTTTAAGAAAAAATAAATCAGTAGTATTGAGGGGTACATTAGTACCCCTCTTTACTGTGAACGTATATGCTACAACCAAATTACAGATCACTAATAGTGATCTTCTGGGTGTTGCCGTTTGAATACACCAACATTTCACCGTTGGCTACCTGAATCTTCACGCCGGACTTATAATCCATAGTCTGCGGCGGGAAAGGACTTCTGATAACAGTCTTTCCGGAATCATAAGACACCAGCTCGAAGTTCTCGACACTGCTCCACTTGTTGAATCTCATACGACCAAGCATTGGAGTTCCATCAAGACTTCTGATGATGAATGACAGAATCTTCTCAAACTTCTCATACTCTGCCTCATCTTTTCTGATCCTTGTAATGCGGTCTCCCATGTTACTGAAGTCAAATACATTGTAGATTCTCTGGTTAGAGAACATATGAGTCATAGCCCTGCTGACCTCTTCCGGTGTGAGCATGTATACATGATCTACCGTATTGAAGATCTTAGCAACGATGTCTTTCTCTGACGGATGAACCATAATGGTATCAACCGGATTGAGCGGATTCTGTGTAAGGAAAGAACCGATTACATAGTAGTCATCTCCGATGCAAAGACCCGGATCAATCACATGAGTGATATACCCACCATTCTCACGATGGATAAGACACTCAATAGGACCGCCCATCAGTCTGTGAAGTTCATACTTCTTATCTTCGAGATACTCCCCGAAGATTCTCTTGAACTTCTCAGCCTGCTTTACTGGAACCTTGGATACTCCATCTTCCGGGAACAGAACTAACTTGTCGTTGTCGAACTTAAAGATCGGGCTCTTATTCTCATCTTTCTTCTCTTCGCTCTCAACCTTATCCTCATTGGTCTCGACAGGATCTTCTGCCTTCTCTTCCGGCTCAGATTGTTTGGCTTCCTCCTTTTCGGATTCTTCCTTGAACTCGACGTCGATGATTGGCTTACCGTTGTCTTCTGCTTCTACTGGCTTCTGTGGTTCCAGTACAATCACTTCAGCCTGCGGCTGCTCTGCCTTCTCCTGCTCGGCTTTTGTTTGTTCTTCTTTCTTCTCTTTCACGATGTCTTCTTCCACATCCATAACATCGACATCGTTGTCAACCGGCATGAAGCTGCTCACATCGAGATTGTCTACAGGAAACATTTCGAATGCCTTAACCAGAGTCTCTTTAGTCACGATAGGACGAGCCTTCGGACCATCGATTCCGTACTCTGATAAATCTCTTGTGATGTTCTTTACGTCTTCACCTTTGTAGATAGGTGAGATTCTCAAAACTGATGTGCAGATCATATTGCAGCAAAGTCTGCTTGACTTGTCAAGGGATTCACCGAACGAAGCTTCTTTACCGCTAAGATATGCGAAAACATGACATGCATCGAGATATCCGCCGAATGCTCTCCCCTTATAACCGAACCGGATCTCGTCAGAAGAAGTCATATCCTTGCAATATTCCTTTATTTCTTCCGGAATCCAGTACGGAACCTTCGCTGACACATGCACTCCCCCCTCAAGATTGTACTTGTATTCTGCCAGTGCGTTTGCAGCCTTCTGCATCTTTTTCTTTCCTCCAGGACCATATCCGTCGAAAAGTAAATTGTCTACGTTGTACCCAATTGTCTGAGCTAAATTTGATAATAACATGATTAATCTCTCCTTTCATAAATAAAATCATGTAGCCTCTACGTTCACTTGTATAATATATGATCACGTAAAGCAGATTTTTCAGAAAGGAGAGATAGAGGTTTATAAGTAATATATAGGACTACCACCTCTGGGTTCTTCTAAATTGTATTCAAAGAACCTTTCATCATGTAACTCTATAGGACACTCAGCATGTTTATTTCTTATATCAGCAATCTGTTGAGATCTATTCTCTAACTCATACTGATCTATAGTAGTGTCACTTGTATCGCTAGCATATTTGTTAAACACTGGTAACTTAGCATAGTAGAAGTTTCTTGTTTGCTTAAAGCCTAAGTCTACTAACTCAATATAAGTAGTATCCTTATCTCTAGTTCTTCCAAGAGTCTGTCTAGCTATAACCTCAGACTTAAAAGGTTCTGCTAATACTATAGTCATCTTAAGACCTTCTATATGCTCTCCAAGTCCTGCAGACTTAGTGGTAGACAATAGCAACTTCTTACCTTTCTCATTATACTTAAGATTAGATGGTACAAGAGAAGTATAGATACCAATATCACCTAAGAACTCAGGATAGTTAGCACCTATCCATTGGTACACTCTTAAGATTCCTTCATTAGTTCCAATATAGAACAATGCTCTACCATCAGACTTAATAACTAAGTCCATTATTACTCTTAGCATAAGATAGAAGTTAGGTTGTCTTGTTACATAGTCAATATACTTATTCCTATCTAAGCCATAGCTATTTCTACATATAGATATCTGTTGAGCTGTAGGCTTACTGTTCCACTTAATTGCTATATACTGTGTATGAGGATCATTTACAGCATCAAATAAGTCTATACCCGGTACATTCTTCATAGATAACTGATAGATTCTATTCTCTCTATAATTTGATCTAGCAGGTGTAGCAGTTACATAGTATGTCTTATAGACATTAGTGAAAAAGTCTATCATAAGCATATTATCATAATTGGTATGAGCCTCATCATATATCTTAACTCCTATACCAAGATTCATAAATACTTCATTAACTCTCTCCCAAGAATAACTATCTCCAAATGATCTTAGTGTGGCATGAGTGCATAAGAATATCTTAGCTTCTGTAGCTTTAACAGACTTCTTCATGTATATCATATTAAGCATCTGAGATCCTTCTATCATTAAGATATCCTTCTCTTTAAGATTAGTATACTCAAGTATATTCTCTTTCCATTGTTTAAGTAGAGTTACAGATGCTGTAATGATAATACTCTTAATCTTAAGAACGCTTATAGCCGCTATAGAGCAATATGTCTTACCTTTACCGGTATTAAGATTCACTGATATCTGTGGTTCAGAGAAGTTCTCTGCATATTCATTAGCTCCTACCATAAATCTAAGAGCTTCTTTCTGTTGTTCATCTCTAGGCTTATACTTAAGCTTTATCCCTTCAAAGGTAAGATAGTCATTAGGCTTCTCTTTATATACAACCTCCTGATGCAAGTATTGCTTAATCTTCCACAAGTCTAATCCTCTAGGAATGTATAATAAAGCGTTTTCTTCGTCATACCACATACCAAATTTATCGTAAGAATGAGTTATAGGGTCATAGACCATAAAGTTCCTTTCTAGCTCTACACAATCCCCTAACTCATAATCTTGTATAACTATACATGAGTTTCTCAATATAATCTTACTCATTATAAAGCCTCCAAACAAAAAATAAATGGGGTGGAAGAATATACCACCCCATAAGGATTTAACGTCTAGATCTTGTTACTTTGTTGATATCACCGGTAGCTTCGTTCTCTGCATCACCATTAAGATAATAGATAGGACAAATCTTATTGTCTTCGATATCATTCTTAAGCTTATAAGAATCATCCACTATCTCTTTATTAGTGATGTACTCCTGCGGCTGTCTCATATAGTATACATCCATATTGGATGCCTTTGTAACTCTTCTATTAGCCGGATTGATCATAGTTCTATCAATCTTATTGTTCTGTAGTCTGATAGATATAGATCTGTTGTTGGTAAGAGAATCTCCTAACGTGATAAGCTGATAATCTTCATTAGGAACATTCCACTCCGGCATCTCTAAGATATCCTCAGCGTTTCTTATCTGGTTCATCAAGAGAACCTCAAAGTGTACGGCATTCAACTTAATACCACCTTCGATATTAGTACCAATGAATGTATCCAGTATAGAGTTTCTATCATACTTCCGGATAGTTGTCTTATTGTCAATAAGGTTCTTGATCTGTTGCATAGTTCTAGACAACTCACTATTCTTGAAGTTAATCATGAACAAGATTGGAAGATGAGTTATCTTATGAGCATCTATAACAGTTCCTAACTCTGTATCCGGAGATGCTTTAATAACCTGCATAAGATCTGGATGGATATAGATTGGATCTGCTTCTGATGTATGGATATCCAACTCTACTCCATTATCAAACTTCAATAAGAAGCTGGTGATATAATCAGAATAGATCACATCATCAAACTCATCATCATTCTGGATATCAGTAGGAATGATAATCTTCACTCCACGATATTCCTTATCCTGATATAATCCAATTGTATTGAAGTTAACCTCAAACCAATCTTCGAATCCTTCTGTCCACTGCATCTTGATAACCTTAGACTCAAGAAGATGCTTAGCAGACAACAGAATCTGAGTATAAATAGAACTCAATAACTCAGCGGCTATCTGACCTATATTGATATCTCTATTCACATAGGCTAGATTTCCGTAGCATCTATAGCATATTCCATCTCCTCTAGCCGCAGAAGCACAAGTCATAGGAGATCTGAAATACAATGTCTTTCCAATAAGATGCTTATCAGTATCAGCATCCAATAAGATATCTGGTCCATTAGGAACAGTGCGATAATATCTCATATCATACATATCAAGAATAGTTCCATTCTTAATGGTAACCAATTCAAAGTTCTTAGTATCACATACATAATTAGGATCATCATGGATTCTAGAATCCTGATTGTTTAGTCCTAAACGTCTTGCAAATGCTCCTGACTCACCTACGTTTCCTTTCTGTAGAATCTGAGCAATACGTCCAATAGAAGATTCAATACATAACTCTTCCGGTGTACGTAGACCACCATTAATAAATGAATGGTTGATAATATTCGGGAATACTCCTCCCTGTCCATCTGGTTTTGAACCAATGTTTACTGCTACTTCTTTATACTGCTTTATAGATACGGCTTCACCTGATCTGAATGAATCTCTCAGACAATGGTTACTGTTCTTGATATACTCTACCTGCTTATAGGTAGCATCCATACCTATACTCTTTACATCTGCCATAGGAACACCAGACAGATCAATATGAATTGTATCATTAAAGTCAGGATACTTATTCATAAGAGCTATAGTATCCTCTAAGTTAACAGTGTTAGACAGATACATCTGGAACTGACTCAGCTTTCTAAACAGAGTCACAGCATGATCTGCTATCTGATTCATATCCATGAATGGTATCTTAGTTCTTATCTGCTTAACAAATACCTTATCCATGTATTCCTTAATGTTTCTCTTTGTCATATCTTCATAGTAGAAGAGGTGAATGGACTGAATCTCCTCATCTACATCAACAATAAGATGCCAAAACATCAAATTGAAGAGATAATCAAAAATAGACAGATCGAGATCAACTCCATCTGCAAACAAAACATTGACCATCATGTGTTGAACGAATGGTGTCTCAATACCATCCTGTAAGATTGCGATGATAGCATCAAAATGCTCATCTATGTTTGCCTTATTAAGGTCTTTTGTTTCAATTCGTTGGAAGCCAGTCTCTACTAGCTCCCTGTAAGGACCATGTGTATACAAATATTCCATTGTCTTATAACCTCCTTTTAATTCATAGTTTTCTTCTTGTTTACATTCTAATCCTTTCTTCCATATGTATAGTTTATACCTACAAAACATCTTAGTAAAATATAATAAGACCAAAAGAGGTGATATTATGGCTTCAAATACCACTGCACCAGCAGAAACATGTACTGTCCCTGACTTTATAGCTGCCGGTGTTAATGATGATATGACGTATAGAAATTTTTCTATACTAGAAGTACAAAACGGAATAGAGTTCATAGATCATTGTATCATTGATGATTACTTAGATGAACTCAAACTTATTTGTGTAGAGATAACCGGACTAACTGATAGAGATAGAGCACACTATATATACTCACCTGATTTATTAGCATATGATATGTACGGCTCAACTCAGTTAGATTTCATAGTTATGATTGCTAATGGGGTAGTTACTCCAACAGAGTTTACTATGAAAGGAAATCTTTACCTACCGAAGAATTCCGTCTTGAAGGAATTTATGTCTATGGTATACAATGCTGAATCAGAAGCAATAACTACTAACAGAACAGACATTGGAGAATACTGACAGGTAAAAGGAACAGTCTAACTATAGACTGTTCCTAAATTACTCTAACCTACCATAAACAATTCAGGTTCACTTGGCATATCAATACTTACATTCTCTGGTACTGTCATGTTTCTTATCTTATTCTTTACCATCTCTAACGTACTCATATTAGGTTTCTGATCTTCAAAGTAGTAGATTGGGCAAATAATCTCTCTCTTTGGTTCTGTTGCTGTCTTATCGAGATCATAGTACATAGAAGCATTAGAGAATGCATTATCTAACTCATCATCACTATCGTTAATGATGCTATTGATATTCATTACTGTAGAAGCAGAGTTAGTTCTAATAGAAGCATTTCTCTGAATCTGAGGCAACATATGAAGGCTCTCTTTAAATGCAGGTATAGTTCCTACATCCTCTACTAATTTAATAGTAGAGCCATATACAAATGGTTGAGCTATATAAGTCCTCATAGGCTTATCTCTCATCTTAATCAAGTTATAGCACAGATATCTATTACCATCTTGATCAAAGTCAAGGTTAATAATAATACCGCAATCCAAGTTATCTATCATAAGTAAAGATTCACCTACATTAGACTTACCCATCTTAAGAGTCAAATCAGTGGTAGCACCTTTTGCTGCACCATCTTCCATAATCTTAGATGCTTCTCTATTAAGATGAGATACAGATATTACTGGTATATCTTTCTCTGCAGCGAATACCTTCATCTCATTAACAATATCACCTAACTCAATACGAAGATCAGGACTACCATAAATAGAACGTATTCTCTTTACATGATCTTGTATGAAACATATAACCTCATATCCCATGTCTTCTAAGTCATCGCATAAAGTATAGAAGTAACTTGTATCTTCTGACTTATTAGGACGATACTTGATTACAATGTCTATAGGCGAATCTGTATCAAGTCTTAACTCTCCCTTAGTTCTTAATATATTTATAACTTCATCAATGGTGTAGTCTCCCATTGAACCAATCCCATCATCACATAATGAAAACAATCTACTGATTGTCTCTACCATAGTGTTTTCCATTGTCAACAGAACAACACATGGTGTCTTAGTCGGATCTTTAGTTCTATAATATCTATTATACTTCTTAATCTGGGTTAATAGATTAAGAAGAGTAAGAGATTTACCGATTCCACCTAGTCCGAACAACATATAAACTCTTCCTGATTCAAACCCTCCTCCAAGCATTTCATTGAATCCACTCATACCACATATAAGTCTATGAGATGGATTAGTTACTGTGTTATAAGTATCTGTAACAGCACTTTCAAATATACCTTCTCTTAATGAGAAAGTCATCTCGTTACAGTTATCTTCTACCTTAGAATGCCTAAAATCGTTCTTTAATTCATCCACTAAACTCTCAAATTCTTTCACAACGGTTCCCCTGTGTGAGTAATCGGAAGTGTTGAATCTCGTGCATAAATCCTGAATCTTAGGTATCTTATCGTACACAAATTGGTACTGTAAAGTCTCGGAAACTAATTGATGAATCCAAGCCAATTCATTTTTGTTTAACTCTGGTGCGTTATATTCTATGAAGTCAATATCAAAGTTAAGCGAACCTCTTATATGTGTCAATATCATAGCTCTATCTGTCAAATGAAAATCTAATCTAGCTTCAAGAGCTTTAGATATAAAAGCTATTCTCTTCTTCTTTTCAATGTCGTTCTCATACGTACTAGGGTCTAATATACCTATCAACTTCTTAAGGTTAACAATATGATTCATTCTAAGTATACTAGAACTAGAAATCACATACCTACACATTATATCTAGGGTAGTTATATCTAAAACAAGTTTGATAGGCTTATTTTGATTCTGGGTATTGTACCCACTATTTCGTTTTATTTTCATTGATATCTATCCCCTAACTTTCTGACGATTATTAATGTGTTTGTCACATTTGGAGACTCAAAAAGGCAAGCCACTATAGCTTGCCTTTAGATACATGAATAACTATACAGGATCTATAATGTTCTCCTCAATCAGTAACTGGAACTCCAATTCGGCAACAGCAAGTCTCTTGTTGTTCTCAAAGATATAGTCATACTTATAGTTCTCTACGTCGTCATCAGAGGAGTTACCATATTCCTTCTTGTCTGTTTCATCCCTCTTAACGAGGATAGTAGTTATATCAAAACTAGGAGAAGGATTCATTGCTAAACCTGTTTCTTTAGCTACAGCAATAATGAATTTCTCAATCTCAGACGGTTCTCTGATCTGGACGAACATTACATCATACATAGATTCATCAGCCTCTAAGAAAAGTCTGGTCTTTTCCATGAGATACTTTGTTGGAATTTCATTCCAATCTGTAAAGACCTTCTTTAATCCAGAAAGAAACTTTCTAGCAGCATCGGTCTTCTCTCTATCATCATAACCATATTTCTTAGCGATCTCTTTGATCGGATAGATAGAGCTATAAGATAATGCAGTAGTATGATTATCTGCATAAGCTCTGATCATGGAATCCTTTCCACTACCACCCTTACCGTTGACAATAATAATGTGTTTCATTTATAATTCCTCCTCCAATAATGTTTTTAACTGATCTACAGTTATGAACTGTGACTGTTCTTGATGGTTTACATACATTACGAACTTCTCTAAGTCACTTAACTTATCATCTAATATAAAGTCATACTCAGAGTTCTTAACTTTCTCTTCCATCTTTCTCTTTTCTTCTTCAGCTACATCAAGAAACTCTATAGTAGTATCATTTATATTTCGATAATAGTTACTAATGATGGTCTTACTAGCTCCAGATACAGGAATCCTAAATCTAACCTTAATGAAGTCAATACCTCTTCTATATTTAAGATCATTGATGTAATCAATTACTGCTTTAGGATCACTATTAGTAAGCTCGTCTATGTAGATCGTATCATATCTGAAGCTTTCAATCTTATTGAAATTCACATAATGTATTCCAGAGTCTAAATCGTGTAATAATACGATGAATCCTTTATCTTGCTCTTCTCCAAACTTCCATCTATAAGGACAACCACAATAATAATAGTATCCATTGAAACATCCAGCATTGTGTACATGACCAGATATAATAGGACCACTACAGTTGATAAAATCTTCTATAGTAAACAGTCTTCCATTACCAACGTTATCTCCATATACTGCTCCTTTAAACGTACCATGTACTAAAGCAGAATCATACCATCCACTACCAAACAAATGCTGTCTGTAGATGCTCTCTTCTAAACCATATAACTCTGGTATACAGAGTATCTTAGCTCCTTTAATGATCTCAAACTGTATAGTAGTTACTACTCTTACATCTACAGTAGGATCATTCATGTAATGATAGAACAACTTAAGTTGGTTAGCATCATGAGACAGTGTACCAGCTAATAATACTACCGTAGCATTCTTCTGTCTAGCTATACCAATAAGTCTATCAATAAACTGAACCGCAAGCATAATCCCATCAGAGTTAGCCATCAGCTTATGATCAAAAATATCTCCTAGGACAGTTATTATATCTATCCTAGGATAAGTGGCTATCTCATTCAAGAATTGTTCCTGTAATATATCAAACTGTGTCTTAGGATCAAAAGCAGCAAAATGTAAATCTGCTATATGAACCTCTACTAGCATTCCTCTATTCATTTTTGAAGTACTCCTCATCATACCCATCGTCTTTATTATATAAAGGTGCGATATATCGTAAGATTTGATTGAACTTAGTATACATACACTTCATAAGAATGAAGTTGAGCTCATTGATAAGATAGAGATCAGAAGAGTCTTCATAATTGATTTCAGCATCTGATATAGTATAGGTATTAGTCATCTCTAAACCATAATGTCTTACAACAGATATCTTTATGATATTCATACTAGTAAGATCTTTGATAAGAGTAAACTTCAACTCTACATAATACTTACTATCCTTATTAAGGACTATTCTGAATCTTCTCTCTCCAGAGTTCTTAGTAATACCAGTCTCTACAGCAAGCACTTCATCATTACTGTTTCTATAGAAGAATATCTTCTCTGCTACTCTAATGAACTCACAAAAGTCCCATAATCTATCAAACGATGGAACTACTGTTCTTAAGGAGTATGAGAAGTTTTCAAGTCTACTATAGATATTATCAGTAGGCTCTTCTTTCTTCTTTATATGAAAGAGCTTATAGAAGAATGCTTTAATTCCTCTAGGTTCTTCTTTAGTTTCTGTATTGTCTTTACCACTATTATACTTGATATAGTCATAGAAGTCATAGACAAGTTTCAGAAACTCATTGTTTACTGTATCACGTTTCATATCTCATAGATCCTTTCTGATCTAGCTAATTCATCAGTAAGTAACTGACGAATCATTTCGCCTATCATACTGTTTAAACCTCCTATAAGGTTTACAGTCTCCTCAGAGTATGTCGTAGTACCTATATTAGCTAACCCTAATTCATTGAAGATAAGATTAGCTACTGTAGTATTACCTTTAATAGTACTCTTCCTTATAATGAGACTCATAGACTCATTAGTACTATTGGAGATAAGAAATGAATATGTAACGTTATCATCCGGAAATGTAATAAGGCAACCGTACTCTGTGGGTGTAGCATCATAAGTAACAAGGTTGTCAATATACATATAGGGAAACTTTTCAGTATTCATAGCAGCATAGCTAAGAAACTCATATACTTCACTAGAAGTATAGAAGTGTTTGCTAGTATCACTATAAGTCTTTATATGTTTCATAAGCTTCTTTCTTTTAGACTTACAGATTACCTTCTTAAGAAGCTTAGGTAACTTACTTACTCTGTACCAGTTGTTGATAGATACATTAAGATCACTAATCATATGCATAATCATAGGTCAACTTACCTCCTTATTCATTCTTTCAAATTCTTTCTTCATCTGTTTCCTTTTATCTATTACAGGATCAAGAGCTAATCCTTCAGATATAAGTCCTCTATTAGAGGTCTTCTTTCTTCTTTCTCTTGTAGCATTAGTTTCTGTAACGAAAGTATTCATAGCATAAAACATATTGAGAGCCATGAAGAATATCTGCTGACAATGATGGATATACTCAGCATCCTGAGGGTCATTTCTCTCTAAGAAGATATCTTCATAAGTACCATTAGATTTGTCAAATCTAAGTAATCCTACTCCTTCTATAGGACCAAGATCAGGGTAGTAATTGTCTAAGATCCAAAGATAAGCTGCTACCTGAATGAAGTACTTCTCGTTAAGTCTCTTAGATGTCTTAAAGTCTACTACAAACTTTCTACCATTGATAATCAAGATAGCATCAGTAGTTCCTCCAAACCAAGGACTAAGTAAGGTAAATTCAGAAACTAAAACCTCAACCTTCCATCCAAGGTTGAGAGTTACATGATTGTACCATCCCATAAAGCTGTTTACAGCATTCTTTACATCCTGTTTCTCTGAACCAGATACAGTCTTTAATGTATGTAATGAACCCTCTGTCATATACTCTGCTATTGCTTCATGAGCTTTAGAACCAATATCAAGTGTTCTATTTCTAGAAAACTTATATTTATACCCTAACTTAGAAGCCCAACTCATTAAATGGTCTATATTACCATTACAATAGTTAAGTACTGCTGATACTCTAGGTACTTTGATACCAAAGTATGAATAGACAAAGTCATTATTGTTTCTCTTTACCAAATCATTAGTAGCAGTATCCAATAGATTCATTGGTTCGACTACTGGTTCTGGAGTAAGATCTATCCTATCTCCATCTGTTCCGTATAAGTACTTTCCATTATCGGAATACCTTCTATTAACTGATTGTGTTGCTAACTCTAAAGCTGACATAATATAAGTAACCTCCTATTAGGAATTTAATGTAGTGTTCCGCAGTATATAAAAAATAAAAAGCTAAAGACAAGATAAGAGGACTACTCATCTAAGTAGTCCTCTGTATCGTTGTTACTGCCTTCATCTTCTATCTTACCAGATAACTCAAATTCATCAAGTATCTCTGTTAACTCTTCCTTATCACTAGAAACAGGAGATTCATCCATAATTCCTAAGAATCTTTCAGTAATCTTCTGTCTAAGATAAGCTTCTCTACACTGAGCTAATAAGTCTCTAGGATTCTTTACTATCCATATATGCTCTTCGTCTTCAAAGTGTATAGATCTTAAAGAGTTATTCTTCATATCAAAGTACATCTCTTTACCATCCACTCTAAGTACTGGTGGACCTTCCCTGAATATGATTCGTTCATTAGATATAGAATCAAATTTGAAGACAAAGGTTTCTTCTTCTCCATGTTCTATATCTATTGATCTAGTTCCATCAGGTTTTAGTTCATACCAGTACTTAGTAGTAGGTACTTCTATGGTAGATATAATGTCAAATATCATCCCTCAGCATCATCCTCCTCTTCAATATAAGTTATATTGTTTTCAAACTCATATAAGAAGATATAGCCGTCTTCAAAAGACATATCTGTTGTAAGATCTTCAGTATCTACCAACTGGTGTACATAAAGCATACCAAAGTCAAGAAACTCTAACTCATAATATCCTTCAGTACTTACAAAGTAACTAGATCCTGTTTCTGATTCTGTGAACTCCGACTGATATGTAGAGATATCGTATCCATACTCCATAGAGCCGTAGAATGTAGCATCTACTACTCTAAGACCATCTTCTGTAGTGCCAGTAGTAAGAATACCTACTGTACGATATCCAGTACCAGAATAATTGAGATATATTCCATCAGGAAGTATCTCTTCCTCATATACATCATCCCAACTACTTATATCAGAACTTGCTTCTGATGAAACAGTAGTAGCAGTAGTACTGCTATCTTCTGTCTCTTCTGTAGTTGCAGCCGCTAAACTTTCTCCTGACCTGTTATACCCAGAGGTCAATGACTCTACTGCAATATATGTCAAGAATAACCAAGCAACGGCCGCTAACCCAAGAAAAAACCAACTGCAAAACTTGTCTCTCACATTCTTCAACTTCTTCATGTCTCTCATTCCCTTTCTCTTTTTAGATGTAGTCTACTACCACACCATAGTGTGTCTTTAATTGTTCTTTGCTTAAAGCGATGGCGTTATCTATCTCCTCAAGCTTTTCTGTAGATTCCAACGGAATGCCTAACTTAAACTCTTTAGGTTTAAACGTCATAGTTCTTACAGATATAGCATTACCGGGTGAATCTAAGAAGTCTTCATTAGCTTCCTGGATTTCATATCCAACTTCATGAAGCTTTTCAATCAGAATGTTGATAGCTGTATCCTTCTGATCAAGTAACTGCTGGTACTGATATATAGCTTCTTTCTGTTTCTTAACGATATTATCATACCATTCTGTTACTTCCTTTACATAGTCATCCTTCTCTTCGAAGGATTCTTTCTTTGGTTCAAACAGTTCCTTAATTCTTCTCCAGCATTTCATCATTAAATACCTCCTCATCGTCTTCAAGTATTACACTAAGTTGTCCAAGTATACTTTGTTTAAGTTTCTCTGTATATACTTCTTTATACTCATAGTCTTTATTAGTCCACGGAGAGAATTCATTATTCTCGTCCAATCTGAAATATAACCAGGCTTTTCCATTACCCCATTCGGGCATATTTGGATCGATGATATGAACTTCAGATGGTCTAATAAATGTATGCCTTTTAAAGAGCCACATAAATGCAAACCAATTCGGAAAATAATGTATACCACAAGGATAACGTAATGTTGATGAGGTGGGAAAACGATTAGCCGCAAGCTGATTTTCATAAAATGAAATAGCAGACTTAGCTGTTAGTACAAAATCCTCTGTATCATAATAGTTAGGTACAATACTGATAGGATACTGATCTACACCATCCATCGGTACGCATAAGCCATGTCTGTCCCTATAATATCTTCGGATAACTGTATTCTGTATATCTACCGGTAAAACCTTCTCAATTTCTAACTGATTTCTCTGGAATAAGTCTTGATTAAACTTCTCTATTGCTTCCTCCTTGTTTTCTACATAGTAGACAAAATCCCTTTTAGATTGTTTGTCTTTCTTAAAGTGAGCTATTACTCCATATAGCTGCTTCATTGTTTAAGATTCCTCCTTTATCTTAAAGCTTATTAATTGGTTACCGGTTTTATAATATATAATTCAACCAAAACACATATCCGGAACATCTATGTAATGATTACGTTAAAGGAGGTAAACTACTAATGAATGGTGTTAAGACATTCGCTAATTCATATCTGTATACAAGAATCCCTAACTATGAAAGAGGAATCCTTGAATACGTTATGAAAGCAGATAGAATAGACAAAAGTTCTGAAGCTTTCTTAGGAATCACTGAAGATGTAAAACGAAGACAGACCAGTGCTGTATTATCAAGAGTGCTTGTAAGAGATGATGTAGTACTCTGTATTTATAGTAAACCCATGCCGTCATCTTTTAAAGTCTTTGCATGTAAGGATGTAAAGACAGATAGAGCAGTTAAGGTGTTTATTGACTGTACTGGTTTGATTACAGAGAAGAACGGTTACATGGTATGCAATAAGATAGATGTATTCTGTACTTATCTTATGTCTGCTATGACTAATATCGTTTACTCTAATGAACCAATAAGACTTACCAATAACTCTACTATCATTCAGAGTGGCACAGAATGCTTTGTAGCATTAGCCAGTCATATCTTTGATTACTTAAGACTTAATGGTTATGCAGAGAATCGTAAGAAGATCTCTTATATCTTAGCTATGTATTTCCAGGTAAGTTTACTTGGTCTTGATAGAGAAGATACAAGTATAAAGAACTTAGCTGCAAAAGTATCTGGTATAGAGAAGAGAGATATCAACGCAATGGAAATCTACTATAACGATGAAGATCTTATCAATATAGATACTTTACTTAACTGCATTACAAGTACTTTTAAAACAAAAGGTATGAGTACTGATGTATTTGTAGATAAGTGGAACTGGTTCTATGGTTCAGGAACTCACTTTGCTTGTGAACTGTTTCCGGCTTTCTCTGAAATGGTTACCAATGCATATTGTGGATCATATGTAAATAACCAGAAGACTATAGAGAAATGCTGTGGAAGATCTATGGTAGAGTTCTCTACTGCTATTCTTAGAGTAGGAGGAGATGTAATAGACAATGGATTCAGATATGAGTCATGTCTGGATAGAGATTTCTATGATAGAGAGAAAACAGTATTACAAGAAACATTGAAAGAGGTAATATTTGGTGGCGGCAAGAAGATCAATAAAGATCTTATGCCAAGTCAGGAAGATATGTTGAGAAACAGTCCTGCTATGGCTAAGAAGCTTAAGACTATTGTAGAAGATAAGGAGTATACTGATAAACAGAAGAGTTCTCAGGTTAGATTCTTCTTCTCTTCTAATCTTGCTACCACAGACTTCTTCTTTACTGGAGAAAGAAAGGGGTATAAAGGATCTATCTTATCTATCGTTAAGATAGGTGGCAAGTATCTCAATACTAAGGATAAAGACTTTGTAGTAAATCAGTTAGGAAGAGTAATAGTAAATATCTCCAAACGGTCTGCAGAAAACGATGTTATGTTTACTAGCGCTGATGCTAAAGCTATACTTAAGGATGCTAAAGAAGCTCTTAAGATTCTTGATCCAAGTAATGCTTTACTTAAAGAGTCTTTTCAACAGGAGTAAGCGAAGCCAATAAAGAAGCTTTATCTGAGATTGCATATATAAATGACTCTGGTGATGAAGTCCCAAAGAAGTGTACTAAATGTGGAGCAGATGTAAAGGTATTCTTAAAAGGAGAACCTGTATTTTTATGCACTGATTGTGGTAAGTACTTTGGTACTGTTCCATTTAAAGAGTCTGTAGTAAGTGAGGGATTACTAAGAAAGAAGAACAAATCTTATAGTGTAGAAGTTGAGGATCTTAGTGTAGAGATTACTGATGCTAAGAATATCATCACTGCTAGAACTAAAGAGATTGTTACAAGATATAACAGAGATAACTCTACTAGGAATATAATCCGTAAGGATATTGATTCTGTTATAAAGATCTATGGTAATGTAAACTATGATGGATATGATAAGAATAGAAACGTTCCTAAGTTAGTTAGTCATGTTAGTCAAGAGACTCCTTCTTCTATTACTATACTTGTGTACGAAGGTTCTAAACCAATTAAAGTAGCTTTAAGTAAGATAGTGAAAAAAATAAAGAAGGATCTTATGAAAGACAAGATGATATCGTCTCTTCCAGCATTGCTTAAGATAAGTACTTTAGATGATGAAGCATCTATATACATTGAATTCAAAAAATAAAACACACACTGAATGACCCGGAGGGAGTTTTCAATTCCCTCAGGTCATTGCTCAGCATTACTTGTTACTCACAACGGAACCTGAGCAAGGTTCCGTTGCTTTTTGTTTTGCTCGCATTCATATTCCCTTCCTCCATACTTTCCGTATAGGTACTTCAGGCAGTCACCAGTATGCAAGCTTGACTGGATTCTCTTGGGGTGTCCTCACTTCCTACCAGCCACCCTTTCTTTAACTGGTCCATAGTGCAACGAGAGATATACTAACCTGTGGCCCCTTGCCGTCGGGATTCCATACATGTCTAACCCTTCGCTCCGAGCCGGTATTGCCACCAACTATGCATAAGCGTTATTCACTTTTGGAATTGCTGCTTTCTATCTCTCATTACACTTCTATAATATGTGATCCAAATTTTACACTTTTACTAATTACCAATCATTAGCTTATCTACATCTTTATCCAGTATCCTATGAAGATCATCTAACTTATCTTTATCTATGAAGTATATTAATCTTTCAAACTCTACTATATTACCATAACCATCCTTTTCCATATGATCATGAGTCCATAACTGCTGGAATGGATATAGAAGATCTTTATGATTAGGAGTAAGTAGAGTAGGATATATAGAATCCTTAATCTCACACACTTCACTTCTATCATCTGTTTCTTTAGTAACAGATTCGCTTCTAGAAAGAAGATTATATAAAGAGCTTACTGTTTCTACCATATTGTCGTTATCATATACTATCTTCCACTCTTTGTTTCTATCCCAGTTTCTATACTTAGTTACTTTCTTCTGTAAGACATCTATAGGAGATTGAGCTAAAGAATAGTAGAAACTATTACTAAGCTTCTTCATTTCACTTACTACAGCTACTTCCATATAGGAATATAACTCATGTACTACCACATCTGGATCAAATATCCTAATCTCTTCATATGGTCTACCAAAGTCTGGATTACCATATGAATTTCTACCGTATACTTTGATTACCTTATTCTCATCGCATACAGCTACGTTATTCCTATCTATGCTTAACTCAATATCATCTCTTCCCTTAATAGGATATATAGAATACTCGTCTCTATTTTGTACAGGAGCATTCTCATAACTATATACAGTGATATCTTCAAACTTAAACTTCTTATTCTCATCATTAAGATAATCAAAGAACAGTCTCATCTCTGGTACTTCATGGTTAAGATATCCATGACTTTCATTATCAATACTATTCTGAGACCATTTTACAACAGACTGATAGCATTGACCATCTCTCTTTTCTACTCCTGCTGTAAGTATATCATTTCCTTTATCATCATGCTGGGTATAGCTAATCTCTTTAACTTCCCCATTCTCTAAGGAATATAAGTACTCCTCTAAACAGTATCCATAGTCTTCCATTCTAATCATATTTCTTAAGTCCCTTCTATAAAAATTAATAAAAAGTGAGAGTGATTGTAAAACCACTCTCACATTATTGTTTACTTTGATGTCTGGTTTATAACCAGTACTATATACATAAGTATTGCTTTTTGATAAGAGTTCTGAGTTGAGATTCTACTCTTACGTCTTCTATAGTTCTCAGAGTTTTCATCCAACCATCCTGCTATTGTTTCTTTAAGCTCTATGATATACTTATCCTTGGTATTAGGTTTAGCCTTAATACTATGAGAGATAAACTCTACAGATGATATAGGTTTACCACTATAGTTTCTCATAAAGTCGCATATAAGGATATTGATAACTCTTCTCAATGCAGGTAAGTTATCGTTGTTACTTACTATGGCTTCCATGATATCCTTTATCTCAGTAGCCTTAATATTCTGATCCTTACACTTGTTGCATAACTGAAGAGATACAGAATTAGATACTAGATAGTTTACTGCATTCTCAGTATATCTAGCAGCTCTTTGAGCATCATTATCCGTTATACGGAACTCTGCTCCACTCTCTAAGTTGTCTGTCTCATAGTTTAAGTATAGCTTATTCTCATATGCATTATAATAGAGATTACTAATATTATACAAGAATGATCTTTCTCTATCTCTCAATTGCTGAATCAGTTTGCCGCATCTATCATCGTTTATCTTGTTAGATGTAGACTTAAGCTCCTCACCATAAGTATCTAACCAAGTCATACACAATGATCTTATAGCTCCAAATACAGTACCATACTTTCTAAGATCGAATTTCTCAGTAAGCATATTGTTCACCACATAATCCATTACTGCTGGGTACTTAGACGGTGGAGCTAAAGGGAATAGTAAACCATGTACTGAAGCATATAACTTACCAGAGAATGCTAAGTATATAGTTACTATCTCAGCATCTTTTCTCTTTCCTTTTATAAGAAGATACCTTATACACATTAATAGTGTTTCTACATAAGGCTCTTTAGCACACTGAGGATTATAGGGTTCATTCCAGAAGAATGTATCCTCCATAATATCTATAACTTCTTTCTCAGTTATCTTCAATGCTTTAAAGATAGCATCTATATCATTCTGATTGAAATAGATTCTATCATAAGGTGCTGTAGCATACAGTAAGTCATAGTTCTTATTTATAAAGTCAGATATAACTTTCTTCAAAGCATTGGTATTCTTTTCCATTGAGGTAGCTACTTTAGGATATAGCTTAGTAACTATAACAGATGTCACATTATCATAGCCCATTATTTCTTACCCTCCTTACATCATAATTATTATAGTGTTCTGGAGTAAGAAATAAACACTTAGGATAAGGGTAGGACTTAAGTCCTACCCTCTTTGGCATTTCTATTGTATTCCTCTATATAGATTTTGTACTCCTTTATCAGAGATTCACATTCTTTAATCTTATCTTCATACATTGGAACTGGGTTTTCTGTTATATTAAGATAAAACTTAGCTTCGTTAGTTCTAGCATACATTATCATTAAATCTCTTGAATTCTTTATTAGATACTTATAGTCAAACCACTCATCACCTAACTCATCGCAAGAATGAGATTGATATCCTGGAGCATTTCTTAAACCGCTGACACCTTTGAAAGCATCCATAAACTTCTCTTTGATTTTATCTGGAGTTACTGATTCTTTAATAAGATTATCATACCACTTATCATCCACAACAGTACTGGCTAATGATTGAGCTCTTACAACTTCTCTTATTTGCTCATCTGTTTGATAAGCATTATTGGTAATGAAGTATACTAGCTTGATTATCAAACTATTAATACTATTCATTGCAAAACTTAGTTCACTTGGGTTGAGATCTTCTTCCATTACTGTTAGAAAATCCTTCATGCATTTTTGAGATACTTCTCCTTTAGCAATATCATCCTTATACATATCATAGAAATCATTATAGATCATAAAATCTTTCGTCCTCCCATCTCTCATCCCAGTCCTCCTTATCTCCGTATGATTTCTCCAAATAATCCATAGTAGATGAAGAATTCTTATTAGCATATCTAATTAGGAATGTCCTCAAGAATTCATCATCATCGTTCAGATTATTTATGTCATCCCATAAAGGAGGAATGTCCTTAGGAAACTTGTCTATACTCATTTTAGTTTCTGCTGCGGCTTCTGAACGTGCTTCATCATATGCATCATCTAATCCAGCCATTATCCTATTATAAACTCCTCTATTTGAAATACCGAGCTTATCAACTCTATAAAGTTGCTCTCTTCTAATGGTATCAGCCCACGATGCTCCTTGTCTTTCATTATTTTGGAATCTATATTTGAGCATATGCTCATATTGAACTTTAATACTGCTCAGATATTTATTAGCTTCGCTCTTAGCAGATTCCAGTAAAGCTTCAATATCACTTTCTGTGCCAGCTTCATTTAAAATCACTGGTACTGCTACATGATAAGGGTTATCGCTACTTACCGTAATGCCAAGTTCATCAAGTAAAGCATAAACTTCCTCTGTTGTTGGTTCTGTAGTACCAAGATTCTCTATAATCAACTGAGACAATCCACAAGACTGAATCAACTTATTGAAGTCCTCATGTCTCATATCATAGATACCTTTCTCTACTTCTTCATCACTGATCTCTTGTGTACCAATAGAGTTAATGATATTAATACAGTCTTCTAATATCTGCTCTGTGCTCTCCTTATTCACTTTCTTGTCCTCCTCTTTCTTCGTTGTTTCTTCATTCAAGTTTCCATATATCATAACTTTTATACCTTCCTTTCGTTACTATAAATTTATAGTATATTATTACAAATAAGTGGGTATAGGTTTTTCACCTATACCCACCATATTATGGTACAATAATCCCGTCTTCAAGCAATTCTTCTATAGCTTTATTGATTCTTATATATGATTCATGTATATTCTTCATACTGAACCTTACCTTAGGTTCTCCTCCTATAGAGTATGAACTAGCGTAATTTGATAACACAATCTTCATTTCAGCTATAGGCATACTGTCAATCAGATCTATCATCGCTTTTGACATTTCTTCGTATCTAAAGAGCTCTAATTTCGTATAATCTGGTTCAGGTAAGCTAAACATTGTAGTAGTGAACAGTATTGAAACACTATCAAACATCTTACAATAGATATCTATCATATTCTGTTCTATCAACTCTAAACCAGACTTAATGAGGAATCTATTAACCCTCATTACGTTCTTATTCTCTTTGAATGAAGACTTCCTAAGCATAGCTAAGTACTTAGCATTATCTAAGCCTATAATAGAAGACAATGCTAATACTGTCTTAAGATTAACCCTAAAGCTAAGCTCCATAAGCAAGTCTCTTATAACCTGATTACAATCAGTAGCTGAATGCAAAGCAATGTAATCGTATGCTAACTTGTTACAGCATATAACCTGATGCTCATTCAAATCAAGGTTATTAGCACATGCTACAAGATTACTCAAGAATCTTTCATTAGTGAATAATCCTTGAGCTACTGCTCTAGACTCGCTACTTGCTAAAAACATATCATAGTTTAATATGACATCATACTGTCTATAGATAATATCCTGTATCATACTATCAGACAATGATGATATATCACTCAACTGTGCGAGTAGAGTACCCATACTAAGTTCTACTGTTATAAACTTAGGTATAGACTTCTTTACTTCTTTCTGACCAAAGTCATCGTCTAACTTCATTAAGCTTTCAAACATAACACATACCTTCTTCTCTGTTATTTATCTTACTAATAGGTGGTTGACTGTGTAAAAATAAAAGTACGTAATATCATAAAACCAGAGGTGTCAATGTAACACCTCTGGCTTATACCTCTATCAGTTTTAATAGGATCTAACTCCACTCAGTTATATTCAATTGTAATATTTTATATTAAAAGTCCTAAGGACTGTTATCAATATTCGTCATCTATAGACGCAACACTTTTACCGGTGCTACTTAAGTAGCTATCTATTCGTTTGATATAGTTAGTAAGAACATTCCCACCCTTACCTCTATAGTTCTTTAATGATGCATATAGATTACCGTTATTCTTATCTATAAGATAATCCAAGTAGTATACCATCATTTCTAAATTAGTGTCACCATCTAGAGCCATACTATGATTATAGCTATCTCCATTCATTAAGTCTTCATATACGAACTTACCAGTTCCACTTAAGAATTGTCCATAGCCTCTGGCTGTTGATGTAGTACTAGTACAAGTCTCATCACCATCTGACTCAACCATACATATTGAAAGAACAAGATCTACATCTATATTCTTTTCTTCTGCCACCTCCTCTAAGTTGATTAGTTGGTCATAAGTGATATCAGTACGAGTACCTTCATCTTGTCTAATAATACAATACTCGTATTTGTCAAACAACTCTTCTCTCTGTTGATATTGTTGAATTGTCTGATAATACTCTTCATTGGACTCTGCTAAACTCTGAGACTGTTCGTCTAACTCGTTTACCAGTTCATTCAGTCCGATAATAGTATCCTCACATGAGTAGGCATACTCAACATTTGTTACATATTCAGTATACAGTCCATCATATGTAGCATACAGTTCGTTGTACTGATTGATCAAAGCCAAGTTATCAGATTCAAGTTTGTTATAATCGGCTTCAACCTCAGCAAGTTTAATGGCATTATTTCCTCCTGCTATAAAAGCAGATGCAGCGATGACTAAGCAGAAAACACAGAAGATCTTCATAAGAAACATGTTCCTCATAAGTGTTTCCTGCTTGGTACTGATTCTTTGTGTTGTGTTGCTCCTCGTTAATAGTAATTCGTTTGTCATGATATTTTCCTCCTCGACAAATCAAAGAAAAACAAGTGATGTAAAACATCACTTGTTCTCCTCGTTACTTGCAGAGTTAGACTTACGTCTGTTTTCTTTCTGTCTCTGCTGTTCATAAGTTTTCTGGTCTGATTCGCTCAACGGATCATAGAAAAGTCCCATGTCTCCCTGTTCACAAATCATTCCTACTTCTTTAGCCATGAAGTTTCTCCTTTCATGCATTTATATAGTATATCATTATTTCTAATGATGTATACTTTTATCTTACACTCTAGTGTTTTGGCTGCAGACATCTGTCTATATAAACAACCGATACTGTCGGATTTGATTATTATCACGATTTACTTTTATGTTTAAAAGCGTTAGTGTAATGTAAAGAAGTAGTACTGTAGTATCACAGTACTACTTCTAGTGTTTTTATAGCTGTAAGATATTAGTATAGTTTACCCTAGTTCTACCAAATCTCTTGATTCCAACACTGTCATATACAAAACCACCTACGTTATCGTTTACGATAGTATTGTAGTCAATAAGATCAAGTAACCAATCGGGCACTGCTACATTAAGAGGAATTGCTATACTATCAATACCTCCTTTGAAAGCCTTCTGCTCCATTAGCTTCATTGCTTTCTCATATACATCAGGATGCTTATCCTTTATATCAAGTAAGGTATTAGGATTGATCTTTACCTTAGCTATATCTACAGCATTTCTTTCATCAAGATTGATAGCCTCTAATGATTCATCTCTCAATGCATTCCATACTATAGATGCTTTAATGCCTTGTATCCTCATTGGATCTTGATATGAAGATGCAGCCTTGATAGTTACAGGTTTATAAAACTCCTTAGAACCATCATACAAAGAGTTGATGATCTTCTTCTCTAGTACAGCAACATGCTTAATTATCTTAAACTGATCTATACTAGGAGTATTCAATATATCCTCATACAATATCTTCTTAAGAGCTTCTCTCGTACTTTCAGACATAGAAGACTTAGCCATAGAAGCAATACCTTTGATATCAAGCTGCTCATCTTCCGGAACTCTATTACCTTCCTGAACTTCCTGTAGTGTAGCGTAAGACTTCTTAACAGGTGTCATCAGAAGACGACGAAATACAGCGGTCGTCTATTTTACGCTAGACTATATTATATTCCTTGAAACTCTGTTACCAAGTTTCTATGGAGGACCCACCTCTTTCCACCCTTTCGGATGTACCTAAGCCGTTATTTCGGTCTACTCACTTCGTGTATATCTCTATACCTTATTTTCAAATCACCTAAAGATTTCTCTTTATTTCGTATTTCTACTGCATGATTATCTAGCTTTCGATAGTCGTTGAAGATTTCCCATATAATTAAATATAGGCTTCCTTGCTGATCTAATCTAAAGATATAATTTTTAGAACATTCACGCTCGTCGTTTCCAACCACGTTGTAGTTTATATCTATTGTCGATTATTCCCAGTCAATTAGGGTGGTTGCCAGCATCAGTTTACCATCCTGATGCAAGTTCCTATGGATACGATTTAAAAATTATATTTACTTGAAACGTGTTTATAAGCTTGTCTACAACTGATTGCAGATATAAATCTATGATCAGCTCCAGTCATTCTTACTATATCACAGTTCCTATATCCTTTCTCTAAAAGTTTACAGATCTCATCAGCTATTGATCTTTCATAGCTTTTTCTTCTTTTGAATATACTTTATACTCAAAACCTTTATCTAGATATAACTCTGATACACTTTTATGAGATCTTCCTGATCTTATATCATCTATCAATTGACCATTTACACCAAGAGTCTCTTTAATTTCTTTTCTCGGAACTCTGTCACAAATCATTTGACATATTTCACCTACGAGCTCCTTATCATACTTCTTTATCATAACGCCTCTTTGTCCAGCTCTATACATATTTTCAGCAGGAGAAACCCACTCTAAATTATCTAACTGATTACTTACAGGTATTGATGGATTTATATGATCTGCTTGCACTGTATCATAAAATTCTTTACTATGATCCTCTTCATCAAAAGCTTTTAGCATTACTCTTGCTAGATGTTGTGTTCTTTTAGGACACTCTGGATCAATGTTTATATTTGAATATAAACGTCCATTACTATCCTCACGAACTTTTATATTAGCTTGAGGACAATCTCCGAAATAATCATGTGAGTTATATTCATCTATATCATATAACTCACAATTGTCAGATATGCATAGATTATTGACAATATTACCATTATAATCTGTAACTGGTCTAACTAATTGTACAGGTCTTTGAAGGTCCAATCTTTCAACTGCTTTATAAATTTTCATATTCTTATGTCTCCTTTAGAAAGTTATTTTATAAAGAAGATAAGAATCAAATATAATTTTAAATCCCTAGAACTCATTCTTAGCTATGATCTTACACTTTCTTATATCATCGCTTCTATATGAGTTATTGTTGAAGCAATACTTCATCATATAGTCGTTTACAAGCTTATCTAATACATAAGCTAAGATATTTAGGATACTATGCCTTATATTATCCTGAGGAAGTACTATTAATGGATTAGTAGTATGCTTAAGCTCAATCAACTCATCAGAGAAGAAATCGTAATCATACTTAGTCTCTATATCTTCGATAACCTTATTAGAGCCATCTGTTATGTCACCAAACTCATCCTTCTCTATCTGATATATTGCATCTTCTGCTACTTTCTTAATTGGAAAGTCTATATCCTTAAGGTGTTCAAGATTATATCTATACCAAGCATCAAGAGATATAATGGTACTATCTGTATCTGATACTAATGTAACTGACTTGATCATATTGTCACATCTGTCTGTTCTGTCAATATACATATACCTATAATACACATACTCTCTCATGAGTTCAGTTAACTCATCAAGCATAGGAATTACATTCTTCGGTGGCTTATTAGGATTCATGAATGGCTCATCAAGATTCTTCATGATTGTCTCAATAGCTCTTCTTAATGTACTATTTTCCATGAACTCATACAAGTTATTCTTATAGTAAACTCTATTGATATCCTCCTGAGATAAGTTCTGTATTGCCTGCCATATAACCTCTAACTCATTATTGTTTGGTATCCATCTATAACCACAACTCATTACTACCTTAACGAAACAATCTACTACTGTTACATTATGGTCTAATACTACTCTGTCGTTATATCTTCTATTCAGTTTCTCACTCATTACGTTCTTTATAAAGGTAAGAACCTCATTAACACTTCCAAACTTAACGTTATTCGCTAAGAAGCTTTCGAAGAACATTGTCATAGATGATACAAGACTTCTACCAGAACTAGTAACACTAGTAGCGACGTTAATATTGTATACAAGACTCGTATACATTCCAAGTACGCCATAGATCTGCTTTGTTACGATCGGATTCGCTACATCCAACCTTCTAACGTTTTTCTCGTTATGCACTGACTATATCTTTACCATATGAGATTATTCTCACTTAGGTAGACCAGGTTTCGAGTACGCTTGTACCCTACAGAAAGCTATCAATCATGATAGCCGACGCCAAAAAATTCTTAGTCGATGAACCTACAAATATCTTACAATATTTGGCTGGCTGCTGATTGGACATTGTAACGGAAGTACTTAGGCTTACTATCACCATATACCATATCTAAACCTTTACCTTTTGCTTTCGCTTCCTTATAATAAGGCATTTAGATCATTAGCCCTTCCCAGAAAATTTCTTGATCTTATCACCTAACCCTTTCGAGCTAGGGCGGCAGTTATATAATACCAATATAGCATTATTCCGTACCGTTGGCGTCTATCTTGTCCACGTTTCTAGACTATATTTTTATCTCTGTGATACTGTTGTCATATCACAGAGATACTGTCTCTTTCGATTCAATAGATTTTACATAGAGCTAATATCACTCTAATACTAACCATACAGGCTCTACTCTACTCAGTTCGTGTATATCTCTATACCTTATTCTCAAACCACCTAGATTCCAAATTTAAGCTCCAATCTATTTCGTATTTCTACTATATGGTTGTCTACCTTTCGATAGTCGTTGAAGATTCCTACATAATCAAATATAGGCTTCCTTGCTGATTACTCATTATTAAAGTACTTAGGCTTACTATCACCATATACTTATACTAAATATTCTTTCTACCTTTCGGTTGCATTCACGCTTATGATCTCTCATTACGTTGTAGCCATTTAGTCATTAGAGCTTTCCAGCCGTTAAGACAGTTTGTATATGAGAATCACTTCCCATATGTCCCTGGACCTTTATAGTTAAGGACTGGAGCAGGTTATATTTCTCAAAGTCTTCTGAACCTTTTGGATACTTAAACATCATTCCCTTATCTATTTGACGTTGATCAAGGAATCCTTGTACAACAACGGCTAAAGGATTAGGTACCTTTCCATGATGCTTAAACATAGTTCCGAAAGCTGTTACTATAGGCTCTCTTTGGTTGATGTAGTCTGATACTGCTAAGAGAGTCATATCAGTAGTCTTATTAGTATAAGAATTAACTACCTTACAACCAGAATTTTTAAAACGTTTCTTTATTGAGTAGTCTAATACTGGTTGTAGATCATCATCTGATACATTAGGTAACAACAATCGAATACAATCAGACATATTCTTCTTATATGCCTGTATGGTTGGACTATCTGTTATAACCATTAAATTTTGTCTCCTTTCTTTTCTTATAATACCTTTATAGGTTATTTCCCAATGATCTCCTTTCAATCCCATTATTACTACTATGTCCAACTTGTAATATGATTCTACTCGTTTTAGTAATCTTTAACATTATTGTAATTCAAGAGCTTATAAAGCTCACAAATAATAATCTTAAAAGGAGGCAATTATACTATGAGTATCTATGGTAGTGACGTTATCGGTTCTGTAACCGAAAATGTAGATATGACAGCTCTTGTAGAGAAATTCTTATACGATGATATCTCCAGAGGATCAGATGAACAGATTAAAGAGTTCTGTGCGTCCCCTGAAGCACAGGCGTTGCTTGAGAAAGGCGTATTTAAGAAGCCTACATTAATGAGACTGGGAAAGGCTGATGACCTGAAGCGTAGAGAGAAGCTGACCGCATTTGAGCTGGCTAAGCAGAACAACGATCCGCTCTGGAAGAAGCTGAAAGACAACCGGAAGAAAGAGAAATCCCTTATTGCCAAGATCATGGCTAAATACGGGAACAAAGCGAATAAGATCAGTAAGATCGCTCAGAAAGACTACATCAAAGCAGCAAAGTCTGTTAAGTAGTATGATACCGCGTGACCGGATCAGAACAGCATAAAGCCTGTGGGTTGTTAATCCACAGGCTTTAATTTCAGATTTCGATAAAAAGGTGGAGGTCCCTCCGGACTTGTCCAGGGTCCGGAGGGAAATGTCCTAAAGCAAGAACACAATGGAAATTGTTAAGGCACTCGGCAAAGTAACCCTTACAAATATGTTATAGAGTTTTGTTACTTTCTATATCTATCATACACTCTTACTTCTACATCATCTACATCTTTAAAGGTTTCTTTAAGTATAGTTATTAACCACTTTCTCTCTGGTTCTTCTTGTATACCTAAAGCATACTCTATACCTAGAGAAGCTTGATATTCATGACATAGATTACATATCTCTACTAAGGTTTTAGTATAAGCAAGTTTGTTTATCTTACCATCTTTTTCCTTACAGAATGCATTGAATATAAATTTCTCTTTGTCTACATAGACTAGTTGGATATCTCCCAATAGTTCACGAGCAGAATACATCCAGACTCTTTCATTATACTCCTTATATGCATCAGGGTATAGTTTCTTTACCTTCTTAATAAATCCATACTTGTTATCTCTAACTCCTACTGGATTAAAGATGATATTGATCTCGTCTTTAGATGTGTATACGTCTCCACTGAAGTATTTTATCCATATATCTGCCTCCTTATAGTAATACAAATAAGAGGTAGGATTATAATAACCCTACCTCAAGTTTCCTTATACCGTCAAAATATATGGAATATTATCGTTCGCTGCAGATACATAGGAGTTTTTCATTTCATCGATAATATTGTCTCGCTTACCCGCTTCTTGTTCTAACTCTCCAAGCTTAAGATCTATGTTTACGTAGACTGTTTCCAATCCATCTACATATCTCAAGTTCTTTTGTAAGAAATTAGCTACATCAGCCTGAGCTAAAGCTTCAAAGGTTTCCATCTTTGTAGGGGAGATAGTATTAAGATTAGGATGCTGTACTAATAGATCTACAACAAACCTCTTTAAGTTTACTGTAGTTCCACCAGCTCCTGTAAGCTTTAGCTTATTGGGATAATCAAAGTCAATGTATATTCCTTGATTGTACAAACTCTGTAGATCAGCCATCATTTGATATCCCATTATAGTATTAAACTCACAAGCAGGACAACCTATATAGTTAGGAGTATAGTATCCATAACCTCCTGTCTGTGCTACTGATAAATTCTGAGCGCTAAAGTCATTCCAGTCTATATCACTTACCCCCAATAACTTCAATCCTTGTAAGTATTCATCTTTAATATAGTATACTCTAATACCATTCTCTACTCTTTGATTTGTAGTCTTATCATTAACTTCAAATCTTATCTTGTGATAGAAGTATCTAGAGAACGTAACTAGAGTATCCTCCTCTATAATCTTAGCCCATGCTGATTTGTTTAGTGTCTCTGGTAAGTGAGGTGTTAGCGGTATAAGACCGAGTCTCCACTCTATCTTATTGAGTAGGTCGGTCATCTTATTACTAGCTGCCATAAAGGTATCACCTCATTCTCTCTTTACTTTTCAAAGTACGACGATACATCAGAGCAATAGTTCATGATCTCATTATGGATATAATTCTCCAGATTGATGACCATGATATCTCCATCTGCTCCAGTAAGAGTAACAGTAGAGTTGTTTTCATTAATCTGAATATCCTTATACATGAAATCAAAGCTTTCTCTCATATACTTAAGATTAGCAGACTCTGATCTGATATAGTTCAGAACCTCCTGATTGGTAAGTGGAATGACAAGAGACTTTCCTTCTGTATCATAATCTTTATCTCCTGCAGACTCTGATACAATTCTTTGAGTATATGCTCCCGGATGAGAAGGATAGATTACCTGATCCCAAGTAATAACCTTAAGGTTCCTTACCTCTGCTCCTCTTCTAGTATTCTCAATAGAGCCTAATGCTCTTAAGGACCATGCTGGTTTATCTCCATCTGCTAAGTCAGCCATGAAAGCTTTACCGTAGTCATTGTTTGTTCCAGTAAATCTTCCCCAGACATTGTCTCCTTCTGTCCATAACTTAAGGAATTTAGCACATGTTCTACTATCATCGATAGTCTGTTGTCTTACTAACTCCTTAGACAATGGATGTCCTAACTCTGCTCTTAAGTATCCTGCATTTAAAAGCTCAAGAGTTCTAGGAGCTGTAAGCTGTGGGAACAATTCTTCCTTAGGGTAGAATCGTCCATTTCTATTTCTTTCATCTGCTGTCTGGAGAATGCCTTCGGCTACTATCTTTCCATTTTTAGTACCGACTACATTGGTTACCTCGGCTGAGGTAATGCCAGATTCACAGATAATATATCCAATTTTCTTTGGAATCATAATATTATCTCCTTTCCGTCTTTAAAATACCAAGTTTCATATTTATGAAGATGTTAAGGTCTACTATTTTAGTGGGGTTTAACAATAGAATAATCTAACAAAGTGAAAGGAGAGAGGTGTTATGAGACATCATGTAGACTATGGTTTGGTTGAACGAAGAGCCAAATCAGTTTCTTCTGAATACGATAGTCATGATTGTAAGTTGTATTTAGAAAGAGCAGTAGAATCTACCAAAAAGAACTCTAATACTAGACAGAGAGATGTGGATAGATTCTTTTCTGAATGCATGAATCCGTCTAATGCTAATACTTACTATAAGTATTGCTTAGAGTTTATAGCAGAAGAGGAAGATCCTAAGTATGCTAAATCTCTTACAGAGAAATTTACTGATAGGATTCTTCCTTATATAAAGAACGTAGAATGGGTAAGTCATATTCTTCCTAGATACGCTATGAGTTTTCATGAGAATTCTATGATAGAACACGCTGTAGAGCAATATAAGTCATGTGATTGTATTCTCAATGATCATGCTTATTTGCAGGAGAAGTCTGATATAGATTCTGTAGTAGAGTCTTATAAAGGAAAAGGCACTCATAGACTTTCTCTTAAGATCTGCAGTATTGTAGACGAGAACTCTGTAGGGTTTAGCCCATGTCAGAAACTTGCTACTAGTCTTGAGGAAACTTCTTATGTATTACAGAAGCATGGGATTAAGTATAATGCTCAGGAGTTAGTAAAGTACGTTACTGAGTATTATCTTACTAAGAAAGGTTTATCTGGTAATGATAGATATGCTTGTATGAATGTACTGGCTGAGTGCTCTATGATTAACGATACTGATCTTGGCATGGTAGGTTACTTATATGAGGATAGTATTGACTATGTACCTACCATCATTAATATGCTCAATAACTTTATCAAGTCTGAGGATAAGGACTTAGATAAAGACTTTGGTGCTGTTATAAGAACTATGCCTATTGGGTATATTCATCAGAGAGAAGAGTTCGTTAATACGTTTGGCAATATACTTCTCTTCATTAAGGACTATATGCTTACAGATGATTACGATATCAAGCAGATAGTAGAGATACTCAATACTATACCGAAGAATGTAATGTCCCAGATGAAGAACGATACATGGCTATATACTAGAGATGAACTTGATACTCTCATCATGCACTACAACAATGCAATAGAAGCTATTGATGTAGATCTTGCAGATTATCCAGATAAAGAAAGAGTATCTAAGCTTATAGCTCTTAAGGATTGCTATAGTTCTTCTATAGAGAAGATAGCTAATATCAGAGATGTATGCTATACTGATGAAGTAATCAATAGAAGAAACTTAATGATTGAAGCGGTATTCTCTCCTAAATCTCATGCATATTACTTAGAAGAGTTCAAGGTATTCAAGTTCCAGAATCTTATCAGTGCTGCTGTAGAAGCGGATAAGTTCATCAAGGGTAAAGGCAAGAAGTTGATGGATAAGATAGCTGGTAAGATCACTCCTATTAGGAAGAAGATACTAAAGGAGACCGAAGTATTAGGAACTCTTACTGAGTATAATACCTCTGATATCTGTGTATGTAGCTATAAGATACTTGATGAATCAGACTTCTATCAGGTGCATGATATAATGACAGAGGTATGTGAGCAGTTAAACAAGAATGTCTTTGGAGAAGATTCAGAGATTAAGGCATACTATGTAGTAAATCCTGATACGGTAGAAGTGCATCTTGAAGGATATTCTACTGTCATTCTTTCTAATGATGAGGAAGAAGAAAAGAATGATACATTCTCTGATGAAGACATGATGAGAACACTTGAACTTGATGAGATGGCTAAAATATGTGATTCGTTTGATGTAGATGCATATGGAAGTATTGTATCTACTATAGAGTCTAGTATCAAAGACATTGATGCAGAGAGATTCTCTTCTATTATAGAAGCTTCTCAGTATGTAGATCCTATTAGTACAGAGGATATAGCTCATATGCATACTCTCTATGTAGAGAGTCATGTAAATGATTCTTATACAGAATCCAGTAATATCAATGGTAAGATCAATAACTGGAACTATCAGTCTGCTCCTTTAGAGTTGCAGATGGAAGCTTGTAATATTATTCTCTCCTTATTGGAGTCTGATGAACAGAAGAAGGCAATCAATAAGAAGAAAGAAGAAGAGAATAATAAGAAATCTATCAAGGATAAAATAAAGGAGAAGATTCCTGATAAGGATGAGAAAGATGATAAGGTTAAGATGGATAGACCAGATGAATCTGGTAAGAAAGATCCTCATAATCCTTTCTCTGGCGTAAACCTTGCTTCCCTTAAGTTATACGCTAATGGTATTAAGGCTAAGATGAAAGATCTTAGTAGTAAAGAGAAGGAATGGTCTAAGACTCTTGATATGGAGTTCAATAGATTATACTCCTCTTGTAAGAATGCTTTAGTAAGTGATAGAAGAGAAGCTATCATTAAGGGCTCTATTATTCCTTCATTCTCTAGATGCATCAAGTTTGGTATTGCTATTGCTGGTCTTACTGCTATAAACCCTGTTGCTTCTGCAGCAACTGTTGTTGGTGGTGTAGCTATGTCTAAGCATCTTACTAAGAAAGAGAGATTACTCTTACTTGATGAGATTACTACAGAACTTGAAGTAGTAGAGAAAGAGATATCTATAGCAGAACGTAATGACAATATGAAGAAGTATCGTAAGCTTCTTACTTATAAGAAGGACTTACAGAGACAGTATCAGAGAATCAAGTACAATACCAGAATTGGTAAGGACTTAATGCCTGATTCTAATATAGGTGTTGCTGGTGGCAATGATTGATAAGAGAAAGGAGGTTAGATGTCTATGGAACTGATGAGAAGAAGATATGTATTGTTTGAAGATGGAGAAGATGACAATGCTTCTGCTACAGATAACAATGCAGATACAGGAGGAGATACAGATACTACTGATACTGGTGATGATAATGCTAATGATGACTCTACTGAGGATAACAATGATCAGAATGATGATGCATCAGATGAAAATACTGATGATAACAATCAGGAAGATGATAAGAACTCAGAAGATGATGACTACAATATAGATACAGAACCAGATCAGGATGATAATGATGATACCGGAGATGATAATACAGACGATAGTGGTGATACTTCTGATGACTCTATGGGTGATGAGAATACTGATACTGAAGAGAAAGCTTTAGATAGAGACTTGTTTGAGACTCTATCTGATAGCGAGAAGCAGAGAAAGATCTCTACACTCAAGAAAATGTTCTTTGAGCTATATGGTAAGTGTAATGCTTTGATTGAAAAGTTTAACCAGCTTACTGATGACTCTAATGAAGACTTCAAGCCTGTTATCAAGAGAATACTGACCATCATGTATGATCTCAAAGAGTATATCAGTTACTATTTGATGAATGTCTATGATAAGAGTTCTTATATAGAGAACGATATTACTTTCAATAGATACTTATCAATACTCAATGGTATCAGACTCACTGTGGAGGAGTTACATAAGCAGAAAGAGAAGGATAACGCCTCAAAGTAACATATTAAATCTTCTGTTAAACTTTACAAACAATAACATTATTGTAAAAGATTAGCCCGTAAATTTCCGCTTCATGGTGGAATCTAGGCTAAAACTTACAAAAATTATCTTATGAAAGGAGATAAAGGTTATGCCTATTGGTGGAACTAGACAGAATACTGTCGCAGGTACTTCCTATCGGAAGGACCCATTATATTCATTTGCAAAGGCTTTTTGTGAGACCGCAACCCATATTCTGAACGAAGATGGTACAGATATCTTTGAAGAGCCGACTAAGGTTATGCGCCGGGCTTCTACCAAAGAGACCATGAAGCGTTTCTTTGTAGAGGACTCTGTTGATACGAACAACAGCGAGTTGGAACCGGATGACATCGAAGATTCCCAGGAGATGATGGAGGAGCAGTTTGAGAACGACTGCCATGCTATGTTTGAGCACGCACCTCTTACAGAGTACAATCCGGTCGTTGGTATGGCTTTGCCTATCCATAAGCTTATTCTTATGAACAACGTATTCGACAAAGGCGGTATCCAGAAAGTGACCGCAGTACAGCCGAAGTTTACTATCTCTCTTGAGAGACGTATCCTTGTGACTCCGGAAGGAGAAGAGCTGGATATGTTCCTGGATCAGAACAAGATGACGGCTGCTATTGATGCTACAAACCCGATGAAGGACTTTGAGCTTACACTTCCGCAGACAGAGGAGGATAATGATATCCTCGGAGAACTCGGCGGTACTTCTCTTGACAGTCTTGGTATCGATACATACATCTCCGCTGTAAAGGTTGAGAATGTTGTGATCGAAGCAGGTGACATTCTTCCGGATGATGATGGTTTCATTGAGAAGGGTGGACAGATTGCAGATGAAGAGAAGACCACGGACGTATGGTTCCATACGAATATCCGGTTTACACCGAACTACGGCGGACCGAATCATTTTGAAAGAACCGTTATGCAGCCGCTTACCATTAACTGCAAGCAGAAAGTAGACGGAGCTACGAAGCAGGTAGAGATCAAAGAAGCGATCTCCGGCTCTATGAACAAGAACAAGTTCAACATCTCCGCTACCTATGGAAAGATCACGGCAGTTAAGCTTTCCGCAAAACTGGATACAAGCAATGCTATGCTTGAGACCTGCCAGGTTAAGTGGAAAGTTGATACCGACCTTGTTGAGATTCCGACAAACATTCCGATCAATACGACCATCAGCCCGAGAGAGGTAAAGGACCTGGCTGCTATGTACAACGTAAATCAGCTTACTAAGCTGATGGGCATGTTCAAGAACGCTATGTCCAACTACAAAGACGATCACATCAAGATGGAGCTGGACAACAGCTATAAGAGAATGGATGAAAGAACCTCGTTCTGGGGTAAGTTCGACTTTGCTCCGCGTGACGGATACGCACTGGATCATGTTGAATGGAGACATAAGACGTTCATGGATTTCCTGGACGGCTATGTTACCAAGATGCTTCAGGTGCTGAATGATCCGAACATGACAATCACTATCTTTGGTGATCCGGAAATCGTTCGTAAGATTACTCCGAAGGAGTACAGTTATCAGGCTCCGGCTAACATTGGACCGGTTACTCTGGATTATACCCAGACTATCGTCAATACCGCTGATAAGAGAGTATACAACTTCATCGGTTCCGACAAGATGAGAGGTACCAACCAGCTTATGGTTCTTCTGAACCCGCGCAATACGGATCGTATCATCTACAGAATCTATGATTACCAGTTATACATCTCTAACGAGATCAGAAACATTGCGAACCCGGCTCTTCCGGCAATCCATGCTTACGAGGATTGGAAGTTCGTTGAGTACCAGCCGGTACAGGGACGTATCCAGATCCTTAATCCTACTGGATTAGTTGAAGCTTAATATTGAATGATCGCAGCTTGATATTGGGGTAGGTCCACAAAGACCTACCCCAATATATTTTTATCGTTTAAACTTCGAAGTAATTTAGAAGAAAGGAGAGAAACGTATACTATGGCTATAGTAGGAGAGTTAGTTAGAGATAAACTCAATGCTGCATTTGCTGCTAGTACATCTGGTGATACAGTATCTGTAGATACTAAGAGTATCAGAAATATCCTTAATGAACTATTTCCTAACAGAACTTGTTATGATGTAGTGTATACTGAGAATACTGATAAGGTATTCTTTGGTGTTATGATTAACCCGACTATAACACCTGAAGATCTTATCAATATACTCTTTAAGGATGATGATATTGTAATCAATAGATACTCTGTAGAGATAGACTCTAAGTTATTGAGTATTGGGTTGACAGCAGAAGAGTTATCAGCTTATGTCTTAAATGAAGTAAGCTCTATGATCAACAACGCTGCACCTATCAATGAAGTAAGAAGTATTATTGATCTTTATATTGCTGATGAAGATGAGAATATCAGTATTAAGGATTCAGTAAACTATTCTCAGATACTTATCTTTGCTATTAAAGATGCTTTATCTAAGATTACTTCATCTATGTACAAAGAAGATGTAGAGGATGTATTATCCAATCAATTCATCAATTCTGCAGATTTACGCGATTCCTTAATGACTGCACTGATGAAGGTCAGAACAAGCGTTTTTGGAATTGGAAGCACTGTGAAAGAACCTAATTTGGTGCTTATAAAGTGGGCTTTTGGAGTTTACAAAGACGTAAAGCACAATGGACCATCTGCTATTGATACTCTTAAGGATGCTATGCAACTTACTGGTTCTAAGTTGTTAGCTGCAGAAACTAAGAAGACTATAGAGTCTCTTCAAAGAATAGACTCTGATATAGTAATAGAATCTGCTAAGATCTTAAGAGAAGCAAAATCTGGTGGATTGTTCAATAACTTAAAGAGAAATGGTCTTAGAGCTATTGAAGACGATCTATATGAGTTTACTATCAGAGTAAAGAATGCTGATACAGAAGAGGAAGCATTCTATGCTCTCAGACAGATCAATACTAGGATTAATCTTCTTGAAGAGTATATCTATAGTACAGACGGTTTATCAGAAGCAGAGGTAAAACGTTGGAGAGATCTGGCTATGAGATATAGAGAGTTAAGAGAGATTCTCTCTAAGAAGAAAATTATAGATAGAAGACAGTATGGATTATTCTTCAACTACGATGAGTTAGATGATCCTCAATATCATGGATAACTGGTAGATAAAGAGGTGTACTATGTACACCTCTTATATTTTCAAAGGAGGTATATTATATGGTAGTATTGAGAGAAGAGTATAATGAAGCGGAAGAAGTAGTCAAAAAAGAAAAAGAGTACATGGAGTATATTGAAGATCATCTGGCTAACGTAAGGAAAGCTTACCAGAATCTCTTTGTTTCTAGAATGGATGAGATAGAGACAGATAGTATCTCTAATGAAGAGATGAAAGAAGCGATAATGAGTATAGAAGATGATGTATCACAACATGATGCAAGTAAGATGGGTGATGAAGAGTTTCCAGCCTATAGAACTAAGTATTATCCAACTAAGCAAGAGGAGGATAATATGAACGCAGATCCAGTATATAAGGATCATATAGAGAATATGTGCAATAAAGCATGGGAACATCACTTCATGAACAATAACCACCATGCCAAATACTGGAAAGTTGAAAATAATCAATTTCAGAAAAATAACGATCCTAAAGAGATGACTTTAGGTGCTATTATTCACATGATTTGTGATTGGCAAGCTATGTCTTATCATTTCAAGAGTAATATACTTGATTGGTATGAGAAAGATGCAGATGAAGAAAAAGGTGATCTGAACTATAATACTAGAAAGATAGTAGAGGAGATATTGTATACCGTATGTGAACGGTAATCACAAACCCTTCTGTCATATATTATATACTTGTACTAATGACTGACTCGTGGAAGGGGAAGTCAGAGAAAAAGTAGTAACAGGAGGGATACTAAGATGAAGACCATTATTAGTGTTTGTAAGTCAATTTTTGAAAAATTGATCTTCATGCTAAGTAAATGTGGGGGTGAAAAGGAAGACGACGACGATTGGATGGACGAACATTCAACGTACGGAGTGGAGAGTCGTAGAAGGAATCGAAGACGCTCTAAACGTTCACCATAATTTTTCTATTCATTAGTGCACAAAGCATAATCGGATGTGGATATAATATCCACATCCGATCCCTTCTTCTATTTGTTTTTTACTTGTTAGTATTCTCAGTGTTAGAATTACCGTTCTTCTTATTCCGGTTTTTCTTTTTTCCAGACTTAGAAGATGACTTTACAGATTCAGCAGCTTCATTCTCAGAATCTGAATCTGACTCTTTCTGAACAGAAGTATCTTCTTTATCATCCTGAGATGCAGACTCTTCATCCGTATTGTCATCATCTTCAGCTTCATCGGCAGGTCCTTCGTTTTCTACAGAAGTATCTTCAACAGAAGACTCCTCTGTGTTATCAGGAGAAGGATTGTCGTCAGTACCAGAGACTTCTTCTGAAGCACCCACTACCGTGTCCTTTTCCTTCTCCAAGATAGCTTTATACTGTTCTTCGCTGATATGCTCAGATCTATGCAATCTATCAAGATTGGACGGAGTAACTCTCTCCGGATCAGATTGCATATAGAACTTTCTATATACAGCGCCGTACTTCATACACTGTAATACCTCTTCCTTAGTTAAGGAAAGATTTGTAGCCTTAAAGATAACCTTGCCTTTGACAATGTTCTTAATCGGTCTACGAGGAATAACAGTGTACATATAAGTTTCTGCAAGTGCCATAACTATTCTACCTCCTACCGATCTTAATCGTCATCCCCGGATACAAGATCAATAAGGTCGGAATCTCCCTCTTCGTATCCATTGCCGGACTCTCCTACCGGAGTCTGATCATCGTCGTCACCGCTGTCAATGCTGCCCATAACCGAGTCCATATCATCGTTCACATCAATGTCATTGTCGTCATCAGAGGTTTCTCCACCCTCTTTGGTGGAACACTCTTTAGCTGAACCACAGGCTGCCTCAATGATCTTATCTGCTTCACCTTCTATGTCCTCGTTATCCATCTTAACATCCGGACCTTCTCCAGTCAATGCAGATGTATCTTCCGGCTCGTTGTAGTCCTTATAGAAGTCATCTGCTTCCGTAGAACCCTTAACACCGGTATCACTGAATTCGCCGCACTCACCCATAGCCAGGTCAATTACCGGATCAGAATCTGATCCTTCAGCACCCTTTGGTGCATTGTCTGTCTCATCATCGACACGAAGATCATTTGCAATGTCATCCGGATCTGCATCACCCTGCGTCTGATGTAACTCATCAAAGTCTGTTTCACATTCACCGGCTTCGTTGAAACCACACACATTATCGATCAAAGATCCATCTTCTTCTCCGCCGAACATAGCATCGAATTCATCATCTACTTCTCCCGCATTATCAAAAACGGACTGAAAATCACTCATTTCAATTTACCTCCTTTTGGATTTAAAGATTGTCCACTAAGGGTTCTATAAACCCTCTGGATTTTACCCTAATGTTAACTTAGTAACTTTTTCGTGTAGTATTCTAATACAAAAATGATCAATGGAAGCATGTAAAAGATCTCTTTTGCGTTGTCATACTTGATATTGTTGATGTTTTCAAGGTCTTTCTTGTCTATATCCTTACCATTGAAGTACTTGATGAAGATATTCTGATATAGTTTACCCTCTTCAAATATCTCAGTGTTATCAGATATAGCATACACAAGATCTTGTGGGAATACTTCTATATAGTCTCTAGCATTGAATGGACCGGGAGCTATACCGACTACAGGTTTATAATCAAGTTCAAAGTAAGCATCAAACATAGAGTGAAAAACTGTTATCATACTATCTATAAACTTAGCTTGAGATACATAAACAGAAGAAGAGAGTTCTTTAATAGATCTATCTTCAAATGCTTTATAGAAAGTTCTATCATAGTCTATAGCAAACGTATTAGACAGTGGTGTCTGATGTTCCACATGAGTATACTTAGAGCTAGAGTTAATAAGTATACCATTCCTAATCATGAACTCTATCAAGAATGGATCATACATATTAGACTCATTAAGATACTTGTAGATGAACGTCTGTACTGAATCCTTAAAAAATAAATCGATGTAGTACTTCTTAAGACGAGATCCAAGCTCATCCAATTCTACTGCTTTAAGGTACTCTTTCTTCTCTACGATACATTTATAGTTCGTACCCTGTTGTACATCTAAAGCAATAAACTCTTTCACTACATTCTTCTTTATCTCAGTATCACTTACTCTATCAAGCTTATAAGCTATCTTCCATACTGTAGATCCAGTGACTATAGTATCTCTATCTACTCCAGTTACTTTAAACAGATAACCTTCTGGTATATAGTCTATCTGGAAGAAATCTCCAGGAATAGGTTCTATAATGTTTGGCATTATAAAACACTCTCCAGAGATCTCTTCTGCTTCAAGACCGTAATCTCCATTCTCAAGATTAAGTTCAATTCTAGGCAAACCAAACATAAACAAATCATCTATCTGATTGAATCTTAATGGAGATTGATCACCAATCTCATCCATTGCAAGTTTAGACCCTTGATCAAGAGTAGACATATCTTTATTTATATTCCAGTATCTAACTTTGGTAGGCTTCTTATCATTGAACTTGTACAGATTATTGTTTAATAGATCTGTAGAGAATGAAGATATACTATCAACAGTCTGTTTATATTGAGTATTTATAAACTTTCCCATTCACTCATCTCCTTTCATCAGATTATAGTGATGTTGAAGTAAGTGAGTTATATCCAAATATTAGCTTTCTCTACTACTTCTACTATTCTATCTGATGATACTCCAAAATCCTTCTCATGAGGTGAGATATTTCTATGGATATAGATAGGGACTTGATATGGATTAAACTTATCTACTATATCCTTCATCTTCTTATTAGGCTGATCATTATCTGGATATAGATGTATCTCCAGATTAGGAATCTGCTTCTCTATCATGAAGTAAGATATAATGGATGAGTAGTTAGATCCACATACAGTAGAGTATATACCAGGTTCTTGCTTTCTCACGTTAAGATATATAGAGAGTATATCAAATACGCCTTCTGCTATATGAAGCTTAATTCTATAAGGAGAAAGTAAATCTACTGCCTGTGGAACTACATAGAACCTTTGACTAGTTTCTTCCTTATCAAAGATTCTATAGTTCACATATCTATGGTCTATTGATTTGTAGACTAACTCATCATCCAGTTTACGGAATATAATAAATCCGTTATCCAATGATAAGAAGCCTACAAATGCTCTATCCAAGTCATTGACTATAGAAATTTCTCTTGTATAGGTAGTTATATTGTTTATTTCCAATATGTCATGTAAATTCATGACTACCTTAAGTCTCATAAAGTCTTCTGGTTGAAGATTAGTACCTAAACGATTGTTGATATAAGTCATCTTAAGGTGTGATCTATAGTCGTCATACATATAATCATTCCTTAAGTAATAGACCTTATCTTTACCAATACTTCTAACCTTAGAAGAATTACCTACTCCTATATAGTGACTTAACAAATCTGTTGCTATATCGGGATCATATATACCCCAATCTATCAACTTTCTATATGTCACTACACCAGAGCAGTTACATAGATGACAATAGTATAACGGTGGATCATTGTCAGTAGGCATACTGATGTAAAGATGCTTAGATCTAGAATCCTTCTTAGAATCTCCACATTCAAAACATCTACATGCTACATGACTTCCTCCTGATACCACTTTTGCTGTTGGTATACCGCTCAGTAAGAAATTCTTAAAGTTCTCACTAAACATACGTGTTGCTTGGTTCTTCTGATTCTTCATGATGTCATATTCCTTTACTTATCTTTATTGTGTTTAGAATACCTTATAATTTGTATTAGCATTACTACTGCTGATATGATATAGATAACAGCGAATACTGCTAATACCATAAGTATAACACCAGCTATGTTCTCATACTTGGTTCTATCCAAGATAGATCCTGCTACTAAAAGGATTACAAACAAAACCACTATAACGATATCTAACTTATCGCTTACCTTTAATACAAGGTTTCTTCTGTCCTTTCTTTTCTTCATTTCTTCTCCTTTCTTTCTCAATACTTATAAGTACTTCTACTACTATGTACTCAGCTACAGTCAAGTATCCTATTGCTAAGAATAAAACTACTTGTATTGCAAACTCTGATCCTGTGATCGATTTCCTCATTATAGAGTTAAATAAGAGGTCTCCTATCTGCAAGAATCCAAATATTGCACCTAAAGCAGTATATACTACTCCTATTCTCCACAAGAAGTTTAAGTTCATATGCTTCTTAGTTATGTTGTGGTATACTTTGTATACAACTATAACTATCAAAAACAGTGAATATAACTTACAGAAAACTTCAAATATTGGTGCCATAATCTTTCTCCTTTGTAACAAACGTAAGTGGGAGATAGAGTTGCTATCTCCCACTATACATTCTTTTTTATATTAGTAAAGTATACATCAAGTATTCTTCGATAATCATATCCGGAACAGTTTCTATCAATCTACCATTCAGGCTGAGATCTTTGAAATCTACAATCCTGAAATCACTGGAGATGATGGTTGCTATAGTAGATAAGATTTGTCTTATAATCTTTTCGTTTTGATACTTCTTGACCACCATTGGATAATACTTAGATGATTCAAGCTTGGTCATTTCCTTTTTGTTTACTGTCTTTCTACCAACCAACTTTTCTACCTTAGATGAAACAATATAAGGTAAGACTATCATATATTGGCTCTGTAGAATCTTTCTTGCTGCTATCATAAGCTTGATGTAATCTACCTTATTAATAGCGTTGATACTGCTACTATCTCCAAAATACTTATAGAAGATATTGAAGATAAGTTGCTTCTGGAATCCATTGATACAGTTACCAGAATCATCAGATAACTCATGAAGATAGAAGTTAACCTCATTGTTATCAAATGGACCATAGACAGAATCTATAACTTCATTAGTTCCAAAGCAGTTAACCTTGTTCTGGAGATAGATCTGTTCATTCTGTTTGGTCAATGTCGCTTCGAATTTCGCTCTCTTCATACTAGATAGCTATCTCTAGTACAGTTCTCTTATGAACTTCTATAGGTATTACCTATATGGCGAGACTATCTCATATTCTCGTATTACTTTTACCATAATACGAGTAACCCTACCGTTTCGATTTAATGGATATTACATGAAGCTAATCTCACTTCATTACCAACCTCAATAACTTAGGTTCTACTCTACTCAGTTCGTGTATATCTCTATACCTTATATTCAATCCACCTACTAATATTGCACCGTGAGTGTTAGTGCTAGTATTCATATGATTTCTCATAAATGTGGGTGTCTACCTTTGGATAGTCGTTGAACACTTATCTGTATCACTACAGATCTTCGTAACTGATTGTCATACACTTATAGTGTAAGCTCTCCCAGTTTTAGATAGGTTTTCATAGCTGTGTCACCACTTTGCTATGCGACTCATTCTTAATCGAACTCACTTGTGCTATCCTCATCTCTCTTAGAACTAGAGAGTGGGATATATGAAAACTCATACTCTATATCAATAACCTGGAAACCAGTGTTGTTGTTGATAGAAGTAAAGTTGAAGTTGATCACATTCTGTCTAAATGTATACTTAGGCATGATATTAAGCACAATATTGTCTAAGGAGTTATCACTATGGATTACAGTGTCTAATCCTCTAATATCCTGCTTCATCCATAAGCCTTTGTTCCTCTGCTCATTCTTAGATACATTCGTAATACAAGTTTCATACATCTTGCTATAGATATCCACAGAAGGATCGATATAGATGATGTAATCATATATTTCAAGCAAGAAGCTATCAATATCTGTAATCTTGTTTACATAGGCAAAATGTGTAAGCATCGGAATACACATATTCATCAGCATACTCATAAGCATAAGCATCTTAGCATGTTGATCTGTGTATTGTAATGCCGGATTGTTGATAGACTTATAGTTCAATGTAAGACGATAATTATCCTCGACCATTAAAGTAACCTTAGATACTAATGTTTCAGATAATATGTACCGTCTTATATCGTATATAAAACTATTCTTGTTATAACCGTTACCATATCCTATCATGAACTTGATACGACAGAGTATAGTAAGATATTCCTTATCTTTGTCATAAAACTTCTCAAAGTAATTGAGATAATGACACATATGCTCTCTCATTTCCTGAGAGTTGTAACACTTCTTTGTTGCCAGATCAAACATATCTAATCCGACACTCTGTTCCGTCTTCCAAAAAGAAGACACTGGCGCTATGAAATAGCGCTTAACGTTCCTGAATATAATATCAGACTCAATCTCAGGAACCCAATCGTCTATAAACGGTGGTTTCTGATATGGCTGATCATCCTTAATGATATTAATTGGTTGCATGTCGTAACATCCTCCCTTCCAAGATTCAACAATATAGTTTATAACCTTAGAACCTTTTTACGGATTTTGTCCTATTGCTTGTTTTACTCCTATTAAGAGCAGTATTCTTTACCACTCCTACTTTCTTTGTTGTCGCCACTTTGACTCCACTTAAAGATTCATCAGATGCTCCACTAGCTTTGAGTTTGTTATAATCACTCTTAGATAGAGTATCTTGTTTCTTCTTTGAGATCTTCTCTCCTTCATCTTGACGTTTCTGAACCTTAATATCTGCATCCTCAATTCGAGATAATAAAGTTCTCTTATCAAGATCAGGAGCACCTACATACTTGATCTTACTGAAAAGATCTCTATTGACCATGAATAAGTAAGCGAAGTATAAACTCTTTACATAGCCAACAGAGTTCTCTGGGTTCTTCTCCTTAGCCGGTGTTCTTAATGCTTTCTTAGACATCTTTGAAGCCAATTCCTTAATGAATAGACCCTTTCTAAGAAATACATAAGCATACGTATATACAAAAGCAGGATCATTAGAATAGAACTCCACTTGATACTTATCTAACTTAGCTGCTGATGCGGCTATACCAGCAGAAGCAGTAAACTTCATTACTACGTCGTAGTAGAAGTTATTAACTACCTCAGATGGAACCTTAATGTGAATCCAGTATGAACCATCCTTCCCCTTATACATATAGTAATCTATACGCCCATTTTCTCTTAGCAGTACGTTATTAAACTTAGTGGAATATATCTTCCTCTGAGCCTCTCTTACTGCCGCAGACAAAACTGCATTACTTTTTCCCATAGGATTCGTAATGTACTCATCAAATGTCATTTGCTTTGTCTCCTTTCAAAAAGATATTACTCCTGAGTTGACTAGATACTGCGGGATTTCTCCCGCAGTACTTCGTCTTAGGAAAGGAATTAAAATATGACAAACAACTCCTACGATTAGTAGGTATTGAGTTGTGGCGCCTGAAGTAAACACTGATTGGACGTACCCATAATTGTAATGAGCTTTGAAATAGCCTCCAGGATCTTCACATCTGACATGATGGAAGACTTTACTGATCCATCATATGAATTGGTCCGGAGATTCATTGGAGCGTCATAGAAAATACACTCCTTAATGATCTGATCCGATGATAGATCAGCCGTTGATGTATCAAAGAGAATCTCAAGAGTCTCCTCATATGAATGGAAGATAATAAGAGCGATCTTCTCGGCAAGAGAATACTTATGATCGCTACTGTATCCTTCTGGAAGCAATTTAGCTGCATACTCAGCAGAGGCAATAAAGCCTTCAAAGTTAGCTGCTCTTCCTACACCATTCTCAATAGCGGAAGCACAGTTCTTTACTGCATCAATAACCAGATCCCGGTCTGCATCTCTGTCAGCGATAGTAATACCACCAACGAGAAACTCAACCATATTAGCTTTCAAAGAACGTAATCTCTTACGGATATTACCGACTGATCTTGAATCTTCTCCATTTGCTCTTGCATTGTCAAGTTCTGACTGGAGATAGTTAATCAGAGAGGTATAGTCTGCTGATGGATTACCCTCTTCATCAAGCATCTTAGCAGGATTGATAAACTTGGTCTTGCCAATGTCAGATACTACCAGCTCTGCATGTCCTGCAAAGCTGCAGACATTCTCAATACTAGCTGCTAATCCCTTAGCTTCATCAGCTTTCTTGATCTCCGGATCGATATACTTCCGGATATACTTGCAACCGCATAAACGAGCAATATCAAGATAGATACCCTCGTCAGATCCACTGATATCAGTGATTACAAGAAGCGGTGGTTTCTGATTGTCAGCAGCCTGATGCATCATCTCTACTACTGTCTGCATCAAGGAACTCATATCCCGGCTCATCTTCGGAGAGATGATTACTGTTGGAACACACTGTTCTCCGGTTTGAATTGGTTCGATAATATTTTCCATAATGATCTTTTCAAACAATGAAATCATGTCCATTGTATCTACCGGATCAAGGAAAGCATAGATGTTCGGATTGTGAATCTCAGCGGTAGCATTTTTTCTGTTGTTGATGTATGCCGGATCAGAGTATCCCTCTGTAACCGTAAGACCATCGTACACTTTGATCATATTCTCTTTTGTTGTACTGATTGAAACATCAATCTGTACATCAAGTCCATACTGCTCGTAGATACTCTTGATATTGTGCGAGATCTCCTTATTACCATTTGTAGAGGTAAAGCAAATATCATAGATATCATCAAGAGTAGGAGTAGTTCCTTTAGAAAGAATCAACTCCTGAATGTGTGATACCGCATTCTTGAAAGCATAGATGATCTGGTATGGCTGATAAGTCTTCTCTTCCATAAGAGCTACAAGATACTCATATATCTTAGAAGATAAGATAACAGCAGATGTTGTACCATCTCCTACTTCCATCTCTACATGGTGAGTAATATCAACCATCTCAGCCTGGATTGACATCTCAATTGGATTCGAGAATAAGATATGTTTAAGTACCTTATGTCCATCCTTTGTATACTCAGACACTACTGTCTCAGCATTGTTTCCACGAATAAGCTTCGTGTTTGATCCCATAGGACCAAATGTGTTCGCCAAGTACCCGGCGATCGTTCTTAACGTCTTGAGATAGATATTCTGTAACTTCTCTTCTGATACGACATTGTCCCGGTTTGTGTTAATACTTGTAGTCTCGTTAATGCATTCGAGCTTAGGCATAGCAAGAGAATTAAGTCGTTCCAAGTCTTCAGTTGTTACTGTCATCTTCCTCGTCCTCCTCTTCTTTCTTCTTGAACTTATATACCTCAATGAGGTTTATTACATTACTAGCATTGAGTACAGGAACTATAGGGTTATCTACAAGATCACCCATTTCGTTTCTATTAAACCCATAGTTAGCAAAGTAAATAGTCTTACCTTTTAAAAGCGTTGCATAAGGTGTAGCATCTTCTACATCCTTAAAGTAAAACTGATTGTGTTTCTTAATATCTGTTTCAGACATAGTACTAGATAAAACAAACTTAGCACGTTCAGTATTATGATACCGCTTTAAGAGGTCTATCTCTTCTTGTCTTTTACAGACTATAGTTGTTCTTATATCAGACTCATTGTTAAAAGCCCCTACTAGTCTATAGAACTCAGTAATCACTGATAGATTCAATATCTCTGAATACTTTGTTTCCATAAACTCATTATATAGACTGTCACAAGAATTTGTATAATCGTCGTTGACACATAAATACAATGGGTTTCTCATACTCCTATCATATAAAACATGTACCAACTCGTTTACTGTCTTCCCAACAAAGAAACTCTTGTTGAATATCTTAGGGTCCATATAAGACTTAAAGATAAGACTTAATAGACCCACATCAGTATCAACAATCATATCAAAAGGTATCAAAGGAGACATAGAGTCTCCTGTTGATACCGAGCCCGGCAATATGTTCTTTACCATTCTTTAATCCTCAAGACCATAAGATGGATCATCACCGCCAACCATTCCTTCAATGTCATTGAATGACTTGGTAGATGACTTTGGTGGAAGCGGAGGGTTCATAGCAACTCCCTGTCTTGTAAAGAAGTTATCACTCTCCTTTCTTCTCTCAATACCAAGCTTGTCAAGAATCGGATCAATCTTCTTGGATAACCGGTTCATCTCATACCGTCCAGTATCCCATACAGAAGCACCGATAGCACCGCCGGAAGAAGCTGCAAACTCTTTAAGAACGTCAAGAATGTTTGTAATTCCCTGGAACTGGAAATACTGTCTTTCTACATCCATGCTCTCAATGTTGCTCCACTGTAAAGCGTAATCATAATCTGTCTCAAAGACAAATTCACTGGTACTCTCTACAACGCCGGTCTGCGTTACTTTTCCGATGATAAATGAATGCTCCGGGATCTCCGGTTTGTTTCCGGTTACTTTAAAACCGATAAAGTTTACTGTATCCCCCATTCCACTGTTTACTCCAACAGCAGCCTTAGGATCGATCGGTTCTCCATTCTTCATCTTATTGATGAAGTCTTCCAGAAGAACAATAAGCATCTTAGCCTTTGTAGCACTAAGATTGATTCTTCCTACTTCATCATATCTGTAGTTCTGAGTCTCTTTAGAGACCGTGATTCTCAGGAGCCCACTTCCATAACTGAAGTCTACTCTGTACCCCTGTCTATTCTTGATCCTCATTCTGCTATAGCAGTTAGGATCAAACACCTTTGATCTTTCTGTGTAATTACTCTGGTCACCAAGTGCCATATTTTCATTCCTCCTTCGAGTTATATTTTATTGTGTTGTGATTAACGATGTGGAATAGTAATAGAGCCTGTTCTATGATAAGCACTGTATGCAAATGGATCAGATTTATCACCCCATTCTATTCTAAGTCTTATTCCGGTTAACGGTTTTCTTGTTTTGCATAAGAGTGTAATAACTAAGTACCTCTTCTTAGTATATTACGCTCTTTGAAATATCTTCTTAACATGAGTCACTAACTTACCTCCTCGTCTTATGTATTTGGGTTAATATAGTGTTTCCTATGATGTAAATTTAGATTTTTACATCACTAGTATAGTTTATGATAAGAGAGATTAATAGAGAGGTGTAACTAAGTACACCTCTCATAGTAGTTACTCAAATATAGGATCACTAAGTTGAGACTTATCTATAACCTTAGTAAGTGAATATAAAGCCTGTACAGTATCAGCCTTGACAAGCTTAATATTATTACCACCTAAGTCAATAAAGTTAGCCTTAGAGTTCATAAACTCATCTAACTCCTGATTAGCTTCAATAGTATAAGGAGACTTAGCAGTAACGGTGTCGCCATCGTAATCCCCCCCCATACCCGCTAAGTACAGGTTAGACATTTTAAGTGTATCTACGAACTTATTACCGGTATTACTACCAATATCTTCATCTCTTATCTTAGGGTAGTATGGGTAATACGTACCTTCTATATACATAGGTTCTGTTTCTTTAGTAGAAGAAACAACTACCTTAGTTGTTATCTGATTGAAATATCTATCTCACATATCTTTACTTATGCCGATCATATCACGCTAGAATATAATACTATTACCATATTATATCAGCCCCACCATTTCAATTTAAACGGACTTACTTGATATCAGGATGCCGTACCTTAATAATAATAATATACTAAGGCTTTACTCTACTCGCTTCGTGTATATCTCTATACCTTATTTTCAACTCTTCCCGAGTTTCACGTTTAACCATTTCTGATAATGAAGAGTTTCTAGCTTTCGATGATCTGTGAGCGCATTAAACTAATATAGCAGTTTAACTTCGCTGCTGATTGAAGAATTATATTTTCTACTTAGCTTTTCAGCATATAGAAATCTTCTCTACTTATTTCTAACTTTCGTTTCCTTTATGATAAAGGCTAGAGAGCATTATCTTCTTCCAGCATTAGATGGGTTTTCATACCATGCCTTTCGGTTTAGGTTATGCAACAGGTCTTAAGATTTCAATCTGTATTGGATATCTTGTGATGAGAATATTCTTATCATGAACTGCTTCTACTGCTGATATGTAGAATACATCACACCAAGTAAGTCTTCTATTACATATAGACTCTTGACCATCTCCGGGTTTGTTAAACTTACCCTTGAATGCCATATATACAGTAGAACCATCTTCCAGTGGTACTTCTATTGGAACAAATCTATTGTTATAGCCATGCAAGAATCTATCCATTTCTCTTTTAATCTTCTCATCAGAGAATTCTATTAAAGGATCTTTCATAGCTACGTACTCTCTCTTACCATTCTTTCTTACGATAAGATACTGGTCATTACCAATAAACTCATTCTCAAAGAATCTCTTAGCATTAAAGATGATATAGTTTCTATAGTTAGCTAGACAAGCAGCTAATGGTAAAGCTGTACGATCTTGTGTAACCATCATATCGTCTACTGTTTCTGCTTTAAGTTCAGGTGCAGCAATAACCATTCTAGAAGAATAGTTAGTGGTTTTACTCATATTAGCCATTCTGAGTACACCCTTCTTACCAGCAATACCAACTCCAGGATCTACTGACATAGAAGCATTAGTATTACCGCAGAACCAGTCATAAATAGATAATAAGATTTCCTGAACTCTAGCTCTTAGAGTTCCAGTATTATCGAAACCATAATCTTGTGTAGAGTTTAAAGCTTGTACTGCTAAGATTAAGTTACGGTATAATACGTTTACACCACCTACTCCTACAGAACCATTCCTTCCGGTATTGGTATCTCTATAGAAAGGTGGTACTACTAAGTACTTATTGATAAACATACTATTTTTGTTCTTCTCTAGGTACTGAATCTTAATATCTCTCTTAATAGACTCTGTAGATCTAAACTTAATCTTATTGATATTCTTCTTGATAAAGTCAATACCATTAGATCCTTTTGGATCAGGAACTATCTCTCCGTCTTCATTAACAATATAAGTATCCAATCCATGTATTACATCTTTGATGTGAGAGTCCATTCTAATCCAAGTCTTATAACAAGAAGGATCTATAAACCATCCTCCTAAGTCAATATAAGCATAGATCCCTGCTCTATCATCTCTTGTAATTCCGAAGATAGCATTAGATAGTAAACCATCATCTGTAGGAATATTGTTCCTGATATAGAATACTGGATTAGTAACTTGCTTACAATCGTTCTTTACGACAAACTTGTCAATGTCTAATATCTCTAACTTAAGATGCTCTACTACTTTATTATACTCAACTTCAGTCAGTACAGCATCTTCTAAGATATCGTTTGTCATTTCAAGTAGCTCAGTTACTCCATTTAGAGATACTAGTCTATCTATCTCTGCTATAACACTTTCATATCCAAGCATTGATATATCTCCTCCTTTCTTGAATTACTAGGATGTAAAAAGTGGAGCTAGTTACATCTAGCTCCACTATACACTCTTTATTCTGCTATTTGTAATTGTAATGTATCATGTGATATATGATAGACGTTAAATCTAAAGACTCTACCATATATCTGCATAACTCTATCGGAGGAGTTCAATATATTGAATATCTCTATTGTTGACCCATCGTCAATAAACTTGATGTTTAAGACAAGTACATTGTTCTCAGAACTCACTATATCAATCTGGTAATTACATGGCTGGATATAGCCATATACTCCCATTAGTTGATCAAAATAGTTAATAAATGCTGAGTTGTAATCCATAGGTCCAACAATATTGATAGAGTGTGCATATTCTACTCTGTCTTTATTATCCACCGTATATCATCCTTCCGCAATCGTATCTTCTAACTCATCTTCAATATCTTCCATACTTATGCCAGCCATATCATTCAAAGGGTTTCTTACCTTCTTATTGCTGCTATTTGAACTACCTTTATTCTTTTCCGCTTCTTCATGTTTCCTTTTAGCTTCTTCATAAAGGTAATAGTCATGATACAAAGTATGGAAGATTCTGTTGGGTAATGTCATCAATTCACCAATAGTTGCTCTACCTTTTAGTACTGAAAGTACACTGGTTAATTTATCGACGAATTGGCTAAAATCCCCAACCGATGCCGTGTAAAAACCAAACCGCTCGCGGTGATATCTTCAGCCGGAATTGTTCTTCCGCATTCCGGACATGTCATCTCCGGAATCTGGTAAGTGAACCAATCACTCTTCTCATTGATCGCATTGATGATACTTGCAACGTTTGTATACTCATCTGTAGTAAGAGTATCAAATACCTTAGAATATCTGATGACCTTAGCCTTAGCAGTCTTAGAAGCATTGTTCTCAAATTTCTGATAAGATACTTCCACCAGTTTCTTGTTCTTATAATCCATCCAGTAGATCTTATCAATATACGGCATGAATGAAATAACGTTGTTGTACTTCTTGCTAAACTCGGCACCGTAAGTACCAGCCTCAAGCAATGCTCCGTAAAGAGACGGCTCGCAGAAAGAAATGGAGAACTTATCCGACACCGGAATAACAGCGGATGAATATAACCCTTCAGAGTTAGTACGATCTGAATCATACAGATCCCAGAACTTCTTCTTAGATTCATCATCCTTGAACTTTACACACTTCATGATATCAATGTTCTCACTTAAGAACATCTTACCACATCCAGTATCTTTACGTGCTACCTTGTTCTGTTCAATAACACATGTCTGCGGCATGTAGTTGGAATCTGCAAATGCTGCAAGGTATACCGGCATGAAGAGATGATCATAGTCTGCAAATGCAATACTCTTAGTCCAAGCTTCAAAGCTCTGTGGCTTAGGAGTAGTGATATGATCATACAGAACTCTAAGTCTGTTTCTTGCCGCTGTAGGATTGTGACTCATGTTCTCTCTCAGATACTCAAGCTTCTGGCCAGAGATCTCTCTCATCTCAACACAGATTCCAGTAGCCGGAAGAACCCACTTACCTGCCGATGCTACCTCTGTATCAAAGATTCTGTTGGATGTAGTAGCCTTATTAGCAATAGTCCATCCCTGCAGACTTAACTTCTTTGAAACAGGCTTAAGCTTCTCAGTAATCTGAGATCTAAGCTCTTCCAATCTCTCATCATCTGTCGGAAGTTCAGAATCCTTCTCAATCTCTTTCTCTGTATCTTCTGAATCATCACTGGTAACAAACTTAATCTTCTTACCTTTGATTACTTCATGATCAGATTCTCTCTTCAGAGAAGTATTCTCTTCTTTGGTCTCCTCAGGAGCCGACTCGTCTTCATCCATCGGAAGATTCTCATAAGACTCCGGATACTGATAATCATCTTTGTATCCTGCTTCTGCGGCTGCCTGATAGAACGGCTTTGTATGATCTTCTTCCTCAGCCTGATTCTCCTCCTCGTCAGCAGCGTATTCCTCATCATCAGAATACTCTTCGTCATCCGAGTAATCATCAGACGGTTCATCATCATCTGTAGGAGCATACTCATCGTCGTCATCTCTTACCACAGCTTTTAAGTTAAGATAAGTTGCATCTTCTGCTTCATCTTTCTGAGAAGCTAAGATATCTGCCTCATCCGGATCATACTCTTCCTGTCCTTCTTCATTGGGATCGTACTCATCATCAGCGTACTCTTCCTGCTCATCTTCCTCAGCAGCTTCAGCCTCTTCTACTTCTCTCTTTGCCTCTTCCTGAGCCATTCTTTCAATCATCTCAGCTTTCTTCTCTGCAACGTACTGATCAAATGGACCACCTTCTTTAAGGATTTCCTTCTGAGGGCTCTCAAGAAGAGTAACTCCCGGGATTTCCTTATCTTCCGGTTCAGGAGCAATATCGGAGATGCTTACTACCTCTCTTGATCCAGCCGGTCTTTCTGACTTCTTTCCGGTCATCATAGATACTCTCTGGTTTCTCTCGATAGCTTTCGTAGCCATAGCTACAGATGCTTCATCAGAATCCAATGTAATACCCGGGATCATCGGTTCTTTCTTAGGTTTTGCTGTTGTACGTCTTACCGGTTTGCCAGTGTTAACAGTATTTCCATCCATAAATTTAAAACCTCCTTAAATTAATTACTTGATATATCCTCTAACAATATAGGCTTAGGAGAACTAGAAGACTCATAAACGTAAGTTACTTCACCTACTGATATTTCTACGTTTACTGTCTTATCTGGACAATAGATAAGAGCTACATTACAATCAGAAAAGTAAGGAAGATACTTAGTGATCTGATCTTCAATTCTCTTTCTTAGTTCTTCTGTCTTGTCCATAGTATACCTATAGTCAGATATTCCTATACCCATATCTGGATGCAAAGGATTAGTTCCAGGTTCCATTATTATAAGTCTTAGAAGAAGTAATCCAACTGCTTCTTGTCCGTCTTTAACTTCTGGTTCCTTAAATTTATTTGTAGTGAGTAAGTATTCACGTTGCTTAACAGCCATTATTATCATACTCCTTCCAAATTATACTTTAGTTTTTCTTGTAAAACTTTACAGATTAATTATAAGTTCACCTAATACCATGTACCTCAACTTATTAATAATTTAGGAGGTGACAACATGCCAAAACGATATAAATGCCCTTACTGCGGAGTAAGTAAGGAGAGAAAAGATCTTGTTAGACATATTGAAGATAAGCATGAAGATATGATACCCGAAGGTTTTACACCTATGAGAGTAGCATTCAATGCTATAAACTATCCTAACAATATGGACTATAATGGAAAGTGTACTGAATGTGGTGGTCCAACTAGATGGGACGAAGATAAAGGTAGATACGATAGACAATGTGGTAAGAAAGCATGTCATGACAGCTTTGTAAAGAACTTTGAAACCAATATGATGAATAAGACAGGAGTTACTAGGATTACTCAGACAGTAGAAGGTCAGGAGAAGATGCTTGCTAATAGAAGTATCTCTGGTAGATATAAGTTCTCTGATGGAACTATAAAGACTTATACTGGCAACTATGAAAGACAGGCATTAGAGTTTATGGATAAGGTATTGAACTGTAAGTCTATAGATATTGCTTGCCCTGGTCCTAGTATGGAGTATGAGTTCAACGGACAGACTCATTGGTATATCTCTGATATCTACTACATCCCTTACAATCTTATCATTGAGGTTAAGGATGGCGGAGATAGACCTAATAACAGAAACATGCCGGAGTATAGAGCTAAGCAGATTGCTAAGGAAGATCATATTATAAAGCATACTGATTACAATTATTTGAGATTAACCGATAATGACTTTAGTCAGTTATTAGCAACTATGAGTGATCTTAAGTTACAACTTGTAGAGAAGTCAGGAGAAAGAGTCATCAATATCAATGAAAATATGTTTGCTGGTATACAGAGTATGATGCCTATGACTCATAGTGATGACGTATACGTCATTAACTATCAGAAGAATAATGTATTCTCTGGAGATGATGACTTTGCTGTAAGTGATAGTCCTACTTTTGACTCTATATTCTATAGAGATGGAGAGGGTAAACTCCGTAAAGGAAATAGAAGTCTTTTAGAGGATACTGTATATGATCTCTATAAAGTAAGAGGAGTTAAAGCTAGATTTGAGTCTGCTATTAAGGATCATATTGATACCTTCATAGATAATAAGTTTATCTATGAGAGTGTCTTTGGTAAGAAGTTGTATACTAATGATCAGATTAAGTTTGAACCTATGGCTGAAAGTACTGTTGATATGTACAGAATGATAGATGAACTATCTAAGATTACTAAGCAGTATACTTCAAGAAACTATGGTAGAGCTATAACTGAATCAGTAGATGGCAGTAAGATCGATCTGCTTACTGGTACTAAGTATGATGAATCTAAAGTATCTAATCTTCTTATAGAGCAGAACAATGATGTACAGATGTACTTATCATTACTTATAGAGAACTATATCGGGACTAGACCAGTGCATGAAAACTCTATCACTATTCAGAACTATAAGTGTGAAGAATGCGGAAGGACTTCTAAAGAAGTAGAAGTAAGATTCCCTAAAGATCCAGACTATGATAGGGTAAAGAGATTACATCCTGACTGGAATCTCTCTAAAGGCAATCTGGGATATGCAATATGTCCTAATTGTAAGACTAAGAACGATATACTTATAGCAACAGAATCATCTGTACTTACTGAGTCTGCTAAAGACTGGGTATATCATGAGCAACCAATAGAAGATGTTACAGATGATCATATTCAGAAAGCATATGATTATGCTCGTCATATTTGTGAATGGTGTAGAATGGATAGTTTTGCTTTTGTAAATATTAACTTTTGCAAGGCTCCTATTAAGTTATCCAATACATCATTTGTCTTTGGGTACTTAAGAGACGGTTGTGATCAGAGAACAATTGATGAGATCATCAATACTTTAAATCGTAATAATAGTTTCGATGGTGGTCATTATGCGGCAGAGTTACAGGAGAGAGATGGAAGACAAGCTATAATTCTTACTATCACAAAGTTATTCTACTTTGAAAAGATAGAAGATAAGGGAGGTGAGTAAGAATGGATAATGAGAATGTGATAAACGTTACCTTTGATGATCTTGATTCTCTTAATAGTGATATGAAGAACTGGCAATCTATGACATATGATCAGAGAAAGAGATCTGATGAATGTTGTATTGCTAAGTATGGTAGAACTAATACTGAGTTATACAATCTCTTAAAGGGAAACATTACCTCTGCTAGTGATAAGATTACTAGTACTAATGAATCTGCTAATTTTAATGTAGATGAGTTTTATACTAAACTCAAACAAGCATTATCAGAAGATGATTCTAATAGTAACTTAAGAAAAGCAGAGAAAGTAGCTCAGTTATCTGCTCAACAAGGAGTAGTTATTATCAATCCTTGGATGGTAGATGATGAACCAGATTATACAGAAGAAGATTTAGATAAGAAGTACCAAAACTTTACTAATCTTCAGAGTGATATTAAGAGATTCTCTAATGAATACTCTACCTCTATCTGGGGATATGATGTATACAATATGTATCAGATCATGAAGAATAAGTATGCTAATATAGAAGCAGAGAAGAACTTCTCTATTCCTTACTCCGACAGAACCTTATCTGAGTATGTATCTGATATAAAGAAAGAAATAGAATCATCTGATGCTCTGGGATTAAAACGTAGACTACTTGAGGAATGGGATAAACCTACTGGTACACTCTTTGAGAGCGCTGTAATCGAACGTCTTTACGATCAAATAGAAGAGGCAAATAACGGATTTTGCGATTATAGTAGTGATGTCCCTATGGTTACACACTGGTTCACTCCAGAAGAGATGAGAGGCTTTGGATATGATGTAGATCCATATAAATACATTAGTGAATCCAGTACCAAACTCCATGAAGATATTAGTAATGCTATAAGAGAAGGAGATACTAATAAGATCATAGAGTTAGGATGGAACCCTTGTGTACGTTATAATGAAGCTAGTAGAGCATATGCCAGAGAAAGACAGATCAAATGGTTCAATGAGAACAAGAAGTTACAGATTATAGATATATCTAAGTATGATTGTTTAGATGAAGCAATAAATCCAATAATCAAGTTAGAGCCTATCTATATTACTCTTATCAATCATGGTGGAGTGGTGAGTAAAGTAATCAGAGGTTGGACTCATAGTAGATGGTCTCACGCTGGTATATCTCTTGATGAAAAACTGGATCATATCTTTAGTTTCAACTTTCAAGATCCTACTGGTAAATCTGGTTTCTCTATAGAGAACTTAAGCTTCTATAAGAAAGCTAAAGATCCTAACCTTAAGGTCATTACATTCTTTGTAGAACCTAAGGTAAAGGAGAAGTTAGCTAAGGTTATTGAGTACTACAAGAAGAATGTAGATAAAACTACATATGCTATTAAGAATATCTTCAAGTTAGTAATCAATAAAGGTGAGGATACAGCATATAATCTTAGTATGATTTGTAGTCAGTTTGTAGACAGTGTACTTAAGACAGTAAACTTAGACCTCACTGGTAAGCCTAGTAATATAGTAGCTCCAGGAGACTTTGAACATACTAACTCTAATCCTAAGTTGTTTACTGTATACGATGGTTCTGTAGCTAAGTATAAACCCGGTGTAGTAAAACGTAAGATAGGAAATCTCTTATCTAGTAAACTATTTCCTGATGGTTTATTGGTAAAGCCAGTAGATGAAGCAGTAAGTGATATCTTTAAAGGTTTCACATTAGAATCATTCTATGTAGAGACAAAAAATAAAGATGTAGATGAGATCTTATGTGAGATAAGAGACTTACTTACTCCTACTGCTATCATTGTAGAAGCTAAGCCTTTACCAGTAAGATTTGGTAAGAGTGGTAATCTCTTTATAGAGTTACCTAGAGACTTAGAAATGGAATATCAGGAGAGTCATAGACTTCTTACAGCATATAGCGAAAACAATATAGAAGGTATTAAGCATCAGCTTGCTAGATTATTCTATATCAATTCCATTATAGAGAAGAAGATCAGTAAGATGGATAAGGAAGATGAAGACTATAAAGATCTTATTGATCTTAGAGCTAGAGTCATCAATGACTTTAAGAAGTATATGAAGATCGTACAGAACTATGAGAAGAACTTTGACTTCGAACAATATATGAAGAACTCAGAATACTATAACAAGACAGTTATGGTGGATAAGCATACTATGAAGTATACAGGAGCTTTAATAAAAGATCTTATCAAAGTAATGAAGTAAAAATAAAACAGGGTAGGAGATATACTCTCCTACCCTTAATTCTACATGAAATCTTTATAGCTTCTATCACTATCATTAGAGAAGCAATAGAATTGCGTTTTGCTTAAAGAATACACATACTTGTGTCTCTTACCACCCCATTCTTTAGTGACCACTATATTGAATACATAGCTATCTCTACACTCTAAGCTGTTGATAGCGTATACGAATACATTATGATCACTATAAAATATGTCTATCATATCATCCGATAATAAGCACTTGATGAAGTTAGTATGAACGTCCGGATACTTCATCAACTCAGAGGAAAGATAATCAGCTACACTATCAGTACATGAAGTATGTTTCTTAAGCAATGTATATAACGATCGCTTATCAACGTTGTTATAAATCCTCTCATTATGAAGCATAACTGCATTGGCTCTTTCGAGATAATCTACGCTTATTTCATTGCATTCATCTGCTGATGCAGTATTTGTCTCTTCTGTAGCTTCATCTGATGTCTTCTCCGGATTAGAACGCATTGATCCTTCGTCAGAATAGATTAAACTGATAGCTCTGGCTATATCAGATAACCCATCTTCTTCGTCACCGGGCTGATAATATGACTGGTATATCTTGTTCCGTATAGACTGATCAAAGATAAGTCTCAGCATTTTCTCTTCAGCCAGTTCTGGATATCTTTCCTTAGCAGTGTTTACACAGATACTTACCATATTACCGATCAAGTAACTTAATTGATCAATTGCATCAGAATATATCACTTCATCTATCACTTGTTTGTGATACTGGCATAGTACTTCTGCAACAATTGATCTGACATAACCTTTTAATTCCTGTTCTGTTGCCATTGTTTATACCTCCTGCGTTATTTGAAATGAAGCATAGTAGTCTTGCCAAACATATATACTTCTCTATGATATCCTTTACTATAAACAACTACATCAATGCAAACGATATCATGTGTTTCAGAGTCATGTGCAAATGGTACTACCACATACAATGCTTGTAGTAATCCTATATCCTTCAATTTGCCTTTATATAAAGCATCAATCAAAGTATTATAGATAGCCGGATATTTAATCAATTCTCTCGCTAAATAGGATGCTTGATCTTGAGAGCACTTAGTCTTCTTCTTGAACAGATCGCATAACTCATCTTCTCTAACGTTTTCAAACTTCTTCTCTGACTCTAAGAGTTTCTCGTATACACTATAAAATTTATTAACGTCAAATGCTTTATCATAGACATTACTTACACTTTCCTCCTCAGAAAGCGCTCCTAACTTCCTAGAAGCATCTATTATTTCTTTATTAATACTATTGACATTATTTTCTATGAATCTAGAGAAGATATAACTACGTACTGAGTTACATAACGAAATCATACTAGTCATTTCAACTATATCATCAGCTAAGTAGTGAGTGCTAAGTTTCTCTTTCACCTTTATAGCTATATCTGTTATGAGATTATCAAGACCTCTAACATCATCAGATATAATGAGTTTGTCTATATTACTCCAGGAATAATTATCCCATATAGTAGTCTTGATAGCTTCATAAACTGGAGAATAAATATCATATTTTACCATTATTTTCACCTACCTTTCTAAAAACAAAAGAGTTGAGCTAGGCTCAACTCTCTGTCTTTTTCTACATATTATTTTGGTTTATAAGAATCGGCATTATAGTTTTGATCCTTTCAACAACTGGATTTGGCACATAAGATTTTGTATTTTCTGTAGTATAAACAAACGAATTAAGCAAGATTGTTCTGATGATATAATTGAAAACAATGCCAGAATCTACTCCTCTAAATGTATCTGGATACAGTTTATCAGCTTTTTTCACACAATCTTCTTCTATTTTACTGACCATATCATCAAGTTTGCGTGAATCATCATTTATAATAGTAATAAAGGCTTCCACCGTGCTATAATCATGAATGCATTCTTTAGCCAAGCCCAACATCTGTTGATAGATTTCTTCATTAATCTCTTTACTCATATACTGTCATTGTTCCTCCTTCTTTTTTGGTTTCCAATGTCGTTCTTCATTAGCTACTCTTTTAAACTCACCTTGAATTGACTTTAGCCTCTTGTCTGTTGTGAAGATATATCTACAATCTTCAGTGGAGCTTCCATTATTATAATAGCATTGCATGATCAACGTATGTTTAGTATCATTTGAATTCATTACAATAACATCGTAATCACAAAGCTCTACATCTCCATCTGATACATGCTTTATAACAATATCGACTAAATTACTGTATTCTGTTACAAGAGAACTGGCGATATACTTAGCCTGATTCATAGTACAACCGGTTGTAGCATACAGCAGATCTCTAATGTCTTTCAATGAAGCAACATCAGATCCTCTATTATACTTTGAAAACTTTTTAACCATCTTGTACATTACATTATCATTCTGTCTTGCCAGTTCAAGTGATACTGCTTTTTTCAGATACTCTTCGTTTCTCTCATCAAGCTCTTCACTATATCTCTCTTCTCTACTCTTAGGTTTATGCTCAAACAACTTCTTAAGAAAATCCGCAGTAGATTTCATGAAATCATAATTGTCAGATATATCTACGTATGCTTTAAGTAATGAAAGTCTGATAATGTGTTCAAAGACAATACTGTAACTACGATTTCCTTTAACACGAACAGACTTCTCAGCTTCTTCAATTAATTCCAATGCTTTATCACTGCAAGCTATTTCAAGTTCCTCTACCGCTTTATTGAACTGAACTGTATTATCATATTCAATAGCCTCTATTGCTCTAACAAGACTATCATTATTAGAAGGATCTTTAATAACTTCTTCTCCAATACGGAGCATCACATCAATTGTTAGTATATCTACAGGTTGTTCAGAGCAATTGGATCGAGTATAGCGAAGTAATGCATTTATAGCATCATTACTACTCACATCTTCACACCTCCTTTCACTAAATGCCAATAATGGTAATTGCTAATACCACTAAATTGATGCAAGCCCACACTGCAATATTTGTATGGTCACCTTTACTATCAGGCAAAGAGAGATAAGACACTGCAAGTTCTATCATAGCATATGAAATCTTAAAAACAACCTTTGATAACTTGAGTTTCTTAATACTATTACCTGATCTAGTTATCATATACTGATCTTCTCCAAAGATATCTTTTGTGCGTGTTGAAACACAATACAATACAAGCATAAGAACCACTTCAACAACTGTTGCGATCATAACAACTATATCAGAATTAATGCTCATACTTCTTTTCCTTCCTCTACTCTTTTTAATAAGTGACTACTATACATACCAGTAGCATCACAAAGACGTTGATACAAGCCCATAATACTACATTTGCATATGGTGGATTAGTTACCTCTGGAATAGCCATAAAAGATATGACTAATTCCAGAGGAATATAAATACAGCAAAACAGTATTCTTGGAAGTTTGTGTCTCTTCGTAATGAAATCTTTAGTGTGCTTATTGTGTAGACATTCGTCTCTAAAGATATAACTGCCATACTGAACAAATAATCCAAGTACGACTATTAACAGCATCTCAATTATTAATGCTGGAATATTGATATCGTCCATAATATACTCCTCTACTTAGAATTTCTTATGAAAGTCATTCGGATAATCAGAGCTGGTAAACTCAAATGTGATGTCATAATTTTCTTCACCATTGAACTCTCTAAAACACTGAAGCATCACAACATCATTTGAATATTGAACAACTCTGATCCCACTGTAATCCATGAGATGAACGAAGCCTTTAATAACACGATTCTTTGCGTTCTCTAATATCTTAGGATTCTTCACAAGTTGAGTTGTTATATCTCTAGCTTGCTCAACAGTACAACCTGTGTAGGATACAAATAAATCTGCGATATCAGAATAATTTTCCACTTTAGACTCCTGATCAGTTGTTGATACTACAACTGTATCATTCGTATCTTTAGCTAACTTTAACTCCACAGGAGTTAAATCCTGCCATAGACAAGTATCAGGATCTTTTGTTATATAGTAATACCCATTCCTAGGAATAAGATTGAAATTACCATAACTGATGATTACGATGTTTGGATTATCGTGGTGCTTAATACTTAAATAAGCACTTTCTGTCAAATCAATCTTACCTTCAACTAATGCTTTTACAACACTTTCCATGAACTCGGGATACTTCGTTCCAATTTCACTAGCTAAATATTTAGCTTGTTCTGGAGTACACTTGGCTTTCTGCTCAAACAATGTAGTAAGACTACTACTCTGATCATATTCAATAACTGTTGATTCACCTGGATATTTAGAGAATGAATAGGTTCTTCTAGCTCCGTTTGGATGCTTATAATTTATAATAAAGCAATCAGAGCCTTCATCATAATAAGATCCAATCTTACCTGGTCCTGATAAATCTATATTACCACCCTTCATATAAATCCGAACACTACTCTCAAACTCAGTATAGTTATACAACACTATTTTTGCAAGACGTTCAGCTACCTCTTTAGTACATCCGGTGTATTTTTCAAACTCTTTCTGGAGGCTATATTCATTGAAAGGCTTTTTATTGTTAGCTTTATCATTGATATACTCTGCATACTCTTTGCTGAATCCTCCGATATGCATTTCAGTTCTATGATCATCAGTAGTTGTTGTATCATTGTTATCCACAGGATCTGCACCTTTAGCAAAATCAACTGATCTGGAGATATCGTCCTGGCCCTTCTTTATAAGATAATATCCACTTCTTGCGTTGTTACGGATATAATCCAGCATTATTCCTTGATGTCCATTAGCTAACTCAATGCTAACCTGACGACAGTTAGACAAATCAATACTACCTTTGTTTAATGCCTTGCAGATAGTATCAACATATTCAGGAAATCTTATAACAAAATTAATGGCTAAATAATAAGACTGAAAGTCTATGCAGTTAGCCTCTAACATAAACCATCCGGCAAGATCACCAATCATTGCCGCATCATCAAGTGATATATCGTTGATTCTAGTGGTCTTGTGATCGTACAGATCCATTGCATCCTTAAGATAGGTCGTGCTACACTGAGCATTAATAAAGCTCATGAACCAAGAAGCAATAAACTCAGCATCTTCTTCATCATAAGCCTTATTGATAGCAGCCTGCTTCAAATGCTTCTTTAAGGTTTCAGAATCTTCTTCCACACAAACCTCAGAAGCAGAATCCTCCTCTTTTTCTTCTGTTTCTGTACCGGCTGTATTGATAGTAACCGTAAGAACGTAACTTCTGAGATGATGCTCGGTATCAATACCGATGATACGAATAGTATCTTCATTCGATTCATCCTGCTGAATTGTTACCGCTACCCAGTCAGAGAAATCCAGCTCCTCAGCTTCAAGCTTTTCCATGATGAAATGTACAAACCCGAAGTGTTTATCGAAAATTGTATCAGCGATATACTTAGCCATCTCAGTGTCACAATCTCCATTGTCACGTACTAAAACTTCTAACTCTTCTCGACGCTTCTTAAGTACATCAATACCTAACATTTCACCGGAAAAGTTGGTAGATCTAAAATTAGCATCTACCTTATTGGAAGGATACATGATGCCGAAATATTCCTCATCACTCTTGTAATCTATCTTCTCTTTAGTACCATCCTCCTTTGTAGAAAACTGAGCAAGAGTGCCATACACTTTACCCTCCTTAACAAGTTCCGGAAGATGCTTGTAAATGAAATACATCACCATCTGATCCATATGATGATACATCTCATCCTTAAGTTTCTCTCCTGTTACTTTGATTTCGTCCTGTTCATTCATTGTTATCTTCCTCCATATTCTTTATTAAAACTTACATCTATTTAGTATCACATTGTCATCAGGATTTATCGATATCGCGTAGTAATCATAAGAAGAATGATCATGAACACACAATATCGATATTGAGGTACATAAACCCTGACTAAGTCTGATATATGAGCAATCGGATAAGTCTAATCTATCTTCCTTCAATGCTTTAAATACACTATCGATGTAAGCCGGAAATTTTAACACTACATCATAAGCCAATTCATCAGCTTGAGCTTCAGTGCACTTAGCTTTTAACTCGAATAGCATCTTAAGCTCTTTAATCTTCTTCTCTGTATCAGGTGTCATAATCTCTAAAAGAGATCCGCGTACTTTTTCTTCTTCGAGAAGCTTCGGTAAATAATCTAATGCCATCTTCACAGATTCACGAAGTGTAGGCTCCGCTACTTTACTTTCTAAATTTGATTCATCCATATCATTCACCACCTTTTGGTTTGATAACGGTACATACTTTGTCTTCACCGTTAAATTTATATGCTGTTACGTACTCATTGATTTTGTAATAATCGTAATCATCCATATAACACTTAATGGTTAAGCAGTTATCAGATGTATCAACGGCAATATCACTATAATCATTAAGCATTATCTTCTCATCTACTATAGTGTCTATGAACTGCTTTACGACACTTACGCTTAAGCCGCTTGTTCTGATTCTACTTACGATATACTGAGCGACTAATATATCACATCTAGTTCTTCTCACTATTATCTCAACTAACTCCCAATCGTTGAGATTGATACTCTTATAGTGATCCAGAACACTACAATAGAATCCTCGTGAAGCAAAGAGAGTACCTGATTGAATTACATATGCTCTCTTCCAGTATCCTCCTACTTCATAAAGAGCAGTATAACACTCTATAGATATTATACCGTCTTGGCATTCAGTCTGTATCAGATCTGACTTCAAGTCTATAAGATCAGATTCCTTTGACTTTAACAAATCTATGATGGATTCAAACTCTTCGTCGTCATAATGAGTAAAGTCATCAATTCTTAAAGCCAAATCTAAAGCCTGTGTAGACGTACAACCAGCCTTAACAAGAAGCTCGTTTAGTATAGTTAGGTTGTACGCCTTTATCCTTCTTGTGTAGCTGTTTTCTTTAACGTTGTCAGTTTCCTGCATTGTTTCTCCTCCTTTAAGCAAAATAAAAAGGCAGAGCTATTCACTCTGCCAAAAAGTTGTCAAACTTATTGATGAACAAGTCATTGCTGGTGAAAGTAAAGATTTCCGCTTGATCATAAAGCTTAGCCTTACCACCATCTATAAAAAGTTTGTAAGCTACAATCTGGCATATATCATATCTATCTTTGTTATAGAGAAACTGTACATTCTTATATCCAAGAAACACTTTATCTTTTAACAATGATTCATATACATTGCAGAACAATTTCGGAGAAAGTTTAACTATCTTAGATGCCAAGAAATTAGCAATTTCATCATCGCAGTAAGCGTAATCACTAAATGCAGATGAAAGATATGACTCACAGTCTATTAATGTAGTTTTACCACTCTTAAGTTTTGACTTAATATCTTCAAAAATTTCAAATGCCTCGTCATCAGCATGATTATTAGAAAGCATATCTTTAGAAACGATAGCTTTATATTCATGATCCGTCATCTTAAGCTGGAAAACAATAGACTTCTCCTTCTCTCCTTTATCATCAGAGTATTCAACACTATCACAGTATCTGCTATAGATCTCTTCTCTAATAAGTTTATCAAACGTTATAGTATAAATAACGCCTTGGAACTGCGGAAAACTCTCCCTTAAGGTATCAGTACATTTATTTACCAGACTTGTTACAGTATCATCAATTATAACACTGTAATCATGTTCTATAGCATAAAACAGTGCTTCAATAGGATACTCAAACAGAGCGTCTTTAACAATATACAAAGCTGTCTTTCTAATGTTGTAATCCGTTACTTCTAATCCCATTCTTATTACCTCCCTTACTTATGTTGCCTAGTTATCATAGTACTATGATCATTATGAAAGAAAATATAATCACAATATCTGTTGATCTGCAACTTGTATTTTGCGCTATCTCTTTCTGCCACTATCATAACTTCATCAAGTTCATCAAAAACTACTACTGTTATTTCTTTACAATTCCAGAGACAAATATTACCACAGATCAGATTATCTACTACAGATACTATAATATCTCTAGTTTGCTCCATTATATTAGTAGTGAGATATTCAGCTTGCTCTTTAGTACAATTACTAAACACTCTAAAACACAAGTTTACATACTCTCTAGCACTGTTAATCTCATAAGGATTAAAGTCTTGATAAGTCAATTTGATCAAGTATTCTTTCACAGTTTTCTTGATAAACATCTTAGAAGATGTATAGTTAAGCTTATACCACTTCTTATGAGACTTCTGAAGCTCCTGAGAAATGTAGTTCATGATATCTATAGTCAACTCCTTTATAGTAAGATGCTCTACTTCATTAGTCAGTATGAGATAGATATCACTACTAAAATATCCCTTTTCCTCAATATATTTGCTTGTCAACTCAATGATGCAAGTTGAAGTTAATAGCATTTTGTATCACCTCCTTATACTACCTGGTATCTTACTACCATTCCAATGTTTGGATCATAGTTAATGATGTAATCACAGTACTTACACAGACAAATCTCTCTATCTTTTCGATTTGACTGAATAATAAAAGCTTTACGTTTGCCGAGTATACGATCTACTTGAATATCACAGTCCTCTAAGTTTATATTACCAGTGAGAACTTGTGTGATCACTGCTTTAAGAAACTCTCTATGCTCAAAGAGTTCATCTGCAAGAAAGTTCGCCTGAGTTTGGGTACATCCAGTTTGGTTGATGAATAACTGAGCTATCCACTTAGTTTCCTTTACCCCTGATGACATCATATACTCATAAGTCTGCTTAAAGCAATACTTACGTATAACTCTCTTTATATATTCGATCTCAGACGCGCAAACAGTAGTAGCAAAATTCTGATAGAACCATTCTACAGCAGTAAAGATGCGGTTAACAAGGAATACTCTAAATTTATCAATATCATCATCAACTATGATATCGTATATATTCGATGGTTCCAAGAACATTGATTTACATGCTTTGCCAATATTCTCTATCAAGAACCTTACATCAAATTCAGCAGTCATCTCTTTATACCTCCGATTCCATTTCTTTATCTGAACTATACATATCTATAAACATATTGCGATTTGATTTGGTTTCTTTAAAACAATAATCACAATGTTTGCTAAGATTACAATTTTTATTATCACGTACAGTTCTGATAATATAAAGATTCGGAGAAAGTCCTCTTGCTATTTCAAATCTAACCTCTTTACAGTTACAAAGATTAATGTTTCTACTAAACAAATGATCAAACAAACAAGCATGAATATCTCTGAGTTCAATAAAACTGTCTGTAAGATCATTAGCCTGTTCATAGGTACATCCAGTCAATATCATAAATGCTCTTTGCATATAAGTGTATGCCTGCTTATAATAAGAGGCATTGAACTCATCAAAAGACATGCTTAACAGATATCTCTTAGCAACATCTGTAGCAACAGTCTCATAGTAGCATATCCAGTTCCGCTTCCCTTCCTCATCCTTACATTCTACCTTGTCAAGAAGCGCCGATGTAACATTGGTGATAAGCTCAATCCAACTCATAGCAGCATCACCGGATAAGATACGATACACTTCCTTAGGTGTCAATTTCAAATCTTCTGTAACGATCTTCTCTACCATAGTATTGAAGTCGTAAGTTGTTTCAATCATAGCTGTTTCCACTGTTTCTTCCCTCCCTACTTATTGTACATATTGATGGTCATAGTATTCTCATCGCTATTCTGATCGAATACATAATCACAGTATTTACTGTAATCATAGTTTTCATATTTCCGTACAGCTCTGATAATGACTGCTTCATCCACATCATCTGTCTCAACAGTAACTGTTAAACAATTTACAAGATCTATCGCTCCGTGAAACAAATTATCAAACAAACTAGGAAGTATTGTCTTATGCTCCAATAACTCTTTTGACAAATCCCTAACTTGATGATAATAACTACAACCTGTAAGCCATAGTATATCATAATATAGATAGTGATATGCTTCTCCCATCTCATCAGCGTTAAAACACTTATAAGATGTCTTTAAGAAATACATTTCTACATTATCAAGACATTCAAGAGGAGTGATAAAATGCTTCCCTCTCAGTTTATCACGTACCATTTTTGTAACTTTGCTCTCAAGATTGAATACTCCAGCTTTACCCTCTGATTCTGAACTAGTGAGAATACGATAGATATCTTGATCTGTTAGTTCTAATTCTTCAATAACATTCTTAATCACAGCATCTATATTAAATGCTCTAAGAATAACTTTATGCATTATTCTGCCTCCCATTAGTTATATTGGCTTATAAACATATTGCAAGCACTAGGAGTGTACGTAACAAGCTCAAACATATAATCACAGTGCTTATAAACTCCTAATCCCCTTCTGTCATTTCGTTCTGTCTTGATAATAAATGTATCATCCATTCTATCAATCATAACAGATTCACAGTTTGTCATATTAACCATTCCGCTAAACAAATTAATGAATAAAATTGGAAGCAATTGATTATTGCTTATTAGATTAATTGACAAATACTTAGCCAAATCTGTATTGTTACAATCTGCTAACCAAAGTATAGCGTAATACAGATAGCTAATACGTGTGTCTTCTGACTTATCAGAATTAAAACACTTATATGACGTTCTTATCAAGTAACTTCTAACAACATTGCGGCATATAACGTCATAGTAATTAGAGATGATATTCTTTTCCTCCTCATCAGTAAGATCAGAAGTCAATTTTTCAATCACCATATTTGAAATTTTGATGATAAGATTAATATCCCCTCTCTCATCATTTTCAGAACTGGTAAGGATATGATAGATCTCTTCATCCTCCATATCCAATTTCTCCAGTACTCCCTCAACAAGGTCCTCCAAGCCGTTCTCCAATTTGAAAATACTTAAATCCATTGTTTCTTCTTCCTTTCTATTATAGATTTTTGAGTTTCAACTCATATCTATAATATATAACTCTATCCAGGATCTTTTAACGAAATACAACCCCAGACTATTATAGTCTGGGGTTAGTCATTCTTTAATAATCGTCTTCCGGTTCCTTCTCAAAATCAAGCTTAGACCAGTAATAGTCATACTTGTCACTAAAGTTACTCATCTTATTCCTCCTTTAATAAATAACTTATTTCAAGTGTAGATGGTGCTGATGAGCCATTCACCCACACAAAACTGAGATTCATTCTAAAATTGTATACTAACGATATAACAGCTTTGATTACATCTACAGGATAGTCAATAAGTTTTGTAGCTACATACTTAGCATCATCCTCGGTACAACCAGTATAGTTTAAGAACAGGTCAGATAATTCCTTTTCGTCTACACTAAAGTCCTTAGCATTAACTAAACTTAGCACTTCATCAAGTTGTGCGTCATTACCATTATCTTTCAGCAGTTCAATATTTTTACCTTTAAGTATATGAGCTATTTCTTCACTGATTCTTTGAGCTTCATCCTCTGAATAACCAATACTTACAATACGGTTTCTGATAATAGTGGTATTATTAAATTCCATTATACCGTGCATAATTTCCTCTCTACCTATCCATGTTCCGTTATCATAAAACGTATATTTTATAACTCTGTCTTTTCTTCCTTCGTTACAATACCAGAGCGTAACAGATCGTTTATTTCTACTAGCAGTTACAATTGATATACCATATGCTTTTCTTAAGTTTATCTTATGATTGATCAATGCGGTAGCTACAGTATCAAGTACATCTTTAGGATATTCTATAAGATGCTTTGCTATAAGCTTAGCATTTTCTACATCACATTTAGCATACTTTGAAAACAGTTCTGTTAAATCTTCTTCTGTAATATTTGGTATGTCTGCTCTGATCCATATTTCTTTATCTATACCACACTTTGTACTAATATCATCCATTTTAAACTCAGCGGCATCTAGATCAAGTATAGAAGCTATATCTACAGATATCCTTAACGCTTCATCTAAAGTATAACCTTTATTAACAAGACGTTGTTTCAAGGTATTTACTGTCACAGATTCCATAGTTATCTACCTCCTATTAATAGCACTCATATCTTTATCATTACTATATTTGATTCTTCCATCCTGATATATGGTGTACCAATGTGGTTTTCCATATTCTCCCAGCTTACCATATCCGATCAACACATATACCGCATAATGATCATTCTCTCTTATATAAGGTATGAAATTAACAAATATCGTACCTGTTGCACCGGCTAAGCTTATTTTGTAATTGTTTATGTTATCAACTACACTCTTAAGTATTTCTGGATGTGTCATTAGTCTACTAGATACATACTTAGCCTGATCTTCAGTACAACCGGTATACTTTAAGAATAACTCAGATAACTCCTTTTCACTTATAGTAAAGTCTTCAGAGTTGAGTAAACTTAGTTCTTCTGCTGTATAACCATAATCTTCTTTAAACAATGGTTTTCCGCTATCCAAATCAAGTATAGAAGCTATTTCTGTAGCTATCTTCTCTGCTTCATCTAAAGTATGACCATTAGATACAAGACGTTGTTTCAGAGTATCTACTGCCATAGATTCCATAGTTACTACCTCCTTATAGTTTTATTATAGAGAAGTGTCTATCATAATACAAACTAAATTACCCCCCCCCCCGAATAGAACACTTATATAAAATATTATAAGGAGGTAATCATTGTGATTTACGGACAATTAGCAAAAAATTTAGCCTCCTCACCCACTAGGGGGGGGGGGTAGTAGTATCTGAAGCGGATACTATTATAGAATGCTTAAAGAGTGAACGAGATTCATACAGTAATATGATTCTCACAGAGTCTTACTTAACAGAAGAAGAAAGACTTGTTATGGAAGCAAAGTATGAAGTATTACAAGAAGCAGTAACCGGAGCTATTATAGCAGCTATAATAGCCGCTTTAACTGCTCTTGCGGCAATATTAGTAAAACTGGTATCTATGATGAGACAAGGTGGAGAGAAAGTAAAAGAGAATATCAAGAAGGTATCTAACAATACTAAACCACCTGCAGAAGATAATAAACAATCATCGTCCAGTAATACTTCTTCATCCTCAAATAATAAGACCTCTAATTCATCCAATGCATCTTCTTCATCTAAAGATGATGAGAAACGAAAGAAAGAACAAGAAGAGAAGTGGAAACGAGAACAGGATGAGAAATGGAAACGAGCACAGGAAGAAGTTAAGAAAGTTGCAGAAGAAAAGTTCAAATTAAATAAGCAGAAAATACTAGATGAATATAAATCCAAAATAGAAAATACTATAAAAGAAACCTTCAAAAAATTTGGTAAGGGTGGATTCTTTTATGGAAAAGAACAATGGTTTATAAGAAATAAGCTAAAAATGCAGGATGAACTACCCAAATCTGATAAATATAAGGGATTCTCATGTATTGATATTACATCTAATCTTAACGAAAATGCAATAAATCGAATGATGAAAAAGATTACTGAGGTCAGTGTATCAGAAGAAGATAATAAAGATAAAAGCCCGATCCAAAATCAGCCTTTTAATAAAGGAATAATGGTATCTAGTCTAAAATATGATGTGAATAACCCTACTAGTGTTTTCTTTAACCACGATTATTATAACTTTGCATTGAGTTATAATAGAAGCGATGTGAAACATGGTATTGATTATTTTCTACGAAAAATATACAATGAAGATTGTGATAGTAGTATAGATTATGTTGCTATGCATTATGATGGTTTTATAAAAGGTAAAATATTTGAAATAGCAGAATCTTTGCAAAAGAAATATTTAAAAGATATTGAAGCTTTCAAAAGATATCTTAATTCTTTGAAGAAAAATAATTATAATGCAGATTACTACGATAAAGGTTACGAATTAAGAATAGCTTCTTATAAATACCAGAAAGATACGTTTGGTGATAGAGAAGGAAGAATTAGTGATGAAATTGAAGACATGGAAAAGAATCCTGAAAAGTATAAAGAACAATATCAAAAAGAGAAAGAGAAGTTCTTACAGGATATGCTCTATGTGGAGAAGAATGCTGTAACTAACTTCACTCAGTTTGTTAATGAATGGACTGCATTGGAGAACTTTAGACTCAGATATGTCAATGCTTTCGTTGGCTCGTTCAATAGACATGCTAAAAAAGCTATAACTGAAGATATCTATCTTGAGTATAAGAAGAGTTATCCTAAAGAGTTTGCAGATGTAGAAGATCCATATCCAGAGTATGCGTAAAGAAAGGTACCAGAGTATATTACTCTGGTACTAACTTTTAATCTTCATTCTTAAGATATTTTTCTGGATTTACACTTGCTATAACTATTTGAACTATAATAGATGTTCTTGCATTCTCTATAGTCTGCCATCCTGATAATGTTTTTCCGTATCTGCTTAATATAGTTTTGACAATCTTCATAGCTGCAGTGTTTGCCTTTCGTATATCATTGAAATCATCTTCAGTCATTTTTCTACTATGTCCATTTTCATCTTCTATTTCAGCATTGACTGATTTATAATATTCAATATCCTTTTCAGTTCTGGCTTTTATATATGCTTCCTCTTTCTTTGTAAGTCCTTCTAATTCCTTAAGATCCGATTGAACTACCTTCAATTTAGATATAGAGGCACTATATAATTTATCTAACGATGACTTGTATTGATCTGGATTAGAGAATACTGAATCGATATTCACAAGATTATCATTATAGATTTTTGTAAGAGCAAGCTTGGGATCACCATTCAGATTTTTAGCATTGTCATCAAATGCTTTCTGATAGCTTTTATTTATAATAGCATGATCTCCAATTCTATATAGTTCATTTATGTCTCCACTAGTGTCTACAGATGCAATGTCTTCTAAATCTTGACTACTTAAGCATTTAATTTTAGATAAAGCTTCCTGCTGTTTAGATTCAAATTCATCAGGAGTGTAATTATCTTGATTATTGACAATATCGTTTAATATTTTCTCTGCTTCACATAACTCTCTCATAGCGCCACAGTTAATTACTTGAGTAAAATCAATTGTACTGACACCCTTCAGTTTGCTATCAGAAAGAATTTTTGTTAAAACCTTATTCTTTTCATCAGAAGATAACTGACCCCATTTTCTAGAGGTAGTTGACTGTGATTTTGAACTGTTGCCACTTCCAGAGGTATTACTAGTACCAGATCCAGTAGAACTATTACTGTTAGTGGAAGTTGATGATTTGGTACTAGAATTGACAGCTTTAGAAGCTGCAGATGACAACTTCTGCTGTCCTGAAGATAAAGTAGAAATAATTTTAGCTACCAAAGCAATGAGTGCACCTACAGCGGCTACAATAGCCGCTATAATTGCACCCGTAACGGCTTCGTTTAAAGCCTCTATCTTAGCTTCATACACTATCCGCTCTTCATTAGATAAGTACGATTCATTAAGTACAGAATTTCTATACTCATTCGACTCCTGTTGTAAGAACTTTATAATAGCATCACTTTCAGATACTACTACCCCCCCCCTAGTGGAGGACATGTTTTTAGCTAACTGTCCATAGATCATTTCTTATCTTCCTCCTTATTCTCTTCTGTTTCGGTTTTCTCTTTGGTATCTTCCTTAGTGTCTTCATCTTTCTTGCTACCACCTTTGCCTCTAGTAGCATAGATGACCATGATCCTGAATCTGAAGTTCTCAACCTTTACCCATTCTTTGGTGATCAAACGATATAATTCAATCGTATTCTTCATTGTTCCAAAGCAAGTATTCAAATTATGAGCTACAGTGGAATAATCTTTGTTATTCTCATGCTTTGACGGCTGCATATTAGCAATCAGCTCTTTGGTGTTCTGCTTCATATACGATTCAAGCTTTCTTGCCTCATCTTCAGTTTTCCGTTCAACTGTTAAAGCTTTTGAATAATAAAGAGCCTGCTCTGCATACTTATCTATTGTAACTCTAGCCTCATTGTGACTCACCTGATGCTCAATCCAGTAGTCTAAAAAGAAGTTGTTCTTATCTTCAAACTTACTCTTTATAATACCGGCTTTATCATAGTCATCTTTAAGTTCGTTCAACTTCTTTAAAACCGGATCAATTACAGAGTTAGCCTGTTCAACAGTTGCATTGGTAGATATACCACATAACTGCTTAGCATACTCTAAAAGAACTTTGAACAGAGCTGGACCATCATTAATGAAGTTCTTTGCTGATCCCTCAATCTTAACGTCCTTAGAGAAATCAACAGAGCAATATCCAGTGATCTTATCTTTATGAGCATAATCAAGTTTATCTGCTTCTTCCTTGATTAATGCCTCTATCTGCTCGATCTGCTCTTTGGTGAACTCTTTTGTTCCGCCGTCCTTCTCTTTCTTTTTATCACCGATATCTTTAATCTTCTCAGCAGCCTTCTTGAACAATCCAGTAGCTTTACCGATAATGACTAATACAACTCCGAGTAGAGCGATAATAGCTGCAATGATAGCTCCACTTACTGCTTCGTTTAAAGCTTCAAGTTTAGCTTCAGCAACTAATCTCTCTTCTTCGTCTATATAAGACTCGTTGAAGACGATATTACTGTAAGTACTAGCTTCGTTCTGTAGATACTCTAATATAGCATCACTCTCTGATACTACATTATATCGTCCACTAGAATTAGCTAAGTTCTTAGCTAACGATCCGTAAATCATACGTAGATTACCTCCTTTTATTAAATTATTAGAAAGTTCTTTCTAATAGATGTGATTTAGAGTCTATCTAAGTCTAATTTGCTAAGTATTCATATATTATAGCTTTAACTTAGTCAATAATTTATGATATAATAAGGAGGTTAGACATGAGTGAACAGAATGCCAATACTTTACTTGGCTGTAAGTTATTTAAAGAAAGAGAAGATGGCAATTTTGATATAGTAAGAATCACTAGAATATATAGTCCTGAGAAAGTACGTGTTACAGATTCAGAAGGTAATAACACAAAAAAATTAGTTCGGGAACTTAGAGAAGAGGGATATAGTGTACTGGAATCAATAGGTGTTATATCCTTCTCTACTGTATCTATCAATAATAACAATGATGTTGTAGTAACTCTTCTTAGAAGAGCTGATGCTATGGCTGGTATGAATGTACCATGTGTAATATGTAGACAGTCTGTTACAGACTTCTTCTATACTCTCTTATCTGAAGAGTATGATCATGGTATGGTAGGTGTATCTGTATCAGACAGAACATGTCCTACTAATATAAACTATGCTGAACTATTAGCATGTAACGAGATACTTTACTCTGATATGGTTAATATCTACTACGACGATACATTAGATACTGTATTAGAGTGTGTAAACACTATAAAGTTTAACGACGTGCTTAGAAAGTTATACGAGAAGCATGTAGATGCTACTAACAATCCGGTACTTAAGTTAAAGAAAGCAGATAAAGGTTGGTGTAGCGATATCAAGCTACTACTTGAACAGAATAACTTCTGGATAGATGTAGATCAATCTTTCGGAATCACAGATGTAGATTTTGAAATAGATAACTACATCATAGAAAAGAAAGATGAGGCAGAGCAGTCATATTACTCTCTTCCATCTGATCTTTTACAGTTCTTCTCTTCTACATTCCAGATCAATATAGTAGACTGTATTATTAGTGAATATGGTTACGATATAGATCTTGCTGAGTATAGAAACGAAAACTATGTACTTATAAGAGATTCTAAAGATAAGCTATACCTAATGGTATATAGAATAGATGGAGCATATCTTGAACAAGATATCTCTATACAGAAAGAAAAGGAGTACTTAGCTAATACATTCAGGTTAAGAATCTTCGATAAGTACAAAGAGCAAAATAAGTAGTGCTCATATATTATAATAGCGATATAAGATCTTCTTTAGATCTTCTATCTAATAAAATTCTTATTTAAAGGAGGTACTCTAAAATGAGTAACGAGAACAAAGTTGAAACGAACAAGGAAGCGAAGAAGAAATTTGAGATCAACGTGACGGAACACGTACCGTTCAACGGCATCGTTGAGGAAAAATTCATCCGCTCGACAGATTTCTGCAAACTGGTTTCGGACTTATTTAGATCCGTATTCATCGACTTCGAGGGTTGCATCTACGAAGTAAACCAGCAGGGTGTAGGAAGCATCTCACTGTTCTTCAATCACGCAGAGGCAGAGCCGACTGATGATGGTCGGGTAGCAGCCGTTACACGTGTGATTCCTGACAAGAATGGTGATCTTAAGAATGAAACCGTAAGACGTATCCGTCTGAACGACAGCAGAAACCGGCAGGGAGATCGGTTCTATCTTACCGAGGCAGCCGCGTCAGCACTGGTTAAGTTTGTGTCCCCGAACATGATCAAGAAGGATGGGACACTGCACTGTGACAAGGTTATGTCCGATGTTGTATATCGTCAGGCTTTCTATGGGCAGCCTGCGATCAACTACAGCAAGGTATCGTTCATCGATCCGAATGCTCTGGCTACAGAGATCTATGGTGCTACAAACGAAGATGGCAGCGCTAAGGTTTATGGCGTGTATCCGAAGAACACAGTTCCGCAGCAGTATACCGGTAACTTCATGGGTAACGGCGTAGTCACTGATTACTTCCTGTCCATTAAGCGGGTAGACGAGCATGAGGTTAACTCTATGTGCAACACTTTAGGTGTATCGCCGAACCAGGGAATGAATATCATCAGATAATAAGAATCGCGAGCGGCGGAGGGGTGACTGGAAACAGTCACCCCTCATCTTTTTATTTTTAGGAGGGATACTTAAAATGGAAAGTGAAAAGAAAGCATTTGAACCGATATACTTTCTTCATGATGGATACGATCAAATCATTGATGAGAAAGGATCTCAGTTTATTGCATTAAGAAAAGTACAGTGGTGCAAAGATGCAACTACAGAGAAAGATCCGGAGAAAGCTCACTTTGAGTTACGTAGATGGAGAGTAGATCCGGAGAAAGGAGAAACTCCTAGTAAAGGAGTAGTCTTCTTAACAGAAGATGGTCCTAGTAACTGTGTATCTGGTCTTATTGAGGCTGGATTTGGAGATACTAAGGAATGTCTTCTTAAGTTAAAAGAAAGAGATGACTTTAGAGATGTAGTAGAGCATCTTTATGATGAGTCTGATACTTCTGATAGCAATGGAGCATTCTTTGATGCAAGGGAGTTGTTGTTAAATGAGTAATCCTATTGCATCAGTACAGACTATACTGACCTCTTACTTCATTAAGTACAACCGATTAACCGAGTTAATGTACTATATGTATCAGGGGTCTAAAGCAACAGAGATTAATCTCTATATAGACTTATATGGAGTAATAAAGACTCTGTTCAGTGATACATTTAGAACAGATATAAGTGATTATACTGCAACTACGAGTACTATACTCAATATGTGTGGTCACTACAGAACGTTCTTTAGACGACTTGGAGTAAATGCTAAGATATATCTCATACTGAGTTATAACGTATGTGATATCAACAGAAAGTTTGTAGCAGGATATAACGAGACATTCTATAAGAAGATGCAGAATAAGACTATCAAAGAAATGATAGATCTTAACTGTAATCTTCTTGAGACAATATGTCCGTTTCTACAAGATATATACTTTCTGCAGACTGGTTTTGAATCTTCTGTTCTTATTGATCATCTTATATCAATGGGAGATAGTAGTATTCCTAATCTAATCTTATCTAAGGATGTATATCCTATGCAACTTACAGAATTGCATCCTAATACATCATATATAAAGCCTAAGAAGTTTGGTGATCAAGATAACTCTGTTTGTATTACTCAGAAAGATCATCCAGCTCATATAACTAACTTCTGGGATATGTACTGCAATCATAGAATTAATGTATCATTTCATTCATCCAATATGATGATACATCCAGTAAACTCTGTTATCTTATCTGCTCTATCTAGATATCCAGAGAGAAATTATAAGTCAATACTCAATATCACATCAGCTCATAAAGCTATATATGATATAGTGGGTAGTGAATCTATAAAAGTATCTATGGAATCTATAGCTCAGTTTGGTAATGCTCAGTTTCCAGTACAGATAGCAGATGCTAGATATAAGGCTTTAGATGTAGAGTTCTTTAGAGGGATCTATAATGATTCAGTAGAGTCTAAGATGATTAGTTTAATAGACTTAGAAGATCCAGCATCAGTAAACGCAATATGCGCTGAATACTTTCAGAAGAATCCAGTAGACTTGTCTAAGTTATAAAGAGACATATAAGGGATAGAGGTAATACACCTCTATCCCTATATTGTGTCACTATGCTTTATTTTTTATATGCCAAAGAAGCTATTGACTATATTAAGCCATATATTGTTCTTCGTAGTTGCTACTATAAGTATAATCATAGGATTTAGCATCATAGTAGCTATGAAACTATGATTTATATCAGATAAAATAGCCGCAATTAAGTATACTATCCATACTACAACTACCAGTATATTACTTGCTATCTTTACTCTATTACTATAGAATCTATCATTAGTAGGTCTAAATATGTATACATCTACATCCTTCTTCTTAGGAAGTGGTGTAGAGAAAAATCTATACTTAACCCAGCATATGAAAGCAAATGTATACTTATAGATAGTAAGTACCGGTTTCCATATCATGTCATTTAAGAATACACATGAGAATACTATACTCATCAGTAAGAAAGCTATAGCCATTGATACCTGACTTATAGTATTATCTACTACACAGCAAGTGAACCTAAAATCGATCAATACGTATACTAATATAACTACCAGATACACATAATTCCTAATTATGTATAACAGGTCGTCTTCGTCTCTTGGGCTCGCATATGCCCATAAACCAATTCTTATATCACCATTATTCATGTTTTTACAACCTCCTAATCTTCTTTTAAATATGTTTCTGCAAAATTTACATTATAATAAAGTCACACCTGAAAGGAGTAGATAATATGGCTTCTAAACAAGCGTATAAAACAAAGATCACTATAGCGTTCTCTGGTAGTGAATACATTAAAATGTCATCCGATAAGATAAAGTATATTGTAATAGAGCAAATGTATGAGGCTAAAAGAATGCCTGTAATATACATATCAATATCTGTAGAAGCAGACCTATATAATACTATACTGGAAGAGAAAGATTCTGCTAAGATATACTTAAGAATACAAAAGTATGATGCTTACTCTAAGACATCATTATATAAGGACTACATTAAAGGCATGTTTACTTACACTCTACCTTCTGCTACACCAGAGTATTCTAAGAACTTATCTGATGCTAATGATAATATAGACTCTGCTTATAGAACTCTTACTATAGGACTCATGAGTATGACAATAATGAATACTATAAGAAAGTCCTTTAGTGGATTCTTAAAGAATATAGACTTACATAGTCTAGTCTATAAAGCTATAAAGGATACTAAGATAGTCTTAAAGACTCCTAAGTATAATACTAAGTTCGATACTGTATATCTACCTAATCTTACATCTAGATATCAGTTCCTTACTTATATCTTTAGTCTGGAACCTTTCTATGATACAGACTTCTTATACTTCATAGACTTTGATAAGTCTTATCTCTTAGATAGAACAGGAGAAGCAGTAAGTGCTAATGATGGTCAGTATAACGATATCATCATTGATATAAGATCTGTTACAGATAGTAAAGCATATAGTGAAGGAATGGAACAGAAGAATGGTAGTTATTATATCTATATCAATCCTGCTAATGCTCATGTATCTATGGATGTTGGAACAGAGAAGATAGCAAACCAGTTAGTAGCAGGAGATGAAGATGGTACTACCACTATTGATCTTAATATCAATAGTAATACAGACTCTACTACTAAACAGACTTTCAAGAGATTAGACAAAGAGTCTGCTATTGTATATAAGAATACAGTAGAATCTGCTCAGGTATGTATAGAGTTAGTCAAAGAAAATATAGACAGTAGATACATTACTCCCAATAAGACTTTCAATATAACTAACTATGAAGGATATGAGGAGTATAGTGGTAAGTACGTACTGATCTATAAGAAAGAAGTTATACAAGGTGCTTCTTCCGACTATGCTTCTATTACTACATTCGGCATTCGTAAAGTAGGTAATATCCAGACTATAGGATATGTATCTGCTAACAATATTAAGAAGAATACTTCTTCTACAGCAAAGACATCTTCTTATAGTACTAAGACTACAAAAACTACAGCTACTAAAGGTGCTAGTACTACTAGCTCTAAGTAAACATAATATAGCGGTAGGTATAGTATACCTACCGCTTAATCTTAGAGATTCACATTGTTTGTCTTAGTATTGTCTTCTGTATTGTTCTCTTCTTTCTTACCTTCTGTCTTCTTGGCTTTCTTCTTAGCCTTCTCTACATTGTTCATATGCTGGTTGATGATAGAACCATAGAACAAGAAGATCTCTCTACTAATTCTCATCTCAGAAGATAAGATTTCACTTACCGCTTTGAAGTAATTCTGCACTTTCGTCACTACCTCAGAGTTATCATTCTTATCTTCTTTCTTCTCTTCTCCACCTTCTGTAGTGTTACCTTCTTTATTCTCTTCCTCTTCATCCTTAACAATAGTTGGTTTAGGCTCATCATCTGCTTCAGTAAAGTAATACTTCATAGTATCATCAAGAGTAGATACTGATTCAGCAGTAGTAGCAGATGTTCTAGCAATATAATCACTAGCATCAGCAGCTTTGTTGATTACTTTTATCTCCTCTTCAAGTTTAGTCTTAAACTCATCATACTTAGAAGTATAGTCATACATTCTACTGAGATCTTCTTTAGTAATCTTATACTTATCAGATCTCTGTCCTAAACACTTTGCTCTGATATTATCATATATACTCTTATTCTGATCAGAGTATATAGAGGAGTAATACTTCTTCATAAAGGTAGGTACATCCTTCAGATCATTAGCCATAGTATTGTAGTTAAGCTCACCTATCTTTATATTGTTCATAGTATCAGGCTTATAGTCAATATAGTCATTGACTGTTATATGAGGTTCTTTCTCTAATGCAGCCTTCACCTGTTCATCAGTATACTTCAATCTACTCTTAGTTACATTTCCTTTAAACTTATCCCAAGCAGACTGAATTCCTTTGATGATCTTGTTTACATACTTCCGTATTGTATCTGCTACTCCTTCCTGAATTACTTCAGTAGACTCAGTAAGAGATTTAAGTTCAAGAGAAGTAGTATTAGCTTCGAGTATCTTACCTTCTCTATAGAGATTATAAGCTAACTCATATTCTTCAAGTGTAACCATTATCTCTCACCTCCTGTATTGATAACCTTTATAGCATCAAACAATACCTTCTTATCTTGTACTGCCGCATCCTTTGCTGCATCTAACTTAGCAGAGAATACCATGATATAGATATTACATACCTGATCTACCTGTCCAGACTTTACTTGAAGAATCTTATCAAACAAAGCTTCTTCCTCAGTATCATAAGGTACATAGTAGTTCTTATTGATATTCTGTAATCTTATAGAAGATATCATCTTCTTTACATCTTTAGCAGCATTGATAGTATCATTCTTTGCTTTCTCTAAAGACTTAATAAGATTCTTGTTCTTCTTATATCTATCAAAAGTTATAGTAACTTCATCAGGTGTAATCTTTGATGTAACCTGTTCACCACCATCTCTGAATCTGTTAAAGAGTTCAGTAGAGTAATCACTAGACGATATCGGATAAGTAGTTTTAAGAGATCTCTGTCTAGCCTGATCATAATACAGTGGTGTAGCAATAGACTTTACATCTGCCTCTAATGACCTAAAACGTTCACATCTCTCAGACTTAGTCTTCAAATCTGCAATATTTTGCAATTTCCCTTCAAGGGTACTATAGTCTTCATAGAACGTGTTTTTTAGATTTATGCTTGGTATATCGTCATCAAAACAGGTGTAATTATAACGAGGAAATGTAACTGTGAAGTTATATTTCATAGATTTAAGTCTATCTTCATACTTATCTATAGTACTATCAGAATAAGTAATCTTCTGGAATAGTGTCTTAAACTTACCCCATAAAGATTTGATAGCATCTATGAAGAAATCTATGATATTCTTGATAGTATCTATAATACTAAACTCATGTATGAATACTTCGTCTTTCTTACTAGACTCTGACAGTATTACATTAGTATGAGCTGTCTTTAAGAGACTATTCATGAATCTATCATGCTCTCTAAGTAAATCTAATGACTCTACAAACAGAGATCTATCTTCATAGTTATCTCCAGATATAGAAGTACCATTAGATATAGAAGATCTATATAACTTAGCGTTACCTAAGACCATAATTCATATATCTCCTTTCTAAAAAATAAAGTGGAGGTTGAGTAAACCCAACCTCCACCTGCAAAGTCATTTTACCAGTTTTCGAACAGAGCCTGAACTCCGTCAACCGTTGTAGACTCGCCAACAGCCTTCTTGTCATCCTTAGCCGGTTTTGCACCGATAAGTTTAATAAGAACCGATCTGTTGAAGCTCTCACGCTCGTTTAAGCAAGAGATTACAGCCTGCTCAACGTATGTGTTGATCTGGCGAAGCTGCTTGTACCCGGCAATGGTCTTCGTATAAGCGTTTGCTTCGAACATTCCACCATCATTTGCTTTCTTGCAATCTTTGATGGTCTTGTTGAATCTCTTCTTAACTTCGTTGTAGTCCTTCTTAAACTTCCGTTTAGTTGTCGGGAAGTCAGTAACTTCAGCCAGGATGGTCTTGTAGTTAGCCTTAACCCAAGCACCATTTACTGCAAAAGTTTTTCCTCTAAGACGACCCTTAACTACCTTTACGATAGCAGAAGTATCGGAAGCTGATCCGTAGCCATGGCATAACCCTCCAATACATTTCTTAACGGAAGCTTTAATTGTAGCATCCAGATCATCTGTTCCAGTCTCACCCTTCTTGTATCTCTGAAAAGCCGCGGTTGATGCATCTGAAATTTCCTTATCAGCATCATCGATTGTACCGAGCATTGCATCGGATTCCTTATCGATATTTTCCAGCTTAAACGTAGTTCCGAAGTTCTTATCCGGTTTAAGGTTATCAACCCTCTTCTGAAGGAAGTCTTTGTTAACCTTTGACAATACTTTCTTACGGAATTCCTGAGACTTACTCTGGATTGTGGATAATGCTCTTTCAAACATTTCCTGCACCCGGCTCCACATCTTTTTGAATGTATCAACAGCCTTGTCAGTAATCTCTTTGATTTTGCCTGACTCATATACCATCTCAGCATGATTCTCTTCCACATATGCGAGTTCAATCACTCCACATTCCATCATCAGTGCATTGAAGTCTGCTTCAGAAGCTTCAGCAACATGGAAAGCCATTTCGTCAAAAGAAGCATACGATGGAATTACATTACTTGCCTGAACTCCAACAAGATAATCTTCAGTAGCAATAGTTGGTTCGTTAGTATTGTATACTGCCATTTCTTTTTCCTCCTTTCAATATTATAAGGACAGAAGCATAGACTCAACGTAATCGTTGGATGCTTCTGTAAGCATAGCGTCCATCAGAGCTGACTCGCTTGTACCCTGCTCAGCCTTTGATGTAGCTTTCTTTCCTACAAGAACGAATGCCCGGCGGCACGCAGCAAGATATCTTGCATAAGTGTTGCAGTGTGCGTTCAGAGTCTTGGATGCATAAGTTACGAATGTAGAAGCCAGCTTGTACTTAGCGTTAATTCTAGCAAGTGCAACATCGGAGTTATCCTGTACATCCTTCATGTATTTAAGATCTGCCTCTTTCTTCTTAAGGGTATTAATGGTTGCTTCACCTGCCCTTTTGATTTCAGTAATTGATCTGGTGCTGCTACCCACAACATTTAAGATAGTGCGGACTTCTTTTGAATCGAGCGGATGATTCTCCACTGCCTTCCGATCTCCGAAATAAGCCTTCTCAATGATATCAGCAATATCAATTTCCTTTGCTGCATCCTTTGCGTCCTTAACGATCTTACTCATTGCTTCACCGTCAGCAGCACTCTGGAGAGCATCAATAGCGTCAGTATAATGCTTGTTGTAGTTGCTCCAGAAATTGTCAAATGTATCACCTTCCAGAAGTGGCTTCCAACTCTCAATCTTGTATCCTTCAGCATTATCAGAAAAGTTCTTATGATACTGCTTATACAGTTTAGCATCGTTAGAAACCAGGTTCTTGATCTTAGCAATGAATGCCGATACAAACCGTCTGATACTGTCATATGCTTTCTTAAAGAGCTCTTTGATCTTCTTACCGATGCTCTTTTTGGTCTCCTCTTTGGCTGCTCCCTGAGTTTCCTCATCGAGCATTGTCAAACCGGCTTCAGAAAACGCTTCTACAAAATCACAGTTAATAACTGCATTGAACATGTTTAAATCATTTCTCTCGTTTTCGAGAACCAGATCCATGATATGGTCACTACCAATGGCGGATTCTCCAAGGAGAGTTCTGTTTCCAGAATAAACACCCATATTGTATATTCCTCCTTAATTCATAGATTTTATGGTTTTATTCAAATGTTCTACTGTTTAGATTAAAACAGAGAACTTTGACCCGAAGTAGGCAGAGGAGTAGGCATTCCAAGTTCTTCACTTGTGAACTTCTTCTTTTCCTCTGCAGCAAGATCAGCAGCACTTTTCTTAGACCTGTTGTAGTCAATACTGAATGCATTGCTAACCTTACGAAGTTTATCAGCGATCTTCATCTGTTTAGAGTAAACAGCTTTACGCTGATCATCTGCCATAGTAGTACTGTACTGAACTTTATATGCATTCATCTGCAATAACTCTGACTGAATAGCAAAGTAGTCAGAGATATTCTGTCTTGTCTGGTAGAAGTAATACACAAGATTCTGAAGCAATGGAATGATAAGCTTACATAATCCAAGTAAAGCTCTTGTAGTGAAAGCAATAGGATTTAGTACATCCTCTGAAAGAGCTCTACGAGAATCATTGATTGCTTCTCTTCCATACTCATCCTCATCTGTATCTCCTCCCTTGATATTGATTACCAGAGTAGAAGAACCATCTTCTGCAGATTCAGATAGTTTATGATTATTTCTAATCACATCTGTCAAGGCTACATCAATATCACCTTTCTTACAAGCATCATTGAATGCAGCTAAGTTCTCAAACAGAAGATTTTGTGCTGTCTTCTGATAACCTACCTTATTGAGAGCAATAGTGTAAGTTTCTGCTCCGGGATCTTTGATGTACTCAATACATCCCGAAATCAAGTAAGATACACTAGAGACAATAGCAAGACAGATAGTATTGTACAGTACAATAGGCAGCTCGACGTTTAAAGCATAAGCCTTAGTAAAGGTCTTAGTTCTCTGCTTGATATTCTCAACAGCAGTACTTACAACGTCTATAGGATACGTATCTTCTTTATACTCTATGATAATACTCCTAAGTATGTCGATACACTCCATAATAGAAGCATAGTTTTCGATCTTGGTGATATCGCCACGAGATCTTGGAATAGTTCCAAAATCTATATCATCCACTTTCTCAACTATCTTATCATATAGTTTAGAAGTAAGGGCGGCTAATAACTGATTTTGATCTGCTTCATCCAGCCCAATGATTGTTCTTCTGGTATCTCTATCAGAAAGATCCATATGCTCATGCATGAGCGCTGTAAATTCACTTACCATATCAGTCATCACCCCCTATTCATCTTAGAAAGAAGGTTAATGACCTTCTTATAAGATCCATCTCCAGATTCTCTCTCAAGCGTATTGAATGATAAATCTTCATACCACTCCTCGCCATCGAACAAAAATCTTGCTACCTCGGTAGACTCATCTACAATTACTACACACAGTAAGTTGTAAGCGTCCATAATTGCAGATGCAGTCTTTACATCTGCCATATTAACTCCATACTCCTTCTTAAGAGTATTGACAACCTGCTGAGATATAACAAGTGTAGTGATACAAGAAGCATCATTGGTTCTACCAATCAATCTCTTCCAAACAGATTTAGTAGCTCTCTTCTCAAGAGTCTTCCAAATACGTGCACTATTATTCTTGATTGAGTTATGCTTAGCATCAATCTTAGCCTTATCAATAGCAAGAAGATAATCCTTAACAAAGGATGTCTCTTTTGTAGTAGCACGAATGAAGTTTAAGAAGCCAGCTCTATCTTTATTCTTAGAGTTGATCCTTTCAATGATGTCATAAGAATCTACAGGAATAAGTCTAGCCTTGACACCGGCTACGAATTGCTGATGAACAACCTGCTGAGTATCGCCGACCTTAGACGAAAATCGAATGATAACTAATGAAGGAACTAACTCATTGCATTTCTTTACATCAGAATCCATAAGCTGTTTATGGAAAAACTCTGTCTCCGGTTGCATTGCTTTCTCTAAGCTGTTTCCCCTATCGCTATCATAAGGACCAGGTCCAGTAATAATAGGAGCTTCTGTAACTACAGTAGTACCATATCTCTGCTGTACCTTATAGTCATTAACAGAACTCTCAGAAAAACTGTTTACCGGATAAGACTTATCTCCGTTTCTCTGTTCAAGTCTGATATTCTTAACTGCTTCGTTGATAAGTCTAGCATCTGCAGTCGTCATCTTTGCATTCTCAGACAATCTATCACAGAAGCTAATATAGTCATCAAGACTCATATCTCCAGCATCTATATTATTATGCCACTGAGATATAATATCTCTGGCACTATCTCCAGTAAGAGCACAAGAAGAAAAAAGAATCTGCAGCATAGATACAGCTTTTCTCTCAATGGCTTTACAGATCATAGCTGCTGTCTTAGGATCAATTGAGTTATCACACAGAACAGGGAAAGACATAATAAGATCTTTAGAAGCTCTTGATATAGAAGATACAGATAATCCGCTTCTGTTACCAGTTTTAATACCGCCATCAACAGTGTCTTTGACTCCATCTATTACATCGAGTACATCCTTCACTACGGATTCTCTAAGACTCTTAACCATATTGAAATTACCTCCTTTCATATATTACGAATATGTTAAAAAATAAAGCTTATGCTGAACTTGTACTAGCTCACATGAGCTAATTGAAATATTTGTCTATATTAGTAAAGTCATAGATACCTTCACCCATTAAGATCTGCATACGTCTCTTTTTCTTTGGATCAGATTCTTCTTCAATCATCTCTTTAGCTTTGACTCTATCTTTAAGATGAGCATATGCCATATCGGCATCATACTTACCTTTCCAATGTACTTCAATCTCTGTTTGAGATGATCTATTTACCTCTCTGATTATATCATTCAACAAATCAAACATATCCTTACCTCCCTATTGTCAATATCTATTAACTCGTTATACGAATCATACTAGTGAGACGGAGTTAAGTTATGTGATTTAGTTTAACGAACACAAGCTTTATCTTCTCTTATCGCTATTATAATATATGATTCTCGGTATATTTGACCTAGCTCAACATTAATATAACCACGAGAAAGGAGGTATAATGAATGGCTGTAAAGAAGACTAACGTAAAAAATATAACTAAGAAGACTACTACAACTACCAAGAAGAAAGCTTCTACAACAAAGAAGAAAACTACCACCAGTAGTACTAAGAAGAAGACTACTACAACTACCAAAAAGAATACAACAAAGACAGTTACAGGTAGTATGTCTGATGGTAAGTATAGTACTAATACTCTAGATGCTAAGTATACAAATACAACTTATATCGAAAACAATGCAGATGATATCTTTGACTTCATTAGGAGATCACATGGATTATACCAGAGAAAAGACATTGATATCTTCAATCGTAGATATCGTTTTGGTCTGTTCAATCCATATGAGACATTGACTACCACTAGAGAGTTTCTATTCTTTACTAAACCGGACTTGAATATCTATACAAGAAACGAAACTTCTGGAACACTAACTGGTTCTATGAATAGTGCTCTTACAAAGATTCCTTATTGGCAAGAGCTTAAGACCAAATATATGGATGTAATAAAGTGTCTTCAGTTAACCAAGGGTAAAAAGAATGATCCATTCAATCACTTGCTTGAGAATATGTGTATTAGTAACATTGCTGTGCCTAGTCTTGATGCAGAGACTATAGAAACTCCAAACAATATGTATGGAGTGGGTTTCTCATATAGAGGATCTAGTGAAGCCAGTAATGATAACTTCGACTTTGATCTTGAGTTTAAAGACACTAAGTATCTTCCAGTATACCAGTTCTTTAAAGCATATGAGGAATACGAGACTCTTAAACACCATGGTACTATAGGACCTTGGAAAGGTTATATACAAGATAAGGTACTCCATGATCAGTTTGCTATATATAAATTTTTAGTAGCAGAAGATATGGAAACCATTATCTATTATGCTAAATACTATGGAGTGATGCCTAAGAGTTTACCAAGAGATGTATTTTCTTCTGAGTCATTTGATTCTGGGTTATCTTACTCTATCAGTTTCAAGTGTGCATTCTTTGATGATATGGACCCAGTTATACTGAATGATTTTAATGCTCTTAGTAAGACATACTATGACTCTCTTAAGTATAGAATAGATGTATATAATGATGTAATGGATCGTATGGACAATAGACCTACTCAAGCAGCTTACATTACATCTGCATCTGACTCTAATGCTCCTGGGGGTAAAGTATATAAATTGAAATGGAAAGGAAGTGACAAATACTAATGGCTTCTGATACAACTATAACAAGTGAATGGAATCCGAATACTGATATCTACAATATAGTAGAGATGGTAGATAATCTTAAGAAGAGATACATCGAAGACGAAGATGAGACTACTCTATCTATTGGTATCTTTGGATTCATAGGCGATCTTGAATCTAAGAAGATTCAGTCAGCTATTATACAGACAGGTGAGCTTGGAAACGAGATGTTTCCTACTAGAGCTAAGCTTGAGAAGAATATCCTGACTCATGCTATATATCAGAACGTTACTGATATTAATGCTCAACCAGCTTCTATAGTGGTAACCATTGGTATTAAAGTATCAGATCTTGATAAGTATATGAAAAACAATAGATTTGTATTTGATAGGACTACTCCTATCTATATAGATCTTTATGAGTTTCACTTCGATTACGACGTAATCATACAGAAGAATCAAACAGCTCAGATGACTTCTCCTGTATACTCAGCAAGATATGATATGACTTATGAGAATGCATTATCTGATGTATCTTCTCCATACTTAAAGCAGCCTGTAGTGGCTAATCTTTATAATACAAAGTATCTTATCTTCCAAGCTACACTTAGACAGGTAACCATTGAGTGGACTTCTGATAAGCTTGTTACCAATAGTATTATTGATAACAGATCATTCACTTTTGAGTTTACTAATCAGCTTGCAGATTTCTTTGTGGAAGTAACAGAAAATGGCAATACTACTAGACTTACTCCAATCTTCTATGGATCTCCTGTAGATTCTGGAGTTAAGTACTATTGTTGGTATCTGTATCTTAATGACCACACTGTAAGAATCACATTTGATTCTAGTTCTTACACACCTGGATTAAATGCAGATGTAACAGTAGAAGCTCAGACTACATTAGGAGCTAGTGGTAATTTTGAATACGATACAACAGAAGCTATATTCGCTGCTTTTACATCAGCAGACTTTGGATATAGTAATATAAACTGTTACTTACTTCCAGAGACTGATTCTTACGATGGTAAGGATAAGAAGAGTTCTGATGAGCTTAAGGAGATAACTCCTAAGTTTGCATTGTCTAGAGGATACTTAACTACCGAATCTGATTTGAATAACTACTTCAATCTTATCAATACTGATGAGAACAGACTTCAATTACAGAAGAAGGTAGATAATCAGTTAGAGAGAATCTGGTATGCTTACTTCTTGATGAAAGATGAGTATGGAAATATCATTCCTACCAATACTTGTGATATAAGAGTAGATATAAGCTCTTCATATTGCTTTGAGTGTGAAGATGGTAGAATGATTCTTCCAGCCGGTTCTTACTTTGCTTACAATGCAGATACTAAAGTAGCTTATGTAATTGATGAATCAGAGATACCTGAGTTATACTCTGATGAGTACTTCAGCAATCAGATGTTTTACTATATCTCTGTATTCAATATAGCTATCTGTAAAGATCCTTTGTATGCAGCTTTCTATATGACTAATGTAAACTATGATAGTTACTTTGTCTTTGATTGGATTAACGATAACTGTGATCTTCAGTTTGTCGCTAATAAGAATCATATTGTAAGAAAGCTTCTTACAGATAGAAACGTCTATACATTCAGTTTCTCTCTTATGCAGTCTGTAGAAGAAGATATGCAGATGTACTATGAGATTTCAGACAATAACTTAACCACTATCAATAACAATATGAAGTGTATTATAGTTATCTATAAAGAGAATACTCCTTATAGATGGGCTGAGTGTACAATGACTAATTTCAACTATACAGACTATACCTCTACTTGGGAGCTTAATCTTGAAACTGATAATGGTCTGGATAATGATAACTATATCAAGTTACTTAACCTTGGCATCATTGGTTCTGCTACAGAAAAGAACTATGGATATTTTGAGAGTTCTCCTAAGGCTTATCTCTATACTTTGGCTAAGTTTGATTCAGAGCATGGTAGATATGATCTTGAATCTATGGTTCCTGGATTAGATGGATATTCAGTTACCAATAGATATGAGATAGATGGAGGACTTAGTCTATTCTATAACTACACCAATATGATGAATACCAAGATTGAAGCTGAGTCTGATACAGTATTCAAACTTAGTAGTTTTCCATTACTTGGCGCTCATTATGTACTCGATGAGAGTTACGTTAAGTTATTCCTTGATGCTCTCAATACAAAGAGAGCTTATATTAACGATTGCTTAACCAAAGTGGAGAATAACTTTGATATAGATCTTAAGTTCTTCAATAGTTATGGACCATCCCAGACATTCAGTATTGGAGATGCCCAGAATACTATGCTTGATAGAGTAGATATTAGTATGAACTTCAGAGCTAAGCTTGCTAGTACTTCTGATATCTATACTAAGGATGCTTTGATAGCATATGTAAAAGACTATGTAGAAGACATTAGTGATACCGGTAGTCTTCATATTCCTAACCTTATTACAGAGCTTGAGAATCAGTATGGTTCTGCTGCTGTATACATTGAGTTTATGTACTTCAACAACTTCTGGTTAGGTGTACAACACATAGAGCTTCTTGAATCTACAGATCCTCATGTGGTACCTGAGTTTATCAGTATCAGAAATAGATATAATGAGGCTACAGATAGTCTTGAACCGTGTATTGACGTAGAGTGTATTGTCTAAAACATCACTATAATTAACTAAGGAGGTTAAAACTATGAGTGTTAAAAGAAACAGTCCTCTTCTTGAGGCTGCTGAATCTCTGAATGCTTACAGAGCTACGTTTCAGCAGAAACAGCAGGCTAAGGCTAAGAAAGCTTTAGATGAAAAAGCTGAGATTGAGAATCAGATATATAATGGTACTAAGCAGAAGAATGCCAGACGTAAAAAAGCTTACAGTGAATTCTGTGAGAGTGTTAAGACTGATCTTCTTGCTAGTGCTATTAGAGGTATCTATATCGGAGCTTTACAGGAGAATGCTGCTCTTACAGACAGTGGTATGCTTCTTGCTGATACTTTGGTAAAGAACTATATCAAAGAGTCAGGTGGAGCTACAGCAGTATTAAGTAAGATCTCCGGTAAGACATATGCTCTTGATTATATCAAAGCAGTAGTAGAGGGAACTTATGAATCTATCCTCGAAGATACAGATGAGGAAGCTGTAGCAGATGCAGACGAAGCTGGAGAAGAAGTAGAGACTCCGGAAGAGAAGAAGTCTGAGATGTATGATGATCTGAACAAAGATGAGGATATCAACAACGCCGTCAATATTATTGCTCAGCGTATTACAGATGCAGAGCAGGAGTTCATCAAGAAGAACAATGAGGATAAGAAAGCTCTGGAAGATATTGCTCAGAAGTTCAGTGATCGTATCAAGTCTGTAGAGGAAGATCCTGAAGCTGAACCGGAAGATAAAGAAGAGGTAGAACAGGAATCTTCTCGTCTTGCTAGACGTTATAGTAGTGACAGAAGAAACAACAGAACAAGAAACGTATTCGAGCAGGTAGTCATTAATCTTACTGAAACTATCGTTAAGAATGAAGACTTAATGGTTCAGTATACTGAAGATGGTAAACTTGATATGGGTTCTGTTATTGAGTCTGCTAAGTGTATCTATGGTTTCTTAGAGACTGTAAATACTCTTCAGTTACAGAGAGTAAACGCTACCTACATTCAGGAAGCTTTATCAACGATGTAAGACACATAAAAGGGGACTAGGTTGTTAGCCTAGCCCCTTATCTTTTTAATATAATCTTAGTACTCCATGTATAATATAAGGTCTCTCCGTATCAGGCACTGTGAAGTACGTAATGAGATTACTCATTACTGATGTCATACCATAGTGAAGCATATCTTCAAATGTAGCAGCATAGTTAAACTTACCAGTCATATTAGCAATCAAAACACCAATCTCCCCTTTATGTCTCTCAAAGAACTCCATAATGGAATCAATTAAGATTTTACTTATAATTGGTTTCAAGTCTACACTGGAAGTGCTTGAATCAATAGCAAACTTGATCTCCTTATCCGTATCATTCAACTCAAATGATACTAAGTTATTCAATCTTACTTTATTCTCTATATTCTTTTCGATAGTTTCACTCAATTCACAGAAATACAGTGGATTAGAGTAAATCCCATAGTTTAAAGCTTTCTTGACCTGATATACCCAATCATCAGGTAATCCATAAGTAGTCATTCTGTTATATTCCTCCATTAATCATTCGCTAGTAGTTATGCAATATAATATATTGCAGGTTCTGGGTAGTGTGTTAAGAGATATAATGGACAGTATGATTCAGTAGATACATTAGTTACATTCTTTATACTAACTTCTACTCTAGGATCTAAACCATATACTTTCTCCACATTAAGTTTTGATACCTGACCATCGTCATGATATGCCAACTTATTTAGTGGATCTAATATGATCTTAGCCATATTATCCGCATCTGGTTTTTTATCATGAGCTGTTCCAATCATCTGTTCACGCTTTTTCTTGCTTACTGCCTTAGGAATTGGAAACACCCCTCGTATATCTATTTCCAATGGACCTTCAAAATAACTTCCACGTTGTGCTTTGTTGTATTCCACTCTTACTTTCTCTTCATACTCTCTGGTAGGAGTAGGAGTATATGTAGTAGTAAACTCTCCCCTTCTAGCAAATTTAGGACGTTGTTTGCCTCTTGGTTTACCTGGTACTATAAATTCTACCTCCAATATATTCCTCCTTTCTAAAAACACTAAAAGAGCAGAGCCCAAGGAGGACCACCATTAAGTGGTAACGAACACTTAGGCTCTGAATTCATGGGACCATTATGATTGTGGTATGGGAAGAGGTTTCATAATGGTTTACTATAAAAGTGATTCGTTGTGTAAAAAACTACAGCGGAGTAGCTATTAACTACTCCGCTATTTTAAATCTTATTGTAAAGTCCATTCATCAAGTTAGTTATTCTTTGATCAAATCTAGTCCAGATTCTACTTGGTGTAGTAGAGAAGTTAGATTTAGTAAGATTGATATACATATTGATTCGTCTACCCATTTCCATCTGTCCTAAGTTAAGACCAGACATGTTTGCTAAGAAGTCCATCATAGAAGTATTGTTTACAATATTCTTTACTTTATCTGTGTAGCCAGTCATAAACAGTGAAGAGTATAAGTCTTTGATAGTAAGAGATATATCTATCTGAGTTGGAAGTCCATCATCATTCCAACAACACTCTGCTCCTTTTGTTACATTCATTCCTGTAATAAGACCCATCTCTACATTAAACATACCTTTACAATATGCTTTAACTAAGAATGGAGAAGTATAAGCATTGGGATCATCCTCTATACCTCTAGGCAAGCATAAAGCAAGTAGATGTATATAAGGTATAATGATATTAAGGTATATACTAAGACTATCATGATCAGGAGATCTCAGCTTTATATCAAGTGAATAATCTCGATCAAAGGAAGAGTCCTGCCATATCTCAGGGAATATAATCTTACCACCTTGTAGTACAGAAGTTACACCAGAGTTTGCTAATGATTCAAGTAATCCACCACCAAAGGTTCCTACTACAGAAGATAATGAAGAAGTAATCTTATCACTAGCACTAGCAGCTCCATTAAGTAGCTTAGATACTACAGAGTCAGTACCTCCTAATACAAACTGAATCTCTTTAGCTGTATCAGAATATCCATTGATAGTGGAAGCAAGTGATGATTCTGTAGTATTGTTTCCAAATGATTCAGATACCTGAGTCATTCCATCAAGATAGAATACTACATTCTCTGAAGCATTGAAGAATGTTTTAAAAGCATCACTGGTGGCTTTACTCCAATCAAACGTACCTAACTTCTTACGTCCGTTATCAGCTATATTCACTTTTTCATTAGCTATACCCATATAGTAAGCTACAGAGTGAGCCATTGCATTTACATAAGTATAGTAAGTAGCATAGTCATACTGGAAAGAATAATACTTGCCTTTACCAGTAATAAGCTGAGATACATCACCGGAACTTTTACTAGATAAAGTACCAGCTAGATAGTTAATAACAGACTTAGCATCGTCATCTGTAAAGTCATCCATAAATGCTTGTTTACCCGGAGTAAGAAACAATAATGGAAGACGTGATACAATCTTCTCAGAATACTTCCTTCCTAAACTTGTTTTCTTTAATCTTCTATCCACTGTATCCATAAACTGGTATGGTATTCCAAATATACCATTAAGGTTAGTGGTTAGTAAAGCATCTATATTACTATTATCAGCATAGTCAGAGCTAACGTAATAGCTCAGATCTTCATCGGATAAGTAATCGCTTAAAGCCATTGAATACACCATCCTCTCTTTATCATAATTATATAAAAGTTAAGGGTGGTACCTGTATAGGTACCACCCTAATTATAGTAATTCAATATCAACCTGCAGCTATAGTTCCAAGTGTATTCATAAGATCTTGTAATGATGGATCATCTTCTGGACTTACTTTTGAACTACTACTAGACGTACTACTACTGCTAGATGAAGACGTAGCTGCTTCTTTAGCTGTAGTTACACTAGTGGTAAGAGAAGCTTCACAATAGTTTGTAAGCGTTGTTCCCACTGTAGGAATAGAGCTTGTATTGTCTACTAAACTCTTAACCAACTTGATCAGTGTATTCAATGCAGTAACAACAGTAGAAGTAGATGTACTATTGTTAGTATTAGAAGTAGTTGTTGTAGTAGTTGTCTGTGTTTCAGTAGAAGAAGCACCACCAGACTTATCACTGAACTTGATTACGTTATTCTTAACAGGAGTAGTCTTCTGTTCAATAGGCTTAACCTTCATAGCTTCTCTACTGTTCTTAGTAGCTTTATCAAGCTTACTTAATAATCCACTACCTGCTCCAGCAGCAGCCGCTCCATCCCAGTCAGGTCTACCAAATCCAGTTAACTTATCTTTCTGTTTATAGTTGTAACTCTTTCTAGCTACCATACCACCATTTCTGTTGTAAGAGTTATCTCCAGAAGTATTTCCCTCTATGGTGGTAATATTATCTCCATTAACTGTCTCTACTAAACCAGTATGAGATGCTCCATTATTCTTGTAAATAACAACATCACCTGGTTCAGGTGTACTAGACATAGCACCAGCTTTCTTGAACTGATCCCATAATGTAGATACAGCAGCCGAATAACCTCCTCTAAGTGCTTTCTTGGCTTTAGTATCATTACCATTAAATGCTTTATTCATAGCCCATGATACAAATGAAGCACACCAAGGTGCACCGTCAGCTCCAGTGAATTTACCGTAAGGAGTAATATTGTCATATTCCTCAGTTACTCCTAACTGACTCTTAGCAATATCAATAAAGCTCTGAGCTGTTCCTTGTCCAGCAGGTGTACTAGCGGCAGCTACACTACCAGATGTTGTCGTTCCAGAGCTTGTTGTTGTATCTGTTGTACTACTATCTGTTTCTCCAAGAGCTGCTCCAATTCCAGATGATAGAGCGGAGCTTATAGAACTCATAGAATCATTAATAGAAGACAATCCGGAGAATGCTGAAGTAATAGATCCTAAGAATCCAGCAGTTGAAGTAGTATCACTACTAGAATCTGTTGTTCCATATGTAGTTCCACCAGTAGCAGAACCAATATTGGAATCATAGTTTCCAGTATAAGTAGAACCAGAATACAAATTATAGTAACTCTTTGCTGCATTACCACGTCTAGTAAAGTTAGGTTTACCTGCTCTCTCAAACGCAGCCTCAAACTCTTCCATAGCTCTTACAGGATCTGTTTCCTTCTTAAATGCATCAGTTCCAGAAATACTAGCTATACTATAAGTACTTCCATCCATATCAGTAATTGAATGGTTTCTAGTAAATCTCTCATTGATGTCACTAGAGTTAATCTCTTTAAGAGCATATTCAAGCTGAGAATCAAGATCTGTCCAATCTTTACCTTTGCTTGCAGCATAGTTGTTCATTGAAGCCCATCTATCTGACTTAGTATTGTAGTTCTCCCACTGGAATAATCCAGCAGCAGGACCTTTACCCTTACCCTGAATATCAGTTGGGTCCATACTAGACTCCTGATAGATATTACCCATAATACCAGCAGTAGCTGCAGGACTAAATCCATTCTTAGTAAAGAATCCCCAGATGTTCTTAGTGATATTATTGTCTGGAACAGACTCACCACCAGATGTTGCACTACCATTCTTTTTAACGTAGTTAAGCATCTCATCTGTGTTCTCTTCTCCGACTTGATCTGTCGTTACAGCCATATTAACTTTGCTTAAGATATTAGGACTATAAGCCTTATCAGGTGTATCAGATTCAGGATCTTCAATGATAATATTACCTTTATCATCAAAACCTTTAGCCATTACATAATGACCTGTAGGTCCGAAAGGTGAAGCTTCCTTGGAGTCGTTTGTAGAATCTTCTCCAAGTAATACAGCAGGCTTACCATTAGCAAGATCAGTAACAAGATCTTTCTGACCTGTGGCTTTCTGTGTATCAATATAGTTGCTAGATAAACCTCTCTTATTTAGTACTTCCTTAAAGTAATCGGCAGTAGTTCCTTTCTCATCTTCATATCCCTTAGCTTCACTAATAGCAGTCTTCATATTAATGGAACCAGGTTTCTCAAAGTTACCAATCATGGTAGCTACAGCAGGGCCACAACCAATATCACCTACTGTAGAATTTCCGAATGGAATACTACTATACTGGTCACTAATCTGAGATACAAACATCTCATTCTTATTAGAACCAGCACCTTTATACTTCTTAGCTTTGCTTACTGGTAATCCAGAGCCACTTCCTGTCAGCCAGTTCTTAACGCTTTGGAATGCTCCATTAGCAACGTTAGACACTGTATCTTTGACATTATCAATAGTTCCAGATACCTTCTCTTTAACGCTGTCTACTGTATCACTAACTGTAGAAACAACGTCATCAAACTTATCTTTGATTCCTCCTATTGTATCACTAATGAATCCAAATATCTTATGGATAATTGCAGTAATACTATAGAAGATTTTCTGCACATTATATATAGCCTTATAAAGTGGTGATAAGATGCCTCCATCTGTAAATTTGGGAGATTCTGCATTCCAAACACCTGAAATATCACCATCTGAGGAGAGTGATTTCAGGTTTTCAGTACCTTCAGTCAATACTAAGTAATCAGATTTAGCAGTATCAATCTTAGGACTAATGAAATCACTAATCTTATTACCTACCATATGGAACAAAGCATTAGGTGTAAAGCTTAGCTTATTCATAAACAGAGCTGCTTTAACAAAACCATTCAGTGGAGAATCTTCTGTCTCTTCATGAGTGTAATCCCATATGCCAGATACATCTCCTGATTCTGCTATATCCTTAAGATTACTGTAATCTGTAGCTACAGATCCTACATTAGTTTTTACCTTATCAGCTACACCACTTACAAAGTCAGATATCTTATGTCCAACATTGACAAAGAATGCTAAAGGCATATAAGATATCTTATTTAAGAAATGACTTACCTTAAAGAATCCATTGACAGGAGTGTCTTCAGGCAATTCTATTTCTTGACTCCATAAGCCAGATACATCTCCGCTTAAAGCAGTTTCTTTTAGAGCATCTTTATCAGACCAAGCCGCAGTAGCAGTATTCTTTATCTTAGTTGCAACACCTCCCACAAACTCAGCAATAGATTTTCCAATCTTGGACACAATCATCTGTCCAAACATGCTTATTCTAGTAGATACTGCTATAACTTTACTAAGTCCACCTATTGGATTATCCTCATCATCCTTATAAACACTGAAATCAAAGAAATCAGACAATGTAGAGTTAGGATCATTAACAAGTGTAACAGTATCTTCCTTAACAGTGTTCATCATATTGACAGTATCAGTAACGTATCCGGTAACTTTAGATACAATACTCTTGATTCCATTGAATACAGCATGAGCACCTTTGAATAATACAGCAATAGGAGTCTCTGGAATCTTGACTATAGTACTCAATATAGTATTGATAATCTTGGATAATACTCCACTATTCTCATCTACATCTACCATATTAAAGCCAAGTACTCCACTGACATCACCAGATAAAGCTAACGATGTAACTCTTGCCACATTACCAGCAAGATCTCCGATAGGACCAGGTAATATACTGTCTAATGTACTAGCAACAGCTTCTCCAAGACCACTCTCTTCAAATGTTTCTTTGAAGTTTGTAACCTTATCTGATACATAGTTACTTACAGAAGTACCTATATCACTAGCAGCATTACTAACAGCAGTACCAAAGCCTTTCTCTTTGATATTAGCTACTAATCCAGATCCCCAGTTTTTAACTTTAGTAATTACACCAGCTTTACCATTCATCTGGTTATAAGCTTCAATAGTAAGATCAGATCCTGTTTCTTCATTATACTGATCTACAATAGCCTTAGCTTCTTCTCTCTGTTCCTCAAGACCAGATACATCAATACCAATCTTAGGAGCTATTTCCATAAAGATATTTACTAATACCTTATTAGGAATAAGATCTCCAATAACAGGTATCAAAGCATTCACTACAGCAATAAGTACAGCAATAACTCTCTGTCCAGTAGTAGCCTCATCTACAATTCCTAAGATGCTTTCTGCATTGCCCCAGGCATCAATACCTTGAGCAATTACATTAACTACCTTAATTACTGCAAATACTTTACCAAGTTTCTCAGCTATTTTAGTAATACCATTACCTGCAGATGTAACAGCAGACTGAAGATTCTTAGAAAGAGTTTCACAGATTGTAGTACAACTCTCTTCGTTTACCCATTTCTTAATGAATGGGATCTTACTCAATACTGTAGGAATCTTTTCAAGAAGCTTAGTGATAGTAGCCATAACAGAGTTAGCCATAGAGCTACTAGCATCTAATATAGCTTTACCAGCAGTAGAAGAAGTATAAGTACCCTTTTCTCCAGTAGCAAGTTTCTTTACAAAGTTTCCTGCAGAAGCAATAGCAGTAGCAGCAACACCACCGGTATTTAAGATAGCATTCTTCTTCAACTGTGTACTGATTCTAGTATCAGTACCATAAGATTCAATGTTCTCATCCTTAGATAGTATTGTTCCATCTACAGCAATATAATCTCCATCTTCGTTCTTCATGAATTCGCCATTTTCATCTACAGCGATCTCTTTACCATCGATGAAGTACTTCTTATTATTATCCAGAGTCCCGTTACCCTCTGTTTCATTACCCTTAAGAGCAGATATCTTCTCAGATAAAGATGCTCCTAAATCATCAAAAGCACCAGTGAATGCAGATGCAATCAATGCAGGGAATCCAATACCAGTTAATACTCCACTAAGACTTACTCTACTAAGAACTGTACTTACAGCGGTTCCAATAGGAGAATTAGTAAAGAAGCTGAATAATCCGCTAAGGACACCATCTTCTCCAGTAAGGCTTTCAATAAGAGTAGATAACAGACTCTTACTTTCTCCCTCTTCTCCATCTCCTAATAAGCCACTCTTAAGAGAACCCATTAATCCACTGATACCTTTAATTCCAGCACCAAGTAACGGAATAGAATATATAGCCTCTTTAAACTTACTCTGAGACTCCATAGCTTGCTGAGTTTGTGAATCAGAAAGATCCATCTCCAGCTCACCTTCGTTGTTCTCTTTCATCTGATAGATATTACCTAAAGCATCTGTTTGAGTTATAATACCACTCTTACTATCTTTAAGTCCACCATCATCTGTATTAGCTTTAGCTTTAGTAAGATCCTTAGCATTGTCTATTGCTTCTCTAGCAGTATTAGCTGTCTCTTTATTCTCTTCTAACTTATCTTCTGACTCTTTTACTTCTGCTTTATCTTCATCTCTATCTACTAAGACAAAACCATTCTTACCAGTAGTATAGAGATTCACTGCATTAGCAACAATAGATCTAGTCTGATCTACTGGATTAGTAAACTCTTCATCAGAAGACTCTCCTACAATACCTCCTTCTGCAAATCTTCCTACAAATCTATGGAACTTACCTCTGATACTGTTAATAGCATTCTTAATCTTGGAAGGTCTTCTATAACCTCTAGAATTAATAATAGTCTCACCTTCAGATACAGCAGCTTCTTCTGTTTCTCCGATAGGTTCGGTCTCTCCAGCACCATTATCAGTAGATTCTGTAGTAGTGTTTGTAGATTCTTCTGTTTCATTAGTAACACTAGACGGACTAGCTGCTCTAACAGATTGCTCAGTATTATCCATCGCTTCTTGTATAGCATTACGTGTATCCTCAGGAACTCTTTCTTCATAATCATCTTTACCAGTGATATAATCATAGATCTTCTGGATTACATCAGCAATAGTAGTGATGTTTTCGGTATTAGTTTCCTCACGTTCTACCTGATCTTGTTTATCTTTCTCTTCATCAGGCTTAGTTCTATCCTCAATCTCAGTATTGATAAGGCTAAGCATTTCTCTAATATCAGAGTCACTATTGATATCAACACCTTTTACTTTACCAAGGATACCTGACTTGTCAAGTAAGTCTTTACGAGCTTTATCCTTATCCTTTAATGCTTCTACTCTACCCATTCTAGTAGAAGTAATATCATTAAAGATATTCTCTAACTCTTGTGCCTGTTCTTTATTATCAGTAGCATTAGCAAGAATAGTAGAGATATTCTCATCAGGTTTAAACTTACCTTTTCCAACAGCTAACTTCTCTAATCTAACAGCGGTCTCTGGACTAATTCCGTACTCTTCGATCTTACTAGCAAACTCTTTCTTATAAGCTCTCTCATCGTTATCATACTTCTTAGTAGGATCTTCATAGTACTCTAAGACACTCTTTAACTCATTTAACTGAGTCTCATCAGCATCCATTAAGTACTGATCAAGATTTCTATTAGACTGATAAGACTTATTAAGTCTGAATTTAACAGACTCATTCATGCCATAGTCTTCTCTTGCTGCTAATCTTTCCTTAGCTGTCATCTTGCTTCCGTCACTATTAAGCAGTCCATAGCCTCTCTTCAAAGCTCTCTTACCTAATGCAGAATCTACTCCAGAAAGAGTGCTCCTTACTGCTTTAAATGGTAACTTAGCTATTGCTGTAGCACCTTTGCCTACAGCTCTACCTATCTTACCAATAGGACTTGTAGCAATAAACTGACCTAATGTAGACTTAACTCCAGCGGATACTATCTTTCTTATTGTCTTACCAATAGTCTTAAAGATATTTCTAGAGTGGATAGAGATCTCATTACCTACTTTCTGAAAGATACCAGTGATACTGGTAAGAACGCCTTGCTTCTCACCATCTTCTTTCTTTCCAAAGAAGTAAGTTCTAATCTCTCCTACTAATCCACCTTGCCTCTTACCATCCTTATCCTTCTTACCAAGAAGCATATCTTTGAAGGAATCAGTGGTAGACACATATCCTAAAGCACCACCTACAATAAGGTTTCCGGCAATACCGAAAGGACCACCAATCATTCCAGCGATCATACCAGCTCCAATATTAGGAGCTACTTCTTTGACCTTCTTTTGTATCTCACTATTGATAAGTCCTTCGTTAATCCAATTACCATTCTCATCTCGTTTACCAAATAAAGCTTCTTTAGCTTTTTCAGAGCTAGATACAAATCCTACAGTGCCACCAACGATAGCACCAATGATAGGTGATCCCATAAATAAACCACCAATAGCACCAGCTCCTGCTCCTTTACCAATACTTGGAACTTGATCTACAATGAAATTAGATATTTTCTTAGAGAGTATACCTCCTTGTCTTTCTCCAGTTCTTTCATCCACCTCACCGAATAAAGCTTTCTGAACTTTCTCAGATCTTACTACAAGACCCACTCCAGTTCCAATAGCTGCTCCAGCAAGAGGACCTACTACAGCACCAGTTAATATAGAAGCTCCTGCTCCTATAAGAGCACCAGCACCCATAGCACCACGATTCTTAACTACTTCTTCTGGTAGATTAGCTTCTTTGAGTCTTTTTCTATTCTCTTCATTGACTACTTTATCAATGATACTATCTTCATCTTTCTTAGGTTTAAATCTTTTGAGAATATCTTCAAGATCATTACCAAGCTGAGCTGCAGAACCAAAGATAAAATCCTTAACGTTCTTAGGATTCTTACCCTTCTGTCTATAGAAGTTACGTTTAGTACGTCCATGAGAATTACCAGATTCAAACTTACCTTTCTGCTTAAGCTTCTCTTTCTCAGTAGCTTCTCTTCTACCGATCTCATTTCCCTCTGCATCGTAGTATATCCACTCTTCTGTTTCAGGATCATAGCTTTGTTTAGCAGCTCCCGCAAATCCACCTCTAGCATATCTACCATAGAACTTCTTTATTGCATTAGCTTCGTTCTTAAGCTGAGTCTTCTTGTCATTAGTTCCATGATAATAAGGATTATATTCAGATGGGATAATCATCTCACCTTCAGATACAGCAACAATACCAGTCTTAGTTACTTTACGTCCAGTTGCTGCTTGACCATTATCTATAGGCTCAGTTTCTCCCTCTCCATTATCTTCCTTCTCATCACTAGGGGTACCAAAACCAGTGAATCTCTTTACATCATCCCATACACTTCTTCCAGCATTCTTAAGTTCTTCTCCTGTCTCTTGAACAAAATCTGAATCTTTGGCTTTACCAAACATTTTCTTGAACCAAGACTTGATACTGAAGTCAAACTTATCCTCGAAGAATTTATCAAACTTAGTAAAGAGACTATCTGCTTTCTCATAGAAGTAAGCAAAGATACCCTTCTCGTCATCCCCTCCTTTGCCATAAAGAAGATGATACATAGATATCTCTCCTGCTCCTAATATCTCACTAACTACTTCAGCAGGCTTATTAAAGATGCCATGAATCTTATCCATAACCTTTCTGATACCAGAAAGTTTCTCACTCTTAGCACCTTTTTCTTTCATACGTTTAAAGAACTTTTCTGTAGATGCATTGCTAGATTCTTCCTCAAGTTCTTTAATCTTCTCTTTATACTCCTCTTCTGAGATTACACCTGCATCTAAGTCAGCATCTAACTTAGACTTAGCTTCTTCTTTTCGTCTATCTTTCTTCTCTCTCTGTCCAGTGAATCCCTCATCGTATTCATGTCTACTAAAGATAGTATCATAAACAGATTGAGCTTTAGACTGAGCAGTAGACTGCTGAGCATTGGAGTTATCCTTAGAAGCTTTCTCCTTCTCTTCCTCAGTAGACTCATAAGGAATATCCTTAATAGGAGTAGGTTCAACACCTTTACCTCTATTACGATAACTTCCTCCCTTAGGATTGATTGGTGATCCTCCACCAAGTATTCCAATATTGTCGGAAAGATGACCAGTATACTGATAGATACCCTGAAGGTAGAAGAATAGATCATGATTATACTTATCTACTCCAAGTATTCCACCAGGTCTTACTTTAACAGCCTTTTCTCCAGTAGTAGGTAAAGAAGAGTTATCAAAAAGAGAGGTAAAGATACCACCGTTAGCTTCTATACCTCTAAGCTCATCGCCATATCTATCCCTCTGTAGGCGCATTTCAGTAGCCGCCATGTTTGCTACATCTGTCTTATGAAGTTTAGCATAGCTATTAAGCATATCTCTCAGAACTTTGACACTATCATCATCTAATCCATACTTCTGATATTCAAAGTTATCTTTCTGGAGATTCATTATCTCACCTTTACCGGTCTTAAACATATTCAGGAAGAATTCATTGATCTGATCTTTCATCTTCTTCTGATCTTCCGGATTAAGACCCAACTTACTTACTACATCTAAAGCATCGTATAAGAAGTCTCCACCTGCACTTTGAGCATATCTCTTAGCTTTGCTATCAAACTCATTCTTTATTCCAGATATGGTAATAAACTTACCTCTCTCATAATCATATCTTGTCTCAGGTTTACCTGTTACTGCAGAAGTGATCTGAGCTAGGTAAGTAGGGATTACATCTCTCAAAGCTTTCTGGTCTTTACCAGTCCACTCTGCTTTACCCTTAAGATACATACTAGTATCAATCTTATCTTTATATCCACTCTTAGGCATTACGTAATCTCTTATCATATCGAAGAGATTTCCAATATCACCATCTGGAGTAGCATACTGAAGTTTATCAATAGCTGCACCAAAGAAAGATTCAAGATGCTGATTGAACTGTTGCATACTATTCTTAATCATTGTAGGAAATACAAACTTTACAAGATTATCAGTAAGGAACTTAAGTGGAGATGCAGTAACCATCTTAATGGCTGCTTCAGGACCACCAAGCATATCAAGCATACCGATAATATCGTCTTTAAAGTCTTTGAATCTTCCCATAAGCATATCAAAGTATGAGGAAAGATCTAATACTCCATCATTAAGAATAGAATCAAGAGTACCTTCTTTTCTATAATTAGTAGTCTTAGATTCAGGACTAGCAAACTTGACAAGAATGTCAAGTCTCTCCAGTACTTTATCCTGATATTCACTAGACTTAGTATAGAACGTTGCAGCATTCTGCATATGAGCTGTTAACGGTTCGCCCATAGAAACTATAGTAGATATATTAGCATTGATAGCTCCTAAACCAGTAGCAAGATCATGGAATCCTCTCTGGTTAAGACTATATAATGCTCTACTACTCTGTCTATTAGAAGTAACAATGAAGTCAGCAGAACTTACTGTAGCAGTAGCAACAGCATGTGAAGCTTTATTACCTACTTCATCTAAAGCTCCTACAATAGAATCGGTAGACTCTTTCTCCGCTTCAACAAAGGTGGCTGCTAAGTCATCATTATCTTCTCCAAAATCATCATCAGAGAAGTCAAGATCTAAGTCATCAAGATTAAAATCTTCGTCGTCGAAACCAAACATATCGGCAACGGCAGCACCTTCTACTTCTTCTGCTCTGGCTTTGTTATACCAATTACCAGATTTCAAATCTTCAAACAGATTCTTCTTAAGTTCACTTATACTATCTTTTCCTAAACTAAGTAAACCTTTTTCCGATCCAGTGTCTGTCATACTAGCTTTGAAATCATCAATAGTCTGGTATAGATCAGAACCAAAAGCCTTAGTTTGAGAGGCTAAGGTTTTTATCTGTGGGTTATAACTCTCTAGCATCTCTATTGTTGAGTAGCCAAAAGACTTACCCACATTTTTGACGTATTGTAATGCATTAGCCATACTCTCTTTGCCTCCTTTACTAAAATTTTTCATGATTATGTAGATGTTCGGGATACTCCATATTAGGGGTGAAAAGAAAAAATAAAGTAAAGTGAGACAAAAAGGTTAGAGGATTTTACTCCTCTAACCCTAACTCTTTAACGTTTCTTGTCATGAAATCTTTGCGAATAGACTTCGCTTTTGTTCTTACCTTGATCTTTGAGGTTCTATACATATACTTCAAGATATCATATGTAATAGATATCAGAAAACCATGTATAAGTAACCCAAATACCAGCCACCAACCTAAAAGGTACAGTGAATCAAGATCAGTCTTGAAATACCAGTAGCAATAGAATGCCATGAATACTCCTACATTGAGGAGTAAACTTAAAACAACTGTTATGATATACTTAAATAACAGCTTGAAACTTTCTACCTTTTCCACCTCTTTAATCTGCTCAACCATCTTGCTCATAATGTAATCCTCCTATTACACCTTTTTCCTTTAGTTTCTACACTTATATAGTATATTAGCCACTTCTGTAACTCTAACAAAAGACGACATAAAAGGCAGGTTGGAGTTAACCAACCTGCCCATTTACACTACTCGATATTGATTACAGAATATCTCTCAGAGTTGAGTACAGCATACATCATCTCTACCGGAGTCTTATCAATGCACTGGATGATATTCTTGAATGTACTAGCTGACTGACCAGATACAAGTAACGTATTGTCATTCTGATCATCAGAATGGAATACATCATGCCGAGAATTTACATTCCAGAAGATAATCTTCGGAAGATCATAACCAAACACAGCATACTTTGCTCTCATAGCATCGTAGAATGTCTGCCGATGCTCATTATCATCTTCTGTTGCTCTGTCGATCTCCATATCAGAGATAACGATGAATGCTTTGGGCATCTCTTCCTTCGGAACCTTGTTCTGTGTTGCTACGTAGAGAACCCTTGTAAATGCCGCTTCAAGATCAGTACTACCACACCAAGATGAATCAGAAGACTTTACGAAATTAATCTTCTGAGCCAGTCCTTTCAATCCATCGATAGAATGAATCTTAGACTGAGATGAGAACGTCATAAAGAGGTTATGGAATGCTCCTTTATTACGTTCTGCAAAGTAGATAGCGAGACCTACTGCACTTGAGATAGGCATACCGCCGTCCCACGTCATAGATCCGGATGTATCTGCAATGACTAAAGCATTGCACTCTACACCGTTAAGATAATCCGGAAGATTATCCCACATTACTTCCAACTCTTTTGATCCTGTCTCGTACAGATACTTATGCACGATATCATAAGGATACAGAGTGCTGGTGTTGATCTTCTGGGTTCCTTCCTCTACATTCAAGATATACTTAGAGAAGCCCTGTTCATCATGCCTCTTGAATGCATTGGTATAGTTGAGCATAGCTTTAGATGGAACCTTATCATACTCAATCTTGGTCCACCTATTCTCACTCATCTTTACCTCAACTACGTTGATGTACTTGCGGAGTTTATTGCATAACCGCTTGTACTCGTAGACGGAGATACCAAGCTTCTTTACTGTATAGATTCCAAGAGCCTTGGTATCTTTACTCTTAGAATCAGCTTTCTTAAGCCACTTAGCTAATAAGCTACACGGCTTACCAGCGATCATAGACTTCTGGTCAAGCGAAAGCTGCTCACCTACATATCCCCACATAGCATCCTCTGCCTTTGTTCCGATCAAAGCATAGAAGTCATCAAATCTTCCCATCTCCGGAATAAGACCGAGATACTCTTCTACGATCTCAGGCATTGCATCGCCCATGTATCTGTAGATTACTCTGAACGTATTACGTTCGCCGAGTCCACCTCTGATATCACGAGCATAGAATAAGCACCGAACTGCTCCCTGCTTATCATGATTGAATGCTAAGATAAACTTCATGATGATTTCTTTTTCATCACGTTGTCTTAACGATCCAATAGTTGCATACAGATCAAGCAAAGGATTACCAGTGGTATTCTTTGCATCTGCTCCGTTCTCTGTTACTGTCCATTTCGAGTCTTCTCTTAATGCGTCTGCTAAGTTCATACTCATTTTTAATACTCCTTTCATTGTACAGGTTTTGTTTTTATGCTGATAGTACAACAAGTGTTTCTATATACGAAAACCGCATAATCATTTCTCTCTTTTCTTTGGCAGTTTGCTCTCCCTGCTGAGCTATACTAGAAGTGGGGTATACTCCTAATAACTGGGCTCGAACCAGTGACAAAACCGGTTATTTGAAAAAGGTGTTTGCTGTTAGAGAAACTAGCGGTTTAATCGTCAATCTTAAATTCTCTTTGTCATTTCCCTGTTGTTTCATTGCGTAAGCAAGGAGTGTACATCCATACAACAAATTATGCTGAAAAGGGAAACGTAAAGAAGGGGCTGTTTCCTCATCTCTCCACTGTTCAATGTAAGATGGTTGATTGGAAGTGGGAAATCAGCCCTTTTCGGTACTACAAGAGTATCGTGTTTTGGATGGTCTTTTGTGAATTTTATTCCCGATATAGATCCAACTATCTTGAGATTCAGATAAACCTCTAAAGAGATACCACTTTCTATAGGGAATATAGAAAGAATATCACTTGCATACTTTGGCTATATGTCTTTTGCCCTTATCAAAATGAGATAACTCAATGAAACCTCGCTTGTGCACCAACGAGGAAGGGGTTAGTTTGAATAATACAAAAGATTGTATTGGGGGTTGACAAGGACGAACACCTCCTTACTGGGGGTAAGTATATCTGTATCTTCCTTAGAATACTCAAACCTTTTAACAATTGAATCTACTGATTAGTTGTTGATATTGTACTTTACTAAAGTTTAAACTTTTGAAGTAAAACCCAATTACAAAGGAGGATAATGATATGGTCTTGGTAATACTTGTAGTATTAGGAGCCGTAGGTTTATGGTTCTTATTAGCATTTGCATTTAAGCCAGTCGGAAAGTTCTTATATAAGATTTGGAGCGATGCAATGGAAGAGATGAATGAAGATTCTAAGGAGGATAACAAGAAGAAATGAGTAGGGATTATGACGAAGAAGTAGTAAAGACTAGTAAGAAAGGATTAGTAGGTGGTATTGCTTTAGGTATTATCATTGTAGTAGTTCTTATCTTACTTAAGATGAGTCTTGTAAAGATTCCTGCAGGATATGTAGGAGTAGTATATAATATGAACGGTGGCGTAGAAGGTACTACCCTTTCCCAGGGCTGGCACCTTATTGGACCTACAAAGCAGATCACCAAGTACAGTATCGGTATTGAGCAGTCTTATCTTACCGCTGATAAACAGGGAGATTCTAAAGACGATGACAGCTTTGAAGTGCCGTCTTCTGATGGTAAAGGTCTTACAGTAAGTCTTACCTTTACATATCGTTTTGACGAATCTATGGTAGCTGATACGTTCGTCCGCTTTAAAGGAAGATCCGGTGAAGATGTAAAGGATAGCTTTATTAAGCCCAATATTATTAGCTGGACAAAAGAAGTAACGGCGCAGTATGCAGTTACCGATATCTTGGGAGATAAACGTGCTTCCCTTAATATAGAACTCACTGAGTATCTACAGGATAAGTTTGCTCCCTATGGTATTATTATTGACAATGCTTCATTGATCAACATCGATCCGGATGATGAAACAAGAGAAGCAATCCAGAAGAAGGTAAATGCTCAGCAGGAGAAAGAGCTTGCTCAGATTGAAGCAGATACGGCAAAGATCAATGCAGAGAAAGAGAAAGAGGTAGCACAGATCGAAGCAGAACAGGCTGCAGTAAAAGCTCAGGGTGAGGCAGATGCTTTACTTATCCAGTCACAGGCGGAAGCAGATGCACTTCTTATTCAGGCTCAGGCAGAAGCCCAGGCTAATGAAGAAATTAGCGCTTCACTAACAGACAAACTTATTGAAAAGATTAAGTACGAGCAGTGGGATGGTGCATTGCCAAAAGTTACTGGTGATACCAACTCTTTCATCGATATCACTGATGACATTACATCATCGTCTACTACCACTGATTCTACTTCCGAACAGTAAATTGTAATTTTAATTTACAAAACTTATAACTATTCAGTATTGGTTACAAAAGAAATTTGCAATCCAATACTCTCATTAGTCATTGGCACCGTTGCTTCAGAACTCAGCGGTGCCATATTAAAACATTATTCTCTTTTGTTTTGTGTTTCAGTCTCTCAAGTTTCTCACACAGCAAGACTTGTTAACTTACATATTGTGGGAGTCCGCTAAAATTATTTCTCGTATCGCGCTGCCCTACTGCGAATCAGAGTGGCGGCGGATTAAACTGTAACGTATTAAGCGTAGGGCGGATATTGGTAGAGGTCGGCTAATCTGGATTCATTTGCGCGTTAATATTGCGCCGCTATCTGGTGGGCGGCGCGTGGGATTGGTGCGCACTGTAGGAGGTGGGTCTTCTTTAGCACCTTGACGTAAGCTTAAGTGGTCAAGTAAATTCACTACCTTGGGGTGATGTCATGACTACTTATGAATGTTGAGAAATGAAATTGAGAGTGGGTTTGTGTGGCTGAGTTCGGTTAAGCTACCGGTCGGGTTAGGTGAATCCTTTGTGTGCGCCCGGTATTACGTAGGTTCAAATCCTACCACAAATCCATCGACCTTTTAGATGTATGCGGCCTCCCCTCACATACAATTACATTTGAAAGGTTGCCATTTTTAATACTTCCTATAATTCTTTTCACAAGTGTTATACAATTGGATAGGTTGATCAAACAGCAAACCCAATATGGGACCCACTCTTAGTAGACACGGATCTTGGCTGTGACCTGACACAGTTACAGCGCTGATTAATGCCAGTTGCAACACCTTAGGAAGTATTACCTTAATTCATGATTGTTATATGACCGAATAAGTTGATCTAACAGCAATCTCTGCCTGCATTGCGGAAAATATTATGATTAATGCCTCCGGTTATAACTTCATGATACTAACTTATGTTTATGATTATCAACAGTTGTTTCTTCAAACTGCAAACTTAATTAGGTTGTAACGGTTCAACTCCGAATATACACAGGTAGCTCCTGTGTATAACATTGAGAAATGTTGTTGATGATTATAATAGATCAATTGCATCAAAGATTGGTTTCTTTAACAGCAAACATTCGCCAATTAACGATTGTAGCGCAGGTTCGACTCCTGCTGTTGGTTCTATAACTTAGATTATAGTTTCAATGTAGCCAAGAGGTTAAGGCAAATTGACACGCGTATGAGAAATGATTTGATGTAATGCTGTAGTGTTTCACTCCCAGCAAACAAAAAAGGAAAGACTGCAAATCTTTTAAACATGTGAAATGAATACAGCACACCCGGGTAGGTGAGCCCAATTGGTAAGGCAGCGGACTGTAAATCCGTCGCATTCGTGCATTGCTGGTTCGAGTCCAGCTCTACCCATTATCGTTAGACTAACAGCAAATTTACATACTGGCGCTCGTGGGTTCGAATCCCACCTTTGCGGTGTTTAAAGTCCCTCCCGTGAAAACTCCTTTCACATCGTAAAGCCTTTGGCGAAGGAAGTATAGGTTCTTACCCCTTGTCACCTATACGGCTCTATGTGTATGTCTAATGGTAATGTCTTTCATTGTTTCTTCTCCAAGAACAAAAGTCAGGAGTATAGCCGTGGAGGTTGATTACCTCCACGGCTTACTTCCGTCTTTTATCTACGTCCATCATAATCTCTAGGATCTATAATCCTATCTACCACTTCCTTGAATTGCTTAGTATATTCAGTATCTCCTATTGTTGCATCTAACTCTAGTGAATCAGTAATCACTACAACATCTTTATCAGGATACGTTCTTTTAAACCTTATTACTAAAGGTAATAAGTATTCTAAGTACTCTTTTCTGTAAATATCAGTACCTAAAATCAATAAACCAGAAGAGTAAACTTTCGTAGAATTGATTATCTCCTCTGTTTCCCTATAAGTATAGGGCTTTCCACATTTATCGTTATCAGAGAGTATTAATGCTGTTCTTATTCCATGTCCTTTACTTTGAGTATTCTTCTTGATAGTTAAGTAAGTCATACATTATACCTCCTTAGATTTAAATTACTATAGAGGGTAGAGATTCACTCTACCCTCTTAGTATCATATACATTATAAGTGTAACACTCTTTCTTTGATCTCCTGAGTTCTACCCTGATTCCAATATTGTGAACCAATATCATTACTACCGTCGGTTTCCCGATATTTATTAGCGGATTGGACTATACAATCTAATATAAATATATTAGTCGGATTTATAGTCTCTGAACAGGTTCCTTCAGCTTTACTCTGTTAAGGAACTATGGCTGCGTCTGAGTAACTTGCATACTCGGTAGCACCTACACTAATCATTTTTTATGGTCTCTATGGTTTCCCACTGTTGAGTTTATAACTCTTGCCGCATTCACGCTTACCATTTCTAGTTACGTTGTAGCAGATTAGTATTATGGGTGTTTCCCCGCAATTTCTTCCGATTTAACGTGGACTATTGGCAGTCAATCCACATGTACGTCTAGCTACGTTCATTGTGTCCTGATTTCTGTTTCCACAGCAAGGACATTCCCAAACGAGCTTACCGTCTTCATCTTCTACTATCTGAATCTCGCCATCGAAACCACAGTTCATGCAATAATCGCTCTTAGTATTCAATTCAGCATATATGATATTATCATAGATAAACTGAATCACTGATAATACAGCCGGGATATTGTTCTGCATATTAGGAACTTCTACATACGAGATAGCTCCTCCTGGTGATAATACCTGGAACTGAGATTCAAACTTTAACTTATCAAAAGCATTCATCTGCTCTGTTACATGTACATGATAAGAGTTAGTGATATAGTTCTTATCAGTAACTCCAGGAATCTTACCGAATCTCTTCTGTAAGCACTTAGCAAACTTATAAGTTGTAGACTCAAGCGGCGTTCCATATAAACTAAAGTCTACATCTTCTTTAGCTTTCCATTCAGCACATGCATCGTTAAGTCTTTGCATTACTTTTAAAGCAAAAGGAGTTCCTTTAGGATCAGTATGTCTTACTCCTGTCATTCTTACAGTACATTCACAGAGTCCTGCATATCCTAAAGAAATAGTAGAATATCCACCATGAAGAAGTGGATCTATTACTTCTCCTTTCTCTAATCTTGCATAAGCTCCGTTCTGCCATAAGATAGGAGCTACATCAGATACAGTTCCTTCTAATCTCTTATGTCTAGCCATCAAAGCGCGATAGCATAACTCAAGTCTTTCATCAAGGATTCTCCAGAACTCATCTTCATCTCCATTAGAAGAACAAGCTACATCTACAAGATTAATAGTAACAACACCTTGGTTGAACCTTCCGTAGTATTTATGTTTTCCTTCTTCGTAGTTCAACGCTTTAGCAGAATTTCTTACTGTTCTATCAGGAGTTAAGAATGATCTACATCCCATACAAGGATAACAATCTTCATTCTTATACTCTCTCATCTTCTTCTCAGAGATGTAATCCGGTACTAATCTCTTAGCAGTACACTTTGCTGCTAACTGAGTAAGATACCAATACTTAGAATCTTCATGGATATTGTCCTCTTCTAAGACATAGATTAACTTAGGAAACGCCGGTGTAATATATACACCTTTCTCATTCTTTACTCCTAAGTATCTCTGGTTAAGAGTTTCCTCAATGATAGCTGCTAAGTCATCTCTAGTCTGTCCTTCCGGTACCTCATCAAGATACATGAATACTGTAATGAAAGGAGCCTGACCATTAGTAGTCATAAGAGTAATAACCTGATACTGAATAGTCTGTACACCTCTCTTGATCTCTTCCTTTACTCTAGACTCGGTAACATTATTTACCATCTCATCGGTATACTCAATGCCAAGAGTCTCAAACTCTTCTATTACTTTCCTTATGATCTTCTTTCTACTTACATCAACAAATGGAGCAAGATGGGAAAGAGTAATAGACTGTCCGCCATACTGGTTGCTTGCAATCTGTGCAATAGCCTGAGTTGCTACATTACAAGCAGTAGAGAAACTCTTAGGAGTTTCAATCATTGTTTCAGAGATGATAGTGCCATTCTGCAACATATCCTCTAGATTAACGAGGCAACAGTTGCCAGTGACCATTCCATTTCCAAGAGTAAAAGTGTGAGTAGATGGTTCTTCTACACACCAAGCGTCATATGTGTGATAATCAGATCTATCTATAGATTCTACTTTCCAGCATCTATTAATACTTTGACGTTTCATAAATCTGAACGTCCATAAACTAGCTCCTTTCTTGAAATTAGTGTCCCTAATTTCAAAATTTTCACTTGTTATGTAGTATCCGGCTAAAGCAGAAATCTCTCTTATCATCTGAGCTAATATATGATTTGCTGTAGCTATTCCATTTGAAAGAGTATTTCCGTCTGCAGCATAATACCCCTTAAATAGATCAATCTTATCAGATAAAGAAAGAAACCGCCAACCAAACCCATTAATAAAATTCTTTTTTAATGGATACTTGCTAAAAGTAACAGACATATCTCCATTATGAAATTTCTCTTTTGATATATCAAATCCTGCCAATGTAAAATGAGGCAAATATTGAGTTTTGTTACCGCATAAACGAACTCTTACACCAGTAGGCTCTGATATATTACTTCCGGCAAAATCAGATCCATCTCCAAGTACAAACCCTAAGCAGAACATAAACGGATTATTGATTGGTGTATTTGTTGTATCTACAGTCGGATACAATGAATCTCCTACTTTTAACGATTCAGTAATAGTTCCGTCCTTTAACACCCATCTGTGGTTATACGTGCATCTAACTGTCTTAACAGTTCTACACGATCTAAAGGTAACAGTTTGCATCTTCTGTTTACCATATTTATGAACCATCGCTGGTACATAATTTCCGGTAATGTTTCTTACAAATATCCTCTCACCTTCATGACAATCTCCAAATCTTACCACTCCTTTATCCGTTACAAATTCAGTATCAGAATGGAAACAGTTCGTCATTGGTTGTAAGAAATAATCTGCATCATGGAAGTGGATGAGTCCATTCTCGTGAGCATCCCAGATATCTTCATCCAGTAACAATCGTCTAGTAATATCCTTACTTACCTCTCCGGCAATATAGTCTCTCTGAGTACTATTAATATAGGGATTCTTATTAGAATTCTCCTGCTTAATCTCCTCGTTGTTGCAACTAACGAGAGATAATATAGCATCATCTGTCGAGTTTGTCTTTCTTACTAATGCTCTTTTGTATCTGTAGGTAATATATGATCTAGCAACTTCAAAAGCACCTGCATCCATTATACGCTCTTCTACGAGATCTTGAATCTCTTCTACATTAAGAGATCTGCCACAATCCTGAGCGTAATTAATAATATAGTCTACGATACCCTTAATCTGTTCATCATTAAGCTTATCTGAATCATCTAATGTTGTATCATTAGCTTTTCTGATAGCTATATCAATCTTACTGGGATCAAAAGTATCTTCTACACCACTACGTTTAATGATTTTCATATACATTCTCCTTTCTAAATTTGGTGGTTATTAAAATGTTTTGGAGGCTAGTAAGTAGTATTTTAGAGAGTTCATAAGACAGTCTAATCAGAACTTTATATTAATAATCAAACTAAAATCTTCTAAAGGAGGACTTAATTATGGGTATCTATGGTCACGCCCTTTCACTAGGGGGGGGACACTGAAGTAGATAATATTCTACTATCTGAAGGAACTACCCTTATTGAAGAGGGATATGATAAAGTAAGAAAAGGATTAGCTGTAATGAATGAGGCTAGTAAAGATCCTATGTCTTATCAGATCTACTCTGAGAATGGTAACTACTATATCTCTTCTAGAGACTTACAGAGATTCTGTGAAGCTACTGGAGATTTCAATATCTCTAACCAGCTTAGTAGAATTTGTTCTGCTAACGGAGTCAATGAAGCTATAGTAGTATACGACTACTGTGATGAATACTTCACAGAGTGCTTAACAGAATTAGGAGTAGTATTAGAAAAAGCTGCAGAAGATGATGCAGTAACTCTTAAACAAACTATGAAATGGTATGATGAGTTTGTTAAAGCTTCTAGAAGTAAGGTAGAAGACAAAGAGGATCTTAAAGAAAGGATTAAAGTTCTTAAAAAGTGTGTAAAGAACATGGAACAGGCTAAGTATTCCGGTAGTGCTAGAGCAAAGTATGCTCTTAAAGCGCTTATTCCTTTCAATGATATCTGGAGATTGATTGTAAGAAAAGATGCTTATGCAGGTATTACTGGTATCTCTAGAACTGGACTGTCATTAATAGTAAATGTAGTAGCTCAAAATGCTGTCAGTGATGCTTTTTTCAAAGGAACTGGTGATGCGCTTAAAGCTACCACAGCCGATGGTTTTGCAAATTCATTAAAAGCTACTAGTAGCAAAATGAAAAATAGTGTCATTACCAGTTATGGTGTTAATGCGGGCTTAAAAGTTGGAGAAGTAATCATCAGAGCTGTTACCTTTAACAAGATGCTTGATAAGAGAATCAAAGAAACAAACGAAGCTATAGACTACTTGGAGTCTAAGCTTAAAGACTACTAAAAAATAAAGAAGAGTGAGAAGTAAAGAGCTAAGGATATTATCCTTAGCTCTTTTGTTTGCTGAACAAAACTCTATACTACATTTACAACTCATCACTCAATTACACATAACCAAGCCTTTACCTCCACGTTCCGTCATCTCACAGCACTCCACCATAACAAAACACAGTCGAACATCACATCACCTTTACTAAGTGTTGCGCTGCGCCACCACACCGTTCAGTAACAGAACTACACTGCCTTTACCCCACTTTACCCTACCAATGCACCACTCAACGTCACCTATCCATTGCATGACTTTAATCTACGTAGCAAGACTTTACTGTTACCATTCTACGCACTTCTTTACCTTAGCAATACTTGTCTCTGCTTCACATCATATCACCATTACTACATCATACTTCATGTAACTTTACATTTACCTCACACATCATTACCGTACTTTACTACACCATTACTCTACACACTTTAGTGCACTTTACCATCACTTCACATCACAGAACATGAAGTCACATTACCTATGCAATTCGTTCATTGTAATACGTTACTCTGCATTTCATTAGCTTAGCCAGACGTTACGTTGCTATACTTCTCATATACACTACCATTACTGAAATAGGCTTCACCTTGCATTTACGTTACCACACCTAACTGCCAGCATGATACTTTACATTTACTAAACATCATAGCGCCTTACCACATTCTACAATAGCAACACACTACTTAACATTGCCCCGACCGTACCTCTACTAAATAATACATTGCTTTACTCTACATTTACGCAATATTGCTCTACTGCACTATACCATCACACTACCAATACACACATAACTCCACAATTACAGTACGTTACGTTACGCTGCAAGACTTCACCTTTTCTTGGCAAGACTAATCCTTACAATAGCATAACTCCTCTATTGCGATACTAAACTTCACTGTGCTCCACTTGACCTTTACTGAACCATACTTCAGCTCGCATCAAGCTACATTTGCAAGACTTAACTCAACACTACCACACAATTACAATGCCGTAACAGCACTATTCTCGACTATGCATATACCGAACGGAACTCAACTACCCATACAATTACAATACAGAGTTAACTTTACTAATCAAATACAGCATAATACAATACCCTATAATACCTTACCAATGCTTTTACTATACAGTACTTTATTGCACCTTACCTCTACATTACAAAACCATCATCGAGGCACTCCACTTCACATTGGCAGAACACCACATCACTTTTCATCTACGATGCTAGACACAACCCCGCTGCATGTCACTGTACTATACCTTAGCATAACAATTCGTTACATATCCGCACTTTACTATACAACTGCGTGACATAACTATCTTAACTTTGCCGCAACTAAACATTTTTTACCATGCAGGCACTGAACAACACTTGACTTTGCCCCACTTCACATTCACGTTACAAAACTATCTCAAGCTCTACCATCACTAAATTAGACTTATCTAAACTATACCTTTACTTTACTAGACTGTCTATGCCATTACGAGTCTAAACTTCATTAAACGTTACCTCCACTACACATTTCTTTACTAGGCTATTCGATACCTTTGCTGAACTAAACTGTCTTGACCATCACAAAGCCTTGTTATACAGCTCAATAGCATAACCTAACACAACTTTACAGCAATTAACAGTTACGATGCATGGCTTTACAATTCATTGCATTACAACAGCAACGCATTACATCGCTATAGGTTACAGTTGCAATGCTAAATAAAACATGAATGTACTACACAGTCTCATAGCTTCACTTTACTTGACTAAACTATTCCACTACCACCATACCTGTCTACACTACGCATTGACAGATCATGACCTCACTCAGCAATTGCTACACTATACGTCACCCTGCGTCACAAAACCCTTACGATACGCTACTAAAAATCACTTTGTCGGTACGATACTTTTCCAAATAATGCATCGCCACACCATTACCGCACAAATACAATACAAAGCGAGACGCGGCAATACTTTACCTTTACTATACGTTTCGTTTCAATACTTGAATTCACAATACCTTTACCGCACGTACAATAGCATACTTTTCCGTAACGTAACTATATCATACCGTCACAATACACGACTACTCGGTACGCATCCCGACTATACATTTACAATGCATATCCGAACTGTACTTTACCTTTACCGAACGTTACTAACTCTACCTTATTACACAACTACTATACAAGAGACTACTACACAATTTCTCAACCAAATTATACCACACCATACAGTACCTTTACCGCACTGACGATACTTCACCATACTATTGCAATGCATAGATTGGCATCACTATCTTTGCTAATCATTTCAATTACGTAACTTAACGTTCTATTGCTCTACTCAACTGTACCTCCACCTTACGTAACCAACATTACCACTCAGATACTACACAATGCTTCACCTTACCGATCTGCACATCACTTCACCCTTACTCTTCTGTATTTTTCTTTACCATGCAGATACTGGACAACACATTATACCGCGAATCTAAACTATACCCTTACGAAACTCTATGCTACCAAACTTTACCCTTACAAGACTTTATTTCGCCGATACATTAGTGACTCCACAACACTGTACCTTCACAAACAATACTTGCTAGACCTCACCTTGCATTTACATAACTTTAACAGACAAAACAACACCATAACTTTACCATTCCTGACCTCACTTTACCTATGCTTGACAAAACCGTTCAATACGAGACGTCACTTCACTATTACACTACGACACATCACTAAGCCTCACCTCACCTTACCTCTACTAAAGTTTGCTAGACGTAACGATTCCATAGAGCGCTTCACAATTACTTTACGTATCAATACCTTACTCATCCATCGCGCCATTATACTTTACATTTCCTCTCCGATACAAGATTCTACAAAACTGTACCTTACCTCTACTGAACTAGCTGCAACTCACCATACCTTTGAAGTGCTGATCAGTACATCACCGAGCATTGACAAAACCATACATCAAGTTGCCTAACAATACATTTGCAAGACATTACAAGTCAATGCATTTCATTAGCAATACTATGCAAAGCTCTACCTTACCAATCCTCTACTACGCTGTAATACACCATCACGATACTGCCTAAACTCAGCAATACATGCCACAACATGACGTTACTAAGCTAACACCACTTGACTAAGCAAATACCTTAAGTAGCCCAACCATACGACACAATTACTGAATTAAGCAGTACATTACGCAACTGTACCATTACAGAACTTTACGATACGACACCATTACTGAACTGAACAAAACATATCCGCACTTTACCTTTACTGAACAACACTCAGCTCCACTGAACGTCACAGAACCTTTACATCATCAAACATAACCGAGTAATCTCATTACTTCACATCAGCCAACATAACAATGCAATTACAATATCTAACAAACAGGACGTTACCACACCTAGCATTTACTAAACTATTCCGCTCTATACCGTAACTTGTCTATACTTCCAGCACTTTTCCTCGACTCTGCAACACCATGCGCAACGAATCTATACTACACCACGACCCTACATAACAAAGCCAAACTTGTCATTTCTTGGCAATACAATCTCACCACCGTACGTAGCGATACTCTACTTTACCATCACCTCACAAAACATTACCGCACAGCCGCCACTTTACGCAACCTTTCCATTTCTTGACTGAACTTTACTCCGCTTATCTTTACTCAACTTTACAGTTACTCCACAATATGGTGTTCCACCATGCCCTTACTTTACAAGGCAAACGAAACTACACCTAGGCAATTCATTACGTCATATTGATAAGCAACACCAACGCATGACTTCACGATACTAAACTAGGCAGTTGCTTACTCCACTCCATGTCACTATACAAATCATTAGCAGCACGTCACAAAGCATGGCTACACTAAGCCATAGCAACGCACTACTCCACCTCACCATACAATTACAACACCAAACACATCTTTACCATACCAAACCTTAGCCATACCGTCATTTCCCTACTTTACCTCTACTTCACAATACTTTACTCGATTATACTCAGCAAATACCTTACTTCACCCGACAATACTAGACAACTACAGCACATTATATCTTAGAGTAGCACAACAGGACGATATTATACATTTACATGACCATTCCATACAGCACCCCACTTAACCATAACTGAACTATACAACCTCTACATTACTTCACCTATGCGATTCACTACACATCATAGCTCTAAAGTACATTTGCTTTACGCAACTCAACCCTACTTCACTCAGCCCATACCATGCCTTACTAGACTATTGCAATACTATCAATGCCATATAAAGCTTTGCAGATACTTAAGTAATGAACTTTTGATCCAAAAATAAAATGGTGTGCTTGATATACAAGCACACCATTTTTATTTTTGTTTACCTGAAACATTTGAGGGTTGCAATCAGGTAAACACTTTGAGTGATAAATCTCTCAGAACATAGCATTACTAGTCAGAACCCTAGCACAACGAGTCTATACCTAACCAAACCGTAACTAAGCCATACCTGATCATGCTTTACTTAGCCATCACGTGTTTTCTACTAATCGGTACTAACAGTGCCTTGCTATACCATACCATCACGCTACCAATACGCACATAACACCACAATTACAATACTGAGCAACATTGTGCTTTACTGCACGTTGCCGTTGCGGATCTTACTCTTCTTCCGACTCAACAGCCGCTGCCTCTTCCTTCTTTGCTCTCTTCTTAGCTGCAGCCTCTTTCTTCTTCTTTGCGGCTTCTGCTGCCTTTTCCATCTGCTTTCTGATCGGCTCTGCTACCGGAACTTCACTTACATCTTCCCAGGTGAATCTTCCCTTACCGGAATTGTGCCACTGACCAAGACCGTTGAACTTACCATAGTCCAGCCACTCCACAACGTAGTTCATCATCTCATCCTTGAGTACACTTACTTCAAACTCAAGAACTGTTCCAGCCGGAATAGATTCCGAGCAGGCGATTGCTACACGCTCACCCTGCGCTGTACTTGCTCTCAGCGGACGCTCACAGAACCCGATTGAACCTTCAAACTGAAGATTGATGTAACGCGGAGCGATGAACACAAGATTGTCGATCTTCTTCTTGTATGCGGACAAGCCTGCCGATACGGAAGAATCTGCATCTCTCATTGCATTGCAGGCATTCTTAAAGAAGCCTTTGATAAGGTAGTCATACACTGACGGACGCCCCTCCGGATCTCTTGGGAACACTGTGATACCTTTCGCAAACTCTTCCTCCGCGCTTGCCTTCGTCATCATCTCGACTTCTTCCTCGGTCTTCTCCTCAGTCGGAGCTTTGGATGCGATCCAGTTCTTATAAACTTCCGGATCTCCAGGTAAGGTTCCAAGAATCTCTTCCATAAGTATTACACGTACTTTCATTGCTTTCATTGTTTTGTTCTCCTTTTCTTTTTTGGATTTACTTTAGTTTCTCTATACTATGAGATGTTTTTATCTCTTAGTACACCTTTATAATATATAAGCTTAGATATCTAGATTAACGAATCTAGACACATTAGTTTGTTAGATATGAACTTTAAAGTAAATCTTAGTTAGGAAAGGAGAGATTGCATTATGAGTGATATTATTATTGGTAGCGCTCGATCAGATGAAAACGGTAAGTATACCGGCGGAAAAGGCGGAGATCAGAAGCAGAAGAACAAAACCGGTGATGACTACTCCGGTGAAGTTAGTATGCAGAAGATGTATAATCATGCTAAAGGCTGGCTCATTGTACGTCCTAAGGAAGTATCTCTTGCAAACAAGATTGCAGAGAAGGACAGAACAGCATGTAATAACCCTAATATCGGTTATGATCAGAATGACAGAGGTCAGATCATCCAGAAAGGTATTGATACCGAAGATCCAACAGATGCAGACTGCTCTACTCTTGTAAGAGAGGTAGTTAAGGAAGCTTCTGGTAAAGATCCTGGTAACTTCACTACACTTGATGAAGTAGAGAAGCTTGAGGCTACAGGTCTGTTTGAAGATCCGGTGGAGTATGTAAGTCAGGAGAAGACACCGGTTTACAATGGCGATATTCTGGTTACTAAGACTAAGGGTCATACCGCAGTTGTTATCTCAGGTAATCCAAGAGTAGAAGCTAAGAAGGCTGTGGCTAAGAGTCTTCCGACATACTTCAAGAAGTATACTGGTTCTTCTGTAAGTCTTGTAGATGCTCTTGAAGCAGTAGGCTGTTCTGATACCAGTCTTTCTTACAGAAAGAAGATCGCTACGGCAAACAGTATCAAGAACTATTCCGGCTCGTCTGCACAGAACTCTAGTATGCTTAAACTGTTAAAGCAGGGTAAGCTTATTAAACCGTAATACAGTACTCTTGAGGGACTAGGAGTAATATCCTAGTCCCTTTATACTGCTCAACATCCATATAATTTCAAAGTAAGGAGGTAAATAGATTATGTTTGGAAGAAGTAAGTCAATAGAACAGTCTAGTCAGGATAATATTAAGACTAGTATAGAATTCCTATCTTGGATACAAGAGTTCAGTAAGAAGATAGTATTCGTTACTTTCTTAATCTTTGTCTTAGCTAACTTGTTCTTCATAGTTATCGTAACCTTAGACTTCATCAGACAAGGTACTATTCAGTATCTTGATACTTATATCTCAGAAATTCATCTTACTTTCAGAGAAGTTATTGGTGGATACTTAATTAAAGCGGCAAGTGAGAACGTAGTAAAGATTGGTGGTTCTTATATGGAATCATATATGAAAGATAAGCATATGATTAGTAAGGATACTACCTTTACTACTTCTGATACATCAGAAGATAATGATGAATCATAAAGTTATAATGGAGGATAAGAACAATGGATAAGCTTATTGCAGGAGAAAAGATTACTCTAAACAAAGCAAGTGTATACCCTACTCCTAGATCTCCTAGACCAGTAGATACTAAGACAGGGGAATTCTATCTTTGGGGGGTTGAAGTGGTGAACAACAAAGTTAGGATTACTTCTAAAGCAGAGTATGCTGGTAAAACTGGTTGTGTAACTGGTTGGGTTAAGACAGAAGATCTTAATAAGGAGATAGAACAGGAGGAGACTAATATCAATAAGGGTGGCTTTGTAGCAGGTCAGTCTATTGAACTCAATGATGTAGACTTGTATTCTAGTAGCTCTATTGAAACTCCTGTTACTAGTAGAACTGGTACTTACTATATATGGAGTAAAGAGATTGTAAACGGAAGGGTCCGTATTACAAATGATCCATTGAAAGCAGGAAGAGTAGGTTTCGTTACTGCTTGGATCAAAGTAACTGATATCTAAATCAAATACCAAGGCTGTAAGGAAGAGATGCCTTACAGCCTTTTGTTTAGGAGGTAGAGAAATATGAGTAATATCAACTCGATGATCTTCATTATAGTTGAGCAATCATTTACTTATACTGCTAGTGAAATATTTCCTACTCTAATCATAAGAGATGAAGCTGGAAATATCCTTACTATAGATGAAGATTATACTCTAAGCTATGAGAACAACGTTAACGTTGGCACTGGTAAGGTTATAATCACAGGTATAGGAAACTATACTGGTACTGTAGAGAAAGAGTTTACTATAGATACTAAGTCTATAGAGTCAGCTACTATCATTACAGGAGAAGCTGATCAGAATGGATGCTATGATGCAAATGAGGTATATCCATCATTAGAGGGATATGAGTTAGTACAAGATATAGACTATACTAAGACTGTTTCTATAGTTAAAGGAACAGGTTATATGTTTTCTATCATTGAGTTCAATGCTATAGGAAACTTCTCTGGCTATCTGTCTACTACTCTTGCTGCTACACCTATAACTCCTGTAGATGTATCTACTCTTAATATTATCTTAAGTAGTTATAGTAGGGTTTATAATAGAGAAGAGTTTAGTCCTACTGCTTCTATTACAGATGCTGGATATAAGCTGCAACTTGGTGTAGATTTTACTTGTACTTACTATGATAATCTAAATGTAGGCACTGCCTCTATCACTGTAAGAGGTACTGGGAATTATTATGGATTTGAGAAAATTGAGTATCAGATTACACCTGCTCAGATGGACTCAGTAGACATTTCTTATGATGATCCAGATGAAGATGGAAATTATGATCTCGATTCTATCAAGTTATCTTACTTAGGAGTAGACTTAGTACAAGATACAGATTATACACTAAGAGCTACTAATGAGAAAGATGGTAGATACACATATACCACTGTAGAGTTTACAGGTCGAAATAACTTTGGTGGATCTACTTCTATAAGATTACAGACCAATAAAGATAAGTCTGATATCAGTACTCTTGTATTCACTTATGAGAGATCTTTACCTTATGCTGGAGAACCTAGAACCCCTTATGTATCTATATACGATAAGAACTACTCCGAACTTCTTAAAGTTAATCAGGACTATAAAGTAGAGTATGTAGATACTACTTATGCTGGTAGTGGTTCTATTATAGTAACTGCTTTAAGCAGTAACTTTTATGGTACAGCTACTCTTCCTATAACTATTACTCCTATAGATCTTGCAGAGTCAGTCATTACATGTGGTAATCCAGATAGTAGTGGTTGTTACTCATTTGACAATCTTAGTGTAGTTATAGGAGATTATACCTTATCTTATGGTAAAGACTATATCTATGAGATTACTTATATAGAGAGTGCTTCTGATACTATTGCTCGTATCTATATCAAACCAGTTATAAGTAGTGTACTTAACTCTAACTATGGTGAATTCAGAGTAAAGAAGAAAACTATTGATATCTCTACTCTCAATATCTCTTTATCAGATACTTCGTTTACTTATAACAGAGAGAAACAAACTCCTAGTATAGTAACAGATTTAAAAGAAAACGAAGAGTATACTGCTACTATACCAGAATCTATCAACGTAGGTACTTATTCTGTACTTGTATCTGCTATGGGAGAAGACTATATTGGTGCAGTACACTTAACCTATGATATTGTAGCTAAGAGTATAGAAGAAGGGGAGATAGACTTAGGAGAGAAGAGTGATGAAGGATACTATGACTTAGACAATCTTACTCTTAAAGTAGATGGAATAACTCTACTCAATACAGAAGAGTATACAGTATACTATACTACATCAGAACGTGAAGAAGGTTATATGGAAGCGGCTGTTACTGTAACAGGTATAGGAAACTATACTGGTGTTATAGAGTTTAGTTGTATTGTGGCTAAGAAGAGTATCTTTGCTAAGAGAGAAGTATCGTTAGATAAAGCTACTATCTATATAAGACATTATGGAACAGAGAATACTGGTATAAGGTCTGGTACTTTCTATCTATATGATGGAATAGTTGTTAATAACAGAACTAAGATTACTACTATGGCAGAGAACTGTGGTATAGTAGGTCTTATTACAGGTTGGGTTGAAACAGATGAGTTAGATGCTGTAAAACCAGATCCAGATGATGAAGATGGGACTGAGCCATTGCAGGCTGGAGATGAGGTAAGACTATATAAGATTAATCTATATGATACCTTTAGTACTAATGATGTATCATCTGTCATTACTGGTAGATTCTATATCTCTAAGTCTGCTATCTATAATAAGAGAATCAGAATATGTTCTTATGAAGAAGCAGTAGGCGTAGAGAAGAAAGTATTAGGCTGGATCAATGTAGCAGATGCTTAAAAAATAAAGGAGTACGGATAATATCCGTACTCCTAATATCTTACTCTGTTGATGGATAAATAGTTTGACCGATGATAGTCTCACCTGACTCCGCAAGTGTTCTTTCACCAGATTCCATAAGGATATTGTAAGCCTGATAATCCGGATACAGAGACTTATGAAGTAAAGCTTCTGCTTCTTCTCTTGTATAGAGATTGATTAATACCAATACCCCCTGATAAGTATCAGCGTTTACTGTAGTATCAAAGTAATGAGGATCAGTCTCAATTACTTGGAACTCATATGTTCCGTCTCCACTCTTTACTTTCTTCCAGAGTCTGTAGTAACTACTGAAAGATACTGTAATGCGGTTATAGTCATCACTCTGTGTAATAGATACACTAGAGAACATCATGCAACTAGGCTTATAATTATCTATATTAGGAGTATCTCCTAAGATATTGGTAATGACCTTAGATGTATCATCCCAATCTAACTGTGAAGCCTGCGCTTCATGTGAAACGTTTATACCAGAAAAAATAAAACTTAGTTTAGCATTACTTCCTTTAAAGACCGGAAGTATAACTTCATCTACCTGTGACCGCAGAATAACCTGCTCGTTACTTAACCGATCTATCAAAATATTTACATTATCTTCTGATTGTAATAAGTAAAACATAGGTCAGACCTCCTTCTTTACCAACTTGATTATATAAAAGTTGGCTTGAAAAGAGGTCTGATCTTTTTGTTACCTATGTCTTAGTTTGATCTTCTTATGTCTAATCACATTCCCCAATGTCCCTTAAGCAACGACTTGGAAGATCTAAATAGTCTATCGCGTTAACGATAGACTTCACCACGTTGTCTAATTCCGATAATTCTGTTACTACTTTATATTCCATTACAACGGCATCTCCCTTTATGCAGTCAACCCTCAAACAATCACAAATAGAGTTATACTTCATAAGTACTCCCGTTGATACTATCTTACCCTGGAGAGAGTCCATAGTATTATTGCCCATTTCAAATATCATGTCTTCCTCGATAATACGCTGAGCCATGTCCCTAAAATGTCCATGACTCATTGTCATATCGGTATGAACTCCCCGTCTTGATAATTTACACTCAACCATCAAAGCATCTACAGAAAAACTAATAGTTGAGTCTGTGCTGAGTGACTTTAGTTCCCACATCTTTTCTTTAGTTTCCTTTCGATTTATCTCTGAAGTCTCATGCTGAGACTACATCAATTCTCTTCTTCTTACATCTACAAGACTTACATCTCTTCGGAAGAGATAAACCTTTGTCCGAGTAGAACTCTTTCTCAGACTTGTAGATAAAGTAAGTTTCACCGCAGTCTCTACACTTCCGTACGATAAGAGGAGCGTCTCCACTCATAGCATCTAAGATGTTGCTCCTCAGGTCCAAGAAACTGTTGTAGTCTTTAAGTTGCTGCGGAAAGATGTTAAAGCCACCGAACGTAGATGAATATTTGTGGCATAACTGAAGTATGTCATCCCAATCCACTTCATCCTTGTCTTCTCCAAGATTCATATTGATCTCACGGATCAAATCAGAGATATCTGTATATCCTTCCATCTCTTTTAAAGTGATTGTTTCACTAAGTTTCTTTTTCATTTTTGATTCTCCTTTCTGCAAAAATGATGGATAGAGATCAGATCCTCTATCCGCTTGTTATACCTCTCTTATTGTTCTTTGTTACTGTTGTTCTGTAGCGTCAGGAATCTTCCCATATTCCATAAACACTTCATACTTTGTCATTGCTTCTAGTTCTTCAGAAGTCATAGACGGGTTGTTTTGTCCTATAATCCACCTCATTTCTTCTATGTCTGTATCATACTCAAGAAAACCATATTCAATTCTATTATAGGCGGTTAGTATCTGGTCTTCGTCAAGTGACTCTGCATTTGGATAACCAAAGTCTATTAGGTATTCTCTCATATACTCTGATTCTTCCATTTCTTCTGTTGCTTCTGTAGATATCTGTGTTACAATCTTTGGCTTAATATCTTTCTTACTGCCGTCATCATATCCTTCTAAGATATAGATTCTAGCTACAGATACAGCAAAGATGATACAAATGATTACTGCTAGCACTATCCCTACTTTTCTCATCAGTAGTTACTCCTTTCGTCTCCTTTCGTTGTTATAACAGATTTAATAGTAGATAGAGATAGTGGGTCTCTATCTACTATCATTATAATATATGAACTTATTTCTATAACTTTACATCGTATCCTAAGAACTCTAAAAAGTCAGAGATTCTATTTGCTCCTATCATACTATATTTGTTTACAGTATTCTCCTGATGGTTCCTATATGCTATAGTAAGATACATTTCACCATTTTTAGTATATCCAGACCTTAAAGTGATACTATAATTACCATATCCTAAGTCAGTTCTAGGGTTATATCCAGGATACCATCTCATAGAACTAATAGTTCTCTGTTTCAACTTAGCCGTTACAACTATATCAACTATCATCTTGTCTAAAGCATTTTGAGTAAACTCATTGCATTGATATACGACCGAAGCACCCCAATTACATTCTTCACCTAAATAAATCTCGTCCTTTTCATTTCTTACAAATGTCAGTACCATCTCATCATTTGTGTCACATACTATGTTTCGTTCTTGTTTTCCTTTTGCCATCTCTTTACCTCCCATAACTCTAATAAGTTTGTTATATTGTAATCAGTAAGATATACCAGTGATACATCATTCTGTTTACCTTTCTCTAATGTCTCTATATTGAACTGTAGAACTATTCTGTTCTTCTCATCACCCCAGACATCAAGATTCAGTCTATACTCAAACATAGATTCTACTTCCATTCTTTGTATAGTAAGTTCTCTTGTCCCACCAGTGTTATAGATACCATGATTTATATCATAGTATACCTTATCAAGTAGAGTATGCAACTGCTCAAAGTTAGTCTTAGTTCCATATTCGAGATATAAAGTGATAGCTCTATTAGGAGCTATCTCAAGATCATTGGTAGAGATATAAATATGGGTCTTCTCGAATTCCACTAACTTGTTTCTATCATTCTTACAAACAACTCTAGTCACTCTATCATCATGCATAGTTATACCTCCTTATATAGTAATACGTTTATTACCTAAATGTCAGTATTTCGGTATTAGCTCAACATCAGTATAATTTTACAACAAGGAGGTATTAAAGCCATGCTTTTGTTAGAGAATCTTAAACCTCTTAAGGTTTATAAGAGACCATTGTTTCTACCAACAGTAGATGGTGATAAGAAGAAGCACTCTGTTATCTACTTACTTACTCCTAACTATGAGTCTTCTAAGAATCTCTTAAACTCTAATATGCTTATCAATAAGCTAAGATTCCAGTCTTATTATATTGAGAAAGATCTTACCTACTTCATTAGCTCTAAGGTAATGAATAAGGTGGATGATGTTACAGAGAGTTATGTAAGAGAATGTAGAGAAGTAGATATCTATCAGAGTTTATGTGAAATGACAGCGGCAGAGCGTAAAGCTTTAAAGAGTTCTGACTTTGGTTTACCAAAGAAGAGAAAGTATCCTTTAGATAGTAAAGCTCATGTAATGTCTGCTATTAAGTTCTTTAACTATGTAGACAAGGAAGACGAAGCAGAGTTAGCTAAAAATCTTAATAGGGCTATCGGTAAGTTCTGTAAGGATTCTTATCCTAAAGTAGGTGATAATAACAGATTCAAGAAATATTATAAGTATACTAATGAATCTGGTGTACTTACAGAGTCCTACAATATTACTTCTGAGAGAGGCTACTATAATAACGATGGTACATATAACTGTGTTGTTAATGTATCTGGTGTAGAGAAACCTCTTAGAGGTAGAGGAGAAATGCTTATTCTTGATAAGACTGGTACTAAGGTATACTTAGTCTTTAAAGAGGATGGTACTTATAAAGTTCCCGGTGGAGGATTTGAACCAGATGAATCTCATCTTGAAGGTACTATAAGAGAATGTAGAGAAGAAGCTAGATTAGAAGTTATAGCTGCTTATGATACAGGAGTAAGATATGTAGAGATGTTTAAGGATGATCCGGATACTACTACACAGAAAGATCTTCCTCCTGAAAACAGATTCTATGGTTTCTATACAGAGGTATTTGTAGGAACTGCTATTGATACTTACTCTGGAAATCTTGATACTGTAGATATAGATGAGTTTATGACTACTGGAGAGTTCTATGATATCAAAGAGGTATATAGTAAGCTTACTCCAGAGCATAAGAAAGCTTTAAGCTTTGTTATGGAAGAATCCGTATCATGGGTTCCATTACCTAAAGAGAGTGGATTAGAGGGATATCTTATCCCTACTATTAGTCCTACTGATACTCTCTATATCAATGATAAGATTAAATTCTCTGGTTATGTACAGGATATAGATCTGCTTAAGCAGATTATTACTCCTGATATGTATTCAGAGATACTGTCTGAAACAGAGTTAGGCTTTGACTATATTCCGGAGTTATCTCTTATTGCTTCTAATGTAGAGTCTATTGAAACAGAAGATAATAAGGTTACTGTAGAATGTATTTCTAGTCTTATTACAGAGTATCCAGACACATATCCTACTTGTATAGTAGAACTTGTTATAGCTGGATTAGTAGCTCTTAGATTTCCTCAGTTAAAGCATACTGTAATCCCTGGTTGTGTAGCAGAATGCTTTACAGGTAAGTCTACACAAAGAGCTATGTTTTTCTACAATATGGTTTCAGAGAATACCTTATCAGGTGCTTATAAAATCTTAAGTGAGTCAAATTTAAACGATTTATATCTTTTAGCTAGAAGATATGGGGTAACTGAATTTGACGCACCAGAGGACTTATGTGTAGAGTCTAAGGATATTACTGCTTCTAGTCTTACTAATAGTCTTAAGTATAGAGCAAGTACCAAGACTAAAATGTATAACGGAAGAATCCGTAATAAGACTAAGAATCTTATGGATACAGTAAAGGATCAGTTACAAGTAAATATTCCTCAGCCTACTACACCTACTTCTAGTTCCAATACAGAAGATAAAGAAAGTATGTCTGAGTCTATGCTTAGTTCCTTAGAAGAAGGTTCTTATATCATAAACGGAGACTATGTGACTATCTTAGAGGATGCTACTTATGATCCAGCTCTTAAGAGAATCTTATATAAGGAAAGAATGGTTAAGCGTAAAGAAGTTACTCTGTTACTTGATAGAGTAAAAGCAGATGTTCCTTATATCAAGTATACTTATGTAGACTTAGATAGATATGATCAGAGAAATCTGTTTGTTGACTTGTATTACTATCAGCAAGCATTCTTCAAGAACAATGATTGGAGTATCAAGCGTAGCTTTGGTTTATATAAAGAGCTTCTTGATAGACTTATCAATGATAAGAGAATCAAGTCTGCTGGTTATAAGAGAACTACAGTCTTTATCTCTATCAATGACTGGTATAAGAATCCTAATACAAGGATGTGGTTATACAGAGAAGATATCGATCCTATCTCTATTATCTATGAGCTAATGCTCAGAGATCCAGAAGGATTAAAGAAACTCTTCAAAGGTATTGATGTAGTATTCTTTGGTGAGAACAAGTACTTCACTGTTGATTTTACTGATACTGCTAATAGTAAGAGAAATGCTATGAAGTTTAAGAACTTCATTATCAAGATCAATAAGGGTGAAGAGTTTGATCAGGCTGATATTGATACTACGGAAGATACTCCTACTAAAGATGCTATTAAGACAGATATTTATGATAGGATTGAAGCTTCTAAGGGAGTAGACTTAACTGCTGTAGACAAGAAAGTAAGGGATGAGAAGACTAAGAAAGATGATACTGTAGAAGTAACGTCTAATGTCAATTCTAAAGGAAGCCGTAATCCTAATGAAGTAAAGAAGGATGATAAGCCTAAGGAAAAGAAGACAGTAGAAAAACCTACAGAAGAACCAGATGTAGATAAACTTACTGCTAACTCTTCCATTGCTAGAGACTCTTCAGAAGAAGAGATGGAAGTAATGAAGCAGATAGTAGATAAAGTGGATAAGGCTGCTGATGATGCTGTAGATACAGATGATGCTTTAGATGCTATGGAAGATGATATTGACATGAAGGAATTGCTTTCCGGATTAGATTCTATGAAAGATGATTCTGTCAATATCAATGTAGCTCGTGCTGAGAGAATGACTCAGTTAGATAAAGAGCTTCTTGATAAAGAACTTAAAGGAAGATCTATAAGAGAAATCTTAGACGAAGACAACTCTAAGAAGAAACAAGAATTACCAGTATCTAATCTTCCGGTATCTTCTCCTAACGAAGAGTGGCATCATATGCAGTATATGAACTTCGATAAGAATTACGATATAGAGAAGGACTTAGTTAATATCTTTAAGCACTTCTCTACTGTATCAAGACCTTTATCTGTAAGAAACATCAAAGCAGAAGATAACTCTACTTCTGAGGATAGACTTGATCTGTATACTGTAGAGTATGAAGACTATAGAGGAAAGAGATATACTATTAAACTTGATATACCGAAGATCAGAAACGATAGATTCTTACTTAGAGGTAATGCTAAGACTATTCAGACACAGTTCTTCAATATGCCTATCATTAAGGTAGACTTAGATACTTGTCAGATAGTTACTAACTACAAGAAGATTATCATATCCAGATTCAATACAGTATCTGGTAGATCTCTTCCTAATGTAAGTAGGTTTATCAAAGCTGCTAGTAAGTATACTGGTAACAAGATAAAGTTTGTAGAAGGTAATAACTCTAGAATCTGTGCTAAATATAACCTTCCTATAGATTATATTGATCTCTCTGGTGTATTCACTACTATAGAAACAAAGCAGTACATCTTCTACTTCAATCAGGATCAGATTAGAGAGTTATATGAAGTAAATGAAGGCTTAGGAACTCCTTATGCTTATGATAAGGAGAATAAGCATCTTGTATACTATAGTAACAAAGATACCATTCCTTTCATTGATACTTTAGTAAGGGATATGACATATGAGACAAATAGTGATTTCTATGAGTTATACTCTTCTGCTAAGTCTGCTACTGGTTCTACTTATACTAGAGCTAAGATTATGGGAGAAGAGATTCCTCTTATTATTGTTTGCTCTTACTCTGAAGGATTGACTCAGATCTTAAAGAAGGCTAATATAGAGTATAGATTTACAGAGAAACTTTCTTCTGAGGATAGAAATAACATTAGCTTAGACTGGATAAGATTTAGCGATGGTTACTTAGTATATAGAGTAGACTATAACTCTTCTTTACTCTTATCTGGTTTTAAAGATTGTGATACATTATCTCATTCATTCACTGAGGTGGATGATAAGAATATGTATCTTGAGTTCTTAGAAGATTATGGTGGAAGGATTAAAGCTGATGGTCTGGATAACTTCTATGATTGTGAGATAGATCCTATCACTAAAGAAACTCTTGAATACTATAAACTTCCTACAGAGTATATCTCTGTATTACTGTATGCAAACTATCTGTTATCGGATAATAAGTTTATCAGACATACAGATACTTCTTCAAGAAGAGCTAGGCGTTATGAGTTAGTAGCAGCTTATACTTATCAGGTTATGAGTGAAACTTATGGTATATATGCTAATAGCTTAAAACATAATAGAACTCAGGCTCCATTTAGTTGTAAGCAATCTGCTGTCATAGATAAGATCATGTTAGACCCTACATCTAGTGACTACTCTGTTAATAATCTTCTTAATGATGTAGAGACTACTAATGCTATTACATACAAAGGTTTATCAGGTATGAATAGTGATAGATCTTACTCTCTTGATAAAAGAACTTATGATAAGTCTATGCTTGGTGTAGTAGGTATGAGTACTGGTTTCTCTGGTAATGTAGGTATTACACGTCAGGCTACTCTTGATATGAATATAGAGGGAGGAAGAGGATATGTAAAAGATTCTAAGGGTAAGACAGATAATATGAATACTGCTAAAGTATTAACAGCTACTGAAGCAGTAATGCCATTTATTGCTACTCATGATGATCCTATGCGTATTGCTATGTCTTTCATCCAGACTTCTAAACATGCTGTAAGAACAGAACAATCAGATCCTTTGTTAGTTACTAATGGTTCTGATGAAGCTTTAGCTTATATCTGTTCAGATCAGTTTGCTTATAAAGCTAAGAGTAAGGGAGTAGTTAAAGAACTCACTGAAAGTTATATGATTATACAGTATGACGACGGTACAGAAGATTACATCAATCTGTCTGAAACAATAGAGAAGAACTCTGATGGTGGATTCTATGTACCTCTTAAGTTAGATGCTGATGAGAAGCTTAAAGTAGGTTCTAAGTTTAAACCTGGACAGATCTTAGCATATGATCATTTATCCTTATCTAACTCTTTAGGAGAGACAGATAATCTTGCTTACAACGTAGGTAAGTTAGCTAAGATAGCTATTATCAATACTGATGAGGGATTTGAAGATTCTGGTGTTATTACAGAAGAAATGGCTAAGATGTTATCTTGTGACATCATTGGTAAAGTAGATTGTGTTCTTGATAAGGATACTAATATCTATAACGTAGTTAAAGTGGGACAGCATATAGAGCAAGGAGAGAATCTTCTTGTATGGCAAACTCCGTATGATGAAGAGGAAGTAAATGCTTTGCTTAAAGCTTTAGCTAATGATAAAGAAGCTGTATCTGAATTAGGAAGACATTCTGTTAAGGCAGAAGTTACTGGTAGAATAGCTGGTATTAAGATATACAGAACAGTAGACTATGATGAGATGTCTGATTCTTTAAGAAAGCTTGTTAAAGCTTATGAAAAACCAATACATGAGTTAAAGAGTAAACTTAAGGAAGAAGGTATTGAGTATACTGACTTACCTGCAGATTATCCATTAGATGCTACTGGTAAACTTAAGAAGTCTTATGACAGTATATTGATTGAGTTCTATATCGAATACACTGATATCTTAGGAGTAGGAGATAAGATTACTTACAATGCTGCTAATAAGGCTATTATAAGTAAGGTAATACCAGAAGGTAAAGAACCTTATACAGATTTCAGACCTAATGAACATATCTCTGCTTTCGTTAGTGTAACTTCAATTCAGAAACGTATGGTACAAAGTACTGTTACTTATGGTGCTTTACAGAAGTTAATGGTTGAGTTAGACAGAACTTGTAAAGATATGGCTGGAATACCATATGATGATACAAAAGTATAAAAAATAAAAGGGGAGCGTAGGGTATATACCCTACGCTCTTTCTGTTTTAATGTAACGTATCTGTTTCTGAATCGATCTTAGATTTAAGATATCCCGCCAGCATCAGCATATCAAAGAGAGACATATTACCACCAATGATACCTTTGATACCATGGATTTCCTCACCTTCCTGCTTCTTTTCCTCTGGCTTCTTCTCTTCTTCAGCCTTAGGCTCTTCTTCCTTTGCTTCAGGCTGCTCCTCTTTCTTAACCTCGGAATCTTTCTCCGGTTCATTGCCTTTAAGAATATCTTCCGCTTTCTTGATCATCTTCTTCCGGCATTCTTCTCTTTCCCATTCCGGTATTTCACACTCTTTATTCTTGCTACAGTGATCCGGCTCACACAATTCTTTTAACCCTATGGCAGCCATCTGTCTCATAAAGGTGTTGTAAGGGGTTTCTCCATCCTTCTTACATTTGTCTGCACACTGACAGTCGTTCTTATCTTCTTCCTTATCATCACCATTGATTGCTTCTCTAACCGCTTTATAATCTTCAGTATCAGTCCAGGTATGCTCCTCATACTTCTCGAACATATAGTTCCGGATGAACAGGTTGATCATGTTGAAGTAGACATTTTTCTGATTAAGACCTTTGAACGTTTTACACATCCTTACAATTACCTTTTCTTCGAGAAGAGCTACACGGAAGTCAAATTCTCTGCTATCAGATGATTCAACCAGATCAACAAGATAATCAATATCATCATCGATCCATACGTCAACTACATCAGCAATGATCCTCCTTAGATCTTTCTCAATACTGTGTCTCAGTAATGTTTTTGCTTTCGTCATTGTTTTGTTTTCCTTTCTTCTTTAGGTTTTATTTATATAAAAGACTTGTGCCTCTTATACCATCTTATAGTATATAACAGAAAAAATAGAGGTGGTTAGGATCTAACCACCTCCTAGCTATGTTTACTTCTCTTCAAACCTCTTAAGATAATACTTACTTCTATCCTCTTTACAGGTTAATACGAGATACCTATTATGATCTTTAATAACGTATCCTTTCTTAATCCAATCAGATAAACCATTCATAATCTCTTCAGAGCGTTTGATATTGATGCCGTATACAGGACATATACATTCCTTAATTCTCTTACCTTTCTTATCAGTGTATGCTCTGTGAGTGATATCTATTACCACTCCATCGTGAAACACTACCGGTATAAACTCGAACTTCTCAAAGTATCCTTTTTCTACCAGGAACTTAAAGATTTCTCTTTACCTTCAGGTTTATATATGTCAGACATATTATCCAACACCTCTTCATTATCCCAAGCATTGAATATCTCTCTTTGTATCGGATCATCATACTTAAGAGCATGAGGTTTAAATATAATATCAAACCTCATTCCTGCTCTAGAGTACTTAAAGTAACAGAAGATATGTTGATATGCTATACCAGAATCATCTTTTACTTTCATAACTTTAGAAATGTTGTCTAACAAGAAGTCTTTATATATCGTATTAGAGTATACCTCTCTACTAATAATATCTCCTCTTGCTAGACTCTCTGCAGTGTCCCTTATCTTGTTAATCTCTCTCAATACTTTAATAGACTTATTGTTAAGATCATCATGACCGAAAGGTAATACCTCGTCACTAAAATTCTGGTACGGTATTTCGTTATCTTTTGCATCTATAGATACATAGATATCTCTATCTATATTCATTACTCTGTTCCTCCTTCTGTTGCTTTTCTATAATTTCTCAAGTAGTACTTGCTACTATCATCCTTACATACCAAGATAAGGTACTGGGTGTAGTCTTTGATAGATCCTCCCCTCTCGAACCAGTCTGTCAATCGGCACATCACATCCTCGGAGTTCTTTATATTGATTCCGTATACCGGATTATTAAACGCCTTAACCGGTAACTCATTACCCTTTACATACTTAACGTAAGCTTTATGTGACGGACAAAGGTTAGCCTCCAGTATAACGAACGGAATAAACTCCAGTTCATCGAACAGACCATTCTCAACCATATACTTAAAGATATTTAAGTTATAGTCTTTATTGTCTTTATCATTAAGATCTACCTCTTTTGACATCCGGCTATATACTCTATGATGCTGAACGTTACCTGTCGTAATAAATCTATCTTTATAGAAGAAAAACTTAAACGTCAAGGTACTCTTATCATAAGCAAAGTACATAACCACGTTATTTGTCCCAGATCTACTAGGCAAGGTTCTTACCTTATCGATATTATCAATAAGGAATTGCCGGACTGCACAGTTCTTCTCCATAGACTTAAGAGATAATAACTCTCCCTTACGAGTTTCAGTAGACTCTTTTCTTATTCTGTTAATAGAATCAAGTGTAGTCCTCGGCAGATATATACCGTCAATCATTACTTCCATAGTGGAGAATCCTCCACCGATACAACCCTAAGGTAACCGGACATCATCGAAATACTCATAAGGTTTAAAAGGATCTTCCTTTACACCAAATTGTTCCATAATGTTTTTAGGTAATTCCATTGTTACTTCCTCCCTTCTCTTTATAAATAGTACTTTAAGTTACTATAAAGTGTCTTTTAGATTACACTTTTATAATCTTCTTCTCGATAAGATCTAAGAAGTCTTTTCTCGTTACTACCCCACCATAGTATTCATCGAGAAGTTCTTGTATCTTACCTTTAATTTCTTTTTGAGTAACGTCACCACAGTTTCTAAGTTTAAGAAGAGTCTCATCTGTTAAAGTAACAAACTGAGCACAGTTCGTATAACAAGTACCTCTCTTAATACAGTTATAAGCTCTAGAACTAAGACCTAAACTATCATCTAACGGTTTATCTCTTAGATATTCAAATATCTGTTGCTAATTACCGTTAGTAATTAAGCCATTCTTTACTTGTTCTTTAAACTCCTGCATTTTTGCTATACGCTTTTCTTTAGCTGCTTCTGCTATTATTTCGTTCTCTCTTGTTGCTTCTTTATAACTAGCAATACCATCTCTAATAACTTTAGATCTTTTAGGATTTCTAAGCTTTCTTATAGCCTTTAATACTATCTGCCTTATCCTTTCTTTATTTACGTTAAATACTTTCCCGATCTCTTCAAAGGTAGAATCGTACTCAAATTCTCCTAAAGCATATCTCATAGATAATATCTTCTTCTCCCTTTCAGTTAAGGCATTATCAATAACAATATCTATAGTTTCTTTTAAGTCTACTGGAAAAGAAAAGTTATCACTCTTAGATAAGTTAAAGATTTCTCTATATAACTTTTCATATCCATCTTCTTCTGGTAACTCTATCTCTTTTAAGTTCTCATTAATGAGAATATTGTAACTACTGATACCCATTACTAAAGATCTTACTTTTTTATACAAGAGATTTCTTTCTCTACAAGATTCTCCAAGACTTTTACCGTTATTTACAGTATCTTGTAAAGCCTCTATAATACTATTTAGAACTTCAATAGTACTTTGTAATACTTCATCATTACACCTTGTCCTTTCGTTATTCATATTCTTACTTCCTTTCGTTTTTATTATGTCTTATATCAAGACACTGCTACATATAGATAATATATGATTTGTAAAAACAAAAGTTACAAGACACTTTTAAGTCAATAGAGATTACTTTGTCTCTATTGACTCATTTAGTTTACTTATCTTTACTATATTGTCTTCTAATTCTATCTTTACCTCATCTGCTTCTTCTATATACTCCAGATACTTCTTAAGTAATGTACTTAATCTCTTTCCTTCTCCTATAACTCCTATTGCCATATTCTTCATGTCTCACTTAACTTCCTTTACTTTATATTCTTTCTAATAGTTGTTAACTACCTTTCTGCATCTTACCCTAAACGTACACTAGCACCTAGTCTGTATTGAGTGCAGTAACTAGCTACAGTTCTTGACTTACTCTAGACTCTCATATATTTTTGCACCTGACTTTATATCCTAGTCATGTTTGTCTTGCTTTATGAACTTCCTGCACTTGGTACTAAACTTTCTCTAAATCTTTCCCATTAGGTCTGGTTAGTCGTACATCATACTTTCATCTTTCACTAACACCTAGTCCATGAAAAATGTCACTTCTTGTAAAGAAGTGACATTCAGTATAACTTCAGTAATCTTCAAGTCGAGTTCGTCCTGTAGTTTCAGGATACTAATCCGACTGGGGGGCTCACGCCCCAGTCCGACTGGGACTTCTTTTATGAGGGTTTTCTTTTGTTCCAGTTGAGGGAAAGGGAAAAACCTTAAGGGACTTCTTTTTTTCGCACCCATTCCCCGACCTACCACCCCAAAGACCTCTCTCTCTAAATATTAGTTAGAAGTTTACTAAGACTTTAAATTTTTATGATTGGTTAATCATTGCTGAATATAATCCTTCTTCAAGAGATATATCATTACAGTTATCTAAGTCTATTATCCAAGAGAAGTACATAGCATATAAGAAATCAGATAGAATATTATCAGAAGTAAGACTACAACTTACTACTGGAATATAAGAATTGGGATATAAGATATTATGTTGAAATATTGTCATATGACTCATACAGTTATTAGTCATATCTCTATCTAGTTTTAGAATATAACTTATACCTGGAATAGTTACACTATCTATTGGAATAGATATGTCTTTCATATTAAAGTCTTCATAAGAGTATATAGCATCTATTACAGATACAGCCATACACTCAGAGAACTCTAGCTTAAGTAGTTCTATACCAAGATTATTGAAGAAAGATAAGCTACAGATATACTTAGGACCTTTATTGTCTACATATATTTCACACTCTCTTCTATCAGTCTTAATAGTTATATATTTCTCTACTGTGTTTACTATACACATCTGTTTATAAACCTCCTTTACAAAGTCTATACCGTACCAGTATAGATCTGTCTCTATAACATCAGATACATTCTTTCCCAGTATCTTAGACATTCGTTTACTCATAGTGGTACCTTTACTTACCATATTGAATAACCTCCTTTCTTTATCAGATCTATAGTTTATGACTAAATAGACTAATTGAACTTTACAATAATCTAATCATAGAAAGGAGATGTAATAACTATGATAGATCCTGATTCTATTATTGTAACTGATTCTAATCTATCTAATGAGATTAAGATAGGTATAGTACCAGATTATGACTTTGAGACTTATACTGATATAGAAGATACTGATAGTAAAGAGTATAAGAAGTTTATAGGTGATATAGAGCATGAAGTAAGAAGTTCTTTCGAGTATAAGCAGTTTATAAACTATATCAGAAACAATATGGATATGAATAGATGTGCTTATATAGTGAATGCTACTAACAAGGAAAGCTTTACTATTAGAATAGAGATACATCACTATCCGTTTACATTGTATGATATCTGTGAGATAGTGTATAATAAGAGAGTATACTATAATGAATCTATAGAAGTAGAGATGATAGCTAAAGAAGTAATGATACTACACTATAAGCTAATGGTAGGATTAATACCTCTATCTGAGACAGTGCATAAGCTAGTTCACAATGGTAAGATATTTATACCGGTAGATAACGTTATGGGAAGATATGATTTGTTTATGCAATATTATGATCCGTTTATTAAACCAGAACAAAAAGATATGGTTAGTAGAATGGAGAAGTATACTAAAGAACAGACTTCTGAGCTTCTTAATACTACCATTTTAGATACTAATAATCTTAGTATAAACGTCAAATCTGCAGATTTTCAAATTCCGTGTATGGATACACTAGGGAATGCAATGCTGACGCAAATTCAGACTATTAAGGATAATAGTTATCGTTTACCTAGTATACACGATAAGATTCTAATAGAAGATAAACAAGAAAGAAAACCTATAGAGCAAGCAGTATATACTCTATCAGTAGAAGAGATGAAACAATACTTATAGTTTAAGGAGGAGAAGAACCTATGCAGATCAAAGTTAATATACCTGGTGTATGTAATAAGAAGTACAATACAAAAGAAGATATTGTAGATGTTGAAAAAGTAGGAGATATCTTATTAGACAATAGGAAAGACTTAGAGAAGATTTATGAGTATAAGTTCTCTCCTATAGCTATGGTTCCTAAGGATCAATATATAAGAAGTGATGGTATTATCTATAGCATCAAAGGATATACTTACAAGAAGAATGATAAGGGAGAGTGGGAAAGATATGAGATCTGACAATATCACTATATTCATACCTGGAATAGTAAGAAAGACTTATAATAAGAACCAAGTAAGACATACCACTAGGGAATTACTAAGACAGGAGATAACAGAAGACTTTGAGCATCTCTATATAATGAGAGATATGGAAGACAACTGCTACTATGTTAAGTTCGAAGGATTTCCATATAGTACAGGTACTAAGATAAGAGACTAAAAAATAAACTTCTTTACAAGAAAGAAATAAGAGGTGGTTATCCCACCTCTTATGTGTTTTTCCGTTTTGATTAAATCACTCGTTTACGTGATTTAGATGCTAAGAGATAAGAGTATAGTTGTAAAGCTTCGGAAAGCTCTAAGTTCTGCCGAGCAGCTACTTCTTTGGTTATATCCAAATCGTAGCCACAATCTTTGCAAGCGGTTTCCACGTTCTCGTACATTTTGCCTTTAAGATAGAACCATTTCTCATCTTCTCTCTCAATTGCAAGTTCAACTGCCCCCTCAGGACCATATCCAGTCTCGCGCATGATGTTTAACACGGTATAATAGTTCACATTATAATACCTAGCTATTCTTTTAATACTGCCCTGCACGTTCTCTTCAAGTATCTCCAAGTTGTCAACTTGCTCCCTTGTCAAGTTATTTTCCATGTCTTTAGTTTCCTTTCGAAGTTATTCTTTTAGTACACTTTATCAAGATAATCTCTTAAGTGATTCCCCATATCACTAATTATCTTATGTAAAGTTTGTAAACTTATTTCTATCCTCCTTCTTGATATAAATTTAAGGACAGTAGAGTGTACTAAGCTCTACTGTCCTTATTATCTCTCTCGTTTACATTTTTATAGTTTATAATCCATGTAATACAGTATCACAGATTATTCATTTTCATCATGTAAGAAGATGAAATGTGGCATCAATACCTGATCCATTCCGAATACAATCAGCACAGCCTCATCTGTCTTATCCGGATCATCTGTGTTGATAAGAATCTTACTATCCACATATTCCTTCGTGCCGACGAACTGGAAATGTGTAGCCTGACCAATCTTCTTATAACGCTCTTCGTACGGCATACCTTTAGCACAGATAGTGATCTCACACTTATTATCCTTATCATTGTTCATATCATACAGGGATGTATCATATGCTACAACATCAAATCCAACGATAGGATAGAAATTGCTTTCTATAGATGCAGTAAAGACAAACCCTTCTTCACTGGAGCAGATAAAAAAGTTATCTATAGACCATCTCCTGAGTCTTAACTGACTCTCTAATTGACTTTTGACGTGATTATACACCTCCTCATTAAAACATTTGACTTTGATTTCATAATTATACATACTTTTAAATCCTCCTTGAAAATAATAGTCGGTAGAGTATATTACTCTACCGACATGAATGATTGTTTACAAGTTTATAGTATATGATTAATCTTTTATGCTAAAAGCGTGCATAGGATCAATTTCTGTAGTAGATACAGTTCCATCATGGAAAGCTTTCATACAGATATTCTTAAGTGTAGAAGCTATCTGAGATGTAGCTACACCGATATTAGTAATACCAATTCTATAGAATAGATTACCAGCACAATGATTACAGATCTTGCCACTAGTTCTCTTACACATAGATGAGAATCTCATCTTAACCTTCTTATCTATATACTTATCTCTATTATCAGAAGTAAGCTCTACTAACTTACTACCTTCTATGATATAGTTATACATATACAGAGATATATTCTTCTTAGTAAGAGTAACAGTGATATACTTATCAGTACCACAATCTGTACCTGGATCATCAAGTACTACATGCTGCAAAGAAGATACGAATAACTTCTCCCAGTAGCCACCGGTCTCTGTCTTCTTACCTCTAGAGTAAGGGCCAGCAGCTAAAGAGTTAGCAATAAGAGTATACTCATCGGCAGATATTCCATCACAGTAATTAGACAAAGCTACATTATACTCCTGCTTAGCATTAGGATCAGGATCTTTAATAGGTCCTTTCATTATATAGAGATTCTTGAAGTTGTTCTCAAAACTTCCTCCACCACCAGATGTAAACATATCCATACCCGGATCATCGCCCATATACTCTTCTGCAAAAGCAAGTAACTCTTTCTCCATCTTCTCGGCTACATCTACTTTACCAGCATCTATATCTGCTTTATACTTCTTATATAACTCTCTCTTCTTCTTATCTATAGCTTTAGTGCAAGTAAGCATCTTCTCAGAATGATTAGGAGCTAATACTGTTTCAAAAGGCATTATCCACTGAGTCTTTTCAAGATATCTCTTATGTTGTTCTATAGTAATCTTATCTTCAAGTAGAGCATAAGACATAGTCTGGTTGATTCTACCAAACAACTTCTTTCCAACAGGCTCATTAAGATAACTAAACAGATGAGCTATTCCATCATCTCTTAAGAAGTATACGTTGAATACCCATATACCAATAGTGGTAGTAAACTTATTCTTATTAGAGACTTCTTTACCCTTACTATTCTTATAGGTATATCTACCAGCAGGCACCTCTATAAGATCATAAGGAGCACACAGATGAGTACCACCAAAATCTCCAAACAGGTTCATCATAAACGTATAGGTTATATCAGATTCTTTTAATGATAAGAGTATCTGAACTAGGTTATTCTTATCTACAGTAACTTCTTTTAAGTCTTCTATAACAGAAGTATCATTACAAGCCCACATCTTAGGCTTTCTTACTTCAGTAGCCATAATATACCTCCTTTAAGTAAATTATACTAATGTGAAATATATCACATATCAAAAGATAAGGGGTAGGATATTACTCCTACCCCTATAGATTTTAGTAGTAAATCTCATAAGAGATAGCAAGTCTCTTAGTCTCATCGATAAGATACTCATTAGGAATATTGAGCTTGGAGTACGGAAGCAACTGCTGATACCAGAGATACTTATCAATGGTATTGTCGTACCAACCGTATACAAGGCTAAGACTGTTAATGATAGCATTATCCCAGCCAGTAACCTTCTCAAAGTAATCTCTGAAGTCAGTACGATCGATATCAAGTTTTACCTCTACATAACACTCAGCAGCCTGAGTAGAGTCAATAGACCACATATCTGATGTGATCTGTGTTCCATCGATATATCTCAGATGTAACTGAGGATCGGTATCGAAAGCTTTAAACATATACCTGATCATACCGTTGCTGTCTTTATATCTACCGAAGTATACTTTACGTAACTCATCACTCAAGTCATTCTTCTCATCTACATATCTGAAAGGAAGCATATCTTTAGGAGCAAGTCTATCAGTAAACTTTACTGTATAAACATCACTCGCTACAGTGCCACATCCACCCTGCCCAGCGCAGAACAGACATACAATAGGTCTATTCATTGGCTGTACTGTCTTGTAATCTAGAGTATTCTGTAATCCAAGCTCCTCGTTATAAGAGGGGAAGATCACTGATGTATCTAACCCGAACTGGTCACATGCGGTAAACTGAGATGCACTGATAAGGATCTTGTTATGAGTATCATGTAAGATCTTTTCTGTATCATAATCTCTAATAACAATCCTTGTTGCTTTAGGACCCTTTCTGATGATACCACCGATCTCCTCGTATGAACGTACAATGGTAAAATCATCTTTGATATCGTAGTTATCCTTCTTTTGTATAAGGTTTGTACCACTCATTATCTTATAAACCTCCTTTGATATTATGATTGATAAAAGTCATCCTTTACTAATATTTGCTATTGATGTAGTTTCTCCAATAGTCATATAGCTGACGGGACTTTTGGTCTGTATAACTCTTATTTGTATTAAGAGTCTTAGCAGAATCCCATGAAAAATTATTCATTGCATTTACTGGGTCTTTGAAATAATCATCAACTACAGTATTTACCCTTGTGTTCGTTTCCTCAAGATCCTTTGTAAAGTTGTCATAAGTAACTTTAAACTTGTCTATATCGTCATATAGAAATTCTAAATTAGACTCTATAATAGCATACCGAGTTTCACTCATCCAGTTATCCAATATAGCAAGTCCATCATCCAGTATAACTAATGTATTGTATCTTCCATGATACTGAGATTCAACACGTACACTGAGAGATAACTTATTGACATTAATGTCAGTAGCCATAGTTGTAGTATAGTAATGATGTAGATTAGGTACTCCACCATCTATTACATAAGACAATGTATTGTTTGCTAACTGAGTATCTTCCCACTCTTCAGTTCCACCACCATCTATATCTACTGTTTCTATTGCATCTTGAGTACTTCCACCATCAAGATCAAATAGAGCTAACTCTATACCCTGTTCTCCACCATTATAAGTAATGAATGGAGCACTAGCTTTAAGAGTAACTCCTCCACCATCTATATCACCACTTTCATCATAAGTAGTAGATACTTCTCCACCATCTAAGTTCATATCAATAGTAGGATCTGGTTCATAGTATCCATATACATCAAGAGTCTCTTTATATTGATAAGCAAGAGAATCTTCAAAGTCAAGACTAGTATCTATATCTCCTAGTCTATCTCTATGAGACACCTTTTCTTTAGACTCATATAAAGCAGTAGGAAGCATAAGATCTTTTATAATCATTCGATCTATCTTACTAGTATTGAAAGTAGTTATAGCAGTATCTCTAATACCTAAACTATCTGCTTTAGTATACTTAGTATCAAGAACCAGTTTGTTATTGTCTCTTATAAACAATTGATCTGGTCTAAGATAGTCTAAGCAATACTCCTTTACGTTATCAGTGATATTAAGATAGTTGTCTAACTTATTATCTGTCTGGAATGTAACGTAAGTATCAAGAAAGTGTACCTTATAGGACTTAAAGAAGTTTACTACAAGATAGATGTAATGAAGTATATTAGTATAAGAGCTAGTAGTAAACACAGAGAAGATATGATTCAAACTATCATAACTAAGATAATAGTCCAAAGTATTCACTATATCATTCATAGCAGATCTAATCTGGTCTTGTCTTGTTTCCTTATCTATCTCACTTGTTACAGAAAGATGGTACTCATATAAGACATAGTTCTTTTCCTTTAATACTTCATCATAAGACTCAGCTAACTGCCCTGTAGCCTTAAGAGTATACCTATCGTAGTCAAACTTCCTAGTGAAGAGATAGTCAAATACAAACTGATATACTACCTTCTGATCTCTTGAATCAGCATTAACAATCTTATCAAGTAAATTATCATGAATAGTAGAATTTGTTTCATATACTTTCATCAGATCATCAAGAGTAGTAATGTTTGTAGTAGTAATATAACCACTTACTCCAAGTTCCTCAAGAGTATATCCTTTCTGGAAATGGAAGTTAGAATGTCTAAATGATACCACTTCAGCTAACCATTTAAGATCAGCCTTCATATTGAATCCATAGACTCTAGCAGTCATATCAATCCACATATTAGGATATTTACATCTCAACCATTCATAGAAGGATTCTTCGTTAAGAGTAGTATACTTAGGATGATTGCCTCCGTCTACTCCAAACATATAGTCTTGATCAATACCCGGACTACCACCGAATAAGTCTATCTCTGCTTTATTAGTATACACGTACCCACCGTCGTACTCCTGATATAACTCAAACTCTGTAGCAGTATTGTTAGTAACATCCCTAGGCGTTCTAATCAATACTCTATAGTCGTCATAGCTACCAGTAAGACAGTGCAGTAAAATAAACAGGTCAGATATAGGAAACGATATCATACTAGATATAGTAGGTATATTGATTGCTATATCACTCATATGCATATCACTATCCATAATGAGACCAAAGAAGTACTCTAACTGGAAAGAATAATCATTGATCGATACCTTATTCTCAAGAGTAATGAACTTGGTGCCTTCTATAGTAAAGTCTTTAGCTAAGTGAGCATTCTTTACCTCTTCATGATCATCCTCTCCATCCCAATACTTATCAAGTAAAGTAATATCATCGTAGTCAGATATAAGAGTCTTACTCTTAATACTATCATCATATGATTCTCCAATAGGAGCTTTGATAAACTTTAATTCATAAGCATCACTAGGTTCTTGCCCTGTAGCATAAGAACCTTTATCGTTTGCTATTCTCTGCTTAAAGAGATAATACTTATAGACTGTAGCATCTACACCAAAGATATCTATGATATCCCAGATATTCTGATTAGTAGACTTATATCTTATAAGCTTATTGATATTCTTTACTAACTTGATTTGATACTTGAGAGGTATCTCATCAAAGAACTCAATACCATTAGACTCTAAGAAGTATTGGCAAGAACGTAAGTCAAATACGTCACGCCGCACATACCACTCAGGTATATCAGCTATCATATCAGTATATGTCTGACACAATAACATGATAATCATAAACTCATCATAGTAATCAGAACTAGCTTCATAAGCCTGACTATAGAATCTTTTAAGATATAGAGTTTTATTGATCTGGTATAACTCTTTGAATCTATCAGATACAAGAGTCTCTACATTAGGCATATATAAGATATCCCACTTAGTAGCCTTACGTACATAGTAAACATCCATCTTAGTATCACCTAAAAAATGGATATACTTATACTGCTTAGCAGAATAATTAGCATATATCTTATCCATGATACCAGTTGTATTAAGTACTGCTATCTGATAGCTTTCATACTCATGTAAGGGTATAGAGAAGTCAAATACATCTCTTACTGTCTTATCAGTAATATAGCTTTCATCAAGATATACATAGTAAGTATCTTCTGGTAGATTCTCGTCTATCCAAGGTAAACCAATAAGAGATCTGTAATAGTTATTCTTCTCTTCATAGTTTTCCTCAAAGTATCTGCAGGCGAAGTTGAACACAGAATCTCTGTCTTTCTCAGGGATCAAGTACTTATCTAGAGAATACTTACTTGCTAATGTAAGATCATATCCATAAGCTAAAAGTATTTCTTCTGTAAATGGAAAGGTATCGAATCTGATGTTTCCGATTTCGATAGACATTAAAGTATCTGAGGCTGTTATTGATTCCTCAGACTCATACTTCAATGCTAACTCTTCATTCTTGATCTCTATCTTTTTCATAATGATGTCCAGGTTATATATCATCTCATCCATTAACGGGTGGTCTGAATACACCTTACCATTTATAGTGTAAGCCATCGGATTGTCTTCACCTCCAAACTATATAATGTTATTTATTATTATGTGATTGGAAACAAGTTGAACTTTTTTATAAAAAGGAGGGCTAGAAATGAACGAAGTACAGATATGTGATCAATATAATCAGTACCCAGATGTGATCTCATATGATAAACAGAACCCTACTCTAAGGTCTCCTAATACAGAATTTGATCTTATGTTTTATCAAACTAGAGAGAGTCTTATGGATGTAGAAGTATATAGATCATTCATAAACAATGCTGTTAGAAGATTTAGAGCTTGTAAGTATTATAAGACTTACAAGAGTTATCTTATGAGTATGGGGTTTGATAGATGTCAAGTAATGGGAAACATTACATCTGATGATGTAGGAGAAAGAGGTATAGAGTTACACCACAATATTATACCCCTATATGATATAGCTATACTCATAACAGAGCACACTATAAATACAGTAGGTATAATAAGTACCTTTGACTTAGTACAGTTACTTATACAAGAGCACTTTGCTAATACTATACCTATTACATTCTTATCAGAAACAGCTCATCAAATGTATACTAATGATCCTAATGCTTATATACCACCAGAGATGACATTTGGTAAGTGGTGGGAGTTACTGTATAAGTATAGATATGGTATAACTCTTGATATAGCATATAAGGTATTGAAGTATATAAAGAAATACAACGACAAGTTACCTATAACTATAGATGTAACACAACAAGAGCAACTACTTAGTTTTGCGTACTATAATGAATATGGTATGCCTAAAGAGCAATGTGGTTATCTAAATGGAAATATGATAGAAGACACGGAGGGTTATTATGACTAACGAATTGGCTATAACTATTGTAATCTGCTTTACTGTATTGATTATCACTGTAGGATACTTAGTATCTAGTATGATCAATACAAAAAAGAAAAATGAGGCTAATATAAGAGTAGCCTCTATCAATGATGAGACAGAAAGGATTAAGATCTATAGTAACTTTGATTTTGACAAGATAGACGAAAGGATAGACAGATATGTACAAGATGCAGGTAAGCTATATAAGCTAAACAACTTTGAATATCAAGATCCGGAGAAGTTATATCTAACAGAGGATATGATGAACGAGATGGTTAAGTCTATGGTTAAGGATGTAATGGAGAAAGTTACTCCTGCTGTGTTTAGCTTACTTAGACTTACTTATAACATAAACAACTATGAGGAGTTAGTACACTTTATCTATGAGAAGGTAAAGCTATACGTACTATCTTACTCATTAGAAACCAATGCAGAGATTGAAGAATAGAAAAAAATAAAAGAGCCAGTAGGATTGTAAGTCCTACTGGCTAATTACTCAAATCTGAACTAGTAATGATTCCATAGAGCTCTCTCAGTATACCAGCATTATAAGATATGTCTATCTTACTAATCTCATTAGTAAACATCATTCCAAATTTACCATTACCTCTAGGAGCAGGAACAGTAAACAGGGAAGCTTCATTGAGTTCTCTATAGAATCCAGGTTCAAGTTCTCTCTTAAGATACTTCTGATAGAATACTAGATAGTATTCCATTACATGAGATAATGTACTACTCTCTATAAGATAGAACAAGTTTCCTATAAAGGTTAGCATATAGTCTGCATGTAAGAGAGTTTGATCCTTTCCTAGACCTAATACATCAAGGTCTATGTCTCCCATCTTGCTACCATAGAATATAGATAATCCTCCTACTCTAGCAAAGATACTGTATTGCTTCTTCTGCTTAAACTCTATAACACCAAACTTAGTCTTCGTAAGAAGACTATTCCGCATTATAAATACAGCATCGTTAGCAATACGTATAACCTCAGGGTCTTGTACGTTATTTTGCAAAAATAGATTTTGCTTTGCTGTAATTATACCTGATTTGATAGCATTATAAATGGTTTTCTTAGTTGGATCATGTCTAATCATATTTCCAACAAATACTTCTCTATCTATCTTAGGTAATCTATATAAGTAATTATATTGATCTTTCGTTATCAATCCCTTATCTAATAGAATAGATATATTAGCCTTACTTATATCATACTCTGTTATCAATACTGACTTTAGAAAGACAGCATTGATAAGGTAATTGACTTTTTTATATAACGTACTCATGTGTTATACACTCCTCTAGGAATAAATGTAACTATACGCTTATTGTTAGATATGAACGGAAGTGATATATAGTTAGGGAATGCAAATACATGATATATACCTTGAGTTCGTAGAAACGTTGAGGCTAGATTCATAGCCTGACCATAGACATTCTCATTTGCTATATCAAACAGAAAGATATTCCATAAGTTCTCATTGAGTAATAGATCTGCTTTAGCATCTATTGGTTTATAGTCTGGTCTATCATAACAGATATGAGCTACTCTATTATCTACAAGATTTATATTTGTATCAGCAGCATCAACAAACGTAATGTCAAACCACGGATCTAACATCCATTCCTTAATATAAGATTCGTCTTTACCTCCTAATGGTATAGGATCGACGGCTAATAAAGCACCACAGTTAGCCATGAATAGAACCTCCTTGTGCTAATCTTATTCTCATTACTAGATCAGTATATCTATCTGCATCTGTATCGTAGTTAAATAGTCCGTAAGAACTATTAAAGTTTCCAGGTTCTGCTGTTATCAGATCCTCAAAACAATTGATACGAGTCGCATTATATCCATATCTCTGCTGAATCAACTTCAGTAAAGATTCAATTAACTGTTCTGACCAATCATCATTGGATACAATGATATATACATCTCTACCATTCCTAAGCATCTCAATAAGACTAAAGAACTCTATAAAGAGAGCATCATTAGATAAGATGTACTGCATATATAACTGGTCAAATTGATAATCACTAGATGCACCCAAAGAATTAGGTGGTAGCAAATTTAACCTCCTATACCCTTCGATATAGGAGGTATAATTCAATACTACACACTGATCCTGGATGTTTCTAGCATCTCCATATAAAAGCATACTAGATTCCTCCTGCTGTTCTTAAATCAAAGACTGCCATCTGAGTCTTTGGCTTTTCTTTAAGTCTAAGTTGAAACTCTTTTATTGTCTTAAGCCTATCATTATAACTATCTCCAATAGGTCTTAGATCAATAAGAAGCTTATCAACTATTACATTGTTGAAAGCAGCATCTTCTGGATAATTTAAAAGAAACTCTTCAGGATATATCACATTGGCGCTATAGATCATAGTCAGCCATATTGGTATACATCTAGGATCATATTGACAAGGCTGTTGCCCTACGACTCCTATCATAATACCATATAGACTAAACAGATGTTGTCTAAGCTTCCTAATAGATATATTCTCTTTCATCATTGGAGCATATAATAACAACGAAGTGTTTCTATATAACGCTGATATCAATGCCCCTATGAACTCCTGAACAAACGGTGAGTTAAGATGTGCCAGATAATGAGCATCATAAAGATCCTCATCACCATCTGCCTCTGCTATCAATGCCTCTATTGGAGGAAGTAGACAAGTCCCAACAACCACATTAGGATCGTTAGGACTCAAAGCTCCTTCTTCATCCAATGATATGATCTTTACACTCTTATCAGGTACATTACGAACGAAATTCAGATCATCTGTTACATAAATAGTACCCTTAAGAATACACACATCATTCACTACTACCACCTTCTTTTACTTTTTCTTTGCGGCTTTCTTTTTCTTGTCATAGAACTCCGGATCGTATCTCATAGACTTTCTTACAGCCTTAGTTACAGTTGGCGGAGCTGCTCCTACCGGAATATCCTCTACAGGAGCTTCTTCCTTTGGAGTCTCTTTTAATACTGCATCATCCGGAAGTTCCTCTGTAGCAGGTGCTGTCTCTTCTTCCTTCGGAGTTTCAGTCGGTTCCTCCTTAGGCTCTTCCTTTACTACAGCTTTCTTTGCTTTACTACTACTGGTAGTTTTCTTACGCTTAGGCTCTACCTTTTCTACTTCCTTTGGTTCATTCACCTGATTCAAAGCAGACTGAATGAGCTCATCATACTTAGCCTGAAGCTCATCCATCTCAGTTTTAAGAGAAGTATAGTTTTCAATTGCTTCATCCTTCTCTCTTGTTATCTCTTTGTTTACTTCCTGTAAAGCGTTACGCTCCGCCATAGCATCAATGAGTTTCTGATATGCTTCCTGCTTAAGGATAGCCAGATCAGTAAGCGGAGAACCGCACAGTCTATCAATGATCACGATCTGTTCTCCATTATTTCTGAGATATCCGTTCTTACCAGCAAGAGCAATGCACTTGATGCTCTCATCTGTATCAATCAGATCCTTGATGTTTGTTACATCACCGGCATAAGCCTTGTATCCCGGAGCATTCTCTTCCTTCGGGATCTCTACTGTCTTACCAGCTACCTGAACCTTCTTAGTTTTAACAGGTACTTCAGTAGCAGTAACCTTTACCTTAAGCTGATCACCGATCTTAGCTTTCTCTCCACGCTTCTTCGACACCAGCTTTGGAGATACATCCATATACTTCTTAGAATCGGATGTTACTGTAGATCCTTCTCCATACCCAAATGTGACTTTCATTTTTGTTCTTCCTCCTTTGATTAATACTGAATTGTTTTTAACGTTACTTGATAATTCACGTGCTTTATAATGTGCTCCACACTTAGTACATCTAAGGTGGTTATAACCATCATCATAATCTATTACACCACCACAAGGTTGTGTAGTATCTTCATGAGATGGTATATTACAATACAATTTATTTCCATCTAGCTTATATGCATAAGGGAAATCAAGTAGAACTGGGCCAAAGCCTGCGCGAATGCCCCAGTTAAGGAAGAATTCACTCCCTATATCATCCATTACATATTCTCCTGTGAAGATATTTGTTATTGCTTCAAATATATCAGGAGCTACTGATAGAAACTCTTCCCTTGAGGTAATTGGATTAACTCTTTCAAATTCTCCAACAGTGCCACAAGGACTTACTTCAAAAACTTTTGTGACGAATGGTTTAAAGATTTGCTGATTGATATATTCTCTAGGACTATCTCCAATACCTACTGCATCAGATGCTACTTTAAATATGAAGGAATTGTCCTCTAAGAATCTATAGATTAACCGATTTGTTCCACCAGTCATCTTCTTGAATCCTCTTTTAACCATGATATAATTGATTCTATCAAATCTAAGAAGAGGATTACCGGCATATCTTATTGATGTTGCTAATTGGTGTAGATCACCTATATCAGTAGGTGTAAGTAAACTATATATAGGTGGTGCTTGTAATGCATCGAAGTTAAACTCTGCAGGTGTTATAATCCTCCCTTTCATCTTATTCAATATATAGTTTCTATCAACTGCCATTTGAACCACCTCCTGGTCGAGGATTGTCTCTATATATCGATTGGATAAACAATTGTCGATTCTTCTCGTAATCGTCTTCCATAGCATTCTTTACAACATATTGCTTATTACCTAACCAAGCTGGAGCACTTATCTGTAAAGTACCATCATCCAACATTCTTGCTGATTGGTTTAGTGTCGGGAAGGATTCTCCCATTGGGATATTACTTCCATTCTGATTCGGGTTTAACCCCGGTAATGTTATTTCTCCACCTCCTGTTTCCATCTGATGCTTATCCTTTATCTTTTGTCTGATAAGGGCTCTGTAAGCACCATTCTGTTGATATAGATTACTTCCATCTCTTCTCTTATGATCTTCTGCCTCCAATCTCTCTGCAGATATCAACTGACCACAATCTCTTAAGAATGTATTCATATCAGTTGTATTCTCAAAATACTTACCTACCTCTGCTGATACCTGAGCATGATGCTGCTGATACATAGTACTATTATCTGCTGGTACCATACTAGCTAACATCTGCATCTTATAATCATACTGAATCTGCTGTCCTGGAACAGTAACAGTCTTTCCAGCATATATCTCTTCTATTCTTTCTTCATCAACCGTCCCTTCAAGATAATTTTGACATAATCTAGACAAGTTCTTGTTAAGATTAGTCCTAGATTCTCTTGCCTCCTTCTTTATATTCTCTATCTTCTGCTTGTACTTATTAACTATCTGAGGATCTGCATAGAAAGTATTCATATACGGCATCCCATAATAGTTGTACCCATTGTTATACCCAAGAGCATTATAATAACTCTTCTGTTGTTCCATTCTCTTTACATTAGCTTCTTCAAGTTCCATCATCATTTGATTCTGTAACTCATTACATATATTTTCTACATCATGAGGTAACAACTCTCTAGAACCTGTGTTGAAGCCTGGTACGTAGTAAGTATAGTCCTGCTGTTGAGTCATATAAGGACTCTGATACCCACTACCTTGCATATACTGGAATGCTGGATTACCAGCATAACCAGAAAATCCACTAGGGGATTGATATCCACCATATTGTGGATAGTTCATAGCATAGAATGTATTCTGCGGATAACCATACTGTGGCATTCCATTAGTATAGTATCCTCCATACATCATTTGTTGCTGTTGTTGTGCCTGCATCTGATTCAATCTCTGTTGCGGATCGTAGTCATAAGCAGGATTTATTAAGTTTGCATTCTGAACTATCTCTTGTTCAGATAAAGGCGGAGAGCCGTCGTTAGACAGCTCTCCAGTATAGTAATCATACTTTACCATTTTCTTTCACTCCTATAAGATTCTTCTCATTTTATTACACTTATAGTATATGAACAGTTCGCTCTTTAAAATTCGTCGTCATCCATACCCTGTAACCATCTCTTGTTGTAATCCTTATAGACCACCTTAAGAAATTCAGGTGTAAAAATGCTCCTGATAGCAGCTACAATCTGCCACAAGAACATCTCGATCATCGGAGACATAACCTCTAACTCTACTCTTGTCTCACAAGAGAGAATCCAGTACCACTCCTGATCTTCAATGCCGTTAATTTCATCCGGAATATTTGGCTGAAACTCGCACAACAATTGTTGTAAAGCTATCGTTCTCTGTTTCTTGCCAGGACCATACAGTTGTTTAGCACGATCATCGTTAACTTCTTCAAATGTACGGTACGGATAAGTTGTAGTAAGGAACGGTTCTCCGAATGAAAAGGTTCTAACCAAAGCATTCAGATCATTTGCAATACTTCCCAGAATAGCATCTCTGGTGATGCTAACATGATAGCAGATCAAGGAATTAAAATTCTCAATCGTCATGTTTCCGATAGAATTCAGATAAGAGAACTCTGTAATGCAACGAGTCAGAGATTCAATCTGAAAGCCGATATCGTTGCTGCGTGCGCACTTATTGATGATATCAGGGACATATGGATATGACCAACCCTGTGATCCATCCATGTAATATCTGTGCAGAAACGAAAGCTTGCTCTGCAGGAAAGATATAACAGAGCTATGAATAGCATTCATATAAGCAATGGTTACAGTGTCATAGATAATGGATTTTAATCTAGGAACAATCCGGTTCTCAAAGATCTTCGGATTATTCTGCATTGCTTCTGCATAACCAGAGTCATTCTGTAAAGCTCTTACTGCATGATGCAGGTTATGCATAACAAGTGTATATGGGTTTGGGTAATTCTCAAGACTGTTAGACTCTCCTACATAGAAAACAGGAGAGGATGCTTTGATCAGATCATCCTTATTACTGAAATCAATGGTCATTTCATCCGCTGTGTCAAGAAGTGTGGTATCTACATCTTCTGATACTTCTTTGATGCGATAATGAGTATCACATTCCTTTCTAGGTACCTCTAATTTGATTATCTTTGCTTCCTCCTTTACTTTAGGGAACACACCCTTTTGTGCCTTAACTTTAAGATTTTTCAATGACATAAACATGTCCCTCCTTAAAAAATTTATTTGTTTCGTCTTTATAGTATATAACTTACACAAAAAATAAAAGGTTGGGTGAACTTACGTAAGTTCACCCTTCTTTATGGTGTTTTGTGATAAAGCCTGAAACCTGATTCTGTCAAATGGAGCATAGCTAAAGTCTACTGCATCATTGTAGACTCTATTCTTATCTCTCTGATATAACTTGTTTCTAGACTCAAAGTCCACTATAGCATTCCATTTAGAGATAAACTTGATTAGATTAAGATCAACCTTACCTCTTATATAGTTACTACTAGCAAACACATGCCTAGCATTGAATGTATCTCTTATATTGTCATTCACATGACCTTTCTGATGCAAGAAGTTTATTCTAAGATTGTTCTGGAGCATCAGGTATACTATTTCCATAAATATTTCCTGATTGCATATCTGTTGATCCATATTTCCTATAAGAGATTGTGTAGTGAAGTCATATCTCCAATTGATTAGTCTATCTCTTATACCAAAGATAGATATCTGAGAATCAGAAAAAATATTAATGATTCTAAACTGATGCTGGTACTTGAGAGCCAGATATACTCCGGCTCTCACTCCCTTAATCTCAGCGTTGTTGTTTGTTGTGTCTGTGTTGATTCTATAGATCTCATCTATCTTAGTGTCATTAAACACAGCGATAGCACCATAGCATCCATCATATCCGTTACGTTTATTAAAGATAGAAGCATCTGTAAAAATGTTTAACGTATACGGATTGTCAATATCACTCAGTTTGATTCCCGACTGCTGCATCATTATTCTCCTTTTCGTCGATATTATACAACAGTTCCCCGCTTTGTTCAATGCTATGATAATGAGCTGTTTGAACAGGCTGCTCTACTACAGTAGCAAACGTTCCGATATTGTAGGTGTACTCAGATTCTGAATGAGTACTGATGCATTTAACGTACATATCAGCAGTTGACGGATCAATGACTGGTGCATAAGCATCTCCGTATTCAAATTCTTTAGCCATCAGATACATCGGTCCTCTACTGCTTGCATCGCAAGTCGGATTAAGAGCAATTAATTGGATACTCATACTCTCTGACTCACGATCCAGAACTATAACAGAATCATCCGATGATCCGAATGTTTCTGTTATACCATTAGCAAAGTTGGATGTATATCTCCAATGAATACGGATCTTATCATCAGAGATATCAATCAGAATTGTTGCACTCATGGAAAGACCATAAGGTTCAACTCCTCCTGGTAAACTCCTAGTATCAAAGTTGATAGTGAAAGTACCCGGGAAGATGCAGCTACAATTGTTCTGAGCATTAAGCTCTTCACTGAACTGCTTAAGCTGTGTAAGGATATCCTCCTCAGTATCTTCTTTCTTCTTCTTTCCAAAAGTTGTTATCTTTTTGGAAGTTCTGGTGGTGCCGCAAGAACATGTACCAATCTGAGAATAATTCAGTGATACTTCTCCAGTGACATCAGAGAATGTTACTGGAATCCCGTATAGCAAATGAGCATTATCAAACTCAAACTCCATTGATGGCTTATACAAATTTATAGTACTTCCAAGTAATGGATCTGACACATATAGAGATCCGCTTAAACTCTGTCTGATTCCTTCTCCCTTGATGTTTAGCATTAATTCTAAAAAATACATATTTCTTAACTCCTTTCCTTTTCTGCTCTTTTACTAGTTCCTTTGATGAACTCGATAACTTCGTTCCCGATCTTGTTCTTGTAGATGAAGCCTCTCTTGTACTCATACTGGATGAAATCATTGATATTGAAGAATCCAGCATCCTCTAATATCTTCGACTGCTGATCGAGAATAGACTCGATCTTCTCATTAGTTATTCCATACGGAAATGGATATACTTCTTTCGGATATTCCTGAGCAGAAATGTAAGCATCCGACAGTATTACCGTATGCTCATCTGTGTTCTCAGATAACTGAGACAGAACTAACCGCAGATTGTTATACTTTTCTTCTACGGTTCTTCCTTCGTTTGAAACAATGTAGATAATATCTACATCATTCTTTTCCATAGCAGCTAATACTGCTTTGATATCACCTTCTATAAAAGAAGATGGTCTGTGTTGATCAAGTGTCACGTGCATTGTATTACCCATACAATTTGCCCTCTCTTTCATTTAAAGTTTTCTCTTACAAGTTAATAGTATATTATCAGGAGATCTTTACCATGACAACAAAAAATAAAAAGGTGGGATGAGTTTTGTTGTTACTCATCCCACTTATAAACCTCTTATACAGGTACCTTCTTAGCTCGATTGACTATAAACCCATTGTTTCTAGCATCGCTATCAGTAAACTGCTTAGTATACTTCGGGTCACATCCTTCATCCCATGGATACCTTCCGTGCTCATCTTGAATGATTACTCTAAGTAATACTCTACTATCGCTAGTCCTTTTTATCAGTTTCACTATGGCTTCATCATTCTTCACAGATAGATAGTGTAAAACACTATTATCTGTAACTGGTTTACCTTCGTCAATGATATTCTTAGCTATAGTAGATAGTAGATTCATAGACTCCCTATATCCTAGTACAGGAATGATCTGTAGATCATAACCATTATACTTATTCAATCCATAAGTACTTATATCTACAACGCCGCCTTCTGGGTTTGATACTGTAATCAATGCAAAGTTATACATTGGTACATTTACTGAATGATACTTGTTATTCATATCCTTAACTCTCCTTTAGATTCTCTTTAAGTTCTTTTTATTTCTTGACTCCTATTACCATAGATGGAATTGGATATAGATTAGGATATATCCTTTCATTGAGAAACTGATCTAGAGTATACTCTATAGGACAAGCTTCTCTGTAAGGATAATGATCTACTAATACATTATCAAAGTCCTCCTGTCTGATAATATGAATCTTTACACGTTCAATGTTCCACACCTCCTCTATAAACTCATCGAGTGTAATACGTTTAGCTAAACTCATTTGTTTTTATGTCTCCTTTCTTCTAGCTACGTATATAATATATAATCACAATTCTTGAAACTTTTTAGTAACTTAGATAAAAGGAGGTATAAGAGAATGGATCAACCCTATTATGATCTAAATCCGGCTAACAAATCTTTCTTAGATATGCATAAATATCTGAAAAGTGTTGGTGTAAAGAACAACAAGTTTATGCTTACTCTTAATAATGATCTACTTCTGAACGTAGATCCTTATGATCCGAACTTACCTTGGACTACGAAGTTCGCTGTTATAAGAGAATGCATGGAAAATGTTTGGTACTATTTAAGAATCATCCGTTTACCAGATGCAGGCGGCGGAACAGTGCCATATATACTTGATCGTTCCAACATGGCTCAGGTATATCTTACAATGAGAGAATGCTCTTCTTGGGTTACAAAACCAAGAATGTTAAGGAAGACATCATATACTCTAGCTTTACTTAACTGGATCAGAATCTTTGATGGTTATATCGATGACGAAGAAGAGAACCTAAACATTGCTTTGATCTCAAGAACTGTCAGGGATAATAATGTACTGAGAGATACAATGGAAGAGTATACCAAGTTATTACCAAAGTGTATCCGGGACTTTGATATTGATAAGTTTAAGAGTTTGTATGGAAATCCACATGGAAGAATGCAGTCTCCGGAGGAAGCTGTAAGAGTAGCTAAGAATCTCGATTCTATGACTGTCTTTATTGACGAAGCAGAGTTTGTCAACTATGTCAATCTGATCATTGATAATGCTAATAAAGATAGTTATGAACTACCTTGGTTTAAGGAAGCTTCTAAGATCTTTAAGCATAAAGCAATACTCTGTTGCTCTACTATCAATGATGATCTCTCTAAATCCGGAGCAGATAAGATACTGAGTAACTGTATCAAATGGGATGATGAGTTCTATGATTCATCAGATGTAGGACTTCGTTATATCTTAGAGCAGTATAAGATGTTTCATATTTATACTACATATAAAGATCTTGGTCTGGGAGATGAGTATTATAACGAGATGAGTGCAATGCTGCTTAATGATCAGGATGCTATCAGAAGAGAAATATTACTTGAAAGAAAAGAAGGGAGTATACTCTATGGAAGGCATTGACGTGATGAAAGACTCTTACCAGACAGTAGAAAAGCTTATTAAAGCTAATACTACTGGTACTATTTCTATAGACTATAGTAAGTTGGATTCGGTAACTGCTTCTACTTTGAGACTTGCTATCAACAAAGCTCTCTTAAAGAGAAAAGGTGAACTTTGGCAGACATTGTCTGGAGCTAATTAATGGCTCCAGACAAATTTGTCTGTTAATAATAAACTATAGATACGAACTTTGAAAGGAGGGTAGTTTAAGTTCAAACCAATTATATCATTAAGAGAAAGGAGTCATAATATATGAGTGATTCAACTGGAATTCTAACCGATGATATACAAGATCTGTTGAATTCATTTGTTGGTAGTGAGAACTTCATTACACCACCTGTGGAAGACAATGAAGAAAAGAAACCTAATGAAGTTACTATCAACATATCGTACTCTTATCCGTATTCTCCTGAGTACGATTATTACACTATACTTGAACGGATAAACTTGGATGAAGAGAAAGATCATGACATTGCCACTGGTAATGGATTCATCATATCTTCTCCAAAAGCAACTATCAAGAAGGATATCAAAGATCCTAATGGAATCTTCAGTACCAAGTATGGACAGAAGTTAGGTGACTTGAATCCGTTTGCAGATCGATACTCATGTCAGTGCGGTAATCTTAAGAGCCGTATAAATCATGGGATCGTCTGTGAGAAGTGTCATACTAAATGTAAGTATGTAGACGACAACTTCGAGATGTTTGGATGGGTAGTATTGAAAGATCAGTACCATGTAATACATCCAGACATTTATAAGTCTCTTGAGTTTTTCTTTGGTCAATCAAAGATTAACGTAGAGCAGAAGAATGCCAAGAAAGGATTTGTACTACAGAACATCTTGTTCTATAATGTACAGATTGATCAGAACGGTCATGAAAGTGAGGTAATCAACCCTCCTTCTAATGAACCATTCTTTGGAATTGGCATGATGGCTTTCTATCAGAGATTCGATGAGATTATGGAATACTATCTCAAGAAGAATCCGAAGAAGAAAGACTATTATGACGATATTATGCAGGATAGAGATAAAGTATTCACTCATTCTATTCCGGTGTTTACTACACATCTTAGACCAGCAGATATCAGAGACAAGAACATGTATTACGAGCCTATCAATGGTATCTATAATATGATCAACAAACACGTTCATCGTATTAACGCTGATAAGACTCGTATGCAGAGAGATCCAAAGAAGAAGAATCAAATGTTGTATAAGTTACAGATGAAGTTCATGGAATTACATGATGAGATTATTGCTATCTGCTCTGGTAAGAAAGGGCAGTTAAGATCTTTAGTTGCAGGTTAAGAGATTAGCCCATCTATGTAGTAATATATAGATGCCGACTTTCCTTATGCTGGAAAAGCTTATAGATTTGAGAAGTGTCTATAAGAGAACTAGCTGCGAATCTTATATATCAATATATAAGAAGCGTTCAACGACTAGTACGTAAGTACGTAGAGCCCAAGTCATTAAAAGGGGTGTCGCATTATTGGTGCAATATAAGTCGACTCAAATCGAAATGGTTAGCTCCAAGTATATACTTGGATGAAGATATAGTCTGCTCTATATAGAAATATATAGCAACTCTAGAAGTTTTAGAGTTTTGGTTCAGATGTGACGAATCTGAATGAACAGAAGGAGATATAACTTCTCGGGTAGAGCGGTAATCTCACAGAAGCCATCATTAAGAATTGATCAGGTTACTTTACCTTATACTATGCTTGTGATAATGCTTCAACCACAGATTATCAATATACTCAACAGGTTGTATAACATGAGTTATTCTGAAGCTTATGATGTAGTATATCGTGCTACAGCAACAAAAGACGATAGAGTGGCAAGTATAATCGACACAATAATCAAGAACAGTACACCTGAAGGGTTGCCAGTGATTAAACAATAATTCATTGGGTTTTGAATAATGGTCATCAGGGAAGTGATTCTCTGTGAAACAGCAATCTAAAAGCGGGGAACTGGTAAAGCCATAAGTGCCTAATAAATGAAATATTTTATTAGGCTTGGGAAACCTAGAAACAAATCTTATGGATGGTATATGGTGATAGTAAGCCTAAGTACTTTAACAATCCACAGTCCGCACTAGAATTATATTATAACAAATTAAGAAACCTTACTATAACCCTAAAATACATTACAAGGAGGTTTCTTAAAATGGGTAAAATATCTAAAGAATTTAAGTATGATTTGGAGCATCAATCACCAGTATTTGTAGTTCCAGAATGGTTACCAGGAGAAAGGTTTGAAATGATAACAGATCAAGCAGCTCCAGGAATATTGCCTTATTACGCAATAAGTACATTCGGAAGAATATGGCATGTTTATATGAATCGTTTTATGAGTACTTCATGGGATGGTCCAGGATATAGAATTGCTGTATTAAGGTTTAAAGATGGTATGGCTCACACTTGTAGAGTACATCGTCTTATGATGCTTACATTCAGATATTTTCCAGGTTGTGAGGATATGATGGTTAACCATATCAATGGAAGAAAGACTGCTAACTGGATTGATTATCCAGGAATTGCCAATCCAGATAATTTGGAATGGTGTGATGGCTCTTACAATCAAAAAGAAGCTATTAGACTTGGTTTAAAGCATCCTCATACAGGAAAAATCGAAGAAAGTTCTAAACTTACAGAAGAACAAGTTAGGTCAGTTTGCGAATGTCTGCAAGAAGGAAATCTTACTTTAAAACAGATATCAGAAGTTACTGGGGTTAATCTTGGTCAAGTTCAGAATATTAAGTATAAAACTTGGAGGAGTATTACCTGTGAATATAATTTCTAGTACAACGAGCATAGAAAGGTAGATAAGAGCATTGATAGAAATATCTAAATGGGAGGCAACCTGAAAATAGCCCAGGCTCTTTGAAAATAAGGTATACAATAGTATACACGAACTGAGTATAGTATAACCCAAACGTTAGGGGTTGGTATTAGAGTGATATTAGCTCTAAGTAAATCCATTAAATAGAAACGATTGCTATCTGCCATATATGGTAACAGTATATGGCAGATAAAGATGTGCTCTGGAAAGTAGTGAAAGACTACTCTACACTCTACGAAGTGTATTAGGTGCGTAATGATACCTAAAATCGTGCAATTAATAGAAATCCGACCATTGCTGGATTACGTAGGCTGCTATTATAGAAATATAGTGGTATAATCCCTTTGAATGATCTAACTCTTTTTGAGAAGATCTAGCTGGAATAGGCTAAGGCTCTCTTGCCTTAATAAAAGGAGACGAAAGTCAGAAACAAGTAGAGAGATGACATATGGTGAAATAAAAGCTTATACTTTTTTGCATAGGAGTATAGGTCCTAAGTGTTGTTAACAATGTCCAATCAGCAACCAAGTATCTATATTTATTATAGATAAAGGTTCAACGACTATTATGTAGAGTATAGTATACTCGAAGTGGAGGGACACCTGACTGCTTATTATATAAATAGGTAAAAGGTGATGATATAGTCTCAACGTATAGACAACAACTATAGAAGTTCATAAGAGAACTGTACTAGTGTAGCGAACTAGTATGAAGAGATATACGGCTCAATTATGCAAATGTTCTGTGTTGGTTATAATGACGATTTTGTAATGCAAACTCCGCTGCAAATATTACCACCTTTGGCGGCGGACTACGACGGTGATACCAGATCGTACCTAAATAGGTGCAATTAGGTACTAGGTGTGTCAGAAAATGCTTTTCCTGTTCATCACAGGGGTCATTATATTATAATGGCTAACGGTAAGAGTTGAATAAGACTGGTATATGAAGCCGAGAGGAGATATATACCCTTAGACCATAGACGAAGTAGCTCTCTAAGAAAGCCTAAGGACCATATCTTAGATATGGTTAGCTTGGTACTACCGTGGGAAACTATAATGTACTTTATTATAGAAACCTGTATCGACTATCCTCTTGAGGAGGAGTACGGCTACTATTGATACGTAGCTGGAAAGAGCATTCTATCTTTATAGATAGTAAAATATAGTCAGTACCATTGGAAACAATGGACTAATACGGCGCTCAATATCTTCTTGATCATAAACCGTAAGTTCTTTGAGAGGTGTTATGAGATATTCAATCCTCGTAATGCTATGTATATATCTAGGAACGATGGTAAGATCAATGCATCTGTATTAGTACAACGTGATACAATCATTAATGCTAATACATTGATGTGGTTAGGAAGAAACAACTATAACAAGACTCAGAAAGCTAAGATCATGGCTGTTAAAGCTAGGCAGAAAGAGATCTACGGTATAGGATATTAAAGTAACTATAAACTATAGAGTAGGATGTCTAACGGCTTCCTACTCTATTTGCTTGTGAAAGGGAGGAAGTACATTATGTATACTGAAACTAATAAAGGTTTCACTATCATAACCAATTTCGGATGTGATCAGAGATGTAAGTACTGTATCAGTAAACATCATCCGATATTGCAGAATCAAAAGACAGATGTAAGTAAGATAGACTGGGTCTACTTAGAGAAGTGTGTATCTGAATCAAATGCACCGACAATAAATCTCTCTGGTGGAGGAGATCCATTCTATGGATATAAAGACAACTTTTATTTCTTCAATAAGGTCTATGATATTGGTAGAGCTTATGGTAAGAGATTAGACGTACATACAAGAATCATTCCGGATAAGAGTTCACAACTTGTACCATTGTTCCGGAAGATTGCTCTCAGTATAGAGAAGGATGATCAGTTTATGATAAATAGACTTAGAATAATGCTTCCCTATATTGAAGAAAGTACTAAGGTAAGAGTCATCAATGTACTTAATGAGAGAATGACTAAAGATGACTGCTTAGCTTATATAGAGACAATGAAAGGTATTGGAGTTAAGCAGATTACATTTAGACAGATGTTTGGTAACAGAAAGGCTTATGAAAACTTCAATGCTATAAAGGACCAGATATCAGAAGAAGGAGTATTGTTCTTACCGGATGGCGAGTATCATAACTACTTCTTTACAACAAACAATACTCTGTATCCGTATTTCTTTGGCAATAGTGAAGAAGAAAGAAAGATATGGATGAAGAAGTATGAAGACATCGAACAGTCTTGTTCTTAAAGGAGGACTAGATTAATGGAATATCCATTAGACGATCCATATCTCAATGATAAACTATGTGTAGATAGATTAGTTGAGAACTGGAGAGCTCATAACTGTATCATTATCGCATTTGACTTTGATAATGTGATATATGATTACTACAATAAGGGGTATACCTATACTAAAGTAATAAACTTACTTAAGGAATGTAAGAGTATGGGTTGTACACTGATTCTAAGCACTTGTTGTGATGAATCAAAGAACAAGTTTATGCTTGATTACTGTGAAAGTGTTGGTATTAAGGTAGACTATGTAAACCAGTCTCCACCTTATATACCATTCACTGGTGATAAGATATACTACAATATTCTGCTTGATGATAGAGCAGGATTGAGTTCAGCTTATAGAATACTATATGAAGCAAAGGAGAGGATTGCAAATGAAGACCTTAGAAAACAATGGACTGGGAAGTAAACACTTTGAGTTAGTAAAGGAGTATAAGTATCCTAGCGGAAGTGTATACGTGTTATACAACAAGGAGAAAGACTTCTATATCGAGACTACATCCATGCAGGATGTAAACACAAAAGGTAAGTCTCAGGAAATCATCATGACTGATGATGAATCTTTGATTAAGCAGAATCTTGTACCATATGAGGAGAAGTGGCTAACTGCTATCAGCACCCAGTATGGTTGCCCACAGAAGTGTCAGTTCTGCTTAGTACCGGAACTTGGTTTCAGAGGAAACCTTAGTAAAGAAGAGATGTGGGAGCAGTTAGAGTTTGTCTTTGCTCAGCATCCGGAAGTTACTAAGAGTGACAAGATCAAGGTAGGTTTTGCCAGAATGGGAGAACCACAGTACAATTGGAAGAATATCCTCGAAGTAATGAGTGATATGAAACATTACAGAGAGGGATTCACTTTCTTACCTTGCTACAACACTATCTTACCTAAGGTAAATGTGTTTGGTAAAGGACCGATAGAAGTACTTAAGGAAGATGTAATGTATACTAAAGCATATCTGGATGGTTTCATGCATATCCAGATCTCTACAAACTCTACTAACGAAGATGAAAGAAGAGCTTTGTTTGGTGGAGCTAATGTAGTAACTATAGAAGAGATGAAGAAAGAGTTTAACTATTTGCCTAACAGCAATAGACTTATTACTTTAAACTTCATCTGTGGAGCAGGATGGGAGCTTAATCCGGATAAGTTATACGGATTGAACCCTGATGTGTTCTGTGTAAAGATTACACCTTTGAACGTAACAAACGCTACTAAAGAACATGGTCTTGAGGATGCAATACAGTGGAACTGGGAGAACATGAATAAGATCAAGGAAAGAGTAGAGAGCTGTGGTTTAAAGGTTATCGTAGACGTAGCAGCTAAAGCAGAGCTTCCACTTTGCTGTGGTAATCTTGTTCAGGATTACAAGAAGAATAAGTAAAGAACTCTAGAGTAGGAGATATTAATATCTCCTACTCTTTTTATCTTTGAAAGGAGGTGAGATGAATGAGTAAGACTAGATTTATTGTTATTTGTCTTGTAGTAGCTACTATTATCATTGGAGTATTATACTCTGTAAGTACAGTCTTCAATGACCATACTTATGTGGTAACAGTAACTGACAAAGATCGTATCTATGAATCTTCTGATGATAAGTCAGCAGATTCTAAGTACATAGTATTTACAAAGGATGAATCTGGAGAAATACATGTATTTGAGAATACAGATCTATTCATAAGATTTAAGTTCAATAGTTCTGATATCCAGGGTAAACTTGAAGTAGGTAATACTTATGAGGTTACTGTAGTAGGATATAGAATTCCTATCTTAAGTCAGTATGAAAATATAATCAAAGTAGAGGAGAAATGAAAATTATGATGAAGAAAGACAATTCACATGTAAGGCTTGTATTGGATGTAGTACTTAGTCAGGATGATGCTATCAAGTTAGAGAAGACTCTTGAAGATATCCGGAATATGTCTAGCTATCCATTACATGAAGGGGTGCATGTGGAAGAGTTTGAGAGACATGCATTAGACCAGAAGTTAGATAACAAGTATGAGATAGGTGGTATTTATACCAGTGATGACACTATTCATATGGATAAGGTATTTTATCTCGTATACGATATCACTCCTGATGGAGTAATGTATGTAAAAGAACTTAGTGAGTACTGGGTTAATACTCTTATTGCTACCAACGAAGATATTCTTTCAATAGGTGGCTTTAACAGCCGGGTACGCAATAAGTTGCAATTCTTCAGAAAGGTTATCCCTAAACTGAAGAGTAGAGAACTTCGTTATGATGAAGGCTTTAAGATGATCTATTATAGTGAGGGATATGCTAAATACGGTATAGAAGAACAGCATCTGAACCAGAAGATACTACTGACAGATGGTTTAACTTCTACCATTATTACTGCTATCAGTGATCTATCTCATAAAGAGGAAATCTATGAAAGTAAGAATAGTGAATACTTAACAAAGGAAGACAACAATAAATGAAAAGAGTTAGATCCAATATATTGACAGTAGTTGATGATGATAAGTTTAGTGACTATAAGAGGGAGCTTGAAGAGATAGTTGCTAAATACTCTGTTGGAGGGACAGAAACATCAAAAGTCTCTAGTACTAGTACTAGAGACTTAAGTAAGACTACACCTAATAAGAAATATAAGTCTGGTAAGGTATTCAAGGTTAGGGATACTAATTCCTATATCTTGATACTATCTATCAATAATACTTATATGCAATCTATGCTATTGAGTAAAGATGGACTAGACATTGTAAAGATGGGTATGTCACTCCCATTTATGATGGGTTCTTTGATATATCTTAATATAAAGCATAAGAATGAGGTATGGTGTGCATTAGACTCTTATAATAGAATCTTTAAAGAGAACCTTGATGATGAAGATCCGAACTTTACGTTTAAACTAGATGATCACTTAGAATTCGTTGAGGAACTTAATAAAAATCTTGTAGCTAAGCTTATTATACTTACTACTAGTGAGTCGTAAGAACATATATGTAAAGCGCAAAGAGTCATAAAAAACAAATCCTCCGTAGAATAAGATAAAAGGTAGCAGGGCTTGAGAATACCCTGCTACCTTTTATTTTTTGTTTACTTAGGTTCTACTTTACTGGACTCTTCATCAAGAGCGTTATTGTAGATATTTTTGAGAGCATCTACATGAAAAGCTTCTGTATCACATGTTTCCTCTAATCTGCATAAAGCTTTAGCAATCTCATCTTTAAAGAGAAGGTTGTTTACGCATACGAACAGATACATTATTTTGGAGCTATATAATGCCTGCCTTTTTATTGAATGTGCATTATCATATACGGTTCCATCAGAGTAGTAAAAAGTATGACCAGGGATAATCATGATATATTCACCATTCTTGTATTTATACATAAACTCTAATGGGTTAGTGATATCATTTAAATAAGATTTTATATCTATAAAGCCATATTCTGATAGATATTCTTCTGCAACATAAGGTGTGTTCAGCATTCTATGACGAGCAAGACCTATACGAAATAATCCGGTATACACGTTCTCCCAAGATTCTCCTGTTAAACCGCATATTGCTCTAATTGAGCAATCATATCTATCTTCACTTGAATCAGTTTCTTGATCTGGATTAGGGTTAAAAACTTTTGTTTTTATTCCTAATGCCTCTGATAAAAAATTGCTTGACATTTATTTCCTCCTTATATTTCTTCTCTTTTAATGGCATTCTCGTACATAGCTCTAAGCTTATCTGCATGAAAATCCTTAGCTTCACTTGAACTTTCTAATTTAGTTAACGCTTTAGAAATTTCATATTTGAATTGAAGATTAGTAACACATACAAATAGACCACGTATTTTTTTGCTATACGATGCTTCTATATGCTCAATTGAGTTCGCATTATCATATATAACTCCATTAGAATAATAGAAGCAATGTTCTTTGTCTATTATGATATACCTACCCTCTTTATATTTGTGCATAAACTCTAATTGGTTTGTAAAATCATATAAATAAAACTTTATATTGATAAATCCATATCTTGATAGATATTCTTCCAAAACGCTACATGCATTCATCATTCTGTGACGAGTAAGACCTATATTAGATAACCCTGTATATACTTCCTCCCAAGATTCTCCTGTTAAACCGCATATTGCTCTAATTGAGCAATCATGCAAATCTAACACTGAATCAGTTTCCTGAGATGGATTAGGGTTAAAAACTTCTGTCTTTATTCCTAATTCCTTTAATAAGAAAATGTCTGACATTTGTTTCCTCCCCTAGATTTCTTCTCTCTTAATGGCATTCTCGTACATAGCTCTCAACTTATCTGTATGATAAGCTTCAGCGTCTTTTATTGTCTCTATAGCATATAGTGCTTTATCGATCTCTTTGCGGAATTTAGGATTGTCTATGCTGACAAACACAATATTCACTACATTAGTATATAAACTCTCGAATCTTGCAATGCAATATGCGTTGTCATATATAGTTCCATCCGCATAATAGAAGACATGACCGTCACATCCTACAATATATTCTCCTTCTTTATACGTATAAAGAAACTCCGCAACTGTTTCAATGTCATCCAGATAATGTGCTATGTTTACATAACCATACTCTGCAAGATAAATTTGCTCTGATCTGCCTGTGTCCATCATACGATGTTTCTTTAGACCAGCATGAAATAGACCTTTGTATACTTCTTCCCAAGAAAATCCGGTTAAGCCACATATTGCTCTGACTGAACAATCGGACAAGTCTTCCATTGACTCTACATCCTGAGATGGATTAGGGTTAAATGCTCTCATCTTAATCCCTAATACCTTTGATAAAAAATTGTCTGACATTTTGTTCTCTCCTTTACTTTGAGTATATTGATGCTATCTGGTTCAATTTGATATCTTTGCTGCTAATTTCCATGCAGTCTTTAGTTGGCTGAATTCTGTACTTAGTGAAACTTCCAGATAAGTTGAATAATATGCTTCTAGTTGTTTCATAAGCATACTCGATATTGTCAAGATTGGCAATATCGTCGATAAGAAAAATAACAACAACACCATTCTCTACAGCCCACGAACCATCCGCTAATAATATGGATGTATTAATGTCTGTACAGTTATGATTTTTATAGAAATCACTTGTAGCACAATAAGTACATCCATACACATTATCGATAGACTGGCTAATAGCATCTATCACAACAACATTCTTCCAACCTTCTCTGGTAGCAAGATCTTCAATGTCATCGCCGTTAGTCGCTTTGTTTATATGATAGTCACACCTTCCGGTAAACCTCACTTCGTCCTCCGAATGAGTATCTGCAATATATTGCAGAAATCTTCTGCGTGCTTCATCATACTTGTCTGGGAACTCAACTATGTTGATTCCGGGCTTGAATATAACTTTCTTGTATCCTAACTTGATTAGGATTTTAGTCATTAATGACTTTTTCATTTGTCTTTTCTCCTCTCTTAATTTACTTTAGATTACCGTATATATAATATATACCTCAAAACTTTATAATAATCAGAACAGAAAGGAAGGGTGTTAGATATGAGTAGAGAATCTGTTAGTATAGACCAGATAGGTGATATTCTTGGCAATACTGAAGATAGAACGCATCAGCTTAGACTAAGAACCAAGCATGGTGAATATAAAGTAAAGAGATTACATTCTGATCTTGCAGTACCATCTTATATTCATGGATATTCCTTAGCTATAGAGTATATGAGATCTTGGTTTTTAGAGAGATTTGAACGTATGGGTTTAGGCAAAGACTACTTTAAGACAGTATATATAAACGGTAAACATGTCTTAGATGACTATAAGTATCTTAATAAGAATGTAGTGAAGAGAGAGAATCCGGTATTAGCTATAGTACCTACTGTAGAGTTTGATTACGATAGAGAAGGTCTTGATATATACTTAGCTGATCCTTCTATATTCTTAAGAAGATCTAACTATCAGCAGTCTTTCTTTAGAGATATGGAAAGAGATCAGTATCTTGGAGTACAATTCCAGGAGATTAAGATGGGATTTGCTTTTAGAATAAGAGTGAATACTAGAGCTCAACAGTTAGATCTTATGAAGAAAATGGAGTTAGCATTTAGATTAGGATCAACTCAAAGAGAATACTTCTCTGCTGACTTCCATATTCCGAAAGATGTAATGCTATCTATAGCAGAAGCGGCTGGGTTTGAGGTTAATAGAGAGACTCAGACTATCAAAGACACTATGCAGTTTGTAGCATATCTTAATGCTAACTCTGATCTTCCTATCTTATATAAGCTTAGAGCTATAAATCAGAAGCCTGAGTTTTTTATAAGAGTAAGAGATATGTATGCTCATATTGCATGTAGAGATAAGATATCACCGGACGATGGTGAGAGAACTAACCAGTTAGATAATAACTATAACTTAGACTTTGCTACTGAGCTAAGAATGCCTGTACCACACTTCTATGTATATTACTCTCAAGATAATCTTGACAGTGGTATCACTATACACGAGAATGATAAAGGATCTATTGGTTTATATTCTTTTAATGACTTTGAGATACCAGAGAAAAACACTCTAGGATGGTCTCAAATCGCTTTAACGTCTTATCTATGCGATAAGGGTGAGAAATTCGTTGATATGAAAGAAGTCTTCTCTGGTAATACGAATTTAGATATAGTTATGGAGTATAATCTTAAACAGTTTATATCTCCTTTAGCTTTTATGGATATACAAGTATTCCGTAATGATGATAGAGCTTGTAAAGTAAAAGTTAGAATGGACTTTGAAGAGAAGAAATTATACTTCTTAGAAGATATGGATGAAGAAACTGTCTATATAGCAATATATGCTGATAGGAAGTATGTAAACGAAACTATGACTAGTTTAGCAGAGTTTGGTAAGACAAGAATTGAAGTACAGAAATAAGACACACAAAAGGCATAGTGGAATATCCACTATGCCTTAAGTTTAAGGATGCAGTTTATCAACCAATTTTATATCATTACCAATATGTACAGAGTGTAGTATTATGTAATGATATTATTCTTCATCAGGAGAGCCATCATCACCGGAATCAAGATTAAGAGTAGTAGTACTTACATCACCTACTATCTCCTGGCTATTATCATCCGGACTGTAAGCTCCCTCCTCATCAGTAGGAGGATTTAATGTACCATTCATTTCCTCCTCATCATCTTTCGGATCAATATACTCGTCTACTTCTTTCTCGCCAGACTCATACAAGTCAGCCTCTTCCAGAGCTTTCTTCTCTGCTTCTAAAGCCTCCTCGTTTGCCTGAGAGATTCTATCTGCAGCGATATCGTCGATCTTTGTGATATACCTACTATTAATAATTTGACTGACGATAGTCTCTACATTTTCTTTGGTAATACATTTTGCTACCAAAGAGCCGATCGTAGAATTAGATAGAGCCTCCTGAATAGCCCCTGATGTGTAGTCCCAGCATTCATCATAGGCGATAGCAAAGATATCCGACTCAAACTCTTCTACAGTATGATATTGAGTAATATCAATCTCTCCGATGATCTTCTCAATAGTCTTCTCGAATACGTTTGAGTATCCTTTGATAAACTCTGATGCCGCGTTCTTGTCACTGTCCTTCGGAACAGCAAACTTGTAGTAACAGTAAACAGCGATGATTAATACTACGAGTATCACACCGCCAGCAATAGTGGTAACTTCCATAAGAATACCTCCTTACAACGTGATTTATAGTTACTAAAATGTGAATCCGATAGTTCGGTAAAATTTTAACTTACTAAATAAAAGGAGGTGGTATGTTTGGTTCAAACACAGATTGTGGCACAACAAACAGTCTACTATCAAATGGAAACCACTAACCAGTCTTTTATAGATATGCATTACTTCTTAAAACAGAAAGGTATTAAGAACAATGCTTTCTTTCTTGTTTTATACGATAGAGATTTGGCTGGTGTAGATCCAAGAGATCCAACTCTTACAATGCAGA